GGTATAGGAGCGAGAATGAATCATCTCCATAAACTCCCAGACCTTCATACACGCTTCCAGTTCAGGAAGTGAACAGTATGGAGCAAACGCCATACCAGGTCCTCTTCCCTGAACAGAATCCAGCATAACCTGATACTTTAGGTTGCTGGTAAAGATATGTTTTTGCTCTGGGCGTAGCATATGATAATCGCTACGATCTTTTTGAAGAGAAACCTCTTCGGGTCTCCAGAAATAACCCAATTGTTGTGTTGTTAGTTTATCAAATATTGGATACTTGTAAGAATCATATCTTTGAATCCCTAGTGGTTGTCCAAAAAACATTGGCTGCTTTTTAGTATCCACTTCCTGAGGATTAAAAACGGTCATTGATTCGACCACTGCTTTTTCCTCCAAACCTGTTTTAAATCTTACAAGACTCACAATCTTCCTCCTCTGCGTTTTCTAGTTGAGAAATTAAATCTTCAAGAGACTGTTTGGTTTCTTCAACCTCATCAGTCTTATGGTCATATGTATTTTGATAATAACTGGTTTTCCAGACCGTACTTATATGTAGTTAAAAGGTCTTGTGCCATTACTGAAGTAGGAACTTCATTATCTGGGTAATTTTCTGGATTATAAGACCAGTTTCCAGAAATCGCCTGATCAAAGAATTTTTGCATAACAGCAACAATATGAATGTACCCGCGATTGCTAGGCATATCCCACAGAAGCGTATAGTTATTTTTAAGTGATTGATACTGGGGAACAATCTGCTTAAGTGGACCCTTCTTGGACTTCTTAATGGACAAGTATCCGCGAGGTGGTTCGATTCCGTTTGTGGCATTTGACACAACGGAACTGCTCTCCGATGGCATCTGTGCGGACAATGTTGAGTTCCGTACACCGTACTGCTTAACCTGTTCTCTAAGACTCTCCCAATCATATTTCAGTTCGTTAGCAACAATTTCATCTACGTCTTTCTTGTATGTATCAATAGGCAAAATTCCCTGTCCATACTTGGTACGATGAGAATATTCACACGCTCCTTTTTCTTTGGCAAGATTAACTGTTGCCTGGATCAAATAATACTGGAATGCTTCGGTCAGGTCGTGTACCAGTTTCCAGGCGCCAGGATCATCATAGTGCTCCCCGTGCTTGGCGAGATAATGTGCTAAACCAATAAAACCTACCCCAAGAGAACGACGTGCTCTAGTGGCGATTTCTGCTGCTTTGACGGGATATCCTTGGAAGTCAATCAGTTCATCCAGAGAACGAACTGAAAGGTCACAGAGACTATCCAGTTCTTCCATTGACTTGAGTTTGCCAACGTTCACTGCACTCAGAATACAAAGAGCAATTTCGCCATCAGGGTCATCAATATGCTGAATAGGTTTAGTAGGAAGAGTAATCTCCTGGCAAAGATTACTCATTTCAACCTTATCCATAAAAGACGAATGAGAATTACAATGATCGATATTCATAATATAAACACGACCCGTTTCTGCTCTTTCTTTTAGAAGATTAAGAAATGAGTTCTTGAGCTCCGACAGTTTTTCTTGGAATAGACTGATTTCGTTCATAAGATACATAAAGATCGTCAAATCGATCAGTCCCAAAAGCATCATACAAGCCAGGAACGGAATGGGGAGAGAAGAGTGAAACTTCTTCGTTGCGGATGAATCGTTCATAGAAGAGTTTGCTAATTTGGATACTGTAGTCTAACTTACGAACCCGATTATCCTCAGTTCCTTTATTATTTTTCAATACTAGGATGTCTTCTATTTCTTGGTGCCAGATTGGGAAGTGGACCGTTGCGCTTCCACCTCTGATGCCATTCTGTGTACAGCATCGGACAGTGCTCTCAAACTTCTTGAGGAATGGGATAACCCCAGTATGAGCAACTTCTCCGCCTCTGATTTTGCTGTTGATGCCACGGATTCTGCCTGCGTTGATACCGATGCCCGCCCTTTGAGCAACATAGCGCATAATCGCCAGGTCGCTACTACCGATGCTATCGAGGGTGTCATCAACATCAACAAGAACACAACTAGCGTATTGTCGCAGTGGTGTCCTAACTCCTGCCATGATGGGAGTTGGAATGTTGATTTTATGCTTTGAGATTGCATCGTAGTACTTCCTAACGTAGTCTAGACGGGTTTCTTTAGGATACTTTGAAAAGATTGTTGCCGCAATCAGAAGGTACATAAACTGTGGAGTTTCATAAAGTTCACCAGAACTTCTGTCCTGCACGAGATACTTGTCAACGACCTGGCGTAGACCTGCATAAGTGAACAAATAGTCACGACTATGATCAATAAACGACTCAAATTTATCAAACTCTTCATCGGAATACAGAGCAAGAATTTCAGGATCATAGACACCTCTACCAACGGCACGAAGGACGTGCTGCTTCACTGTGGGACATTCGTGCATACGACCAAACAACTGCTTGCGGAGGGCAAACAGAAGCAGACGAGCAGCAACGAATTGATAATTAGGGTGGTCTAGATCAATCAAGTCAGAAGCAGAGCGAATTAAAATTTCTTGAATCTCTCCAGTGGTGATACCATCATAAAATTGGATGCCTGATTGCATCTCCACCTGAGATGCTGATACACCTGCTAGGTCTTTGCAGGATTCTTCCACCATAACGTGGAGTTTATTTAAATCAAGGGGTTCAGTTTTACCATTTCTCTTAACGACTTTCGTTCCGTTACTCATACCTTCTTCCAATTGTTAAATTTAATTTTTGCTTCTAAACCTGTGTATGTATTTGATTTTAACACATCCATAACATTAAGTCCAGCGAGCACCATATCATTAATATCTTTTTGCTCGATGGATGTGGGCCAGATAATTACCTTGTCTCCTCTGTTAATGGTTTTTGATATTCGGTTGACGATTTCTCGATTGCGTGGTTCGTTATCAAAAACGTAAATATAATTGCGCCAACCAAACGACCCAATATCAACGTCGGACCCACACATAGCAACAGCATTTTTGATAAACGTGGAGTCAAAGGGTCCTTCAACGATGTAAATGGGTTCCGAAGAATCCACTTTATCGAGTCCATAAATCTTTGGTGCATCATCAGAGAGCATCACGGTAATATATTTAACAGGGCTAGGTCCGAGTGCTCTTCCCTGAAACCCAATAAAATTAGAGTCAGCATCATACATTGGTATAATAATACGACTCTCATCTCTACCTATAGTGTCAAACGTAACTTTTTGGGAGTTTGTCCAATGTTTAAACTTGTCAGCAAAATAAAACTTTTCAGGATCAAGTTGCCTTTTTTCTAGGTATTCTTTGGCAATTGATACTTCTGATGCTTTAGGTAAATCCAACTTTTTCAGGTTTTTGGAATTTTCGCGTTTTGTGAAAAAGTCTGGTTTCTGAAAATTGAACTTGGGTTCCTCAACCACAAAGTTTCTACCAGTGTGCCCTTCCTTAAACTTCTCAAGTGTATATTGCTTATGAAGTGTGGGATTTAACTCTTTCAGAAAGTTGTTGAAAGATAAACTTGCCCCACAGTTATGACACTTGAAGTTTGTATTGTTCTTGACAGGATAAATGTATCCTCTTGTCTTGTTTTTATTCTTTTGAGAGTCGCCACAAAGAGGACATCGGAAGTTGTAGAGATCTGCCTTGACTCTCTTGAATTTTTGCAAACGTGACGAAACTAGTCCAATATACTTGGAGTCAATCAAATCCATTATAAAGAGTTACTTTGCTCTTTCTATTGTAGCAGGGGTTAAGGAAGGAGTCAATGCTGGAACAATAGTTGGTGCTAAACCAATTAATACTATCGCAAGTGCAACTACACCGCCAATCTGCCAACGGAACTGATATAAGTTATCAATTTTCACTTCCATATCTTCTACTTTCTTACAGAGTTCACCATCATCAGTTTTACACTGCTCTAAACGCTCATCATGAACAGCAAGCATTTTACAAATATTTTGATTTGTTTCACTTAATGTTTGAATTGCAGTATCAACTTTATCAATAATCTGTTCGTGCGCCTTAAAACGTTCTTGGAGCACCGCTAGTTGTACTTTAGAATCGTTACTGAACATTGTTTTATTGTGGTGGTTTCCTTTTTTGCATCCAACGAGAGCGGGAACCTTTCCCACCATAGATATATTTTTTCTTCGGAGCAGACATTACAGGGTCATATCCCGCAACAGGACCTTTTGGGTCAGCAGCACCAGTAAATCCACCGGCACCAGCAACCATACCCTCTTCTTTAAGAGTTCTAATAATAAAAATAACTTTATCAATATCCATTAGAGTGCCTGTAACTGAGAAAGACATTCATTATCTTCTGGAATATCATGAATTTGAGTTCTAGGATATTCCGGAAACGATTTAAAAATAAAAGAAAACTTTTAATTGATGGCCAGAGTTCACTTTCTAAATTATAAAAAAGTAAAGGAACTGTAGCATCATTAAAAACATTAAAAAGTATAATTAAATGATTTAATATTAGGTGGGTTTTGAGTTCACCAGTATTTTTATATCTCTTCAATAATCTTTTAACATACCTAATTCTCTTCAAATCAGTTTCAAAATCCTCCATAGTAATTGCTTGAGGATTTTCATAGAATTTTATAGCAAATAACAAATAATTATTTTCATTCAATTCATCAAATCTCATATTACATTATCAGCTATTTGGGAATCTTGCGTTATCAGCAGCGTCAGTAGTTGTAGAAATTCCACCAGCAACTAATACTTCAGATTTAACTCTGAAGTTTCCGTGCGTATCAACATAAGTTGTAACACCAACCCATCCAGAGTGGGCAACTGCATAAGCAGCATTCTTACCACCAACAGTTCTACCTGCGGCAACCGTAGTTTCAGTAGAAGTTACACCAAATACTGCAGAGAATCTATTTGATTTTGCATCAGGTGTGAAATATTGACCATCTTCAAGAGTGAATTTTGGTTTTTGACTTACAGTATATGCTGCACCAGTAATGGTATTTAATGTGGAATGAGGAATCAAGAATTGTGTTGAACCAATAGAAAGTAAAGTAGCAGAAGTTATTCCAGTGATTACTGCCTGCCCATATGTTCCACCAACACCAATTGTAATTACATCACCAGTAGAAATACCAGCGGTTACAAAAGTGGTTCCAGTTCCGGTAATTGTTTCTGCAGAAAGATTAACGGTTACCGTTCCAGTTAGACTGCTAAAAGATTCTTTATTGCCCCAAAGAGACATGTGCCTTACCTATAAATTCTTTTTCTATTCATATTTATAAAAAAAGGAGACCTTAAGTTTGGTCTCCAATTATTTTTTAAATTAACTTAGGGAGTAATATCTTTTGCACCCTTTTTCTTTAGTTGCTCTTAAGCTTGAAGAAGAATAAGTGAAAGAATACCGTTAGATTTTACTTTTGGGTTTGCTCCTAGTGCTTCTGAAACTGCAAACAGAACGGTTGCAATTAAAGTCTTGATTAGCAAGACACCAAGCGACGAGTGCTGACATAATAACCTCCTATAAAGAGTATCCTGTCCTATTTAGGAATCAGTCTCTTGGAGAATGCATCATATCTTGTGCTCTTTGAGCAGCAGCACGACGCATTGCTACTTTTTGTTCTGGCGATCTAGGTCCACCATATTCACCAGCGGTTGGTGGTTTCTTACCAGGAACTTTTTTTTCACCTCTTGGTTTAACACCCATTCTACCCGTACCCATAGATTTAGCAACTAATTCAAATGCTCGGTCACGGGGTTTTCTTGGAGTTTCTGATACCTTATCTTCCTTTCTTCTTTCATCAATTTGTTCTACTTCTTCAGCAGCAACCATTACAATAGGATTTCTTGCTCCTCTAAATCTTGCAGCGGTTTTAGCAAGATTTACTGCTGTTGGAATTGAACGGGGATCCATTTTTTTATCTTTAATCCCCATTTTATCTTTATCTTCACATCCACCGTCTGCTGCTTCTTCTACTTTTTCAGGAAGACCCTTATGCTTTGTTTTAGCAAATTTCTTTGCTTCTTTCTTGGTCATACCTTTAGCAGCTGCTGCTACTTCTGGAGATGCTGCCTTTTCACCTTTCTTAGCAGCATAAACCATTCCCATAAAACGCTGCTGTGCTTTACTGAGTGCCTTCTCTGATAATACAGGTCCTTCCATTTCATGGTGAGCAACTTGCATATAAGAAGTTACATTTCTTCCAACACCAGTTCCAGGAACTTCTGGATTAAGTTTAACAGTGTTTTTACCCTTCATCACATCAATTTGCTTATTATTTGCATCTTGATTAGATTTTTCATCATTTACTTCACCAAGAAATTCTTCAGATACACCACCCTTCTTTGCAATTGCAGCACCACGAACATCTCTACGATGCTTCAAATACTTATCAGTCTTATCTACTTTACCATCATTATTTACGTCAGAATCTTCTTTGCCAACGGATCTAATTTTTCACCACGCTTTGCTCTTGCAGTCTGTTCACCTTTTTTCTTTCACCCTCATAAGGTTCACCATATCCCGTCATTTCAACAGATTCAATATTTGGATTGGCACGAAGAGCACTAATCTTATCACGAGTTGCGTATCTTACATATGAACGACCATCTTTACCAGTAACTCTTACCTTATACTTTCTATGTTCGGAAGACTCTAACTTTTCCATATAAGTTAGAACAATCGGTTCTTCTTCTTTTTGAACACCTTCAACAAATACCTTATATAATGCAGTTGCTACACTATTTGAAGCAAACTCTTCGATGTTAAAATCTTCTGCTTGCATTCCACCTTTACCAAATAACTTCTGCTTTACTATAGTCTTTTCTTGCTGACTCATATTACTATTTTGCATATATTGCGAATATGCCTGACGAAGAGGAAGTTCTTCTCTTCTGGCACGATAACGAATATCGTAAATTGCTTGCTTTGCTCTTTTTTCGGGAGACTTTCCACCTGCTTCCTTTTTATCTCCAGCAGCATCTGCATCCGCTGCAGGAGCGTGTTTTCTTGCTGGAAGCTCTTCAGCAATATGTTTTTTCATGAGTAAACTTTACTTCTTACTTTTTCTATACTTATTTATGAAATCAATTCCGTAAGCGACTCCACCAGGTTGAAGATTTTCTTTCCCAGTACCAACTGCTCCTGGAGTTTGTTTTGCAGCGTATTTGAAATATCCAGTAGTTCCAATTAATGTATTAGGTTTTCCAGGTTGTCTATACATTTTATCCATTTTAACTTCAGTATATTCAACCAAATCTTTAATCCAAGATTTAAACATTTGACCAGATTCTGTTACACAGATAAGATAATTGGTACCTCTACGAATAATACGTCCTATTAATCCAGTATTTAAGTTTTCTACTTTTTCACCAAGTTTAAAAATTGTTTCTGTAAGATAATTTTCACGCAGATTTTGATAATCAAACTTTGGAGCAATTTGCCATATGTCCCAACCTTCCTTAACATTCATTGAACCACGAAGAATATTGAATAATTCTTTTGCCTCTGAAGGTTTGACTTCGGGAGGAAGACCGGATCTAAATGTTTTAAAATCTCCTTCTGCGGCAGCAAGTCTCATTCTTGATGCAGACATTCCTTCTACACCTTTTGCATCAGGGTCCCTATCGCCAGATGAAACGACTTCAATGTTATCAAAGTTATAAAGTTGTCCATTATATTGGTTAGAAAGTTTTTCAAACTCCTTGACTCTATCTGCACCACCAATAATTCTTACACCAGCATATCCATTATTATGTGCCATTTTGAGCACGTCAAATATAGTTTTAGTATTTGCATCATTAACAATATTTCCTGCATGATTTGGATAAAACTTTTGCATATAAGCAATCTTTGTATCGGGATCTAATGGATTCTTTTTCTTGTCCTGACTTCTTGAAGGAAAGATAAGATACTGCCCATCCTTATCCTGTGATGCTGCTTGTGCTGCAGTATCCATTAATTGTTGATGCCCAATTGTCAGGGGGATTGAAACGTCCAAAAGCAACAGTAAGAGTTCCTTTTGTTTTAGGTACAGGAAGATACTGTGCTGGCGGTTGTTCCTGGGATGCTTGTTGTTCAGGTGCTGGTGCTTGTTGTTGCGCTGCTGCTTGCTGCTGAACTAATGCTGGATCAGGTATATCCAGGAGATGCAATTGTTTTTTCTTTTTCAGTCTGTGCTGGATCTTTTCACCAACTCTCTGTCGCTTATTATAAAACTTTAATTTTCCACCTTCTGTTTTTGCTACGAATTCTCCCTGCTTATCATACCATCCACCATGACCGTCTCCAACAAGTCCAAGACGCTGTGCTTGCTGAGAGGCAGATGCTTCTGTTATGAATTGGAAAAAACTTTTCATTATCTATTAAATATGTATCCAGTTACTCTTATATTATGTATTTATTATTATTTTATATCAATCCGACAAATTTACTTCTAGGAAATAGTTTAACATTTCCAGTAAGTCTAGATTTATATACGGCTTGTACTCTTAATCCTGCAAAATCTTTTCTACCTGCTAATCCTGCTGTTCTACTCGAATCTTTTCTTATTAAAATATATGGATCTTCACTAGAAGATTTTATTTGTTGTAAATTATTATACAATTTAACACAATTAACTTTTAAAATTAAATTATTTTCATCCCAAGTAAAATGACTATCACCTGAAAATGTCTGTTTAACAATGGCACCATTCCCTAATATATCAGATCCAAATACAAAATTTGTTTTTTCATAATCTGTAGTAGGAATGGCTATACCACTAATACCAAATCCAAAATCAACTTTGTTACCTATTCTTTTTATTTGTATTTCACCTTGCTCCTCCAGTGTTTCTAAAATAGAAACTGCTTGAGAACCATAAATTGTATCTGCAGATTCCCAAAATTCAGCAGTAGATTTTTTTAATGAAACTCTAAAAGTAGGAGCATTTAGTCTAAGCAAATTTACGTCAGATTTTTTTCTACCAGCAGTATCAGATCCAGAAGCTTCTGCAATTAAAACATTATCAACAACTACTGTTCTTCCAGATCCAGAAAAAACAACTGTTATTGTATGAAATGCTCCATATCCAGTATCAAGATATTTGTTAATTCCATTAACAAAGGCAATTTCCTTACCGATTCCAGCAGATTTACTTCCTTGTCTAGATGCTGGTCGAGTAAAAACAATTTTATCACCAATCTGAACAACACCCAATGATGATACTTGATTTCCACCCTTACCATTTACCAAAGGTGTTTGATAACTAGGATTATAAAAAGCGCCTTTATCTTTGAATATTTCTGCAACTCTCCTCAAAACTGCTGATCTATCACCATCTGCCAATATTGCAATACGATTTGCAGTTTTATTTTTAAAATTTATATATCCTAATTTTCTTAAAACTAATTCTATTTCAGGAATAGTCATTCAAATTAAGTTAACTTTTTAAAATATTTAGTGCCCAAGAGAGGACTCGAACCTCCACGCCGAAGCACATGATCCTAAGTCATGCGTGTATACCAGTTTCACCACTTGGGCAATGGAGATAAGGAGACTCGAACTCCTGACATCAGCCTTGCAAAGACCGCGCTCTACCAACTGAGCTATATCCCCAATAAGACCATTATATCACCGAAGTGGCATAAGGTCAAATAATTCTGGATGAAGTTGTCCGTATTTTCTCATTAATTCACCTGCTTTTGCATTCGCCTGATTTTCTGTCGGACTACCAGCATGAGAACTCTTATGGTCAAGACCTTTCTCCATGTGTTGTTTGTAGTGAACATACTCATGAGCAAGAGTTCTTAATATATCCATAGGATGACGATTAATAATGCTCAAATGAATTACATTTTCTTTTGAAATTTCACCAAATGCAGCAATTCGTTTAGCAAAATCTGTATCATCTACAAGAATGACTGGAATATCATAAGTGAGGCGAAGTTCTCTTTTTAAAAAGACCTGAAATTTTTTAAGAATCAAATCAAATTGAATCTTTGTAGTTGGTCTTCCTTTTCGCTTTCCAATCAAAGACATTTTTTAAAATATTTATTCTGGGTCAATTGCACAAGCAATTTTATCATCAAGATCGTAAATTACATTACGAATTTCGGAGATACGGGGAGGAACACTTGTTTGATTATAAGTATATCCTTCTTGTGCATCAAAAAGAACTTGACGAACTGCTGCAGCAGAACGAAGATCCATTTCAATTTTTACTGTTAGTTCCTTTTTTTAGTCATCGGTCATCAGCAGCACGGTTTTCGGAGAAATAAACATCAAAAGCACCTTCAGGATAACGCTTCAGAAGTTTTTGAACATTACGGGCAACTACGTCATCAAGAGTAGTATCGAGTGCCATACAAGCCTGGGCAACATACCACATAATATCGCCCAGTTCAATAATTAGGTGCTCACGGTTATCCTCATTAAAAGGTTTGCCCTGGAATACCATCTTCTTAACGATTTCCATAAACTCACCACCTTCAGCGTTGATGCCAACGGCAGCAGTCAGGAGTCGTTCAATATTAGCACCTTTCTCATCCAGAGCAACAAGACGGTCGGAGAGAGCAAGAAAGTCTTTGGATGCGTCAGACGTTACAGCATCCACAAACTCAGCGTACTTATCAAAATTAACGTGTTTAGCGGTTTCCATTAAAATTTAAATCCTTCAAATGATTTTTTAGGTTTCTTGTCTTCGTTATCATTATACTCGTCTTCGTTGCCAGAGTCAAGTATGTCCTTCTGGGCAGTTTGCTCACAATCATACAGTCTCATCTTAGCACGGTCAATACCCACAATAAAACGCTTGTAGATCGTTGGGTCATTGTAACGGTTCTTCAACTGCTTCACCATAATCTGTCCCAACTGTTCAAGTTCTTCAGTGCTAATAAGGGCAAACATAAGATCAGCAGTAGCAGGAAGACCAAAGGATTCGCTAGTATCAGTAAGTTCAACATCAGAACTACCATAACCTGAACGAGTGGTCTGAGTAGCGGAGACAATTGGGACATTAAACTCCACGGCGAGTCCCCTAAGTTCCTCAGCAATTGCTTTAATATACGAATATGAATTGACAGAAAGGTTTGACTTATACCTGCTGGAAGCACAAATATTGAGGTAATCAATGAAAATAATATCAGGTCTAAATGACTTTTTGAGAGCAAGTTCATTGAGAAGTGCCTTAAAGTGCCCACTGTGTGCGGAAGCAGTGGGATACTCTTTAATTATAAGAGTTCCTTGTGTTTTCTTTGAGAGTCCTGTAACTTTGTTTTCGAATGTCGAGCGTGGGAGATCAACCAGTTGCTGAATCGGGACATTGAGAAGGTTTGCGTCAATTCTTTCTGCAATTCGCTCTTCCGCCATTTCAAGAGTGATATAGAGAACGGACCTGCCTTGCAGTAAGACGGAACTAGCCACATGACACATGAATAGCGATTTCCCAACGCCCGTCCCAGCGAGAGCGATATTGAGAGTCTTACTAGGGAGACCACCCTTCGTGATTTTGTTGAAATATTCCAGATCAAATTCGATCTTATCCTCTTTACGATGATAAAACTCATAACGCTCCTCATAGTTTTGAAGATAATCGTGACCAATATTATTATCAAATGATACTGCTAGAGCATCAGACAGAATGGTTGGGATTGCATCACGATTCTTCTTATCATCGTTACCATCGGCAATATGAATTGATTCCATCAATGCCAGGTAAATAGCACGGTCACGACACCATTTTTCAGTGGTATCAAGCAACCATTGCTTATCAACAGGAGAATCATTTAAAGAATTATTAATTTCTCTGACTTCTTTAATCTCCGTTTCATTTAAATCAGTTCGGTTTTCTACTTCAATATTGAGTGCTTCAATGGTAATTGCCGAACCGTATTTAACAATAAATTGAACGATTTCTTCAAAAATGACCTTTTCCGACTTTTGCTCAAAATAACTTGGTTGTATAAAAGGTATGACCTTGCGGGAATAATCTTCATTGAATACTAAGTTCCTTAAAATAGTTGTCTCAATTCTTTCCATTATTTGTAATGTAGATATGCGGTCATGATATACTTTGGTCCACTCATAGGTGGTTCTCCACGATGGGGATACATCCAAAGTGGTGGAAACATTATTAGTGTTCCTTTTTTAGGTTGAACTTCGAAATCTTTAAAGACTGTTTTACCTCCACTTCCAACATCATTCAAATACCACATAAAAGACAAAAATCTTCTAGCAGTATCATACGTCACAACATCAACGTGTGTATCAAATTAATCTTTGCCACCAGGATTATACTTTTTTATACGAAATTGTTCAAGAGCATGTTCTTCTGGAAAGACACGCTTATCAACATATTCATAATACTTATCCCGATATTCAAATATCTTTTTAATGATATGACTATGAACTTGTTTGACTTCAGGAGTTAATTCCTTATGCTCAGTTAAATTAAACTGAGTAAAATTAGGTTTACCATCATTATCATATCGTTCGTGTTTATCTGATGTTTGTTCAAAGAGTGAAATTAAAAAATCACAGACTTCTGGTTCTAACCCATCTTCATAGACGTGAATTAAATCATTAAGTTCAACCATAAGAAAACTGTTCTTTTGCAGCAGCATCAAGTGCTTGCATCACATCTTCAGTAAAATATTGGTCAGGATTTTTCAGGATTTCCTTCCCGTAAATTTTCTTACCATTAATCTCATAACGCCCCGCAACATTCTTCCAGAGTCCAGCGAGTTCCCCGAGTTCCAGAAGACCATAATAACGATCAAGACCCCGATCATCATAGTATAAACGGACTTCAACGTCTTGATTCTCCTTACTTAAACGTGACTTAGCAGTCTTTGCCTTGATAATATTTCCAATGACTTCTGTTCCATCTTTCTCCTTTTTCTTTGAAAGATAAATGATAGTAGAAGCGGCATACTTAAGACCGCTACCACCACCCATCTCCTTTGTAGGAACATAAGCACCGATGACATCATAGGTATGGTTGGTTACAATCATTGGAATACTTGCCTGCCCCAACTTAAGTGTAAGCATACGGAAAGCACCTTTTACAAGTTGAGATTTAGTCATATCACGAACTTGTTTATCATTCAGTGCGTCAGTAATCTCCTTCTCTGTTGAAAGCATACCTAAGGAGTCTAACACAAACATACAGGGTTTGCGTTCTTCTACAGGTTTTTTTAAGTAAATATCAACTGCCTTGAGTGCCTTACCACGAAACTCTTCTATGGTGACAACATTAACCACGACAAGGCGTGATGTGTCAATGCCGCGTGATTCCAGGAGAGATTTTGTAATGGCAGCCTCAGTATCAAAGTAGAGACAATAACCATCGGCATTATTATCAAGAAAATTCTTAACCACAGCGAGAGAGAAGAAAGTCTTTCCAGTAGAAGACTCTCCAGCAATAGCAGTAATTTTATTCCCAGATACACCACCAAATATGCTACCTGAAACCAGTGCGTTAAAAATGTACGAACCCGTGTCCACATAAGTTTCAGTCTCATCAATATCTGAAGCAAGTTTGGTGTATTCTCCACCAACTTCTTTTACAATTTCTTTAAGAAAATCCATCACTCATCTCCAATAAAAACATAATCTGGATGTTGAGACTTAAACATCTCCACTGCTTCTTCAGTTTTAAAAAACTTAAAGAGTGTTGCGTTTGGAAACTCTTTAATATAATAATTCAGTTTAATCATCAAGATACCATCCCGTATTGTTCACGAAGTATTTTTTTATAGGGCAAACCCTGATCTTTAAGTTCCCTAACCAGTTTTAATTTTTGATAAAGTGCCGCATTTCCACCCAGAGTCAGGGCACTAATAATAGTATTCAGTTCTTCATCATTAATAGGCAAATCCATCAGGCAAAAAATAGTTCAAGGTTTACGGTTTTTTCCACATTCCATCCAATCGAATCAAGGATGGATTTCAGTGGTTCTACAAAACTCTTTTCAAATTGTAGTTCATAGTCAATGTATTTGTCAAGACCGAGTTCTTTAGGGAAATCTTGAATAAAGGAGATAATATTCTCCTGAATAATATTAGGTTTTTTCAGATAAACAAACTTAATCTTTTCACCATTAGCAATCAATGAATACTTATTGTTAAGTTTTTTCTCCTTTACATAATGATTAAAAAGAAGTGCTCCACGAATATGAATAGGAGTTCCTTTTATATAAATGCCAGAAGAAGAATAGTACTTACGAACATCAGACGCAGTTCTTGGAAAAGCAATCTGTTCAGGTGGCAAACTCTTAAACTCTTCACGACACTTATCAATGAAGTTAATCACATCTTCTTCGGTGCCGCTCATCATCAGTTTAAGTCCATCCTTAATCATCTTGCGACAAGGTGCTGGTGTAGAAGATTTCACCGCCTCAATACCCATCATCTTCAGTTTGGGTTCTTCATAGCGAACACCTTCACTGTCCCAGACATTCAAAATGTATCGTTTCTTCGCAGTCCAGATTCCACGTTCGGCAATGTTCTCACGCTTCATCTGCATCTTCTGGTCATAAGCATTTACATACTCAGCCAGTTCTTGGTAGCAACCTTCAATATACTTTTCAAATTCCACCTGACAGACCTTATCAAGGAACGAAACAACGCCTTCAGTAGTTTTCTCTCTTCCCTTGTATACACTTTCAACCAAAGGACCCATATTAAGGTAAATAGAATCAGTATCTGAAGCAATAACATAGTCTTCGCCGTCCGTTTTTAGAATCTTATTGAGATAGGCATTCATCTTGTTCTCAATCCAACGGATAGACACCTGACCCGACAAGGTGATTGCCTCTGCGTTTGCTAGTTTATAATAGCGGAAATACTGATTGCCGATAGCACCATAAGCAGAGTTAAGTTGAATCTTCCTCGCCATTTGGATGTTGTTACATCGAGCAATCTCTTTTTCCAGATCTTTGGTCTTTTTCTTTTCATACTCCTGCTTAGCAGCAAGCATTTTCTTTTTGTAGATGGTGCGATCCTTATAGATCTTCTCCATCAATTCTGGAAGAAATCCACGCACGTCCTTACGGAACATTGCCCCGTTAGCACATACTGCTTTGTCCTTATACAATTCAAAAGTAACCTCTTGATTTAGAATCTTATCAACGGTCACATTTGGGTGCCTCTCCTCCAGAAGAGTTTCTGGTGAGATGTTGTATTGCATAATGAGGTGGGGATATAGTGAGTTAAGGTCAAAAGACACAACCCAGTCATACTTTCCAGGAATAGGTTCTTTAACATACGCACCAGCATACTTAGAGTCTTTATCGGAACGTTCTTTAGGAGGAATTACAATGTTCCTCTTTTTCAGATAGTTGTAGATGATTGTATCCCACATTCGGACTTGCGAAAATACATCTGTGTAATTCGCTTTAGCATCATATGCCATTGTGAGAGCAAGTTCAATCAGTTTCATCTTGTCTTCCATACGGTCAACAAGTTCCACGTCAATGATGTTGTACTCTACAAACTTCTGCCAACCCTTAGTATAAAAGTCTTTGAAGGTATCAAACTCAGAGTGATCAAGTTTTTTCTGACCAAGTTCAACACTGGCAATGTAGTCAAGACGATAAGATTCCTGTGCCTTATAAGTAAACTTTTTATAAAGATTCAGATAGTCAAGTTGACTAATGCCACCAACATCATAAGAAATATGCTTACGACCAGCAACATAGATTTCATCTTCAGTCACAAGACCCCAAGGTGAAAAACGTTTCATCAACTTTTCACCAAGAATACGGTCCAGACGACGAACAAGATATGGAATATCATACAGTTCAATATTCCATCCAGTCACAACTTCTGGAGTATTCTCTTCAACCATCCACCAGTTAATAAAGTCCATCAGAAGGTCACGTTCATTATTAAATGAACGATAGATAACATTCTTCTGCTGATTGTTAAATGGACCCATTCCCCAAGTACGAATCTGTTTAGAAGAATAATCCTGAATTGTAATCAGGAGAACTTCTTCGGCAGCAGACTCTACATCGGGGAATCCATTCTCTGAAGCGACCTCAATATCAAGAGTAGTAACTTTGACTTTACTAATATCAAACTTTAATTCCTCTTCTGGATACATCTCAGAGATATACTGATAGATGTATTGGGTATTCCCATAGATTTTGAAGTTTTCTACACCATCATACCTTTTAACAAACTCACGACAATCACGAACAGAACCAGGTTGAACTGATTCAACATACTCCCCATTCAGGGTTTGATATTTAGTTTTCTTTTGGGAAGGGACAAAAAGAGTCGGGTTAAACTTCTCCTTGGTCATAAAATGTTTACCATTTTCATAACCTCGGACCAGGAAGTTATCCCCGACCATTTGAACGTTTGTATAAAAGCGCATTATGCAGTTAATTCAAGATACTTTTCAACAATTTCAGGTTTTGGATCCACAATAGTTAAAATACTATCAGAATGAATCATCATTTCTCTCTGGTCAGTTATATCTGGCCACGGAGTTAACTCACCCTCTGCATCAATACGAAAAGGATTAATTAATTTACAATCTGGTTCCCCAAGTTCAGAACCAACTTCAATAATTTCAGTGACAATTACGTTATCAACTTTCAGTAAAAGACACTTGACTGTCTTGCCCATTTACTTTCTCCTCATACATTTTTTTAATGGTTTCAATCGGTTCAACAATAGTAACAACCCAATCCAAAGGAACAGGAATTTTTTCGTCACTAGTTAAAACAATCCACGGTGCCATTAAGAACTTCTAAATCACCTTTTGTAGGATCGTTTTCTTCCACCAATAAGAGTGTTTTCCTAGTTTCAATTTTATGTGGTTTTGCAAAAAGATATCCACAGACCTTATCATCAGAGATAAGTTCTTTAGCATCTGAAATTACAGTTTCACCAGATTTTAATACTGCTAACTTAATTGACATTTTTTCAGATTATCCTACAGTCATTATAAGGCAAAAAAAGGGGGAAGTCAACCTGGATTTTGCCAGGTGCTTCCCGCGCCGACGATATTCAGAATTATTTATTCTTCCTTTCCCTTTCCACCACCACCAGGATTAAATGGAACTGCCTTACCAGCAGGAACATTCTGAACTTTTCCTTTCATATAAACCTTATGCGCTTTTGCCATAGGGTACTTAATGGTTTTTATTTCATTAAGAAAGTGGGCGAAAGTTTTCATTTTTTTATTTTTATTTAGAGATAATCCTTACGTGCGTGATGCTCTGGAACTACTTTCCCAAGTATGATCCGTAAAAGTCCGTCTTCAAATGTGACTTCGCGGACTTCTGTGTCGTCGGATAAAGTCCACGCTCGTTTAAAACTTCTGCTAGCCACTCCCTTGTGGATAAACGTCCTATCCGATTCTGTATCTTCTTTTTGTCCCTCGACAAAAAGTTTTCCATACTCTGTGAAAACATTTACCTCTCCTTTCTTGAATCCTGCGAGTGCGAGTTCTAGATGGGATTCAACATTATTTATTTGAACCAGATTATATGGAGGATAATTAGTTGTAGTTTCGTGAAGATTGAAAATACGATCAAAATATTCATCCATTCCAATACTATTGCGTGTAATTCTTTCCATCAAGGCAGGAAGATCCGCAGCAGTATACCTTGCAAAATTATTCATTATAGTAGCTCCTTTAAAAGCGAGTTTGTGTTTTGTGGACCCTTACGGCATCCACATATAATTATATTACTTCTTACAAAAAAGGCGGGTGTAAAACCCGCTCTTTATCATTCGGCATCCTCTACCTTTTTCTTTTTGGCACCAATGTTGTACTTGGTTTCCAAAATCCAATCTCCTTTGTCCTTATAAGCAAGAACTTTGATTTGATTTAGGGGAGCGATATCCTGAATCTTCTTAACATCAACAATTTCAATCAGACCCCAATCAGCAAGAAGTTGGGCGATACGATTGCGACGTTGTACATCGTTTACAGTCAGGTTTGCGTGTTTGCCATCCAGGGCAAATAGTTCCTTAAAATGAACGAGATAATATCTACCTTGTTTGTGTAGAATATGGCAAGACTGATAAATTTTCTTTTCCTTTCTTGAAGCAACTCCGATACGGGTCAAAGTTTCACGAACTTTCAAAAAGTCATCTGGTTCATTCAGAATGACTTCCACCATTTGATCGGGCGTCCACTTCACTTCAGGTTCTTGAACGACACTCATTTTGTTCCTCCAGTTTCAAATTTCGATTTAATAAATGTTAGTTGTTCTTTAGTAAGAATCCTCAAAGATTGTTTTGCCTTCTCATTACTAAAACCATAGTAACGTTTAACATAATCAAGGTCTTTGATTTTATCTTGACGGAGCCAGGGAGAAAATCTCTTCTTTTTCCTCAGACTATTTATAAAGAAGTCATATTGCATCTTTTTTGGAAGGAAATTATACCGATTCATTTCATTCGCAAACATAATACAGTCAAGGTGCCCAGACAGACAACGATTGATGATATAGGGAGGATATTCCTTCTCAAGTGAAGGATCTTCTTCAATCAGATTCTGTTTCGTCTGATTGATTGAGTTTAACCAGTCCTTCAATTCCATAATTAAAAAGCAGTAGTTCTTTACGTTGTTTTTGCTCTCGCATATATTCACCAACCGAACGCATCGTATAAGTTAAGTCAAACTCAGCAGCGTTCCAGTTCTTAAAACGGTCTTTTACAAGTTGGTCAGAGTTATAACTGACTAACTGATCCATATTGTTAGCATCGCAATCAGCAGCAAACTTATCGTGATCAAATCCTTTGTGCATTGATCCCTTTCTGCCATAGAGATTGTCCTTAATATCATAAGGAGGATCGAGATACATAAAAGCAGTCTTATCTCCATCCATCAGATAATCATACGAGTAATTAGTTATACGCCAATGCTCAATCAGTTTAGAATACGCAGGCAGTTTTTCGATACCCCGCATACTGAAGTTGGCGTTGGAAGCTTGTTCTGAAAATGATGAACTCTCCGTAAGACCACTGAAACTGCACTTATTGACAACATAGAAAGCCACAGCACGATCAAGATTCGACAGAAGTGGTTCATTGATTCTGCTCCTTTGATTGGAGAAAAAGTTCTCTTGCCTTATCTGGAGTATTATACTTTGACTTAAGATTCTACAAGTTTATCTTTAAGGTCAGGTCCAAAAATCTGGAGTTGTTGCCAGAAGTTAACAAGAGGTTCATATAAATCATTTACCCAGATATCTAGGCTGGGATATTTTTTCGTGATATGAATTGCAACACTTCCACCACCAAGAAAAGGTTCTCGGAATTGCTTATAATTACGGAGGTCTGGAAAATATGCGTCCATCTTGGTACAAGCACGGGACTTGCCGCCTGGATACCTCAAAGGGGTTTTAAGAGATTTCATAATCTTTAGGATGATACTTCAAATATTCTCTAAAAGTGAGTTTCATTTCTTTCTGCGTCATACCGCAATGTTTTGCGGCAGCAGGAAGAGTCATTTTAGCACGAAACAATGCTTCATTTGCTTCTCGGACATTCTCAGGAGTAGTCTTAACTGGAACATCTTTGAGAGACTTATAATCAATTTTGAGAAGACCCATTTGCACACCTCACAGAAATTGAAATATTTTTAAACGATTGTGCCATTTCACGATACCCAGTTCCAACATAAAGTTGTCCGCCAACCACAGCAACAGCACAGATACCCCAGAAGATATAATACCACTGAGATTTAAGTTGATGCCTAATCATTTGAACTCACACTCCACCATCAGTTCAGTCAATGCTGCCAAGGTATTAATCTCTTGATCTGCAACGAATCCACCTTGATACAGATACTTAGCGATAACAAGAACAGCAGCGGGGATGCTGGAAGGAGTAAGAGATTCGTAGCAAGCATCATAGACACGACGAAGAACAAGATGAGCATCGTTATCAAGGTTGGCGACAACCCACTTGCGAACTTCAGTAAAGTTTTTATCCTTAAGATTCTTGACCAGTTCATTTACAGAGATATCTGAGAAAGAAGCAAGAATTCCAGAATCAATCTGCCCACTTACGGAATATCGTTGGCACTCGTTGAGGACTCGTCGCCAGTCGGGGAAGTGCTTGTTGATGAGTTCTGCAAGGACTTTAGGATCGTATTGTACACGTTCTTCATCCAAGATGTTTTGTAAACGCTTGAAGAAGGATCCTGCCAACTGGGTTTTCTCTTTCCCTTTGATTGAGAAATCGACAACGGCACATCGGGAGTGAAGGGGTTCAATGATTTTGTTTTTGTAGTTGCAGGTGAAGATGAAACGGCAGTTACCAGCAAACTCCTCAATAAACGCCCGTAGCAGGAGTTGTACGTCGTTCCCTGTGTTATCTGCTTCGTCAATGATGACGACTTTGTGTTTAGCATCTGACGAAAGCGAAACGGTCGAAGCGAAGTTCTTCGCATTGTTTCGGACAGTATCAAGGAATCTACCTTCGTCGGATCCATTAATGACATAAACATCTACTCCAAGTTCATTGCAGAGTGCTTTTGCTACTGTGGTCTTACCAATACCAGGAGGACCAGCAAGAAGCATATTTGGAATTTCACCAGTATTTAGAAAATCACTAAAGGTTTTTTTAATACCTTCAGGGAGAATACAATCTTCAATTGTCTTTGGGGCATACTTTGCTACCCACAAAAAATCACTGTTCATAATTTAGATCCATTCAGGTTTACGTTCTGGCATACGAAGATAATTAGATGCAACCCAAGGTTTGGATGCGATATACATCTTGTAAGCAGTAAAAGTGTCAATGCTTGTGTCAAGTTTATACTCATCAGGCATTGCACGAGCAAAAGAAGTTACTTCAGTAATTTTTCCTTTAGGGAAAAGATAATAAGCACCTAGAAGAGTATTATAGCACGAATGGATTTTTCCATATCGCACAGAATACTCATCACACAAATTCATACCGTGTTTGATTAACCAATAAGCATTATGGATACTATCCAATGCCCATTTGGTACAGGGATGATTACGAAACGCTCCTTTTTCCGTCTTGTATGGAGTGTTATCAGACTTATATAAATTGCCATAATTGTGACCCCATTTACTAGAGGCAACAATAGAAAGCATCTGACAGCACTCCAACGGCATTTTAACAATATGTTTATCGGGAAGACAAATTGCACTTTCAGCAGGCCAAGGAGATGTTACGAAGATATTCATCAGAGACAATACTTTTGAATTACATATTTGACCTTATTTGGTTTATCTTCCATCCAATATGCTTCATGTTCAATTTGAGCAGAAGCACTAGATGTCTTAACAGAATTCCTAATATCTTGATATTTGAATGCTGGAAGAATCATATCTTTTTTAGATATTCCAAATGGTTTATAACCATTACACAGATGAGCAACGTGAGTAGCTTCGTGATAAACGGTTTCATTAATGTAGTACTTTGCATCAAAACCACTTTGCTTGATGTTTTTGGTGCAGATTACAAACTTTCGTCCAAAATCTGCATAACCAAAAATATCTTTATTACTTCTACAATAATTAACATTTTCACGAACAGAATATCTTGCCTGATAAACTTGGTTAAGAATGTCTTTTGCTTGAGGAGTAAGATAAAGTAAAAATTCCATCACCCAAAGGTCGAATCAGGTTCCAGAGCAATATAATACTTCAGGTTGTACTTGCTGTTCGTGAATTGTGACAGAAGTTTAGAAGACACCACAACATCATAGGCACCAGGAATAATCTTGATGTTTTCTACCTTGAAGTTAAAAGTGAACTCGGCATCGGTTTCACCAACCACGATGGAGTATTCGTTGGAAGTATCGTTCTTCTTATCACGAACCACCAGTTTAACCACACCTGCTTCGCCAACAGCAGAAAGGTCGGGAAGTTGATACACTGCTGCTGCCTTAATCAGTTTCTCCAGAGTCACACTATCCAGTTGGAAACACACATCTTCAGAAGGAAGTTGAATGTCCTTATCGGGAGGAGAAATAATCACGTTAGGATCGGCAAAGAAATACTTAACACGACGCTTACCTTCCTTGATGCTCAGATAAGATCCTTCAGCAAAATCAAGGTCGGGATCCTGATGAAGACTCAGACCATTCAAAAACTGGTTGAGGTCATAAATGGCAAAATCACGGGGGAACTCTTCCGTAATGTCTGCCTCTGCAAGAATGTTCTTAGCAACGGAAATAGTGCGGAGACGGTTGCCTTGCTTCACAAGAATGGAGTTATTGATACCAGCAAAGTTCTTGAGCAGAGCGAGAGTATTATCAGAGAGTTTCATAGATTTGTTTTGGATTTTCATAATCAACGAGTAAATTCAGTAAAACCATTATCTTTACGGGAATAGTGCCCGTCGAAGTGGAGCAGAAGCATAGCATAGTGAATGACTTTGAGAAGGTCACGCTTATTACGTCCATCTTTATCACCATAGCGACTACCATACTTCAGGATGTTTGCCTGACAGAAATGTGTGGCAAGGTCTTTTGCTGCCATCAGGTCAATCGTTTGCGTATCTTTGTAGTCTTGATTGTGACCACAGTAGTGGCTGCCATAAGTGCTGGTTACATAATCCTGGACATCTTTCAGGATTTTATCTTCGTTATATTTCCAAAGGTGGTTGGTTGTTTCACTCATAGTAGGTTTTTTACCAAAAAGAATTTCGTTTGGTTTGTCAGAAAGAGTAAATTGATACTCAGAATAAGGATACTCGTCCATAATAAAAGGGAAGGTCATAGTTTTACCTTCCCCAATTATATCAGAAAACTTCCTCAGAGGCAAATGCTGCACGGACTTCTTTTTCAGAAGGACCAGCAGGCATCTGGAAGTCAGCATCCACCTTGTCATACAGTTCCAGGAACGATTGCTTGGTCTCATCATCAAAGCGGTTCACGCACACTTGGATTGCCTTTGCCTTGTCTTGGAAGATGCTGTAGGCACGGATGATGTGAACCAGGCGGCGGGTGCTGATGATTTCCTCAATACCACCATCGTAGAAGGTTTTGCGGATGATGTCTGCCCAGTCCACAAGACGCTTACAGAAATCGCGGTCTTCCACACCCAGGTCCAGAGCGATGCCTTCAAGGATCTTCTGTTCGGTAGCAGGAGCAGGATAAGACTGCTCGAAGGTCACAGGAAAACGCTCAAGGAATGCTTCGTTGAGCACGTTGGTGCCGATAAAGCGACCGTCATCAGAACCCTTACCTTTGGTGTTGGCGGTGGCGATGATATTGAAACCAGCGGAAGGATTGACCCAACGACCAATCTTTTTCAGGAACACACCTTTACCTTCCAAAATAGATTGAAGGCACAGAATCTTGTTAGAAGCAAGGTCAATCTCATCCAGCAGCAGAATGGCACCACGCTCAAGTGCCTCAATCACAGGACCATTATGCCACACAGTTTCACCACTTACCAGGCGGAAACCACCAATCAGGTCATCTTCATCAGTCTCAATGGTAACGTTCACACGAATCATTTCACGCTTAAGTTGAGCACACGCTTGCTCCACACTGAACGTTTTACCGTTACCCGACAGACCCGTAATGAACGTAGGGTAAAAGAGACGGGACTGAATAATTTTTTTAATATCGTTAAAGTTACCAAACTTGACGAAGGTATCATCTTTATCAGGAATAAGATTTTGTTCAACAGCAGGGAGAGCAGCAGGTGCTTGGTATGCTTGCTCCATCTTACCAACAACAGTAGGAGTCACTTCCAGATTCCAACGACCACGACCAGTCTTGTAACCTTCCAGGCGGCGGGTTACGGTCTGGTAGTTCAGACCACGAGAAGCACAGAAACCCTTCAGGTCGCCAGTGGTAATTTCGGAACCATACAGTTCTTTAATGGACTCAATCAGTTGGGCGTCGTTCACAGAAGACTTGCGAGACATAATCTAGTTAGGTGTGTTTGTTAACTGAAGTTATTATAGCAATAAAAAAGGGGCATCCAAGTGCCCCATGTGACGGTTTAAAAAGTGTACACTAAAATCTATTTTTTCTTTTTAGAAGTTGATGGAGAAACACTTCTCTCAAAGGGTGTACCTTCCTGAACTAATCCGTCACCATCACGATCTGTAGCATTTGGATTATATCCAATTGCTTTTGATTCTGATGATGAAGCAGCAACTGGTGATGGTGCAGTAGGAGCAGCAGGAGATGGTGCTTCCACTATTGATTCTTCAATTAAATCTGAAAATCTACTCATTAAATCTGATAGAACTCTTTGAAATATTTATCAAGCGACAAGTTCTACAAACTCACTCAAAATTTTCTTATTCATTTTTTTAGACTTAAGACTCTTTACAAAGGCAGACTTGATTTGAGTCTTGGTCGCATCTTCAGCAACTTCAAACTCACTATTCTGAGCGAGAGCATTTGCCGACAGACCAAAGTAAGCATGGTAACCAGAGTTCTTGATGGCAAAAGACTTTTCCTTCCTCCAAGAACCCATCACTTTTTCGTGCTCGGGACCATACCATCCACAATAACGACGAATAAAGTTACCAGCATCACGAGATTCAAGAACACGAATACCAATAAAGTTGATATCGGTAAAGTTGTGCCTCAAATTCTGAAGAAGAATATCAGTAAATTTCCACCAGTCACCATCACAAGAATAAGTATGACCAGTCTTGCGATCACGAATAAAAGCATTTGCCCCAATAGTAGAAACTCCAAGATAAGGACCATCTTCCCAATGACGCTTGACTTCACGATGATATTTTACCATACAAGCTTCACCATCAGTCAAAATCACACACTGAACTTTTTGGAGTTTATTTTCTTTCTGAAACTTAGGAAGAATCTGATGAAGAGAAATCAGTGCCTCATTCAGGGGAGTACCTGAAAGAGAAAGACCCAGAGGAATAGAATAACGGGAATAGTGGTGGCGATGATTTGCGTAAGCAAGGCGGAAAATATTTTTCATCTGGTCTTCCAGAGTTTTACCATTCACTTTGCTGGTCAACAGGTTCATCATAGAGAACCACTCACCAACGTGAACCAGACCATCTTTCCTTTCATAAGCAAGTTCACGAAGATTTGCTTTACCATCTTCACTATACTTGACCAAAGGATACTCAGTTGTGAAGGCATAAACCTCAAAAGGAATCGCAACTTTCTTGCAGAACCAAATCAGGTTAAACAGTTGCTTTACGGTATCAGTCATCACATCACACATTGAACCAGACCAGTCCAACACAAACACTAGACCGTGATTCTTACCATCGGCAAGAGTGGTGACTTTCTTGAACAGGTCTTCGTTGTACTTGTAAGTATGAAGTTTAGAGCAGTCCAGAACGCCTGTGCGGGCAGTAGAGGCACGAGAATATGAATCTGCTGCCTTGCGGCACTCAAACTCTTTCACCAGATAGTTAACTTCCTTCTGAGCAGAACGCTTGAACTCTACGAACTGACGATCAACTTCACCAAAGATATCAAGATATGAATAGTCAAGTTTTTCAAGATAATCATCCCAAGATTCTTTACAACGAGCATGAATCTCTTGATTAGGAACAATCACTTTATTCAAATCAAGTTTAGGAAGTTCCAGGTAAACGTTCTCATAGACATCATTACCTACAAGGTTTTTCAGTGCCTCTTCAAGAGACTCCATCGTTTTCACTTCAGGATCTCCATTCTTCTCACCACCTTCGTTACTAGGTTGTTGCTGCTGCTGTTGCCGCTGAGAAGTTTCGGAGGAAGAAGCACCATCAGAACCTTCGGACTCAGGTTGGTCGTTCTCACCTTCCTGTTGGTCACTGAAATCAGAAGCGGGTTGCTGATTAGCACCGCTCTGTTGCGATTCAAGATTATCCAGAGAAATCTTGGTTTCCTCTTCTTGCTTGTGCTTACAATACTTGTAGAGTGCCTCTGCGGCAATCAGAACATCAGCAAAGGTTTCGGTCTCTGCAATCTGATTGATAATATCCGTCTCCTCACCACGTTCAATAAGAATATCAGTATAATTACCAATTTTGAACCACAGGTTTGCACGGTCTGCAAGATTATAAGTTTCCAGATTATCGTCTTTGATTTGGAAGAAATCATCATCAGCAAGTTCCTTGTATCCGTTGAAGAAGGTCTTCGCCAGACCAGGATAACGACGCTTCATCAGTTTCTCAATACGAGCATCCTCAACCACATTCACAAATTGCGGAGGAATCTTATATTCTTTCAACCAGTCTTCATCAGGTGTATAGAGAGCATGACCCACCTCGTGACCCACCAGAAGGTCATAGACGGTGTTGCTTGCCTTCTCCCACATCGGCAGGGTCAGCACACGAGTATGAACGTTGAAGCAGGCAGTCTCCACTTTCTTGTGCTCAACCACAAGGTCTTCGGTAGCAAGGAGCTTGGCGAGTTGAGATTTGATTTCGTGAGAAACAGGCATTAGTTTGTTGCGTATGAAATCATTATACAAAAAAGAGGGTGGTCAAACCCTCTTGTGTGCCAGTTTAGAAAGTGGTCTCAACCTTCAATAATACTCTGCTTCCACTCTTCACTCATATTTGCCATAATAGCAAGAGCTGCCTTGTTGGTGTCTGCGTAACCTTCGGAAACTAAGTATTCTAGCAGATAATCAAAGAGATCAGTTTCTTCACGAAGTCTTGGATTTTTTAAAGCATCATTAATCTCACCCATTTTTCCTCTGGGAGACCCCTTACCACCATCACCATCATCTTTCATAGCTTGTGTTTCTTAATTTATCTGCTCTCTTCATCATTGCTTCCCTCTTTTTTCCAGCAGGAAGTTTTTTAAATCCTTTCCCTACAGGACCGTATGGAAGTCCTGCCTCATCAAGTGCTTCTACTTCTTCTATTTCTTCTGTTTTTACATAAACAGAAGCATAAGCCTCCATCAAATCCTTAATTTGTTTTGCTTCCATTTTTATAAAGACTTTTTAAATATTTATAAATGAAGAAGCGTCCCCGTGTTGGAGACGCTTCTTGAGTGCTTGGCGACGTGCCTTTGCTTGTCGGAGTGCTTGCGGTTTTAGTTTCCGCTTCTGATCCTTCTTAGAGTGGTGATAGCGGTTGGGGACTTGCATCATTCTTGTGTCGATGAAGACACTCTACGGGAAAAACCTTTGACTTTTTCGAATTGTATGACACTTTCAAATCTGTCACGCATATCGGTCTTATGAGAAATCACAAAGATATTAGCATCTTTAATCACATAACGGATAATCTTCAGGAACTCATCAGTTCCGAATCCATCAAGCGATGAATCAAAGACCTCATCCATAATCAGCAGATTAGTATTTACGGAGTTTTTGACTCGGGCAACTTCTCTCCAAGTGAAGAGAAGGGCAAGATCGATTCTCATTTTCTCACCCTCACTAAAAGAACTATAAGAAAAGTCTTCGTGAATGGGTGATTTTACCGTTTCGTTAAACTCTTCATCCAGATGGAAATTAATATAAAAATCCATCATCTGAAGATAACGATTCACCTGCTGATTTATGAACGGAAGATACTTCTTGATTATCTTCGTTTTAACGCCATCGTCCTTGAGTAAGGAATAGGCAAAATCGTAATAAACGATTTCTTCTTTTTCTTTGAAAGGTCTTCGAATGTTTTTTGGAGATTGGTTTGAAATTCTTCTAACTTCTCATGCTCAAGTATTTCTGTTTGCAAGGTTTTGGGTAATAGTTTGAACTTCATTTTCAAGATCTCGGATTTGTCGCTGGTTAAGTGATATCCGAGTATTGTTTTGAGAAATCTCATGGTTGAGTTTCGTAATCTCCTTAGATAGAACTGTGAATTGACGCTCTCTCTCCTGTTCTAACTTTATAGTCTCCTTAAGTTCTTGAAAACCTTTCTGGAGTTCCTTTGCCTTATTTTGAGCGTCTGCAATTCTATTTAACCGAAACTCTTCTTCTATAGTCTGAGTACAGGTGGGGCAGACCGTATTTTCTGTGAAGAACTTATGTTCTTTGGTAATAGCAGATACTTTCTGAGATATTTTACCCTTAAGATTGTTAAGCTTTACTAACTTATCACCAGCACCTATGACTTCTTCTTGATCTTTGGTGTATTTAAAAACTTCCTCTTCTATCTTGGCATTTTCGGTCATATAAACACCAACTTCGGTATCTAAATTGGCAATCTTTTCTTTGTTGGCATTTATATTGGCGTTACCACGATTCTCAAGTTCCTCAATGAATTCTTGTTGCATCTTCATCTTGTCCTTAAGAGTTTCCTTCTTAAGTTCAAGAGATTTTACTTGGTCTTTCTTTTCACGAATCTTATCTTTAATAAGATTATTCATTGCAGAAAAAATACGAATATCCAAAAGGTCTTCAATTACTTCTCGACGATTAGAAGTAGTCAATTGCATAAAAGGTACAAAAGTACTACTCCCTAAAATTACAATCTGAGTGAAAGATTTGTAATTTACCTTTAAAATATTATCTTCAAGAATTCTTTGATTGGCACGGTCATCTGCTTCCTTGTGTAAAGGAACACCATTTACTTCAATATCAAAAACATTTGGTTTGATACCACGACGAACCAAATAATCACGACTATTAATTGAAAACTGAATTTCTACAAGACAATCTTTCTCATTAGTCGTATTAACTAACTGAGGTTTGTTAATCTTTCGAAATGGTTTATTGAAGAGAACAAAAGTTAAGGCATCCAGTACTGTGGATTTACCAGCACCATTGGTTCCTATGATTAAGTTTGTATGATGTTTTTCAAAATCAACTTCGGTCCACTGATTTCCAGTTGAAAGAAAATTTTTCCATTTAATCTTGTGAAATACTAACATTCTTAGGGGGAATTACGATATCGTCAGGAGTGATCACAGCATACTTGTAATTATAAGTCCTACACGTCTTTATGGCAAGCTCATCATCAACTTCCACAACTTCCATTTCTTGTTCTTCTTGATCTTCAAGCATCAAAGCATAACGAGTAGCATCATCTTCTTCCTCAAACAAAAATAGAACCTTATGACCATATTGGTCTTGAACTGCATATGCTCCGTCGTCTTTTCTGTCCTTAAGGGTAAGAAGAAACATTTACTCTACTTCGCAAGCTTGTTTATAAAGATCCTGAAAAATACCTTTGATAATGTTTTTATCAAATTCAAATTCTGATTCTTCAATATAGCGATTCAAAATTGAAAGTGTGTTTTCTGTTTCATCAATTTCAAACTCTTCATTCTCTTGAATTTCAAAGTTTTCAACAATCTTAAGTTCTTGAATACCAGCAGTATATAGTTTATCAATAAACTTTTCAAAATCTTTTGGTTTCGATTTTTTACGGACAATCACTTTTACAATCTTATTTTCATATTCGGTTGCATCAAATACCTGATAAGGAGTATCCTCATAATAAATGTTATAAAACAATTTATAAGGATTGTTGATTGGAATATGAGTGAGGGTTTCTGTATCAAAGATATGAAATCCTCGCATATCATTCACATCAGTCCAATACATTTCATAAGGATTTCCCAAATAGAAAATCTTGCCGTTGTCTGAACGAGTGTGATAATGCCCTGAAAATACTTTGGTAAACTTATCAAAAATGTTTGGGTCTGCTCCGTGTTCTTCCATAATCAGGTTTCGATTGACACGGAAACCTTGAAGTTCAAGGTGACCCATAGCAACCTTTGCTTTGGTCTTTTTAATTTGATTTAGCGTTTCATCATAGTTCTCACTACAAATCCATGGCACCATCAAAATATTCAAACCACCAACTTTAATGGTTTGTGGAGAACTATATGTTTTAATGTTTGGATAAGTTTGAAGAAGCAAACTTGGAGAATTAACAGTATTAGTATTCTTGTAGTAGCAATCATGATTACCAACGATCATATGAACTTCATAATCTCGCAAATGTTCAAACACAACTCTCTTAGACCATTCAAGACTTTGATAATCAATTGACTTACGACTATCAAAAGCATCGCCCATATGAATGACTGCCTCTACCCCATGTTCTTTCAGAGCAGGAAAAAATACATTCTTATAAAAGAGTTCAAAATGATCGTGGAGGTATTTTGAACCCTTTCTTGCCCCATAATGAGTGTCGGTGATGATTGCAATTTTCATAATGAACTCAAATAATTAATTGCATTTTCAAATAGAGAAATATCGTCATTTAAAAAACCAAGAGCACTATTACATTTTCCACATAAAAGTCCTCTCACCTCATTGGTTTTATGACTATGATCCACAAATAAATTTCCTTTTTCTTTTTGAAAGCAAATAGCGCATACACCCTTTTGCTTATCAAGCATAGCATCATAATCTTCTAAAGTCAATCCATAGAGAGAAAGTTGTTGCTTTCTATTTCTAAGAATTTTTTCTTCTGGTGTTAAAGAATGGTAATAGGCGTTGTTTTTTTTATACACACTATCTTTATTTGCTCTTACCCATTTTTTTGTTTCTCCAATCTTAAATCTACGTTTTGAGTTTTCTTTAACACATTTAACACAAGGTTTATTTCCAGAAAAATACCTTTCACTATTTCCACATTTTTTGCAGGGTTTTCCAATAAAAGTATTCATATATTTTCTATAATACTATTAATATTTATAAAATAATAGTATTTAACGATTATTTCTATATTGAATATTATCTTTAATTGTGTTGTAATCGCTAGTGCTTCCAGCTAGCAACTGTCGTCAACCATCATAACCTTATCAAACCCAGTGCGTTCAATAATTTTAGTTTTAATATCTAACTGTTTCTTTTCTTTTTGAATTCTTCTTAGGAATGCATAGTGAATAATCTGAGTAAAATATGCAAAAGGATTCTTTGACTTTTCAGGATCAAAGTTATGAATATATTGAACACAATTTTCAATTCCGTCAGAAATCATATCCTCACGGAACATATAGTTTACAAAATTTGGTTTATATGAAAGATGAGTCGCAATCTTTAGAAAACATTCACCAAGGTAATTTGGAATGGGTGGTTTACCTTCCCAATGCTTACCACGATCTTCTTTGGTGGGTTTTCTATCATATTTTTGTTGAAAGGAATTTTCTACTTTAGAACGATAAACAATCATCGCTTCTAATAATTCCCTATTATTCACATAATGTTCGGGTTTTTTCTTAGACATACCATCGGACTCATTTATTATAACTTTTGTTTATTATAACATACTTTTTAAAGGCTTGACAACATTCAAAAATGTGTGTAGAATCCCTTTGTTCCCGTTGAAGATAAAAATCTAGCTTTCTTTAATTTCTTTAAAGATTCTTTCAAGTTTTTTGCGAGCATCTTCAACAGAAGCAATATAACCCATTTTAGATGAAGGTTTTACCTTACCAGAAGGATTATAAACATCTATTAAATCTTCATCTTCAATATAATCATTATAAATATTAATCAATTTTTCATCTTTAGTTTCTGTCATTGTAATAATTTTATCAAGTCTTACAATAAAAAAATCATCACTAGATAGTTCCATCCAAGATTTAACTTTAAGATGAGTCCCTTGATGATTATGAAAAGTTTTTATAGTGATTGGATTTTGCAATACAACTACAGGATCACCATCATTTTCATCGATTATGACTAATGATACTATTTCCTCTCCTGAAGTTAATTTAACTATTGCGTAAAACTCTTCTCCCATTAGTTTTTTAGCGGAATGTTTACAATATCATAATTAAAGTTTTCTTCGTTATAAACTTTGATTCTTTCTATTAAGTGATTGAGTGTATAATTTTTTCTTGACTTATAACTGATATCATCGGCAATATCATATAGAGTTGCTTTTACTTTGTTTTCGCCTTTTCTGAGAACTCTGCCGATAGATTGGAGATTTCTAATTCTCGACTTCGATGGTGAAGCAAACACAACGTTATGTAAGTTACGTATATTAATACCGGTAGAAAAAGTCCCATAAGATGCTACGATAATTGCGTTATTTTCTTTTTCTGTAATTTCACGAACTTTTTCTCTTTCTTCAGTATCTACACCACCATGTACAAAGAATACGTGGCGATCATCCTGAATGCTATTATTTATGAGTTCGTATAAAGGTTGCCCGTGACCTTCTACTCTTGAAAATAAAATTAGAGTATTGCCTTTAAGATCAATAGCAAGGTTTTTAATGAACTTGTTTCTACGTTCGTGATTGATAATATACTGAACCTTATCTTCAAAAGTCTTAAACTTATTCGGTGGATGTTTCAATAGAAGAATATTAATATCTAACTTCGCAACGTGACCCTTCTGCATCAGTTCGTCAGTGCGAATGATTTTATATGAAGGTCCAAATAATCCCTCAAGAACCCACTTGTGCGTTTGTGTTCCGTCTAGCGTTCCTGTAAATCCAAAACGATACTTAGCATCTGAAAGTTTTGACATTATAGATACTAATGACTTTGATTTAAACTGGTGTGCTTCATCTCCAACGACCACATTAAATCTTGAGAAATATTGTCGGGGAAGTTTGTAGATGGACTGCCAGGTTGTAATGATAACCTGAGAGTCCGTTTCTCTTTCTTTACCCGCATATATCTTGTGGCAAAATGAACCTACGTCCCACCCATAATCTGCAAAGTCTTTATACATCTGCTCTACAAGGGATGTCGTTGGAACGACTATCAGAGTATTTTGCCCTTTCTTAACGTAATATCTCACAATCGCATATATCATCAGAGACTTTCCAGAAGCAGTTGGAGATATCAACAACTTTCTATTGTGTTTTAAAGCGTCGTATACTCCCTCTAACTTGGTACTTACGGGGAGCATACTTGCTAATTGATGTAATATAATCTTTAACTCCTTCTTTTGAAATCATTTCATTGACTTCAAAAGGAAGACCATAGAACTTATTATTTGCAAACTCGTAGGTATATTCGTGATTTTCGCAAAATCTAATCAATTTATCTAGAAGACCTACATAAATCTCACCTGCTTGAGGATTGAATAAACGTATTTTTCCATCCCAGTGTCTATTACGGAACTGGGGCATAAATTTTGCTCTGGCACGTCAAAGGTGAACTGGTCCTGAAGTTCATAATAGACGTGTGGTTCTGCCTTTACCTGAAGATATACCTCATTCTTTTTGATATAACCAAATGTGACATACGTTCATATCAATACAAAAATATTTATTGATAATAAAAAAGGGGTCAATTAAACCCCGATTGGAACTTGTGCCATTCCAGAGCATTCTTTATTTGGAATGTTCTATTTGATATACACTTAATAACTTCTTCCAAGAACTTTAACATAATGTCATAGTATCTTATCTTGAGTTCTATCTTACTTAACTTCTCATCCCCATCCATATGCCTCTGTAGTGCCTCTTTGTCCCGAACTTTATACGGAAATGGATCTTCTTCATAAACCTCTTGTGGCGCCTTTCCCGTGTAATAGTTGTAGCGTTCAAGTTTCACTCGGTTGAAAGTTTCTCTTGCTTTTTCACGCAACAAGGTAATAGTATTATAAACTGTATAATACTTGGCATGTAGTTGAGGAATTTTTAAAGACTCATCGTGTAAATTATCAGGATCGATGACAGAATCTTTCTGCCACATTTCCTGAATTTCATCAAGATTCATAGACCTGTTTTGATATTATAGACAGTATACTTGAAAGTGACGTTTGCTGTAAAGTACTGAACATCAGTTAATGTGGAATCAAATTCTAAAGAAGTTAATGAAACTGGAAATAAATCTTTAAATTTTACAATTGCATTTGTATTATAACTGCTATCCAAAATATAAAGGCTACCATCACTAAATGCTTTTTTAGGGTCTTCTCCAGTACCATCAATTAAATCATAGTACTGGCGTAAACTTTCTGGCGCCCCAAGACCAGTCATCCAATTATGAATTGCCATATAATTTACCATATCTTCATCAACAATAAATCTTAAATTCAAATCGCCATATTGAAGTTTTCCTCCTGGTACATCAATATCTTTTAAGTATGTTGGTTGTTGTAAAGTATCAAGTGTAATTTCTGGAATTCTAGCAGAGTTGCAAAAGAATACTGCCTTTGGTTCTTTTGATAAAGTGAATTTGAACCCAACGGGAGATAAAAAATTTCTATTTTGAATTTGTTTTGAAAATGCGTTTGACATTTTAATACCTTCCGTACATTAAACCCTTACTTTGTGTAACTGGAAAGAGTGGTTTAGTTTTTGTCATTGCAGGTTTTGGTGCATTACGGACATAAACTTTTTGTTTACCAAATTCTTGCGATGTAATATTTGATTTTCCAGAAACATCTCTTGCAGTTTGTAATGCAAGATCATAACTTGTTGATTTATTATAAGATCCAGCAGGTCCAAAATTACCAGTATCTTGTGCAGAAGTTGTTGCAATTGGTGCTTTTGTTCCTGGTGCCTTTGTCATTTGAAGTTTGGTTCCAAATGGTATAGATGGTTTAGTACTTGTCTTAGATGCATAAGGTACAGCAACTAATTTTTGTTTATCATCAAACTTTGCACCACTTGCAGTTAATGATCCAGGAGTATCTACCTTACTATAAGAACTTACATTGACTGGTTTCCAACCATAACGTTGTTGTTCTGCACTAGTATGTGCTCTTTGAGTGAATTTTCCAGATGATTTATCTAATACACCAGGTTGGTAGTTCTTATATGCAAGAACTTGTTGAGATTGTGGTTTTTGTTCTTTATCAAATCTCTAAAACTCTCTTATCTCATATGCTTCCAAACAAAACTGCTTATATGGTTTCATTTAAACAGGGTACTTTTAAATATTTAGATAAAAAAGAGGGTCCGAAGACCCTCTCGATTGAGTTGTGAATTAACTCACATAAGGTTAGCAACTTTAACTCTTCTGTAGTAGACGTTAGCGTTGGTTGTAAGAGCACCAGCACCTGCGGTAAGACCCTCTGCGAATGGGTTAGCAACCATTCCATAACGGGTCTTAAATCCAATCTTAGGCTGGAAGGTATTCTCACCAACTGCACGTACCATCTGGAGAGGTACGTATGGGCAGTAGAAGAGACCAGCATCATAAGGTGAAGAACCCTTGTATCCAACAACGTAGAACTGGTTAGCAGCAACGTTTGCCGAATATGGATCAATATAAACTCTATACTTACCTTGGAGAACACCAGCGAAGGTGTTGCCAGTGTCATCAACGTTCAAGTTAGCGTTGAGTGCAGGGGTGTAATCGAGAACACCAGCCATTGCAAGTGCCGAAGCAACGTCAGCAGAGCAAAGGATCGTGTTACCCTTCCCTCTACGAGTTTGTTGGGCGATTGCGTTTGCATCACGCTCGATCTGGAAGATCAGACCCTTGAACTTCTCAACCGACCAACGACCGTTGGAGTCAACGTCAAGGTCAAAAGTACCAGCGGTAGCAGTGTTGACCTGAGCACCAGGCTTAGCAATCTTGTAGATTGTTCTGATGACTTCACGGTTGATTTCAGCAAGAATCTCAGTGCTGAGGATGTTAGCAAGCTCAGCTTCTGCATTCAGACCGTGAATTGCCTTCAGGTCTTGTGCGAGCTCGAGTGAGTACTCAGCTTTCAGAGCACGTGACTTAGCGGTTACAGTGACTTTCTCGATCGAGAACGCCATCTGGTTGAACTGATCAGATTCACCTAATGATTCTGCCTCATCAGTTCTCATTCCCTGACCAACGTTATACTGGTTAGCACCAGTTGCAGCGTTGTTTGCTTGGTTTGAACCATCAAGGATTGATGGGTTTGTACCACCTTGAGCAGTAGTACCCATACCAACAGTACCGTCGGTCCAGCCATTGGTATTGTTGAAACCACTATCTTGACCAGAGAATGCGGAATCTACTTCGTTATAGAAGGTTTCAGATCCACTCTGAGTCTTATAGCGTGAACGCATTGCGAAGATAAGTCCAGTAGGACCATTCATTGGTTGAACGCCACACAGATCGTAAGCGATCAGGTTAGGCATTGAACGGCGAATAAGGGAGATTAGTACAGGGTCGAAACCTTGTAGTGCTCCAGTTGATGCGCCACTTAGACCAGTTCCAGTTCCAGTTGAAGTGCTGGTGAAGTTGGTTGGTGCTTCGTAGAGAAACTCACGCTCTTCGCGGATAGTTTTCTCTTGGTTTTCAAGCAGGATAGCAGTTACCGCTCTACGATGTGAATCTTTGATTTCATCGAGACCTGAGTAGTCCAGAATTGGTGCCCACTTCTCCTGCAGTTGTTCAGTGTTGTACATCTGCATTTGGTTTTTACCTCTTTAAAAAGTTTTGTTTGACTTTATAATCTATAAATCACTTTTTGGCGACTCTTGTAAGAGTTTGAAGATATGCTTCCATAATTGGGGAGACAGACTTAACTTCTCCTTCTTGTGAGGCATCTTCAGACAGACTTTCGGAGTCATCTTTTTGAGTACCAGTATTTGTTGGGAAATATGATTCCCTCAGAGTTACCAGTTTCTCACGATAGTTTGCTTCACTATCAAACTCAACATTTTCTGCAAGAGAAGCGAGTTTGTCCTTCTGAGAAAGTGCAAGACCCTCAGCGACATCTGCAAAGATTACATCAGCAACTGACTCTGCTAATCTTCTATTGAGAGCAACGTTTCTTTCGATTTGCTCGTTGAGTTTTTCTTCCATTTCATCAAGTTTATCTACCATACTCTCGATAACATCATATCTATCTTCAGGGATTGTTACATAATGATCTTCAAAAAGACTCTTCATTCCGGCAAGGAATGATTCTGTCATTTCAGTCTTAAGACCGTGCTCAACTGCGAGTGCATTTTCTTGGATCCACTCGTCAGCAACATACTCAAGGTAAGCATCAACTCTGTCGGTCAGGCTTTCCTTGATTGCTTCGATTTCTTCTACAAGGGTCTGCTCATAAGCAGATTGTAGAGATTCTTTAATTTCAGCAACCTTAGATTTGATTGCTGCTTCGAAGATGGTACGGCTTTCTCTTCAAATTCTTCAGAAAGCTCTTCACCTGCAAGAAGGGCATTGACATCTTCTTCGATATCAAACTCTTCTTCCATTTTCTTTTTACCTTTCTTTTTACCACCTTCTTCTTCCTCTTCCTCTTCTTCCTCCTCTTCTTCTTCCTCTTCTTCCTTGGCTTCGGTTACTTCCTCTTCACCATCTTCTAGTTCTTCTTCATCCTCTACTTCTACGAGTTCTTCTTCATCCTCAACTTCTTCTTTAGCAACAGATTGCATTGGTTCAGCAGCTGCTGCCTTTGCATTAACTACATTCTTTACTTGAGCAAGAGTTTTGCCTGGAGTATTGAGATGTGCTGACTCGTCATCTGGACGATAATTTTCCGGAGTTGGACCACCTAAATCTTCCCAAGCGCCAGTTTGTCCTGGAGTAATAGATCCAGTACCGGATTGCATTGGTTCGGCAGGTGCAGCCCCTTTGGTTACTACGTTTTCCATTTCTTGTAAATTTCTACCAACGGACATTTGTTTAGATATTTAGATATAATCTATATTTATTTATAAATTATAGATTTGAAAGAAATTCTTGGAACAATTGTACTTTATGTTCCTGTAGAACTTTTTCATCAACTAGCGTATTTATTCTACGCTTAGTTGATTCTGCCAATCTTTCACGAAGAATTCCTCCTTCCCAGACCCATTCCTTTCCTTCCATAATTCCTGAAACAAATGCATCAGGGGCAGAAGGATCGGCAACGATATCTGCTGCTGTTGCAAGCATAAAATCTTCACCAACAATTTTGCAACCACTGTGATCCTCTTTTAAAGAACCAACACCACGAGAGGAAACTCCAAGAGTAACCCCTTCATCAATTAGGGATGAAGCAATTTTACCCATTGGGGTGGATAAAAGTTGTGCTTTACCAATAAAATTACTTCCATCTTGATAAAGTTCGCAAATTTTATGAGATACTCTATCAAGATTTACGGTTGGTCCATCAGGGTGCCCAAGTTCACCAAGAGCACGACCTTTAGCAATGAAAGATTCGGCATATCTCTTAACCTCTTTAGAAAGAGTGTCTAAAGGATACATTCTTCCATTACGATTTTTGATGTTTCCTTGGAGAAAAACACCTTTGATATACATTTTTTTGCCGGAACCCTTACCTTCGGTAATAAATTCTACCTTTTGAATTTCTTCTGTGATGAGTTTCATTTTTATTCTGAGACTAGAGTGACTACTTCTGAAATATTGAAAAATGTATTAGAATCGTCAGTTAAGCAAGCAACTTTTACACTCCTATAAGCTGATGCTCCAGTTATATTTGGAGATGTTAAGGACGAACTATTATATCCAATTGTAATTGAATTGTCAGTCATCGATACGATTGGATTGTGTGCAGTATTAATACCTGCTGTTGCTGCGCCAGCGATGGTAATATAATCAGTAGATTCGAATGGATTGGCTACAGAATCTGCAAACCTTATAGTTGTAGTTGTGCCAGTTGTAACTCCAACAATTACCTGTCTTCTCATAGTTTCTTTCAAAATATCTGTCCCATAAGGAACAATATGAAAACTATTTCTGTTTACGACAGGATCTGTTCCAATAGCAACATATCCACCATAGCTAGATGAAGTTGCACCGATTGTAATTCTTAAATAACCACTTTTTAGTGCAATCGGAACACTTGTTACCGCAACTCCTGCTGAAGGAGATAATCTTGGTATAACTGTGTCTTGAATAATCTTTGTTGCCATTATTCGTCATCTCCTTCTGTTTGTTCTGCATTACCAAACATCACGGATGCAATCTCTGGACGAGCAGCATCTACTTTTTCAGCAGCTTTAGCATATAGTAATTCTTTAATTCTGCTGGAAACATCAGAAGCTGATCCATCAGTTGCAATCAAATCGATAAGTTCTTCCATAAAAGTAGTTTATATTTATAAGATTATTTATATCTTACCACCTTTGGGTTCCTGTGGAATTTCTGTAGGTGCGGGTGCTGCTGGTTCTGCTGGAACTTCACCTAATGCTGGTTGTTCTCCTACTGCTCCTTCTGGTGGAACTCCTTCTGGTGGAATTGGATTTCCCATTTCATCAACGGGAGCATTAGGATCTGGAAGAATACCTTTTTCAATTTCATCATCAATCTGTTGATCAATTTCAATAATTTCAGAATCTGTTTGGCGAAGAATTTTTTTACGAACATACTCTGTAGAATAATATTTTCCAATATAAGGTTCAACTTGTGTCATCAATGAAATACGGTTTGTTAAAATTTCTGCTTCCTTTAGTTCTGCAAAATGATTATCATATAAGAAGTCATATTGAATATGATCCTCCATCCTTTCCCAATCTTCTGGAGAAACAATATTCTTCAAAAGAAGTTGAGTACGGAGCATATCATTAAACATATTCGAAAAACGCTTTCTAAGTCTCCCTACAAACTTAGAAAACTTAAGTTCATCTCTTAAAATTTCAGATGAACGTCCAAGATTAAACCCATCTCCTCCACCAGCAATTCTTGTTTCTGGAACTCCAAGTGCTCTATAAAGTTTCTTTTGAAAATATTCAATATCTGCAAGTTCACCAAGGTTTTGACCACCAGGTAAGGTTGTAATCTCGGTTCCTCTACCACCTCTCTTCTTGGAAGCCAAAAATCTTCCAGCATCGCCATATATTTGCGATCATCACGAATTTCTCCAGTATTTGCATCATAAACAAGTTTATTACGATAACGACTCATCACTTCTTTAAGATATTGCTCTGCTTTTACTTTAGGAAGATTGCCAACATCGATATAGAAAATTCTTCTTTCTGGAGCACGTGATAATCTGTAGATAACCAGAGAATCTTCAATCATTCTTAACTGGTTAAGTGCTTTAATCGCTTTATGAAGATATGAAAGTACAGTTCCTTTATTTCTATCTACAAGTCCAGAAGTGCAATAAGTAATTGAATCTTTTGCAATTTTAAGTGATCCTTTTGCTGCTCCACTCAAAGAACCCATGGGATAATTTGGTGCTGGAGAATAAATGAAATATTCTTCAACATCAGAATAACTCATTTCTGAGTTAGTAAGATTTGCATTTGCGGTTAAAGTACTTACGATTGGTTGTCCATTTTTGCCGTTCGTCTTTACCTCTTGACGAACATGCTTCATTTTCATTGGATCAATGTATCTGATTTCTTTTATACCTTCTTGTGGTTTTTTAGTATCAATAACTTTCAAGTAATATAATCTACCATCAACATACCAATTCCTAAAAATTTCATGACACTTTCTATCAAAGTCCATCATCTCTTTGATGGACTTAAATTCATCACGAATTGCTTTTTTGAGTTTATCGCTAGCATTTAAATTTGATAATTCAATTTCAACTGGAGAATCATAAAGATCACTTACAAGGGCTTCGTTTACAACATCTTCAATCGCAGCATCACACTCCGGATGTAATGCCATTTCACGATAACGACGCATTAAATCAAACTCAGTTCTATAGACACCTTCAATATCTACATACTGACCGTAGAATCCAGATTGAATATAATAATCAACCCCGTCCTCATCTGTCTGAGGAACGGGGGATACTATAGATTTGGATTTTTCCTCTGTATCTTCAATCGAAAAACCAAAAAGTTTCGCCATTTTATAAATTTAAACGTTTAATATCTACTATTTAGTTAATGTCCTTACCGCCTGCAGCAGGAGAAGTTCCTTTAACTGCTTCCCACCAAAGAACTTGCATTTCTACTGTGAATTCCTGAATCGAATCTGTGCCATAATCTAAAGGAATGTTGCTGATATTTGTTGGGAAAATATCATAGAAATGATATGCTCTTAGAGTGGTTCCATCACGATTTAACTGATAAACAAAAGCATCTGCCTGATATGCAGCAGGATCAGTAGCACCCGTGTTATCAGAAACTCGATTAATTGCATTCATCCACTTTTCAAAAGCAGAACGAATTGCAAAATCAGTGTCATTAATAACACCAATTGTCCAAGATTCGAATGTACGATCTCCAGCAAGTTTTAGAGTTCTTCCACGGAAAGAAACTTCAAGTGGAGTAACGCTAGATGCTGGAAGAGCCGCAGACTTTACTAAGAATCTTGCTTTATCCAGAGTATTAACATCTGCGGGCGCAATGTCAGGGAATGAAAGAACAACTTCGAAAAGATTACTTCTTGTGCCGCCACCAGTTAACTTACTTTTGAAGTCAGTAATCTTCCTTAAAGGAGGTGGATTTAATTGCTGTCTGGTTGCCATAGTTTTTTAAACCTCTAAATTAAAAGTTTCCGATTACTTCTTCAAAATCAACACCAGTTTTGGTGGCGACAAAGTTCAGTCCAATGAAGTTAATTGATCTTGCTGGTTTAATGAAGATATCAGCTCTGAATTCATTACTATCTATCACTGCAGCAGTATTATTTGTTTCATCGCAAATTACAACATAATCAAAAATACCTCTCTTAGATTGAACATCACGGAGGAAAGGTTCAATTGTATTTACGAAGTTTGTTCTGGTAATTTCATCATTGAATTCAAAGAGTGCATCTTTTGCTGCCTGTGAAATTGCATTTTCAAGATAAACAAAGAGGCGACGAACGTTGATTCTATCGAATGCAGATGCCTTAGCAAGTCCAGTCTTATCACCGAATAGAATAATACCAGATCCAGGTGAGAAGACTACTGGATTAATTCTATTGGAATATAAAGTATCTCTTTGAGATTTTGTTGGATTATATGCAAGTTTAACTGCATTTAGAATAGCACCTCTGGTGGTTCCTGCTGGCGAATACCAAGGGAAGTTGTTGATATCATTGCGGGCACAGAGACCTGCCATATCCCCATTTAGAGGAACATATCTAAACGTGTTTGCAAATCTATCGTACATGTACTTATAACCACTATCAAATACTGCATAAGAAGATGAGGTGACTGGTGCATAGAATGAAATAACATTCGTAGTAATATCACTTGAAGAACGAACTGCTACTGCACCTTGACTAGTGGTATCAGTTAATGCGGCACCTCTATAAGGTGAAACAAATGCTAAAGCATCTTTTCTGAGTTCAGCAACCGAAATAATTTTATTAGCAAGAGCCTGAGCAGTTTCTTTAGCATATGCTGCAGAACCCATCAGTAAGAAATCTACAGTATAATTATCGGTTGATTCGAATAAATCATATCCGTCCGATAATTCTCCAAGAGACGCTGTGAGAGCACCTGTTGATGCTACACCTACTATTCCACCATAGTCTGCACCTTTAGATAAAATATTGGTTGATGAACCAGTTGCAGCAAAAATAACTCCGTCTGCTGCTTGGTCCCAAGCATTATCTGTTGCGGGTGTATAATTGTTAGCAAATCCTGTCGTTACAATTCCTGTTGGAGATCCAAGACCAAAGATATAACTTGAATTATTTGCTAAGTATTTTCTCCAGTTTGAAGGATTACCTACAGAGAACTCGGCATCAGATGCTTTGGAGAGAGATAAGTGCTTTTCAAGAATTGTTCCAGCATTTCCACTAACCGTTCCTAGTCCATCAATAACTACAACGTGAACTTCATCAAATCTTGAACCTCTTGATGAAGCATAAGCAGAAGTTCCAGGAGCTGGAGCAATATCACTCCAATTAATATTAGAACTTGTTGTCACCCCAATTGTTTGCTGACTAAACCAGTCTACACGAGTAGAAACTGTTGTTGTTGCAACACCAACGGCGCTATTAGTTAAAATAGAAATATTTTGATTGGTATAGAAACTATAAATTCCACTTTGTTGGTAATCTACATTTGTTTCTGTCCCTCCAGCAGAAACATGACTTAAAACTTTAACATCTAGTGTTCCCTCTCCAACTCTAGTGATAATACCTTTTAGATAACCATCTAGAATTGAAGTAGAACCAGCTCCAGGATTAATTCTTCCAGAAACTGATTGTGAAACTCCATAACCAACCACAGCACCAGTCGTTGTAAGTCCAAGAGTTTGATTTGCTTTAGAGTCGATAATTGCAACTCTAAGACCATTAGACCACGAACCAGGATTTCTTGCAGCAACTACAACATTAGCAAGAGTATTTTCATCATAACCTAAAAGATTATAATGCTCTAAACTATCAATTTTCACGCTTGCAGCAGATCCTACCATTCCATTGACTAGACCACCATCATTTGCTCTTACTACTCTGAGTGATCCACCATAAGCAAGAAACGATGATGCGGTTAACCAATTCTCATAATGCTTATCTGTTGCATAAGGTTGTCCAAAGGTGTTTAGTAAATCATTTTCATTTTGTACCAAAGTTGGTACGTCTACAGGTCCTCTAGCAAAAGGTGATACAATCGCTCCAGTTTTATTGGATGATGGAGCAACTCTTCCGAGTGTTAAATCAAATTCCTTTACTACAATTCCAGGAGATGCTAAATTTAGCGGCATCTTTATTCTCCGTGCTATCCAGAATTATTCTAGAAATATTTATGAAAATGGTTATTTTAATTGGGGAAACGCTGCGTGAATATCTACCAATCAGGATATTGCCATTCACTTGAATATGCTTTGGTCTTTTTAGACTCTTGAATTCTCTTAATGGTACATTCTTTACATTCATATGAGTATGATGAAAGAAGTGTATTATTTTTTCTTGTTTTATAAAAACTATCTATTAAATTTTTTCTTTCTTTGCAAACTCTACAACGACTATCAGTAAAAAATAAATGTTCTACTTCAAACTGTTCTTCTAAGTCCATTTAACGATAATCCCACATATAAGAACGATCACCATATTCATCTAAATTCCAAACATCAGTTGTTTGCACTCCATTTTCTTTTGTTGCAAACATCCATCTATCTCCAGTTTCTTTTTCTATAATATCATCCATATCTTCAAATCCATCAGAAATAAATCCAAATGGGGACATATCTTGTTCTATCTGATTTTTTTGTTCTTCATAAATTCTTTTACGAACATCATTGTCCGTCATCTCTTTGAAATAATCCTGAGCAACTAACCAAGAGAAAATTACAAGACACATTGCTAAGTCATCATTACAACCTTCTTCTGCTTCAAATGAATTATGACGTTGTGCAAATGTAGTAAGTTCTGATATAATATCATAATCAACTGTTAATAACTTATCATCTTCTAGTAATGTTTTTAAATTAGAGCATCCTAATTTCTTAACAGATGCAGTCATTCTTACGCCCAATTGAGATTTCTTTCCACTAAATCCAGAACCAACCAATTGACCAGCTCGTCCTCTTATTGCACACATTAAAACATTATCATACTCTAAATCAAAGTGCATAATATTTGCTACTTGATTCTCCAATATCATTAACTTCTATTAATAACCAAGCATCATTGTAACCTCTTGCTACTTCGTTAATAATACTTGGAAATAGCATGGGTTTAATTTCGTTATTGCGATATTTTGCTACAACTTTATACGGAAAGTTTGTAATATCAAAAACAATAAATGCAGAGTAGTCATTTCCAAGTCCACGAGCAACATCAACTGTCATCAAGTAGTTGTGTTCTTCAATTGGATTTTCATAAATGTCTAAACCAGCGTTTCTCTTAATTGGGTCTTCATAAACAAGATTTCTAAGTTTTGCTGGATTAATCAGCGTATTAACAGAACCTAAGAATTCACATTCAAATTCTACCTTGAATTGTTGTTCTGAAGTGTTTGCAATTGTCTGTTCTTTCCAGACAGCATCTCTACCAGGCACTTCAGACCAATGAACATCAGTCGGTACATATTCATTTTTACCGCGTTCGGAATCATGCCACATGCGGTAAAAATGGTTCATACCACGTGGTGTTGAAACTATGATGACTTTTGTGCTTTGTCCAGAAGAAATAGTAGGATAAACAGAGGCAAAGAAGTCATCAGCAATGTGATTCGGGATGAAAGCGAACTCGTCAAGAAAGATGACATTATAGGATCCGCCTCGGACAGCAGACGAAGAAGTAGAGTTAGATGAAATCTTGGAGCCATTTTCTAATTCCAACGATCCTTTGTTCCAGGATATAATACCCTGTTGCATCCACTTTGGTAAATTCTATAAGCAAGTTGTAGTCTCCCAAGTAGGTCTCTAGCAGTAGATGCTTTGTTTGCTAGAATAGCTATATTTACATTATCATTAAATACCGCATAATGTAACAAATATGAAACGCAAGTTGTAGATTTACCCGTTTGGCGGGGCATCTTACAAATATTAAATCTGTTCTTATGGAAATTATGAATTAGTTTCTCTTGAAACGGATACATCTCTAAAAGGAACAAGACCGTGATCCAGAGAAACAATTTTAATGTAGTTTCTCGCAAAATAAACAGGATCTTCTTTACACTTTAAGAACTCGATAATTTGTTCTTCAGTGAATTGGATTTGCGTATTTGCTTTTTTTAAATTTGGATTACCAAGATATACATTATCACTCATAAAAATTACCTACTAATTTCTTCCCAGTCTAGTGAAGCAAAAACATCAGCACCAGCAGTATCGGATGCAACTACTAGTGTTAATTCATAAGCAGTTCCAGTCAGTCCATTTCTTTCTAATTGAAACTTAAATAATGCTTCTTTTAGAATATCAACAGATGAGGAAGATTGGTTTGCTGATGAGAAAAATCCAGATGCTAGAATTCTTCCACCACTTACAGTTCCTCCATCAATTTTATATTCCACAGCACTATCAGCGCCCGCACTTACCCAAGTACCACCACTAGTAGTTGCAGATGCTCTTACCTGCCAGTTATATTGTGGACCATTTCCAGTACCCATCAAGGAAAGTGCTGTCAAAATAACAATTGCATCTAATCTATTTGGAGAAGATTTTAGACGAATAGAAATAACGGGATAATAAGTCCCTGCAGGAGTTGGTAAATCTACTGGTGCTGTGATTGGAGTATTTACTGCTTGTTGCAATCCACGCAATTCATAACCACCTTCCGAAATTACAGAAGAACACACCTGTTTCATAGTACTACTACCTGTAGTAATACCAGTATTTGCAATCTCATATCTTAAAGGAAGAGATGCTGTTGTAATATAAGTTGATTGGATATAGTTTGCGTGATGGAATGAATGTGCGTGAATAAACTTCCCATCAATCACAAATCCCATTCTTACTGTACCAAGACCCAACCACTTAATATCCATCCAAAGAATTTGTGCTTTGGTGATATCTAATGTAATACCAGAAACCCCAGTACCATCTAACTTATCAATATTCCAATCATTTTGTGCAACTGAGGTTTGAGTACCAGTAGATAAACTTCTTTCTACAAAGTAAGGTGTTGTATTATTGATTTCAAAATACATTCCATTATCAGCACCAAAATATCCTACTCTTTGACGAAGGTTTTGTTTTGGTGTAGCGGGAACAAAGGTATTTAAAACAAGTAAAGATTTGCCTGGTTGATATGAGAATGTCTTTGTGGTCTCTCTAATTACAGAGCAACCAGCAGTAGTTCCAATACCAATATTAATTAATCCTTCAGTAGTTGCAAATCCAACTGTAGAACCAGTTCCTACAACTAAACTTTCCCAGAGATTATTGTCTCTATATCTGTGAGAACTATCAAATAATGTAAGTGGATTTGATACTCTTGTTCTTCCAAAAGCATCTGGATTTACACTTACAGGAAATCTATTGATATTATCTACAACATTTCCATCCCTTGTCGCTATCAAAGGAACTTCAAAGAGTGTACGCTCTTGATTCAAATAATCTTGAGTATTCTTATTCCACTGTGCCATGAATTATTCACCCCAGGATAATCTTTCTGGTCTGTATCTTTCTGTATTTTTAATCTTTAATGGATTGGTTGAATTTGGATAAACGTTATGGACAATGGCACCTGGATACTCTGCTTGAAGTTGTTCTGCAAGTGCGTTCTTATCCATCATTTTTCCTTCAACTTCCATACGATAAAGTCTTCCTTGCCAAACTATATCAGCAAGAAAAGATTCAGTTGCAGTTTCTTGTTGGGATGAAGAATTCATATAAAGATTTCCGTTGAAATCTCCAGAAATGTTGATACTTTCTGAAATAAATTGTTGAAAGGATTTCATTTTAGTTGCAGTTCCAACGACGAAGGGCTTTGTTAATTCTTGAATCTGGATCTCTTGCAGTTTTAGCAGAAGTTAGTTTGGATTTCATTCCGGACATACGTCGGCAGAAGTTTGCACGACGCTTTGCTCTTTTACCAGTTGGTTTCTTTTCGGTTACAGCAGTTTGTAACTTAGAACCTGGATTCTCACGTCGATAAGCGTCTACTGCTTTTTGACTAAGACCATCAGTTTTATCCTGACGATTTACTTTTTGCCAATCTTCCATAAATTGACTAAAAGTTTTATTTTCTTGAACTCTACCCATAATTTGATCAATCTGCTGCTGTTGTTTTTCATTTCTTTGTTTAATTTTTTCAGCAGTTACTTTTGCTTTATCATATACCATTTTACCTGCCAGTGCAGTTCCTGCTGCCAGTCCAGCACGAATACCCAATCCAATCAGAGGATTTTCATTTAATTCATTAGACTCTTTCATTTCTCCACTATCTACATAATCTGCTGCAGTATCAATATAATCTGCTGCTTTAGTAATTTTTGATTGAACCCAAGCCTCAATATTTCCTTCTCCCTTCATTTTTTTACGAAGTCTTTTTGCTGCAGAAATAATTGTAGAAAGTTCAGAGCGAGCCATTGAATACTCATGATCATAAGACTTCAGGAAAATTTCCAGGATGAACAGTTGCGATATTATATTTTAATTGGTTTGTTGTTAATGCAGATGGTCTAGAAAACATATCCCAATACTTAGATCCATACTTACATTCATCACGAGTTTCATCTTTTTTACATTTAGGGCAATATCTAATCATTCCTTGCTCCTCTTTTACTGGTATGCAATTTGGAACCAATTTTTTACCTTTCTTTTTCATTCCTTCTTCCTTATACCCATCCCAACAATCTTCTGATTTTGTTCCCCAATTTGCAGCACCAACTTTACGACATTTGACCAATGCTCCTGAAGCATATGCACTTGGCCAGACATCATATCTTGACTTAACTTTTTGGTAACAGGCATCTTTTTTACCACTACCTTTACCTGGTTTATCTTTAACTTCTTGTAAATCCATTTCTTCAGTTCTTACGTTAGTTGGTTTTGCTCCACCAGTTTTTTCTGGTTGATTAGGATCTAGACGATTTTTTCTTCTTCTTGCCTTTTCCTCTTCTTCTGGAGATAAATTTGCTGCCATTTTAGAACTACCGCATTTTGGTGTAGAAGTTTGACCTGGTTGGCGAGCACATGGTTTTCCTGCATATTTGCCTCCAAGTTGAACCCAACCTTTTTTTCCATCAGAAGACTTTGATTTGCCAAACCAGTCATGAAGACCTTCATCACCAGAAGTTGTTTCTTCTTTTACATCTTTGAACTTTTTATGATGCTTTTTAGCATCAGATTCCATTTTTTTCAAACGAGTATAATAATCTGGAATTTCATCAAGATGTTGAAGAGCAATATCAGTTGCTAAGTCTTTATCCTTTGTATGCTCATGTTCAATTGGAATACCCATTTCAAGTTGCTTCTTTACAAAAGAAACTTCAAGACGATGTTTTTTTGCAATCTGTTCAACCGATTTATGAGATTTCAATTCGTGCATTTCATTGAAAGGAGATTTTGATTGAGTTGATTCACCTTTTGCTCTTTTTTTACGAGCAGCACAGTGTGCTTTTTGAGAAAATCCCTAAGGACTATCACAGTTTATTGATCTTTTGTATTTGTCAGACCAACTCATTAAAGTATATGTTTACTCTTTATTATTTAGAAAACCTTGCTTCAGTAGTTTAGAAAGTTCTGATGTAGAACCAACAAAAACAGCATTGTTAGTTACATTATTTGTAGTTTTAACAGTATCTTCTTCTACATCTTTTAATTTTTTTTGTAAATCTATAAGTTTATCTGTCACGTCACCGACACTTTTAATAAGTTGCCCAGCAACTTCATAAGCTCTTGGACTTCCACCTTCTCCAGCAAGTTCCATAATTCCATTGATTGCTTCCTGACCCTTTTCAATCAAAGAATATAAATTTGCACGTGTATATTCATAATCTTTTTTAATGTCATCAGTTTTTAAGGGAGTAATGTTTAAATCACTCCTGTCTTTTTCTACTTCTACGATGCTACTCTCTATATTCAAAGATGCATCCAAACCATCATAATTATTTTTCATATCTTATTAAATATCAGTTTGTCTTGTAGGACTAAATTCCTTACCGTCAAAGAACATTTCAATTGACTCATCAAATCCAAAATCATCAGTTGGTTGTGCATCAATTGGATCGGGAGTTACAGTATATCTCATCTCTCTCTTTGCAGTCTGAGTATCTGTACCAGTATAATAATCAACTTGAACCTTACGAATAAGACCATCCGTACTTTCAGCAATAGGACCAAATAGATATGTTTTAGCAGTAAAATTGAAAGTATAAATCAATATTCTTCTAGATGAAAAATCTCCTTCATAATCATCTGTAAAAGAAACATTATCAAGAACAACTGGAATATCTCTTTTTCTCCAATCGAATCTACTAAATCAACTGTTAACGTAAAAGCAGGTTGAAAATATGGCAGAATTTGTTCAACAACTTGTAAAGCATCATCTTGAATTTTACTCATCAAATTAAGTTGAAATCCAAGATTATAAGGAACAGGAAGGTATACTTTTTTAAGATTATTACCATCTTGTACTTTAAAAGTTTGCGTTATATTTGCTTTTCTTGTAGGATCGTATTGTATTGATGTCATCTCAAAAGACAATCGAGGAAGAGTCATTGCAATTGGTTTATTTAATTCCGACTGTTGTTCAATCCTAGCAAGAAATTTTTGCATTGGACCATAAGCTAATGGAACTTTTATCTGACTAATACTGCCTCCAGAAGAATCTTTATGGCGAATATTAATATCATTAAATAAAGTACCAAAGGAGATAACAGTTCTTCTAATAATTTCGTGGTAATAGTAAGTACCTAGCATTAAAATGTACCAAATGGATTTGACTCTGAAAAATCTATAATATTGTCCGCTTCAGTTTCAATTTGTTTATTTTCACTATATTTATCATATTCATCCCACTCTTCAAATGATGAGACTGCATACCTTGCAGATGATGCTGCTCCAATAATAAGTTCCCCTGGATAAAATCCTTTAATTGTCGCTCCAATACTTACAATAGAAACCTTAAGTACATTAGTATCTTTATCCCAAGACTTAACTCTTGCGGTCGTATAAGACCTTGTTCCGGTAACAATTTCATTAAATATGTAAGTTCCAATTCCAGAAATAATCGATGGAGATTGAATACTTACAGTAGGTGCCTGTGTATATCCAATTCCTGCATTAGAAATACGAATATCAGATACTTGCTCACTGGAATTTATGGCGGCAATTCCAATAGCAGTTTGTCCAGTTCCTACAGATCCCACAATTGTTACTGTTGGAGTTTCTTTATAACCATTTCCATTATTTGTTACAGTAAAGTTTATAATTCCATTCGCAACTGTTTCTATGGAACAAGTTGCAATTGCACCAGCACCACCGCCACCAGTAATCTGAATTGTAGGTGCTACAGTGTACCCTGAACCAGCGTTAGTAAGCAGGATTTGACTTACAGACCTAACTCCACCAATTGCTGAAGTAATCGCTACAGCAGACGCATTAGTGCCTCCTGCAGGGGCAGTTGATATAGAAACAACGGGGTTTGATGTGTACCCGTATCCATCATTATTCAAATAAATTTGTCTGATATATCCTGTTCCTATTGTTGCTGTTGCTGCAGCCGTTGTACCAATACCAATTAAATTCAAAGTTGTAATATACCCTTCATTTTGAATTGTCTTATCAATTTCATCAATTGAAGTATCGATAACTTCATCCTTATATTCGAAGAGTTCACATTTTAGTTCATAGACATATAATTTACCCAATTGATAAAATGGTTGTTCATGCTCTACAAATTTAACTTCAAATAATCTTTGACCAAGTGGAAAATAAATTAAATCTCCTTCACGAGGTCTTGATGCTAATTCAATTTCTGGATCATTTTCATCTAAAAAGGGGGCAATAAAATCTTCATATCTTTCTCTTGATATGACTAAACTTACTTCATCTTTCAAACTTATTCCAAATTTTGTTAAAAGATCTCCCTGCCCACTGTATCCTTCATAGTTATTAATATACGCTTCAATAGCGTAGTTATCATCAAATTTAGATGATGAAATTTCTCTTAAAATAGTTTCCCTTCTAACAAATTTTCTTGGAATATAGATAACTTCAACCCCATAAATTTTAAGCTGCTCATTAATCAACTCTTGAACGAGTCTTTGTTCGTTTGGTGATCCTTGAAGAAAAAAGGGATTAAGTGCCATTATCCAATAAAATCGTAAGGAGGAAGTTCATAATCCATCGACATTCTCTGTCTGATGCTCTCTAATTCTCTTTCAGCATCATCATATATTTCTCTACCATTCAATTCAATTCCACCAGGAAGTTTAACTCCCCTAAATTTAATTAAATTCTGACCCCACTGACGTTTCATCAACGCAGTCAGATATTTTTTTAAGAAACTATCATTATAAACTTTGGTGAAATCATTTGGATCTGAAAATTCTGTAACAATCAATAACTATAAAAGTATCTTTTTCTTTCGCTCCCCAATCAATATCAAGATACAATCTATTTTGTCTTTTATTAAAACGTATCTGCTTGTCTGTTGATAAAAGAAAATCAATATCTTCAAGATAAGTTTTTACCATTGCATATTGTAAGAGTTCAACAGAGTTGAAATAATACAAGTCATTTAAGAAAAGTTGATATTTAATACTGAACATTCCAGCGGAAATTGAACTAGTATCAAATTTAAAAACTTTTTCAATGCCTATAACACTATCAGGAACTTGAATAAAGTTTGTGTTTTCATAAAAATTGAATGATGTTGTCCCAATTCCAGAAATTGTCGTAGTTCCAGTTGTAGTTACAATTCCAACTCCATTTGTATATTTTGCTCTTGCTCTATCTAAATCTGCTTGTGTAATTTTGTACTTTAAGTACATTCTTTCAACACCATCAAAGTGTCTTTCATGAAAATACTGTAAAGCATCATCAACTAAATCATCAATTTGTTCGTCTGATATATTAATTTCTAATACCGGTGCCCCCAGTCTTCTGAGACAGTAATCGATTAATTCTTGTCTACTTGTAGGTTTTGACATTAGTACAATCCTCCATCGATTGCCCCTGACCAGGTTGGAACTCCAGCGCCATTAGTTGTCATTATATAGTTGCTATCATCAATTCCATTTTGTGGACTTTGAGTGGATACCATTAATCCAGAAGAATTAAAATATGGCATACCATTTGTATAATATGGACCATAATATAATCCACCAGGTAATAGTAGTAATACCAGTTATTCTTGCATTTCGTGCAGTAAATTCATCAAAGAAAATATCATCATTTACATATAAATCACCACCAATATAAACATCATTTCTAAATGTTGATACTCCTACAAAAGTAGAAACACCTAAAACATTAATTCCTGTATTTGCAGTTAAGATACCTGCAAATATTGCACCATCTCTAAAAGTAGCAAGTCCAACTATTGTTGAAATTCCACTTACATAAAGTTCTCTAACTGAAGCGATTCCACCGATTACATTTTCAGCACTAACTGCTCTGCCTCCAGCAGATCCAGAAAGGCTGGAAATAACTTTAACGGCATTTTGTTGCCCAACTCGGACTTTAATATCTGCCATTATCGAGTAGCTCCTTCTCTTACAAGAACCATACCTTCAATGACCCTGTTTTTTACACCAAATTCGTCAGTAATAACAACATCATAAATGTATCTTCCAGGTTTAATTGCAGATGTTTCTGCTGCAGTTAATCTAATTAAGATTTGTCCAGCGGATTCGGATTCAACAGTGGCAGTAAAACTAATTGCAGATGTACTCCCAGACCACTTTCTCATCTGAGATGCAACGGTATAATTTGTTAAATCAAAGGAAGAATTAGTTGCAAATCCTTCTAAAGTAAAAAGTTGGCTAAAATTAGCTCCTGTGTTTATAACCAGGTTATTGACATATACCGCTGCCATCTATTTTTAGAGACCTACTTTTTATTTATATCTGGTGTTGGTCCGAGTGTTGCCAGCACCTCTTGCTGTCTAAGATATAATTTACAATATAATTTTGAAAATTTTCTTAGTTCATTAATGTCTAGTTCATCAATTATTCTAGAATGTTTTTCATATTCAAATAATTTATTAATTGATTCAAGTTTAATTTCATCTGGATCCATTAACAATCTCCTTAAGTAAAGATTTAATTTCTTCAATATCTTTTTTCATATTATCAATTTCATTTTTTTGCAGTGCTCTATTATTCATAGCATTAACATATTGTGTATATGACACATTATCGCAGTTAATTATAGCACCGGTCTGTTCGTCACGATACAGATTTGGATGTCCTTGTACTGGTATCATTACGCTAGGGCAATACTTCTAAGATCTCTAAACCTTGGAGCATATGCTTGTGATCTTCCTGACATGACGAGTTTAATTGTATATCCAGTGAAACTTCCAAGATTGTTAGCACTAAATTCATATTCTAAAAATTAATCCTTTAAGCTTGCAGGAACAAACACATCTGGAAGTCCACTGTTTTTGGATGGATCAACAATATCCAAATATCCGTCTTGATTATTGTCAATAGTTAAATTATTGTATCCAGGGAATAGTTCAAATGCTTGACTTACTTCACTCGAATCGGGTCTAATTAAACTATAAAGAACTCTAAAATCTGCAGTTGAATCTCTATAAGCACTTAATATAACTTTCAGAGATGTTGCTGGTTGTTGCAGTTTTACGGTATTTGAAACATAAATTGATGCATGTGGATCACCAATAATGTTATTAACTCTATTATCTAAAGTATAATCTGCAATTGGAGAATTTAATCTGTTACTTATAAGTTGTGCAGAAGACTCCTGCCAGAAAATAACAGGAGAAACGTTTTGATCGGTTGTTGATAAATCAACTTTAACGGTAAACGATTTATTTCTCAATACAGATCCAAGATATGTTTGCTCGTTAATATTTGAGCATACAATTCTAGTCGAATTTAGATTATTTGCAACTCCTATTTCTACAGGTTCATAACCTAAATCTACAAAAGAACTTTCAGTTCCATTTACACTAGTTCCAGATATGGTTCTTATTTGAGCAAGACTAGAAGTTACTGCAGAAGGATTGACAACTGATATTTGTGGAATAATGGTATTAAACTGAATGTTTTCGGAAGATCTTACTTCAGTTCCGCCGCACAACGCATTGGAATTAAATGATAACTGAGGAGCACTAGTAATTGATCCATCTGTTGATCTATTAGTTACATTAGCATCAAATGCAAATCTATCAACTTCAATATAGTAATTATCAATATCAATGCCAGTATCGCTAATATCATGTGTTTTGTTAATTCTTCTTAAGGATACTCCACCAAGTTCATACTTATAAACTTGTGTATTGGTTGGATAAGTTAGAACTAGCGTGGAATCAATACCTCTAGTAATTCCATTTAATGTACCACTTCCTACAGAAGTATATTTAATAATTTCATTTTCAATCTTAACAAATCCAGGATTTGTTGCGCTTACAGTAAGACCTTCAAAAGTATTGAAGTTAGATGTAGAAGCAACACTAATTGTCGTGTTTGTTGATGTAATTGGTTGTGCAAGAGATGTGGGTATGATGTCAGTAATTGCATTTGAAATAGTTATCTTGTTGGTATTCGCATACATTCCATGATTAAAGTGATTTACTCTAAAGAAGTTTCCAGCGTTAATACCACCAATTGCAGTTGATGAGAGGACACTTGTACCAGCAATTGAAGTGGCATTTCCAGAAGTATCATAATAAACTAAGGTTGAAATACCTGCCGTTGTGAAAGAATTCCCTTGAACATTTGAAAGGTATAATGTATCAAGACCTGTAATAGAGTTAATTGTAATTCTTGCGTTTCTTCCAGACACTGAAGAAACAGAAGATGTGACAATTCCAACAACATCACCAACAGAATATCCATTTCCTGGACTTACAATTGTCGCAACACCTACAACACCACTAGTAGCAGTGATGTTCAGAGTCAATCCTGTTCCATTACCAGTGATTGCGTATGTTGAAACTACACCATTTGAGTAATTTGTTCCACCAGTGGTTATTCCAATTGTTGCAACAGAACTTCCAGTACCAACAATATAGCCATTAAGTATATGGAGTTCCAACTGAAGAAACTTTTCTACCTGTAGTTAAGATACCGATATTTGTTGCTGAAGTTGTAGTTGTAATTCCAACTTTAAGTTGTCTGGGTAATAAAGTGAATGGATTTGAATCTAATTTTGGAACATATCCATTACTTTCGTTTAGGGTTGGATTATGGAAGAATGCACTTCCTGTAGAAGAAACAAATTTAGATTTATACAGTTTAAACTTTAAATCTTGATATTGATTTGCTGTCCATATAGATCCATTTTGTGATTTGAATAGACTTCCTAAAGCAAACTGTCTTGAATATCGAATGCTTTGTGAGTCTGGTAAGGTTGAGGTTTCAATAGTCTTTTGACCCATTTCAGCAATCCAAACTTCATATTGAATCACTTTGGGGTGCAAGAAGAACAATTGCATATTCTAATCCTGGTGCAAGGTAAATAGGATGATCAAATGTAACTTTTGTTGCAACCGACGCATTTTTTGAAATTTGGATATCACTTGGTTTTAGTGTTACTGGATTTCCAAGAATTTTTGTTGTTGGCGTTCCTAGTTCAACGGTTCTAACTTCAACAGTAAGTGGTGCATTGCCAGGATCTTTATTTGCAAAATACAAATCAACTGCAGTTAAAAACGCACCATTAACGTCTTCATTTGGAGTGTTTCCATTTAAGTTGTCTGTAGATGCACCAACAGTAAATGACTGCGCTAATGGATCAACATAATAAATTGTTGTTGTAGATGTAATTGTTCTTTGTTTTTGCTGCCAAGTTCCTTCAGACTTATAAATTGTCTCTCCACTTGAAATCAGATTACTTCCAGGAAGAGGAACTTCGTTAGTTGAACTAGATGTCAACTTGTAAACTTTAGATCCTGTTGCAATTCTAATCGCAGGAGTTGGATTTGTATTTGGATCTTTGAGGAAAAATGCTCCTGCTAAAAATCCATTAGAAATCACTAATTAATCTAAGATCTTTTACATAAGCAACTGCACCGCTTGTTTGCCCAACAAGTTTCATACCCAATGCTAAATATCCAGAATACAAACCTTGTGCTTCAGAACATAAAGATTCCGTATCAATATTTAAAACCTTAGATGATGCACTGTAGGACGCTGGAATATTTTCTGTAGTCGAATATGGGTTTGTCGTATATGTAACTGATGGATCACTATATGGACCTTCTTTATGATTTGCTTTTGCAACTCTAAAACTAATTGCCTGACTTAAAACTCCAGAAGTAGTATTTACATATCCAAAAACTTTTTCACCGACTTGGAAAGATGATGAAGCACCGTAGTTTTGAAGAGTTAAGTCCGTAGCAATTTCTACAAGTTTTGGAACAAAATCAACCAATCCATTTCCATCTAAGAATTGGTAATATCTAGTTAAAGGTCTTAAGTTTACTGCTTTAAATCCAGTATTTCTGGATCTCATATATAACTCTTTTCCAGTTGCAACAACTTGATCAACGGTTGAAGTGCTAGTGCTTTGCCCAACAACTTGATAACGTCCAGTAGCATACAACCATACCCAATTTGTTTGGTTAACATTTACGTCTGGAAGACGAATAGTTCTAACCCAACTATCACTTGCTGGACTTAATTTAATAGTTCCACTATAAGAGACAATATTGAATGGATTAACGTTTTCAACCTTAGTTGCAAATAACTGTTCAATCCAACCAATTGAATTATATTTTAATGTGAGAATTTCTCCAGTTTTTTGAACATTTGAATCAAATAGAGTAAAGTTTTGGGATAAATCTAATGTCTCATCTGTAACACTTTCGGCAGAAACTGGTTTAAGATTTATTGTATTTTTACTAGTTTGTGTTATTAATTCATCATTATCAGTATCTACTTCAATTTTAGATATTTCTAAATTAATTAAATCTGTATTTTTAAAGTCGTCAACAAAGAATCCTGTTTTAAAGCGACTTAATCCTTGTGCATCACGTATTTGGAGTGTTTGTGTATTAAGTTCTAATAAAGATAAAGAAGTAACTCTTTCTAAATTGTTGACTCGATTTTCAATCTTGCCAATATCACGCATCGTATATCTCTTATTATCCACAAGAGTTATACCTGCGTCTTTAGGATTGTATAAGTATGGTGGTAATGTGATTGTAGCAATTTCTATGGAATCGCTTGGTTTTGCTGGTTCTTTTGGTTGTACTGCTGGAGTTCCTTGAACCACTGCAAATTTGCCATTTTTATCAATGAAAAGTTTATCAATTCTTCCAAGATAAAACTGATATCCAATTAAAGCACTTTCATTGGGGGACATTAAAATTTTTGGTTCTGATCCAAAAGATCTTGAAGAAAAATCAAAAGGTGATGCTGAAGTGCTTGTAAATTGAGAAACTCTTGGTCTAAAGTCTAGAGTATCAGAAGATCTAATATTATTTTTACCAATTAATGGAATGTCTGAAGTAAATCTTTCGCCATCATAACTATTAACAGTAAATACATCTCCGGTATCACTTGTAGGTACAGAATAATAGTCAAAAACTACTAAAAGTTGTCTTGATGGAGCACTTTCTCCAGAATTTCGAACAATTTTTGAATAATCATAATATTGAATCTTTTTGCCCTTTATCTAAGGTATATTTTGTTGTTATATTTTTAAAACTTCCAAGAGTAATAGTAGAAATTGTAGTTTGAATGTTAGATTCTTCAAAAATTACCTGTTCTCCTTCAGAGAGAGTATTTCCATTAAGATAAACAATCCCTAAATTGTTTGTGGAAGGTTTTGAAACAATTCTGGCGACTGCGTTACTTGTTTTTCCAATAATATTTTCTCCAATAATTGCATTACTATCGACATTTACTACAGAACTAAATGAAAGTCTAGTTGGAACTGGAGCATTTGTATCAAGAGATTCATAAATTGCAATTACTTTAACAACATCTGGATAATTTAAACTAATTTCTTCGTCCTGAACTCTTAATCCATAATATTGATTATAAATTAACCCATCATTAACAGAAGTGTTTACACCAACACCAGATTGTGGATTTTTAGACAAAGTTATATTAATAGTTTTACTTCTATTAAACTGCTTGACTTTGCTTTGAATAGAATTTTTTACAAAAGTGGCGTTAATTACTGAAATGGATTTGTTGGAAATATTTGTAAATGTTACTTGAGAAGAATTGCCACTTAAAGCAACTTTATCTGAAGTTAAATTTTCAATTGTTCCATCAGCATAAAAAATTGAATATCTTTCTTCGTCAAATGCTTCAAATCTTGCAGAAGATGTATTAATTCCAAGATTAAAATTACTGGTGCTGACTGTAAGAGATCCACCAGAAGGAGTTAAAGTTCCTGTTGATTGTGCAGTAAACGTAATTGTTGAAGTGCTTAAATCTGTGGAAGCAATATTTGAATCTGGAAGTTGTGCATACAAAAATCCCTTTTCATCGTTTAGAATTTTTGTTTCACCTAGAGAGTATGATCCACTATATTGAGAAGTAGGTAATGCACCATCACAAACACCGTTTACACTAGTAACACTAGCAAGTGTAAGTGATAATCCAGTAGAAGAGACAGAAGCAACTCTATTATATGTTTCAGTAGATATTCCTGCTCTTTGATATCTAACTATATTATCTGTTTTAATTCCGACAAAACTAAATGGGGAAGAAACTGTTGCTGTGCTAACTCCAGCACTTGCAGCAGTAATTGTGATTGTTTCTGGTCTTAAAGTTTTACTTAGTTGTGTATCTGCTATAAAAGCAGTACTAAATCCTGATATAGAAGTTGGTTGATGAACCAATCTAACATCCTCTATACTATAAACCTTAATAGAAGATATAAATCTAGAGTAATTTTCTGATCCATTGATTAAAATCTGTTCACTAACTGAAAATGTTCCAGAAGTTTGACTTAAAAGAACAGCAGACCCACTAATGGAAGCAACATACCCACTTGCACCGCTACTTTTTCCTTTTATGAAAGAAGATGTTGGTAATTCAGTTGAAGTTAAAGATTGATTTAAAGTTAATTCAGTATAAGTTTGAACATCATATAGATACAAGTCCCAGTTAGTAGTTTGATTTGAATATGCAGCATCAGTTACGTTAAATGTATAAACCCTTGCAGAACCAACGGTTGAACCTGCAGCAACAGTTGTACTGTCTTTTCTTCTACCTTGAAAATATACGATTCCTTTTTGAACTGGAGCACCAGATATATTATTAACTCTAACTAAATTCCCCATTTCAAAAGGAATATTTACAGAAGAAACTGTATTAGTTGTTCTTGGTTTTGAAACATCTAAAATTTCAACTCCAGTTTTTTCTACATCATATCCTCTCACATAAGCTTTACCTGGAGACATTTTAAAGCACATCAAATCATCTGATGGTGTGTTTCCTTGCTCTGTTTTTTCTGTATCAAAGAATAAACCATCATTACCAATTCTATTATTTAATGAATTGTTTAATGAAAATTGAAAAGGAGTAACGACATAATCTCCAGATTCATCATAAGTTCTTTGTGCTAAGTAATCTTTTATGTTTGAATATGTAGATTTGGTTTCAATCTTCTTAATTGCGCCATTTTGTACTCTAAGTAACTCTACAAAATCAATATCATTATTATCAGTTAAAAGTCTTTTTGTTAAAGTTAATGAAATTTTAAACCTATCCGCTCCAGGGGCAGCATAGTTTGTAAAACCTTTTGCATTATCATACAAACTAGAATCATCTCTAGCAGTGATAATTTCTTCATTAATTCTTAATCCTACTCTATAAGAAGGAGTATTTGTATAATAATCTAAAATAATTGTTTGTTTTGGAACTCTTACGAAAGTTCCTCTAATAAAATATACACCTTCACCAATTGATGCTGCAAATCCAATCGAAGTTGAATTGGAAATGATTGTGGTGGCAAAAGGTGTTCCAGATGTAATTGTAGTAGATTGATATGTAATATTCTCTTCAATGTATAAAGTTTCATTATCTTTGAAAGAACTTACCTCAAAATTAGAATCTAGAGCTAAGATATTTTACATATAAGGTTACATATTCTACATCAGAATTTGGAAGTTGAACTAACTGAATATTTGCAGTAACTCCAGAATCGGTTCCTATAACTTTTTTACCTACAAATTTTTCAATGTAGTTTGATATATCAACACCGTACTGTAATTGATTTAATTTAACTGCATAAAACTGCCCATCGTATGCAATATTTCCAGGGATCACCATTGATCCGTCTTTGAAAATATGACTTCCGAACGATTCTACTTGATCTTGTAGAATTGATTGTAATGTGTTAAGTTCACGAGCTTGAATTGCCCTTCCTGGATTAAATAGGACCTTGTAATAGTTCTTATCCCTTGCACCCACATTCACTTCCGAAAAATCATCAAAATATGGATTTATATTGAGATTAGTTTTTTGACCATCTTTTAGAATTCCAGGATAATTTTAACGTCTTCTTTTTGTCTTAAACTTCTAGAAACCGTAGGTCTGTTATCAATGTAAATTATTTCTCCAGACTTATTATTTATTTGTGGTTTTGCAAGACCATCTGTAAACTGAACTCCCAAATTGATAATTCGATTGGAAATAGTTACTTTATTATCAGAAAATGTAGTATCAATACTTGCAACAAAACCATCTCCGGTAACTTGCAAATTGCTATCAGACACAAAATCTATTGCACTACCTGAAGATGTTCCTGAAGTATTGAAAAATGAAGAAACTCCAACAAAATCTTGATATGTGGAACCATTACCCCCATTAAAATATAAAGAACGATCTTTGTAATACTTTAAAACTTTCGTTTCATCATCATATGATGCCACATATCCAACTGCTTTTTTACCTGTATTTGTATTAATTTGTTGAATTCTTGTGCCAACACTTATCGCAGCATTTGACGGTGTAACAGATGATAATTTTATGGCGTATAAAGAAGAAAAATCGTTTTCATTATAAACTGTTGTATTAATTCCTGTAGAATCATAAACAGTAGGATTTTTTAAAATCCCAATCTGAGCAAATTTAGCGTCAATTGGAAAATTCTTTGTAGAATCATCAAATCGAGCATAGACTAAAATTCTATCTGCACCTAACTCTTTGTAAATATCAAATCCGTGACCCTTAGAAGGTGGAATAATAGGAACTAATTCTGCATATGTTGAAGGGGTATTAGCACCTGTAGTTCCCAAGTCAACTAGAGCATATGTATAATTTTTTCCTCCAGAAGTTACTACAGCATCAGTAATTTTTCCTTGAGTTGAATCAATTTGTATAGAAACTCTACCACCAGATCCGTCACCAACTAAATTGCAAGATTGACCATTTTGTAAACTGTATCCAACTCCACCATTTTTTACATAAACTTTTTTAATTTGGTTTTCATTTAGAGTTGAATCGCCATTTTCTCGTACTGCAACAATTTGAGAATCTGTACTTGTCTGCCAATTATTTGGAATAGTAATATATTCTGTGGTATCAAATTTTACAATATCACTAGGAGATGTTGTATATAAGTATTTCCAAGTATACCCATCACTTAATTTGGATGGTTCTAAATCTGTAAAAGTTGGTTCTACTTGGGATGCATTTTCCAGTTGTATTAATTCCAGTTGACCCATTATCAACACAAATATAAACTCTATAATCAGAATTAATTACATAATAATTTGCATCATATAATCTCATTGCACCAGTAATTGGAGATGGTGATAAAATACTATAATCTGGTCTATACATTTCATATCGTTGACCAGAAACCCAATTAATTTTTCTAACTACTCTTCTAATATTAGCACTAGTGATTTTTTTACCAAATAAAGCAGTTGACTCATAATGATTTGAATAATCAATATTATCTATCGGATTTGGAGGTGTAGAATTCCAATTAGCATCTCTTCCAAATCCAGATGTTGTTGGATTGGATAATCCAACAAAAACATAATATGAATTTGCAGACTTCTGAACTTCGTCTATAAAAGTAGACGCATTCAGTATTCTAAATTAATCTGTTACAAATGCAGACATCTGAATATTGTTTTTTCTATATTTATATCACGTTAAAGAATCTTTTTAATTGGTCCAATACTTCTCAATCCATATCCTCTTCTTTGAATTGTTGGAAAGGTTGATAATCCAACATCAACATTATATCCAGAAACTGCTATTGAAACTGGAGAAGATGAGCGAGTAAATCCATACATTTTACCCCAAGAGAACTTACCAACCGTTAATCCTGTTGTTGCAATACCCACAACCGAAGAATTTGATCTAATATTGCAAGTTATAATTCCTAGAGAAGTATTAAATGCACTAATCTGATATACATTATCCAAGAATGTAGTTCCAACACCAACAATACTAGAATCATGATTGACAATTGATGTTACTCCACTTCCTACGCAAGTATTGTAAATGTAAATTGGATATCCAACTGCCCAGTCAGTAAACGGTGCCAATGCAGGATTTAAGGTAAACTTAATTGCAAGGTTAGTACCAATTCCAGTTGCAGTTGCAATTCCAATAATATTTCCAAAAGATCCAGCAACTCCAGTGATATTTTTGATGTTTTCATAAATTGGATTTGAGAGAGGAACAATAACTTCAGGCACATTTGAAGTAGTATATCCAAATCCTGGATTGATTATTGTAACTGAAGAAGTGAGAGATCCATTGACGACTGCAATTGTTGCAGTTGCTGTTGTACCCAATCCAACTCCAACAGAAGGTGGTGCAGAAATTTTAACTTCGACAGAAGACCCAGTATATCCACCACCAACTTGATTAATTGTTAAAGTTTGAATAGTTCCTGCTACAGAAACGGTTGCCGTAACTGCTGCGGAGACAGGATCTAATGAACCAGATACTATTAAACCATCAAAATCAGTTGGTGCATCATAACTAAAGAATTTAATATTGTCTACAAAAATTTGATTAGTTGTTGAAGAAAAATCTGATATTATCTTTGCGGTTGGATATATTTGAGATTCTACAGAATCTCTTGCTTTTGATACTGTGTTTCCATCAATAACTTTATCAACTTTTTGTTTTATCCAACTTAAATTAAGTTGTCTATCAGGTTGTGAATTAATTCCTTGGAAGAAATAATTATTAGTTTGAATTTTATCGGCAGATGGGATATCAAAAATATTTCTAATCTCCTGAGTGGTTGTAATTCCAAGATAATTATTGTTACTAAATGCTTGTACAGAATCTCCAATTTTAAGAGTTTCTGAAACATTTACTTGAGTACTATCATTACCACTTCCTCTGTAGAAGAAGATTGCAATGTTGTCCTCTGTTTTAGGTGGTTGAGTAAAAGTAAACGATGTACCACCATTAAATTGATATGCAACGCCTGGTTGTTGAAGAACACCATTAATAAAAATAATTAATAGTGTATTAAAGTCAATCAGTTGAGAATCAGGATCAGAATTATTTTTTTCAAAACTTAACAACTGAGAATTATAATATAGAGGGAATCTAGTTCTAGATCCATTTTGATAAGTCTTTACACTATCAATATAATCCATTTGCCCAAATTGCCAGGCGGAGAAGGAATCTGTAAATGTACTAAGAATAGTTAATTGGAATTCTGATACTGGTTGAGAAAGACCATAAGCAGTAACAAGACCAACTGCTCTAACCACGTCTCCAGGTTTAAATCCATATCCATTTCTTACAACTTTAAATCCAGTAACTTCAAATAATGTAGATCCAATACCAGTAGTTGAACTTGCTCCAACATCTACATTTAATAGTAAACCTACTCCAGCATCAGTAGTTGAACCAATACTTAGTCTTGAGACACCTGTGATTGGTAAATTACTATAATTTGGTGGTGATATGGTTATAGTTGGATTTGTATATGCAGTTCCAGCGTTAACAACGTTAAATGAAAGGGTCCCGCCAGCCCCAACATTTGCTGTTATTGTTGCTGCTGTTCCAATGTGTCCAGTCTCTGATATAGAAATTATCACTGGTAATCTATATCCAGATCCCCAACTTCCAGTTGTTCCAATACCAATGGAAACAATTGTTCCACCAGCACCAACAATTGCTGTTACTGATGCGCCAACTAAAGGAGCATATCCAAGACCTGGAGTTGAACCAAGAGAAACAATTAGTCCCCCTCTTGGCAATTGATTGACATTTACATCGTCTATAGACACATATGTTGATCCATTTGAAGACGTAATTCCTGAGAATACAATACTACTAATTCCTAAAGTAGTATTTTCTATAATAGAAAAATTGTTATTGGAATTGTTTTCTGTTGTAGGAGTTTGGAATATTCCATTTATGAATACAATGCCATTTCCACCGGTGCTTCCCAAACCAACAGTGTTAATACCATTTACTGTTAATGTATAGGTCTGACCAATACCAGTAAATCTTTCCGAAACATTATCATAAACTTGATTAGTTGTATAATCTTTTCTTAAAAATACTCTACCATTGAATGAAGAGGTTGGTCTGGAAGACCAAAAGTGCTAGAATAGTATGAAGATGTTGTAATTCCCCTTGGTGGATCAGTGAAGTAAATTTTATTATTTACAATATTAAAAGTACCTCTGTAAAGAGAAACTGAACTGTAGTTTGAGTGTGTTGTTGAAGACGATCCAACAAATCCTCTTTGAACATTGACTAAAGGAAATGTTCCAGCAAATGAAATCGGACCAGAGTATGATGTTCCAAATCCAACAGTAATTACCTTCATATATTCATTATCAATTTTTAAAATATCTCCGAGTACAATTGAAGATATTCCACTTAATCCAAAAATAGTAGACGCAGTTCCTATTTGACCACCAGTATTAACTGTGTAATTAAGTAACGAATATGCTATTGGCGATTGAACAATATTATTAATTGAGATTATAGATTTATCATTCTTTTTGGACATTTCGAATTGATGAGAATTTCCTGCTCCCACTGTTGTAAACGTTACAGCAATTGCTGGATTTGCTAATGCATATTCTCTACGTGTTGCAATTTTAAAATTATCGTTATCAATTTTAATTGCATATACTGTAGATGGTAATTTGTCTGTTACAACTCCAACGTTATTCAACGTTGATCCTATACCAACAGAAGTTGAAGCAAATCCAGGTGTTGTTGAACCTGGAGTATAAATCAATTCTTCTCCAGTACTAAAGAAGTGACTTAAAATACTAAACTGACCAGTTGATGGATTAACTACAGCAGAATCTGCAGGATCAAATACTTTTCTAAAAATAGGAGTTCCTTGGTAATTTAAATCAAAAACAGTTTGAGTTTCTGTAAATTGAGAACTAATGTCGTCAATATTAAGAACTCTATTTGTTCTACATTCAATATAATCTGCTAATCTTCTATTTTTTAGTTTTAAAAATCTTGAACTGTTTCCGTCAGTATCAACATCGATAACTAAATCAAAATTATTAATAGTATCAACTCTATTTTCATCTATAAAATTATATACAAAATCTGCATATTGATTGGATGTAATTCCAATTCCAGCATTTTTGACTATTTGAGTGTCCGAAAAATTCTTAAGACCACTTGTATGTAAAAGACTATTAACTGGGCTTACAATATCCACCCATTCTTGATTACTCTTTACAGAATAAGCCAGATTTTGATAATAGTCATTATCAGCAATTACTTGAATATCTTCATCAAGTTTTCCAATATCATCAGACCAACCAATATCTTGTGTTGCGGAATAGTTTACTTCAAATTGACCTAAAGATTCTTTTGTCTCACTGATTGTTGCAATTGTTCCAGATTGTACTCCTCTAACAGTTTGATTTGCCAATAATTCATAAGAACCAGAGACTTTGATATAATTTTTATTACTTTCTGTTATTTTAAGATCACTATTTACATATCCAAGAGAGGTACTAACTTGTAGAGACTCGCCAAGAATAAAGTTTGAAAATTCTTGATTTACTGTAAATCTTGGATAATTTTTGTAATTTACAATAGTTCCATAAATTCCAGTTGTTATCGTTTGTGCAATTCCTGGATTTACTGTCGATTTTAGTTCTCTTAAATCAAATGTTAATACTCTAGGTAATTCTGTGCCAGAATTTGCATAATTAGAAACTGTAAAGAATTTATATCCATAATCTGCTGAGTTAAATCCATCTCCACTAGATCCATATTTCAAAATTCCCTCTACAAAAATTTTATCTCCAACAGCAAAAGGTTCTGTAACAAATCCAGTAAATGGAGTCACTAAGAAGCATGTAACAATACCAATTGCAGACGTTTGTACGGTTTGAATACCAACACCGTTATCATTATTAACTGCAATAATTCTGGAGTCTAATTGAGGCAATCCTTTTGGATTTTGATCTATTTCAACTGATACAATAGCGGTACCATTAATTGTTGGAGTCAGAAATCCAGAGTTAACTATACTTTCAGTAACTGAATTTACAACAATTAAATTAGGGGGAAACGTATAATTTCTTCCGCCAAAGGAAACGTCAATATCAACAATTTCATTTGAATCTTTAATAACTAAGAATTTAGAAATAGACGCTTCTGGTCTTAAAGTTTTATCAGAAGAATATTCAAATCCTTCGTTTAAAATTCTAACTTTATTAATTTTGCCAATACTATTAGATTGTGGTATAATATAAGCACCACTTCCAGAAGTTGATCCTATTCCATCGAAAATTGGTAACTTATTAAAATTAAATCCTGGAGAAATAGTTCTAACTTTAGATATTCCTCCAAAAGATGAAGTAGAAGATGTAGTGTATTCTAACAAATCACATTGTGTTTGTGAATAATTATAATTTTCTGGTGAAACTGGTAAAGAAACTTTAAAAGTAGTATCTGCAACACCAGAAATTTTATAAGTGTTATTATAGTAACTATTAATGAAATTAATTTGACAATAATTTTGAACTTCTAAATCTGGAAGTTTTACTACTCCCGACTGCTCTAATCCATAAAACAGTGAAGATGGTAATTCATCATCATAATTAATTGTCAATGAGGCATTCGTTGACACACCTACAGTACCAACACCTGTTATTGAAAACGTACTAGTTGTTCCAACAGAAATAAATTCATCTTTTAATGTTTGATCGTAAAATATTTTGAACTTATACCCAGAAAGAGAAGAATCTGAAAGATCAAAAACTACGTTATTATTTTTAATTACATCTAGATTTGGATTGATGGGCAGTAGTTTGTGTGTAACTGCTGGTGCCGAATTAATATCAACAAATAAAGGTGGATTGGAAAAAGAATCAATAAGTGTTTGGCATAATTTAATTTTACTGTCATCTACTTTATAAACATAATAAATTCCTGTTGACAATCCAGAGACGACAGTTGGAGAATTGTAAATAACCTTAGTTCCAGTTTTAAAACCATGATTTGAAATGGTAATTTCATTAGAAACTGTATTAATTCCGCTTGATGTAAATTCAACAGGATTGATAATTAATTTATCTTCACTAGAGTTGTATAAGACTTTGATTGATGTAGAAGTGCCAATTCCAACCGAAAGATTTGGTTTAGCAATTAGTTCAATTTCATCACCATTACTCATCTGATGAGAAGTTGATATCGACACAACAGTTGTAACTCTTTGAACGTCACCTTTTATTTGTGAAAAATTAGATCTTATTGAATATTGATGGTCATCAGAACCATTAGAAATAAAGTATAGACCATTAGTAGAAGTTGTAAGACCAACTTGAGTTGTAATTCCAATGTAATCTACAGATTTTTTAATAATATAAACAGTTTGTTCGTTTCCACTAAAAGGTAAATCAAAAGGAGTAGAAGTAGATGTATTTGCCACAGAAATTGCAGAAGCAGTTCCTGGTTTTGTTAAAATTACTTCTTGATTATTTTTAAACGGATGATTAGGTAAATATAAAGATTGTGTTGGTATATAAACTGAACTAATACGTGTCCCTATGATGTAGTTTACAGACACTCCAAGTCCGCTAGTTGTTCCAACACCAACTGATTTTTTGGGATTAAAATAAACTATATCGTTATCTTTAGATTCGAAATAATCTGTTTTTTTATTGATTATAAAGGAATCAGGACTAAAGTAAACTGTAGAAGTTGCCGTATGAATTCCTCCAGATGTATTTCTAGAAACTCTAAGAACATTTTCATATTCAAAAATATTCAATAAAGAAAATGTTTCAGATCCAATACCTATACTACTTCCTATAGAAATATTATCTGGAATACTAGAGACATAAATGTCTGTTACTATTCCTGTTGAAGCATATGCAGGAACATCTCTACCTAACGTAGAAGTATATGAAGTAATTCCAATTTGATAAAATCCATTTATATCACTAAGATTTGTTGAAAATCCAGAAATACTTACATAATCTAAATTTTCTAATTCATGTTTAGGAGAAACTTTTATTTTTATATTTTCACCATCTTGTCGTGTAAATAATACGTCATCATAAGATAATAAACTGGTTTCTAATTTTTGAATTTCTTGCCCTTTAACTCTTGAAACTTGAGCAACTAACCCTCCGCCACCACTGTTAGTTTCGTCAAAAATTAACGAATCACCTACTTTATAATTGGTGCCTGCATCAACAATTTCATAAGATTCAATTTTACCCTTTGTGACAGATTCAACTACAGATAATTGATTAATAAATTCATTAGATTCTAAAAGAAAATCATTGTTTGCAAAAGTATCATTAACTTTATATGGGAAGGTATTTCTAATTAAAGTTGATTTATTAAAATCAAAAGTTTGATTTAATGTTTCATTTTCTCTTATAAACTTGGATCTATATCTGTTTCCAATAAAGTATGGGAAACTTCCGACATTATTTCCATTTCCATCAACTATAGAGGTTGCAAAATAAGCATAAACGCCATTTGGAAACTCTGGTGTTACACAAAATCTTCCGTTATATTCATCCAAATCGCCAGAGTTTGTAAATTTATAGTCTTCTATAAAAAATCCAGGTGAAAATCCAGAAGGACGATTGGAAATATAATTGGTATCTAGAGAGTAACCTGAAACAAGCCTTCTAATGACCGAGTTTCTATTTTTTGGATTTGAATATCCATATGAACCATAAATCGGATTTCCATCATATGCCCATCCAATAATTGGTGAGTGTGTCGCACCGGTGTCGTTAAAGGCACTCTGTACAAGACCAGAATAACCAGAAATTGTATATTGTAAATTATTGTATGAAGAATAGATAACTTCGTTCGAAATCGTTGCATTATCGTTAATATCATCATATAAGAAGTTATTATTCAGGGTAATCGATTTAACTTGTGGATCAAATATTACACCCTTTCCTGATGGTACAATAGAAATTCTGGTATCTAATGTAGAATAACCAGCACCAGGATTAACAATAACAACATCTGAAATTCTATTATTAATGATTACTGGTTTTAAAATTGCACCTGTTCCAATTCCAATAACTTTTAAATCAGGTGTTGAATAATATTCAAGACCTCCATACTGAATTGAAACATCTTTTATTTGTCCGTTAACAACAACTGGAGTAAGTTGGGCATATTTTCCAGATTTAATACTAATTGTTGGTTTATTATGATAATCTAAAATATTAGATCCATAGTCTGATCCAGTTTCATAAACATAAGCATCTATAATTTTTCCTCTTACAATTGGAGTTGCAACTATAGATCCTCTAGATTGGGTACTACCCAAACCAACAGCACTGTATTCTACATTTAAAGATATATTTGGATAATTGAAAATATGATATCCTGTTCCAGTTGATCCCAAACTTACATAATTTTTTCTTGTATAATTTGAAGTTATTGTTGCTCCAACTCCAGCATCAGCAAGTCTAAAAGTATCATTATCAACTTTAAGAACGTAATACTGATTTGTTGTTGATAACCCAGAAATTGGAGTTGAAACTGTTGTTGAAATTCCAGTATTTGAATATACAATAATTTCACCATCTTTAAATCCATGATTTACAAAAGAAATAGAATCATTTATTGTAGAAATTCCTGTTGACTTAACTCTTAACTTTCTGTTTGTATAACCACTTCCACCATTAATAATTTTAATTTGAGTTAAAGTATTTTTTGGTTCTGTTAAGAACTTTTGAATTCCCGCTGTTCCAATTGTAGTAAATCCTACAGTATTAATACCAGAATTATAATCTGACAGCGATTGATATAGTTGAATGGTTCTATCATTTACATATTTTGCATAATAAGTTGATCCATTTTTTAGAGTTTCTCCACTATCAAAATTTAGACCTTGGAAAGTCGCAATTCCAATTGATGGATTATTTCCTGGACTGTAAATAATTGGTTGACCGTTTATAAGATTATGATCTGATACAAATGTAATAGTTTCAAAGGTTGTGTCTATTCCACCACCATCTATAAGTTCTCTTGCATCAAATTCAATTTCTCTACTTCTCTTTTCTATAACTGGTTCAAATGTTGCACCAGATCCATTACCCCCAGTTAAAGTAACAGAAACAATTACATCAATATCAAAATTTTGAGGATCAATATAAATTGTTTCTAAAGACCCACTTATAACTGGTTGAATGGAAGCATTTCCAGAAGAAAACTCCAATAACGGATTATTAATTACATCATATCCACTTCCTCCGTTTAAAACATTTACCGATTCTAACGGACCATAATAAACTTTATTATTTGTTTTATAGTTTAAAATTTCAACGCCATTCACCAACATTCCGACAGAACCTGGTTCAGTTAAATCAGATTTACCATCTCCCTTATTAAATGGAAGTGGAAATTTTCTTAATATTTTTTGTGGAGATAAGATTTTTTCTTTTTGTGTTCTAAGAACAAAATTATGAGTTCCTGCTGTTAATGTTCCTAAACTTATATAATTTGAAGATCCAATGACATATCTAGAATTATACAATCTAATTGAAGTTGCACCTGCACCAACTTCAACAAAATAAAAACCTTTAGACAATCCAGAAATTGATGATTGTGATGGTTCATAATAAATTTCACTTCCTGTTAAAAATGAAACAGGAGTGCTAAATGCTACACTTGAATATAAACCAGTATCTTCATCAAGTCCTAATACTCCAGAGGCATTATATGAAAAAATAGATTTTGTTATCTGATATGAAGGCAACGAATTAGATGCCACATACATGTATTCATTATTTTGATTATAAACATTTTGTACATCTGCTGTTGTTGGATTAAATTCCAACGGAACAATTGAAGAATTTGCATTTTTTAATTTTCTTCTTACATCATAATTAAAACTTTGGTTTAGGGTAAAAGAAGTGCTAGTTGTAACTTGTTTTCCTGTAATTTGAGTTACTAAAAGATTAGATGCAACAACAGTTTGCGAATCTCTATTTAAAATATCAATATAATCCCCTATTTTAAGACTAGATTTATCAATATCACTTTTCAATACAATCTGAGAAATTGCACCTGAGGCAAAAGTATCAATTTCATATCTTGAACTCGTATTATAAATCCAACTATTTGCAAAGATTTCCTTATAAGATGGATTAGTAGATGGATTTTTAATTATTTCTCCTACACTTTTAACAGATATAATTTCATCTGAATTAATTGGAGAATTTTGTTCTACAACATTATATTTTGATAAAACTCCAGTAAGTCTTAGTTCTACTTTTTTAGTTAAATCTCCATTTTCATATCCATAATATATTTCATCTGACCTAACTACAGATCCTGGTGCGATTTGCGATTTAACTCCAGAACATCCAAAAAATTGATTTATACTTTTATTTGTATAAGTAATTACATTACTTCCAGAGTAAATTGTTCCAGAAGAAGAAAATCCAATTGTGGAATCAACAGTAATAACAGAACTACCGATGCTAACTGTTTCTACATTTTTTGTATTTCCAGTAATATTAAAAGTTCCTGTAACTGTAGGAAATGCATCATCATATCCAATAAAAAGAAAGAGTTTATAGTATGTTTTTCCACTTCTTCTAATAATTTCAACTTCAGATATCGACGCAGTACTAGTTGAATCGTTATTTTTAAAAATTGTTTGTCCAGATAAATTAAGAGGATCACCAGAAATTGCTTCTGCAACAGCAACTTCTCTTCTAACATATGTTGCAGAAGAAGGTTTTAATAAAAATTGTTCCAGATCAATTACTTTTGGAGTTTCACCAAATAGAACATTGAAGAGAATTCTAAAAGATTCATCAGTTCCTTTTGATTCGTATAAAGTTCTTGCTTCTTTAATAAAATTCCCAACGTTTAAATCAGAAACAAAATTTAAATCTTCAAGTCCAGGCGCTAGAGTATATTTTAATTTTTTATATAATTCTTTTAAAAAGAGAGAACTTAAATTTTGAACAGTTGATAATCCAACATGAGATGCTGCATTTGATGTTGAAAATACCAACTCCCCATAATTTAAATCTTTATGATAACTTGTAATACCAGAAAATCCACGAACACAACCAGTAAATGTAGTTGCAGAAGTTCCAGTATAAGTAATGATTTCATCATCAATTTTTAATAGACCGTATGATGAAGGAAATCCTTTTGTCGAAGTAACAGTAATAATTCCAGAAGACGCGGTAATATTAGTTGTTAATCCGGTAAATCCATTAACAACTTCTGGAGTTAAATTATCAAGCTTTAAATATTGATCAAGATTTTCTGAAATATCAGTAGGACCACCTTGATATTCTTGTGAAATATAATACTGCTTTAAAAAATCTAAAGTTTTAGGGCTTTCTTCCAAAATAAATTCTGGAAGTTGACTTTCAAGTACCTGCTGTACTTTTACTCTGGATTCAAAACCCGTCTTTATCATTTTATGACCTCTTTAATTCCCCGTTAGAATAACTTGATCTATAGTAACTATTACTGGAAAATAGTGTTCCGGAAACATCGTCGCCAGAGGCAATAACGTCTTTAATCATATTTATTTTGCTTTTTGAAATACTAAAAGACAGATAAAAGATCTTTTAGTCCAATAATATCATTTGACTCTGGAAAAGCCTGTATTTCAATAATATCTTGACTTAAAGAAGTTTCTGTAATTGTAATTCCATTCAGTAAAATTTCACCAGAGGAATAATCTACAGTTCCTGCAGATTTAACCATGACCAAAGTACTAAATGTCGATGTTGTTCCTACACCAGCAACCACCGATGTTTCTTTTACAATTGATATTGTTCCTTTTCCACTACCATCTAGATTACCTTTTGAATCCTTGTTAGGAGTATCTGTTAAATAAACTGTTGCTGTTTCTCCAGGTATTTTAAATCCTGTAGATTTAATATTTTTCCCCTCAGGATTTATATGAAACTTATTTCCGAAACAAATTTCATATTGAGTTGGAGCATTAATCAATGCTTTTAAATCTCTTCTAAGTCTTATTTTTGTAATATTAGAAGTAATTGCAGCATCAGTATTATCAATAACCTGTAAAACTTTACTATATTTAAATCTTCCACCAAAAACATTTAGATCTGATGATTCCGAATATTTTGTTAAAGAATAAATTACCTTTGTTTTAAGATCTTCAACACTTCCAACCTGAGAGTAATTGTAGTAAATTGAAGAATCAATTTCAACATATAGGATTTTAAGATCTATAATTTCTGGATTAATTCCTGCAACAGTATATTGCTTTAATTTATTTTTGATTTGCTGCTTATCAAAATCAGAAACATATGTTCCATTTTTTGGTTTAATGCTAATCAAAACTTTACCATACTGTGGTGGACTTAATTCTTCACCACCGACTATAGATATTGATTCCGCATTTTCATAGATTTTAGATTTAATTAAAGATTCATAGTCTCTAGGAGTTACAGCACGATACTGTGAAGCATAAAGTCTAGGTGCATATGATTTAACTGACTGAATACTTTCAATATCAAATCCATTTTGAGAAGATTGGACTGTTGTGATTGTAATTGTATTGCTTACGACTTCAACAGCATCATTTTCATTTTTAAAAGTTCCAGCAAAACTAAATGAATTTACACCATTTCCACTTTTACCATCAGTTGTAATGTATGTTATTGTAATAATTGAATTATTTTCAAGTTTTTTCCCAAATCTACCATCACCAAAAAGAATTTCATATTTTTCATCTTTAACTTCTTGAATTAGATAAGTTTCGGAAGTTGATTTAACTTCAAAAATATTATCTACAAGAGTATATAAATTTCCAAGTCCTGTGCTGCTTGGCGATTTTACATAAACACGAATTGTAGTTGTATCAATAAAAGAATTGTCTAATATAAATCTCTGATCTAATGAACCATTTACAACAAATTGCTTTTTAAGAAACGTTCCTTCTCTAACAGTAACATTGTTAAACGTTGCTGTTCCATTGACTACACTTGCTGTAACGTTATCAGGGATTGAAAAGACATATGATGAACCACTTGCTGAACCAGTACACACCAAACCTGCTTGTAACGTCAATGTTGAAGTTGAACTTGTTGGTTGTGCTGTAAAAGAAACAACAGCACTTGAAGATGTCCTAGATTTGGGGACATACCCAATATTTCTCAGCTAAAGAAACAACATTTTCTCTTACGGTTGCAGAGTCCAAAAAGGACTCGTTGACAACCATATTTGAGTTAAATGCTGTAATATAAGTATTATACGCTAACGTATCAATTAAGACAGAAAAATTAAATCCTTCAAAGTCAAAATCCGTGAAATCTGAATTTGCACGGAGATAATCCTTGATGGATGTTTTAATCTGATCAAAATCTAAATTAGTAAACTTTGTAAAAGGCATTTTATCTTGCTGCCTCTAGTATGAATGAAAATTGTTGTGTTGGAATTTCTTGCCCTATAATATCGAAAGTAATTGTAACTTCAAATTCATTTGTATCTGGACTTGGATTTACCTGTACCAATACATTTTGTACTCTTGGTTCAAAGTTCTGAATTGTTAGACGAATTTGATCTTGGATAACTGAAGCAGTTCCAAAATCAACAAAATCAAATAAACTTGATCGAACATTAGAACCAAGAGATGGATTAAAAAATCTTTCTGTAGGAATAGTTTGAACTAAATTTCGAATCGAACGAATAATAGCGTTCTGATTCTTCAAAATAGGTAAATCATTAGTAACAGGATGAGGATCGAAAGACAAACTAATGTCTTTAAATGCTCTAGATACCCTACTGATTGCCATTAGGACATAGAATTTCTTCTTTATTTATCCCTATTTCCAAGAAGATCCGTAGATTGGTTCAGTTCCATAGTCCCAATCATTATAGTCTTCATCATTTCTAATTTTTTCATGCAACTCGACTTGTTTTTTGAAGTCATGTTTTGGTGCAGTATCATGCATCACTTCTTGAATGACTCTTTTTGAGGGACATCACCATAATCTGTGATTAATCGATCTGTTCCCCACATATCATACATATAATCTTTGTCTCTATCGACTGGTAAATTCGACATGTTAGCTCCTGTTTTAACAAATAAAACAGAACTTTTATAAAGGAGGTTGCTATCTCCTTATTTCTATTTAACGGTCGAGTTCTCTCAGTGAATATTGATCAGAATCCAAGTATTTAAGTATTTCTAAAGCAATCAAACGTGGATTTCCTTCACCACACGTGTACACATCCACTGCCAGACAACCATTTTCTGGCCAAGTATGGCAAGAAACATGACTTTCTGCCAGTGCAATTACCACTGTACACCCTTGTGGAAGGAAACAATGTGAAAATACGTTCAAAACGGTCATCTCTGCCCGTTCAATGCCCTTTAACATGACATTTTGAAGCGATTCTACGTCATTAATCGCTTCAAAATTTACATCATACACCTCTAGCAGCAGGTGCTTACCCATTGAAATCTGTTTCAATTCAATTTTTACTAAAAATCTATTTATTTCACGTAAAAACCCTTGCGTAAGTAGTCAGAGTCTTGAATAAATCGCATATTTTCTACCGTTTCATCGTCCCAGATTGGTATTGCGACCGAATTATTATACCTAAAGTCAGGATTACGCCGAAAGTGTACTTCAATCAAACTTTCACCAATAAATTCACAGTTAATCCAGTCATATTCACCCTTTAAGTTCTTTAAAATTTTAGGAAAATTAACTTTTCGATCAATTTTTTCCCATTTCTGCCACTTATAATAAGGTTCTTTTACATCACGAGTGCCTAATACAATCAATTCCGCCTTCTGTTGATAAAAATCTACACTTAAGTGTTCACCTTCAAAAATTTCACACCAAAATTCTCCAGGATGAAACATATCAGTATATTTTTCAATCCATTCTTGACGAGCAAATCGCCCCATACCCAATAAATTCATCATCGGGCGTACAATATAAAAGTCGGGTTTAGGAACTGTCGTCCCAACAGGACCACAAGTATAACCTAAAACCCGACTTAGAGATAACTTATTATAAACCCAAAGGTCGTCAGAATGAATATGATTCCACTCATCATTACCTTCAAGTAAATACATTAACCTTTACCTTGACCTCTATACTTCTTCCGTGCTCCATTGCGAGAAGACGCGGCATACTTGGTTCCAGCACCATCGCCTTGGCGAGACTTTTTAGGTGGACCAGGAACATAAGACTTTACTTTATAAGATCCAGTTGTTTTTGATTTTGCAGCCATTGATTATTCTCCAATAAAATTTCAGTTTCAAGATCTTCAGGTAATGGAGAACCTGTCTGATAATATTCAATCGACAGATCCTCCATGGTATTGAAATATTCTTCTTCTGTAAGACTTGTATAAATTCGTTTTCCTTTACAAAGAATATTGTAACGTTCGTTAGACATCAAATCACTCTTGATTTTTCGTGCCCAACGCGAATGCGAGGATCACACCAAATGTCAAATCCTGCTTCTTTTGCATCCAAACAGAAACTTACATCTTCTCCACACATATCTTGAACCTGACCAGATTCAAAAACTTGCATCTTTGGTGCAAACCAAGGATATTTCATTTCAGAATGTTCAAATACTCCATTCTTAATCAGAACCCAACCAAAACCAGTGTAATCAACGGTAAATGGTTTACGTCTCTTTGAAATTGTTTCAACAGTTTCATGATTCATCACTCCACCATTGCCACGGAAATCATCTTCATCTAACCAATGTGCAACTGATGTCGTCACACCATCTTCTGTTGCATACCAACCAGCAGCAATCTCTTTATCCATTAGAACAAGTTGCCAAAACTTTTCTGTGTTGAATACAATATCACTGTCAATCCATAACTGCCAATCATACTTCAGTTTACCATCCCAGGGAACTTGATCTGGTCCACGAAGTACATTTGCACCAAGACACTTGCAACGTGCAAAGTTAACCATTGATGAATAGTCTTGTGAAATCTGAATACTTGCTCCTGCCTGAACCAAATCAAAACAGAGTTGAACAAAGTTCTTCAGATAAACGTAAGAAACTCCTCTACCAGGAAGACAGAATACAACTGACTTTCCACGCACCATTTCTTTTGCTAAATTATAGTCCCATTCTTCTACAGAACTATTTGCAACTGGCGCTTTTGCTTTTACTGTGAATCCTTTAGCCATAAGATAAAACGTTTACTTCAGTATCATACTTTATTATGTAGTGAATGTCAATGGACTCTCTCTGAAAGAATAATCTCATCACCTTCAATCAAAAACTTAATCTCAGTATCTTCATACCAAGAAAGTTCGTTAACAATTTCTTCTGGAATAACCAGATAATACTCCCCTGTAATTGGATCGACTTGTAGGGACTCAAAAATATCTCCGGAATTTTTTTTCATTTCTGTAGTATAATTAACCTTTTTTTAATTTATATATTCTTCCGGGATTTTTTGAATCAATGAATATAGAGAGGTCGATTCGGGTCGTTTATAGCTTACAGGGACCCATTAATTTTTATATCGGCATCCTTATACCTTATATCACGCGGGGCGCCCACCACGGGGACGGCGGCGGGGCACTGTCGATCACGAACGAACGCACTAGTGCCCCACGAACGGGGGAGGGGTCACCCCCACTGCAGCTGGCGCACGTCGTTGCGGTTGGCAGCGCCGAACTGCCCCGCGATGATGGCGGCAGGCACACCCCAGCAGATGTAGGGGGCAGGGCGACCGTCGGCGTTCTTCGCGTTATCGGCGTCGCTGACCCATTTGGTTTCACGGGTCACCAGGTCAGAGCAGATGAAGAAGGAGGGCATGGGTCGGTTGCGAACGAATGAATTGTAGACCACGAACGGGGCAGGGGTCAATACCCCAACCACACCAGGAACTCCCCCGTATCGACCTGTCCGAATTTGGCGGTCACCCCATAGTCGGTGCGGAAGTCATCCCAGAGCCCGTGCTCCTTCGCTGCCTGGCAGGCGGTGCTCCAGGGGATGGTGCCATTGTCGGGGTTGGTGCAGTTCCACAGGATCTCAGCGAAAGTGGCGTTCATCGGGTGCCTTGCGGTTGAGAGAATTGTAGCACGGATCAGAAGCGGACTGCGAGCGGCGAATGACTCACGCGGTCCATCAGGCGGTCACGGGCGGCGGCGATACGGTCGGCGCGGTGCTGTGCCTTAGCGTTGCGGATGGCGCCTTCCAGGTCATCAACCATCACGCGCCCCAGACCAGTTACGGGGGTGAGCGTCATGCCGCGACCCGACCCGTTAGCAGACCCGACTGCCATAGAAGCGCGAACGCCATCGGCGCCGCTGCCCAGGTGACCGATTGCTTTGTGTTGGTTGTGGAGTGCCATTGGTTGGGGGTGGTGAACTGAGAGAATTATAGCAGGTCAGGCGGCACGTGCTGCTAGGAGCAGGGCGTGGAATTTATGGAACTCATGGGTCATGCCAGGGGAGAGGGTCGGGCGTCCTTTGCTGCCATGGGTCGGAAGGTGGAAGGTCTGAGAGATGGTAGGATGGGTCACCTTGTCATGGCTGCCCCCTGGTTTGATCGTGGCACCTGCCTTGAGAATTAGGCGGCGGGCATCGCGGACCTTGATCGGGGATGCCATGAGTCGGTTGCGGTTGAGAATATTGTAGCACGGGGTCAGCGCCACCCCAGGAAGGTGGCGGGGTTGCCATACTCACCGATCACAACCCCATTGCAGCGGACCTCAGCGTAACCATACTCCTCAGACAGGTTGAAGCACAGATCCCAGGCACGGTCCTCATCACAGGTGTGGTTCTCCCAGGGGGCGGAGGGGCAGATCACGTCGTAGCGGGTCATGGTTGTTTGGTTGACTGTCCCCATAGTATAAGACCCCCCAGAGCGGATCGTGGGGGTCGGTGGCCAGTGTCAGAACTGGATCGCTTCGAAGTGGGCGGCGGCGTCTGCGATGTTATCCTGCTCAACCCCATCCACAAGGGTCTCCAGAATCTGCAGGATCTCATCGCCATTGGTGCCACGGCGGAGCAGGGAGATGGCAAGGTTGCTGGTCATGGTTCGTTTGTATCAGTGTGGTTTGTGGGCGTCTTTCAGGGCGCACCCGTTCCCATTGTATCAGGCAGCGATCAGCAGGTCATCCTCCCAACGGGCAACGCTCAGGACCTCATCATAGAACAGCAGGTCAGCGATCTGATCCATCGTAGCACTGAACTGGCGCTGCTCATCCGCCTTCATAATGGCGGCACGGCACTGGGCAGCGATCTCATCGATGCTCAGAGCGCGGTCGGTGGCGGGGTTGTAGCGCATGGGGTGTTGCCTTTGGTTGACTTGTACAGTGTAGAGTGGCGGGGGTCAGTTGCGACCCCCTGGTGGACAGTTGCTGGATTGTCAGTCCAGGGCGCCCTCTTCATTCAGGACGCCGCAGGCAAACTCCAGACCGTTGCCCAGATCATAGATGCCCAGGTACAGGCGACCGATGCTGATGCCCAGGTACTCACCGCTGCGGGCGGGGGCGTTCAGGTCAAAACCGAAGTAGAACAGGTCGGCGTTGATCAGGTCGTGAGTGTTGAAGCGCATGGGGTTCAGGTGTGAACTGAGAGAATTGTAGAGCAGTTTAGGGTCAGTGCTCAGGACCGTGTGCCAGTTGCTCAGGCGGTTGCCAGGGCGGATTCGAAGTTGATCTCCCGCTCTTCAATCTCTGCCCAATCATACTCTCCCTGTTCACCAGGAGCGCCCTCCAGTTGCTCAGCGTATGCCTGGGCGGTGGACTTGCAATCGAACAGGCGCAGGGAGCGGAAGTCGGCACCCTCATACTGGATGCAACCGATCACAGCGTAGACACGTTGCTGAGGCATTGGGGTTCCTTTGAACTGAGATCAGTATAGAGGGTCAGGTGGGGGGTTGGTGCCCCCGTGTGCCAGTGCCTCAATCGGCATAGAGGGATTGGAAGTCCTCCACAAACTCCCGTGCCTCATCGCCACTCATGCGGGAGATCATCTCCCGCCCGACGGTCTCCCAGGAGAAGTCGTCTGCCAGGTCGTAGATTGCGACACGTGCCTGGTTGGCGGTCATCCAGGCGGCGTTGATCTGGTCGTAGGACATGGGTTGGTTGGTTGAACTGATGTAAGTATAGAGGGTCAGGCGGTCAGAACCCTGCCTGCTGTTCCAGTTGGTCAAGTGGCACACGGTTCCAGGTGGAGAACAGAGTCACGTGATCCAGAATGCGGCACATCGTATCGGTGTCGGTCTGGGGGTCATCCAGCACCTGATCCATGCCGATGCTCATCAGGCGGTGGATCACGGCGTAGGTCTCCTGACTGATGGTGATCTCCATGGGTCTGTTGCGGTTGAGAGTATTGTAGCAGGTCAGCGGCGGTCGGTGAGTGCCAGGAAGGCGAACCCTGCCAGGCAGATCAGGGCGATGATGCCTGCGGCGGTCACATCCTGCTGCGTCAGTTGGGGGCGGGGACTGGAGGTGCCGACGCTGCTACCGTGCCCTGTGAAGCAGCTGGTGCAGACGGGAACGTAGGCGGCGAAGGGGGCAGGCATCGGGTCTGTTGCGGTTGAGATCATTGTAGGGGGTGGCGCCCCTCTCTGGTGAGGTTTGATGGACGGTTCTCCAATTGGCACACTAAATAGTTGTTGCCTGGTTTGTGTGGTAACTTGTCAGGTTGGGGAGATTTTATCATCTCCCCTTATAAATAATACACCACACAAACATAGAGCAGATGAAAGAAATTGCAGGGCATCCTGGTTACTTTGTCACAGAAGATGGCAGAGTGTTTAGTAACAAATCAGGAGAGTTAAAAGAAAGAAAGCAGTATAAACATAAAAAAGGATATAAGATAATCTGCATCAATACGGAGGGAAAACAATATACTTTGAGGGTGCATAGATTAGTTGCAGAATTGTATATCCCAAATCCAAACAATTTACCTCAAGTTAATCATAAAGATGAGGTCAAAGATAATAACCACATTAACAACTTAGAGTGGTGTGATAATCAATACAACTGCGAATATTCACACGCAAAGACGCATAAAATAAAAACCCCCACAGGTGAAACTGTAGAGGTCTTTAATATCAGAAAGTTTTGTAGAGAGAATAACCTTCACTCTGGTGCTCTATACACTAGAGGAAAGAATAAAGGTTATTCTCTCATTAATTAGAAGGCGACTAACTGATCAATGGTCCACTGATCAACCTCCTGAACGTCGCCACCGCAGTTCTTCCGCAGCCAGGCGTTGATGTGCTTCGTGGTGGTGCTGCTCCACTTGTGGGCGGTGCGGATCCAACCCTTACCAGGCACCAGGGCGGCAACGGGGGTCACGTAGGAGAACAGGATGCAGGTCCCGTCTGCCAGTTGCACCTCAGTCTGGTTGCTGCCGATCTGTTGGACGATCATGGGGTTCCTTTGAACTGATGTAAGTATAAGGGGTCAGACGGTCAGGGAGGCGGGGGGTTGTGCCACTGGTTTAAGTGTCACCACCACCATGGGGTTCTGGGGTTGACTTTCATCCCCATGGCAGCACACAGTATGGGGAACCCGATGGCAACGACCATCAGCAGGGCGGCGGCAAGGTAGTGATTCATCGGGCGATCAGGTCGGCGGTAGTGTGCAGCACGTCAGCTGTCACACTGCGGACGGGACGGATCGGTTCCCATAGTAGCCAGAGCAGCGTGGCAGCGATCAGGATGCGGAGCATGGGTCAGGCGGCAAGGTGAGCAGGGGAACCACAGGAGCGGTAGAAGTCTACCATGCGCTCCGCCTCTTCAAGGGTGGGGAACCACTGGGAGCGCCACTCACACTGGTTGTAGGGGACCTGGTAACGGACTTCGTAGCGAATCAGTGCCATGGGGTTGGTTGCTGATGAAATCAGTATAAGGGGTCAGGGTGCCAGGTCTACGGGGTGTGTGCCACCTGTTCAACTGGCACACGGGCAGCCGACCTGAGTATACCTAACTCCTACGCTGCCACGTTGAAGCGCCCAGCGTTGAAGTTATGATAAGCGAAGACCTCACGATTCACCAGTTTGAACATACCAAACTCATTAGAGAGAACATAACCTTCGGCATCAATTCGGTTGCCGTTGATGTATGCTGCAGGACCATTGTTGCGGCACAGGAACAGGCAGTCATCTTTGATCGACTTCACCAACGCCCACAGACGCAGCAGGTTAGCATCACAATCAAAGTCCTCTGCTACGATCTCATCACCAGCACGAATGTAGGCATTGATCTGTTGTTTGATTCGTGCTGCCTCTTTATCACTCACAAAGGTTGCAGTGGTTGCCATTTGACGGGCGAACATGCACACCTCTTCAACATCAGCGAACGACGTTTGACCGTGCTGGATGTATGCTTCAGGTTGCACGAACAGAACGTGCTCAGTGCTCTGCAGATTCACCATCAGAGGCTCTGCCCAACTGTCACGAAGATCGTCGTTTGCTTCATACACAGTGTGCGGAGCGATGATAATGTTCTGGGTCACAATGTCTCCGAACAGATAGGTAATCGTGTTGGGAGTGTACTCATTCAGACCACCAAACCCGATAAAGTCACCCTGAATGATAGACTCAGTACGGGGCAGATGGTCAAGGCACGAGTGCAGAATTTGGGCAACTTCACCCTGATAGAACGCATCAACCTCCTCATGATTGTGGGCAATACGAATCTTTTTCTTGTTAAAGACTGCTTTGGTTCCTACAAAGAACTCACCGCAGGCAGGATCAATACCCCACACGATTGCAGGACTTCCATCAATTTTTACACTTAACTTACCAGGATTGACAAACCAATCCAAAACCGACAAATCTCCCGTAAGGATGGTATCTTCAGGATGTTCGAGGTGTGTGTTTTGCATTGCTTGTTTGTTGATGCCTTTAGTATTGCACGGATTCAGGAGGACCACAAGGGGTCTTGTGCCAGTTCTCAAAGTGGCATATAATATAAATAAAATAGACGGACCCCAGCAACTTTATGAATCTAATACAACGAAACGCAATACAATTTGAAACACCAAAGTTTCAAATTGAAATGAACGAATGGATTAGAATTGCCAGTGATCAAATAAGAAAAAGACACAGTAGGACTAGAGTAGGAAAGGTCAAACATTCTAGGTGTGATGCTAAACCAGTCCTGAAAGAAGAAGATTATTGTTATTACACTGGCATTAGATTTGCAGATGTGGAACAACAATTTGTCAATCCAAATGACCCACGAAAAAGATCATTAGATCATAAAATTCCTCTAGCAATTTGTTACATCAACGGAATGACAATGGATGAAGCGAATCATCCAGACAATCTATGTTGGTGCCTAAAAGTTATAAACAATATCAGGGGCACTTCAGACCTTGAATCATTCAAACCTGTTGCAGAATACTATAGAAAAAAGTTCATAGAAGCAGGATACGATTATACATCCTCTTCAAGTTGCTCTGCAGGGTAGTTAAAGAGTTTATTAATCCTCTCAACTTCCTGCTCAAAAAACTCCATTGCTTCTAGGGATTCAATACCATTATCCTCAGCAAGTTCGCCAAGTTTCCACCGCAAATCATTCATCTCCCTAAGTTGAGTTAGAATGAACAAACGAACCTCATTCTTTTGTGATTGTTTCATCAGGCGCAGTTGATAACTTTGTTTGCAGTCTGGCGACTAATCTCAAAATCGCAAATCAGTTCCTCCACGATGTCATCATTGCTGACATTAAAGTGGCGGGAGTGGAGAACGTAATTAAGGCATTCTTCAAGATGACTGATTTCGTAACCCGTTGAAAAAGCAAGTTGTTCGAGGTGTGTGTTTTTCATACTGTTAGTATTGCACGAAAAAGGGGAGACCGCAACCCCCCTTGTGCCACTCTCTCAACCGTCCTCCAGCAGATCGGGATAGTAAGATTCAACCTCAGAAATCAGTTCCTCATCAGTATAGCTGGTGATGTTTTCTTCCATCTGATCACCAACAATACGAAGCAAATCCTTGGTGCTCATGTTATCAAGCAAACGGTCAATGTATGCTTCAACGAGTGCTTGACGATTGAAAGTGTTGCTCATTGGTTTCAGTTAGAGGGGAAGTTAGCGCAGACAGCATCACACAGGACACGAACTAAGTCATCGAATTGTTCCTGTGAGTTGGGGAAATGTTCGCAGAAGAACTTATCACAGATAGCATCAATGTCCTCCATCAGTTGTTCACGAGCAGTCAACATTTCCAGTTTAGGATTCAATTCAGTCATCAGTCGTTGGTGGGATGATTTACAATTTGGTCTTCAATTTGGTTCGCAAGTTCTTCCATAAACTTACGATCTTCTTCCTCATCCTCAAACTGTGCATTGTTTCGCACAATTTGCATCAGAAACTCAATTTGTTCGTCAGTGAAGTGATACTCTTTGAGTGTTTGATTCCAAGTCATCAGTAATCGTAGTTTGCGTTCAGGTACTCATTCACATCAAACTTTTCATCACGAAGTTCGGGAATGTCAAGGTCAAAGATCTCACCAGGAGCATCTTGAATCTCAGACCAGAGTTCATCAAACATGGTGCATCTCTCAGGGACGAATGTAATGTATCAGGGTCTGGGGGGCATTGCAACCCCCTATGTGCCACTCTCTCAACTGGCACAAGAATTCTTATACAAACTCCGCAAGATAGTAATCTAAAGGCAACTCAAGTTCTGCCGCTTTAAATTCCCATTCGTCCCATTCTTCAGGGGAAGCATCATTGAAAAAATCTTCCCGAGTATAACCAGAAGCAGGACCACACATTGACAACAATTGCGACGACCTGAGTAACATAAACCACCACGTGGCAGATATCAAGGGGTCTTGTGCCAGTTACGAAACTGTCCACCAAACCCCCCACAAGGTCCCTTGCCGTGATATCTTAATATTAATCGAATGAGGGGAAGGGTATCCCTGCAGACGAAAATACATCGCCACTCCCCCTGCCATAAAATATTCATTCGCAATAAGAAACCCTTATTGCGAATAAGAGTCTTGTGCCAATATTTAAACTGTCACACTAATCGAACGGGTCGAATTCTTTTACCCTACAATGAATATCTTCCCCTGGTTCGAGTTGCAATAACTCTCTCCAGTCCACGTGATCTAGATTTAGGTCATCATAACACATAATGTCTAGTGTAACCTGTATGATGCGCTTCTGTGCTAACATGGTGTCTAGATGTGTATGTGTACTAGATTATATCATGCATAATGACGATACGCAAGCTCGTTATAGTCTTGCGAATCACGTGCATAATCCTCGTCGAGCTCCTGTGCATCTAGTGCATAATACTCTTCGAGATCGTATGAATAGTCTGATGCGTATGTATAGTCGAGATCGTAATCGTCGTACATAACTCGTCGAGCTTATTGAATGCTTGTATATTGTAGCATAAAGCTAGTCGAGATGCAATATGATCTAGATGTAGATCTCGACTAGCTTCTAGTACATATATATGCGATCTGAGTTGATTTCTCGACTAGCTTTATGTTAGAATGGAAATAATGTTTAGACTAGATTTTATGATGAGATCTCTACGAGAATTAAATCCACTTCTCGAAGGGTATTATGCAACATATGATGGAAAAATAATATCTCGAAAAAATAAATTACTTAAACAGTTTAGAAGAAACAAACAATCCAGATGTCCGTACTTAACTATAAGTGTCTGGGATAAAAGTGTTGGGTTTGCAAGACCATTTTTTGTACACCGACTTGTAGCATATCAATATTGCAATTTAAATATTGAAGATGTAGAAGGTCTTGTAGTTAATCACATCGATGGTAATCCTTATAATAATCACGCGCAAAACTTAGAATGGGTTACGCAACGGGAGAATATATTAAAATCAAAATTATAGCACAAACTTATAAGAATGTCAAGTATTATAAGACTTATGTGTGGGTCTCGGAGTATTTTCGCGTCCCGTGGGGGTTGACAACTGCGCGTTCTTATGCTAACGTGCTTACACCACAAGTCCCAGAAGGGTTTCTACAAGTCCCAGAGGCATTAACACAAGACCTACAAGATTAACACCTATTATCAATAATATACCTAATTGATTATCAATAACGATTGCTTATTGCGAATATAACAAATTACACACAATAATTTAATCAAACATTAACTAAAAACAGTACCCTACAATACATAATACAAAATCTGTTATACCGTAAGATATATTAATGACACCGTACTATATAACACAGTATGACACCATATTATAATAATGGAAAGAGGCATCATTTACCTTATTCTCAACAAGCAAACAGGTGAAAAATACGTCGGAAACACCACACTTGCGATGAATAAAGAATGGGTACACCACATAGACCGTTCTAAAAGAATGTCTGCTGAACCCTTACATAAAGCATTCAGACAGCACGGTGTACATAACTTTATGATTAAAGAGTTAGATGAATATGATGATACTTGTTTAAACAATAAACTGAATGAATGGATTAAGAAATATAAACCTGAATACAATCCTATTATTACAAAAGAACCAATACAAGAAAAGCAGAAAGAACCAGTAATACCTAAACCAAAACCTAAAAGTAAAAGAAATGTATCAACATCTCATCTTACACCTTGGAATAATAGTATACGTGGAGATGGTAAACACTGTGGTATCAAGATAAGAGGTAAGAACTTAGAAACTGGTTTATGTACTGACTATGAAAGTGCAAGAGTCGCAGCAATAGAAGTGACAGGTGATCCGAATACCAATCGTAATATTCTAAATGCTGCCAGAAGTGGTATTATTGCATACGGGCATCGCTGGCAGATATTAGAAGAGAAGCAAAAGAAAAAAGCGGTATTTGGTGTCAATAAAAAAACGGAGATGATTGGTCCCCGTTATGAAAGTATTAATGCTGCTGTTCGTGCCTTTGAATGTACCGATAAGAACGGAATTCTCAAGAGTTTGAAGAATCCTGGTAAGTATTCATGGAAAGGACACTGGTGGTTCTTTGGGTGATCAGGGTTTCATACCTTTCTTCTCTTGTTCTGCTGTCTGTCTTAAGTGCATTGTTGTATGAAGACGTTGTAGATTTGCATAACGATTATGCTGTCTTGTTTCAAGAGACTTTGCTCTAATCTTTGCAGAAGCAACCTTTGATTGCCGTGGTGTAAGGACTTGCTCCATAAACTGTTGAAACGTCTTCATTATCCCTTTGATGTCTTTTATGTATTTATTGAAGGCGGGGCTTAACGTTACTTATACCCTTCGGTTCAACCATACCAAAGGTATGTATAAGAACTCACTTTTTGACTTCTTGTGTCTTGTATGGAACTTTACCAGTCTCGGTGTACATTAGAATATCATACTTGAACTTACATTCAAGAGGGCGTTGGTTACAGAGTTTTAGAGTTTCATTGATTGTTGACTGTCTTGTGATTGGACCAGACAATGAATATCCAATAACGGTTGACAGTAAACAATAAACTGGTATCAGAAGATTGGTACGATTTCTGAACTTAGATAACCTTGTTTCTGTATGTGTTGTTCCCATAATGTAGCATCCTCAATGTTAAAGAAAATTGCGGTTTGTTTGGTTTGTTTGTCTTTCTTTTGTCGGTAATACACAACTTGGTATTTCATTGTCATTCCAATGTCTTACGACCCCTGCGATAATGAATAGATTAGTAAAAAGATAAGTAGCGAATATAAAAGTCCGTATATGAGCAATGTGGTCTGCTTCTCTGTCATTTTTCGATGCCTTCTCCCCAAGAGACTTTGCCCATAGTCTCCATACAGTTTTTCTCTTCTTCATAAACAGATTCTCTTGACTTCACATAGGTTAATTCATTCCATTGCTTATTATAACAGAGAATCAACAATCGGTCATTACGATGTAAATCGCAAGCAGCATAGTTCTCATAAGTCTTTGGACGGACATTGGACTTAATCGTAATGTAATCCTCTCCCTTGAAGTATACCCACCCTTCGACCTTATCATTCCAGAGAACATAATCATTGACCTGTGGTTCGTAACTCATACAAATGCAGATTCTAATGGAGTTTGTTTTGGAATCATCGCTGAATATGGTGTGGTATTCCTTATGTCCACCGACTGTCCAATACTTTTGGAGTTGATGGGGGAATAGTATTTTCTGGTTTTGGTGTTGTAGAATCCCCAGATACAACGAACTGCATCACCAAGATTGTAGTCAAACCGACGGTCATAATGAATCCAGATAGCAACAACATTGCGTTTAAACTCTGTTTGCTCATAATACATTCCCTCTGGTGGTTGATGTGGAAATTCAAGAATCACTGACTGCACGGAGATACTTTGGATTGTATCCTGCAGAAACATAATACTGCAGTCGTTCATCACATTGTTCTTTAGTCAGTTGTTTGGCATTCTCTTCAATTAATTCCCAACCATGAGAATACATCTCTTCAATACGATAAAGTTGTGTCACGTCGTAAATGCCTCCAACAGTCCAGACTCATAATCATCTTGCAAAGCAAACTTCTGAGAATTCACAACTCTTTCCATAATGCGGTCTGTGTAACGCTCATCAAATTGCTGCTCATTTGCAAGCAGTTCAAATGCTTCCGTATCAGACTTAGCAATCAGATTAATCAGACCACCATACTCAGAAGAGGGAAATGGCACCCAGTAATCAACAATGTAAAGATACTTCATTTTCTGTGATAAATTACTCTCTAATTGTAGTGTATTTGTCGTATCCTGTCAAGCAATTCAATTGTCGTTCAATCTCAAATTTGATGGGTAGCAAATGTGACGTGAAGAACCCAGCATACTGCCCATCTTGAAGAAGATTGCGAACATTCTCAATCTGTTGCAATGCTAGAATCAATTTCATTCGATCTGTCATTCAAACAAACTCCTGAATGTAATAGTCCACAGTCACTTCCAGTTCTGCTGCTTTTTGCTCATAAAAGTTGTCAGTATACTGTTTGGCACAAACCCATGCTTCGTGATTAAACTGCTCAACCTCAAAATGCTGCATAAAATCCTCAAATGCGTTCATAAATTGTGCAATGTCTTCGTCGTTCATTTTACGTGTTCTTGGTGATGATAATAGGCATCAAACAACTTTTGGTCGCGTTGTATCAAAAAGGCATTGTATCCAAAGAAAGCAATTAGAAAGACAACACCAACAAAAACATACTTCGGTGAAAGGTTCATTCGCATTCAAGATCGTAAAGAATAGCAGCAGACATTTCAGAAAGAATCTTTCGATTCAAATCGTGAACATCATAGTTAATTTCTTTTGAAAGTTCGGTCCAGTCAGAATGCTTCATAAGAATGTTGAGCATCGCGCCCAGTTCATCGGTTGTAAATGCCATCAGCAAGCACCATAGAAAGGATTACCAAGTTGGGGAAGGTTAGAGTTGTCACGGGTCTCAGTATAACCATAAGCAACACGCTCACGGATGTCCAGCAGCAGTTCCACACGGTTCAGAAACTTCTTGGACACTTGACCCTCAGGAGCAAAGGTTACGGTACGGAGGAACCACTCCTTAGAGATGTCACCGTAGGGGGTCTTGACAGGATAGAAGTCAACCACCATGTTGCCGTCCTTGCTAGTCAGTTGGGGGGTCTGCATTGGGTCTGTCCCGATTACCTCTGTATTATAGGTCAGAAGGACGGCACCACGTCGTTGCGGAGGACAGTTCCAGAAGTGTCCATTCGCTCGAAGACGCTGTAAAGTTTGTTATACAGTGCTGGCACACTTCCATATTCCCGTGCAATTCTATTCTCCTCACGTAGATTCAGTTCCTGCAGTGCAGATAGAATTACACCAATTTCATGAACATTTAGATTTACTTGTGTTTCAGTCATTGTTTCAGTCCCAACTAATGTTTTCTAAAAGAACTCCTGGCATAATATAACTCCAACCATTGCCACCAACCTTATACTCCCACTTGTATTCACGTTGATTGTAGTTATCCCAAGTCATAAACCCTTTCTTCTTATCAAACCAGGATTTGACCGTCAGTTTCCACTTGTTAGAGAACACATTGCGAGTGCGAAGTGCTCCACCAGTTTCGCGGGTTTCAATCACCACACACAGATCTTCATAGATGTTGCTATTAGTCTCCAATTGGCAGGGAGTTTCATAACGAAACGGTTTGTAGATTTTAGGTGGTTGAATTGCTGGTGTTGCCTGGGCAAACATCAGCGTGGCAAGCAGAGTGTTAATCATTCAAATTCACCAGTACGATTGGTAGGTTGAGAGTGTTTAAGAGAATAAACTTCGGTGCTTAGAGTTTGAATTGCAGCATAAACATCTGTTTCCAGTTGATTAACTTTGTATTCAAGATTGCCGACTTGACGATACAAATTCAAACACATCAGCAAACTACTAGAGACCCCAACAATAATGGACCATCCAATCACTTGCTCAAGTCGTTCTTCACTCAGTTTCATTGTTCTCTTCAACAACAAGTTCAAGATAATTGTATCCAATTTTAGAACGCCCTTGATGGGTGGAAGTATCAACCTTCACACCCTCATCCATAAGTTTATCCAACCTTCGATTGGTTGCATCATTCAATTTTGCAGTCCAATAGTGACTCATTTTGTTTTCTCCTGTTTCGATTGTATTATAGCACGGCGAGCGCCATATGCTTCAAATTGTGTGGCAAAGGATGCAATGACTTGCCCACTGTCTGCCCAGTGTAGATACCATCGGTTGACAAATTGTTTGATGTAAATGGATTTAGTGGGAGTTGTCATAATCATCATCTTCAAAAAAAGACGCTACAAGTGGAACTACGCCAAACACTCCAAAAAGGATTAAAAGTGTAATTAACAATGTCATACAGAAAGATCCACATCAATCTCTTTAACATTCAACCCACAAAGTTGTTCATAAACACGATTGCAGATGAGAGTTGGTGCTTTCTTTGCTTTAGACTTCTCATACCAGATGGTCACACAACCATCGTAGGTCTCAACACGAACGCGATAGTTCTTCATGTCAGTTTTCCTCAGGGTAGAGTTTCCAACCATCAGGGCGGATGCCCATCTCTTCACAGCGCACCTCATACACAATGCGCTCCAGCAACCGCAGAGGCATTTCCTGCTCAATCGTTTTCTGAATGGTGCGGCGCAGTTGGGCGTCGGTGGTGGTATCGGTGACCATTGCGGTTCCCTTGATTACCTTGTAATTATACTGCCCTTACCAGGCGGTTCGGGAAGAACTGTGCCACTTGATGATCCGTCCACCCGTTCTTCTCAAACAGGTACTCCAGATATAGCGTTTCTTCTTGCTCCCGTGCCTCTATTTCGTGTGGTTGATGCCAATAGTCGTAAAGTTCAACTGCTATTTTACCATAATGCATTTTTCCGCGTTTCATCCGCAGTGAACCACGTACCCATTGCCGCAGGTGGACCAGTTCGTGTAAAAGGGTTTTTATATACAACTCCTCCTCCATATGAGTATCCAATTCAATCAGAAACTCACGGGGACGATAAGATTCACCCACGTAGTCGCAGTAACCAAAGACTTCTTCACGTTTCAGACCACGATGGAGAATCTCCACATCAATCTTATGACGTGGTAGAAAACGATTTAGAAACCAAGTGGCAACGTCCTCACAGAGGCGTTTAGAATAACCGTATCCAGAAGTTTGAATGTAAGACATTGCCCCCAGTGTAGAAACCAAATAAAACTTGAAACAAAGAGAAGTTTATGAGTCGTGGTCATCGGGTGTTTCAATTAACTTTCCAATGATTACTGCGACAGGAATAGAAAGTAAAATCCACAGAAGTATCCAAGTCATCGTGCGATAATGTCCAGAGACTCCAGCAGCATCATAGCAAGTTCCACCTGGTTGTCTTCATCAACAACAGGAATGTTGGACTGCACAAACTCACTTGCAAGTTCGTGAAGCAAATCAGTCATTCGCTGGTCAGCATAAGCAAACATAGCAAACTCAGACTTGAACCCGTTGCTCAGCAGGCGGAGGGACTTGGTGACGGTCAGGTCGTGAACGGTGTTGTCCATTGGTGTCTTTGGTTGATGAATGTATTATAGGGCATCCAGAGGGGTCTGGTGTGCCCTATGTGACAGTTGTTGAACTGGTTCAGCGAGTGTAAGAATAACCAGATTTTAAGGATTTATGAATTTCAGACATAGTTTCTTCACTACTCTTTAGTCTGGGATTACAAATAGGTGGTGGAGGTGGATTATAGAGTTTAATCGTTAATGATAAACGAAGATCATTTCGCATACAGATATCCTCCCGCCCAATCAGCATTCTCAAGCAACCATTCACGCTGCTCAATGATGCGGAGATCGTAGCGAACACCCTTAGCAGGTGCTTTCCAACTGGCGCTTTTGTAAACTTGACCAGTCTTCTTATCCACAAAAGCGTGGACAGAACGGGAACCATTTGCAACCATAATAATTTTGTGATACTTACGACCCGTTTCAGGGTAGAACTCATAATCACAAACACCATTCTTCAGGTCTTGAATACATGCGAGATGATAGGTCTCTTCGCAATCAGTGATAATATCTTCCAGACTTTTCAAAGAACGCTGGTGCGACTTGATGCTGTAATCAATGTAATTCTGACGCAGTGCCTCACACAGAGCATAGGTGTGACCCAGAACTGCCTCTGCGATGTTCTTCCGTGCCTCTGCAGTGGCGGCGTAGTCAGCGAAGGTGGTGGTCATTGCTTGGTTGCGTATGAACGTATTATAGGAGCATACAGGGGCATTTCAGGAAGCCCTGTGCCACCCGTTAAACTGTCACATAAACGCTTCCACGCCAACAGGATTGCCGAAACTATAGTCATATTCAAGGGCGTTGGCACAGACAAAATGTGGATGTTTTACGTCAACACCAAGACGTTCACACAATTCCTTATGATTATCCTCCATAAGTTCCACAGCGTACAGCATATTATCCAAAATATGTTCGGAAGAGTGATATTCCTTGAGTTTTTCGTACAGTGCAACCATAAAGTTGCCAGAACCAGCAGAATTATCAAGAAATGTGCTTTTAGGATTTTTCAGCACATCTTCTGGAATTTCAGATACCATCTTGGCGCAAAGTTCTGCAGGAGTGAATACTTCACCAGTTGCATCAATCCTGTCATCAGAGCGTTCAATCTCCGACCCGACCATTTCATTATGCTTATTCTTGGACATACTTAGGATACCTCATTAAAAGGCGATGGAATTTTTTTGAACAGATCTTTAGTAGGATGAAAAGAAGTCATATTCATCTTAACAAGTTCCTTAACCTTATCAGACATAAGGTAATCTCTAAGAATGACTGCATCCTCGATTGTATCCGTTTTTAGGAACACAACACTGAAAGTAACAGATGCTTCATAAGGTTTGATCATAATTTTACCCAGTCCACCCCACTCTGCTGCCATATTCATAATGACACCGTGCTGATTGCGACCAGTTTCTTCTAAACCAGGTTCAATATACCTAATTTTTGGAGTCTCTTCTGTCCCAAGAATTTCAACAATCGGAACACCACCAGGATGATCTTTGATTGCATTCCGATACAGATTTCCGTTAAAATACCTGTGTGCCATATTGTTAGAAACTTGATCAATAAAGTTAGGATTGTCCAACTTGATCAAGTCTTTCTCTGTCAGATTTTTTTCAATAACTGTACCGTCCTTATAAGTAACCTTGCAAGGTCCTTTGTGATTTTTATCCCAGGTTACAACACAAGTTTGAGTATTCTGAACAGTCGGAAACGTTTCTGGCGGAAGGTATTGAATAGAAACCAAATTCCCAGAACTGAACAGTTTTTTTCTAAAATTAGAGGAAGATTTCATAAAGTGTTTTGCCCTAATAATTAGAGAAACTCTGTCAGCAATTTCTGTGCTTTTCGTAAAGAAATCAGAATCCAAATTATTAGAACAACCACCCGTATTAGCACCACTAACTTTAGAGCGATCGGAATATGGAGGGTTACCGATTACAACATTAAACCTCATACCTTTATCCGCAAGTTCTAAAAATTCCTGAAAATCTACAACTACATTTATTTTATCATTTATCTGATTGATTGTATAGATGTGCCTAGGATCATTCTCCCAAACCCAAATATTCTCTGGTGAATATTTTTTAAGGGCAACCATCGAATGAGTACCCTTAGGGTCTCCAATAATCAGGAGGTTCATACGTTCAACATTTCTTCAAACAAGTCTACTGGAATACCCTGCTGAGTCTGCGCCGACTCGGACAGTTTATCAAGTGTCACAACCTTGTTGTTCTGCATAGAATGTTGTACGTCAACATATGCTTTACTGATTCGGGTACTCAACGATTTACGATTGATAACTCCATACTCCAATGCCATCTGCAGGATGTTTTCATCGTCAAGAGTTACTGGTTGATAATGAGCAGACTCAAGAACAGAGTCGATGTTGTTCATAACTTCACCAGAATTGATGGCGTGAAAAAGAACAAGAGGAATTCTCTCCAAAATTGCTTGAATGGTTTCAATCTTTTGGTAGATTTCATCTTTGACAGACTTTTGCAGTTCGTTTACCCGTTTCTTGTTACTTTTACCGTTAGCATTATTATCATTCAGTTGAACAGATTTTGCAACGTTAGAGTTGACTGCTGCAAGACTTAAGTTGAAGTCAAGTTCACGAAGTTTGCTGTAGTCAAGAGAAGTAGCAAGACTAGACACAAGACGAATAGCATTACCAACATCTGCTGCCAGAATTTCATTCACTTTCTCAGCAGAAAGAGTTTCAAATCCCTGATTCCATTCACTGATGGCAACATAATCCGTGAAATCATATTCCGCAACTTCAGGAGAAGTGTCACAAGCAGCAACAAATGTCTGCCGAAGTGATTCCAAACAACGTTGCGGGCAGAAGTCAATTACAGTCCAGTCTTTATCAGAAGAACCACCACGGAAAGCAAATTGTGTCCAGAATTCGATACTACTGCCCTCTGCACAGTTGATAATCGTATCAACTTCAGAAGCAGTTACACCAAGAACATTAGCGGTACGTGTCAGAATGCAAGAACCGTTAGGATTTTGTGCGATATGGAGGTTGATATCCTCAGCATCTTTACCAGTGTCTCCAGTAACAACAAGAGGAGCAAACCTTGTACCTTCCATATACTTGCTAATAGCATGGCAAGCAGCAACAGAGGGCAACGTCATATAAAGATGAGTTGAATCCTTCAGCAGACGATGTTGAGGGCGAAGAGTACGTTGAGTTTCGAAATGATTGGTAACAAAATCTTGAACCAAAGAAGGTTCTACAAAATTACCTTCATCATCAACTCGGAACAGATTCTTCATAGCATCAGGGTCATCTCCAAAGAGTTCTTGATACTGTGCAGAAGCATATTTTGCAAGAACAACCTTCATAGAGGGGCGGTTAATCAGACCACGCTTCTTGTCGAGTTGTTCCTCATAGTAAGAGTAAATGTAACGGTTGGAATTGTTAAAATCCCAAACCATTTTATATGCAGTTCCAGTTACATACAGAACCTTACAATCATAAGAATTTTGAAGTTCAGTCCACTGCTTTGAACCATATCCAATATGTGCCTCATCATAAACAATCAGGTCAATATTGCAAGGAAGGTTTGTAAGTTTACGACTCTGAATACAACCCCAGAGAACCAGTTGTTTATCAGTCTTCAGATACTTCTCAATCTCCTGCTCATAACCTTTCTTATTCAGGTCAATGTAGACCAGATTCTCAAAGTTCTTAAAATTAGAATCTTCACGCCAAGATTGTTCTGGCGACTTGTATCGGGAGACCACAAGTGTTACCTTGACACCACTTTCTACAATGGCACTCAGCACCATCATAGATTTACCAGCACGACACTTTGCAAACAGCAGAAACTCTTTCCACTCTTCCCAGTTTGAAAGAACTTTAGTTACAAATTCTTGCTGGTGCTTATAGAGTTCCCGAGTCTCTGCAACTTTATTGACAGATTGGGCACCTTGATACTGCTCCAGTTCATAAGCAGCATCTTCCACAGTGATAAAGAACCACTCACGGTCCTTATCATCACGAGTTTTATTATACCCTTGCTTCAGAAGATGCTTGTGAAACTCCTTATCACCAAATGTAGTTTCATACACACCCTTAGTAATAAGTTGCTGAGGGTTAGAAGTTGTATCTTGCTGATTGATACGGTCTTCTGCTTCTTCTTGTTGCGTGTCTCCAATCTTCAGCATCGGCACACGACCAAGTTCAACCTGATCCTCGTAGTGTGCTTTAGTTGAATAAAAATAGATTTTCTTTTGAAGAGTAATCATGATTCAGTAAACAAATTCAGAAGCAAAATCAATAGTGTCGTCGGATTCAAGGTAACCCATCCAATCTTGTGGATTGGTCTCATAGATTGCAATTTCCCGCAGTTCATCAATCAGTTCAGACAGATCCATAAGAAACCCTCAGTTACTTGTTTATTATAGCAGAAAACCCGCCTTAAGGGCGGGTCGTGTGCCAGTTCTCAGACTGCCAGTGCTCCAGAAGGAATCTCTACACCTTCAAGGTAAGATTCGTGCCAGTCACAAGTATCGTAGCACAACCAACCTTCAGATTCGGGTGTAGATGTATGCAAACTCTTCAGCATCTTGAGTCAGATACTCGTGCAGGTTAGCATTGTGGCGAGGAGGGCAATCTTCACCACGTTGAGAATAGTATTGGGGACCATATTCTTCTGCTTTGGTTTCACTATTCCAACGCTCATTAGTCCAGCAGGAAGACATATCACCACCATCAATAAGTTCAGCAACTTGTTGACGAGTATTGTAGTGATTCTTCAGGATGCGACCCAACCATTCAGGATAAGAGTCCCAATGATGATACACAGAAAGAACACTGCCGTTTTTGAGTTCAATGCCAATGCGAGCGCGGGTTGCCATGGGGGCGTCCGTTGATTACCTTGTTAGTATAATGCCTCTTCCAGCGGATTCTGGGTGCCTTGTGCCACCTCTTCAACTGGCACATACAAGGTTCCATACTTGCCAAAAGCAGTCTTGAATTGCTGCAGATTTTTTCCAAGATAAACCACGGCAGACTGGAAGGGTGCAGCACCTTTCCCATCACCAAACTTCAATCGACGATTAACTGCAATCCAAGGATATTTGGCAATAGACTTCCACCACTGTGTAGAAACATCTAGTTTAATCAACAGAACCATCTCTTTAGCGTTTCCACACTCATATTGTGAAGCAGCATATGGAATCCAACGCTTACTGTCACTGTAAGGGTGATTCATAAAAACGCTTTCTGCAGTCCAAGGATGCGACAACCCATTGGTCTTTTCAGTGTAAACCTTTTTTGCAGGAACATTTGGTGATTGTTCATCATTAGAACAAGGGTCGAGTTCTAATTCTCCACCAAAGAAATCTAGTACATCTGCAACAAATTCTGGTGGCGTATTCCAACAATCTGTACGATTACCAGTTGTTGCAGTAAGTGCCTTAAGAGCAGTTGATACCACAAATTGCATTCAGTTAGAGTCCAATATAACATAAAAAAAGAGGGTTGTCAACCCTCTAAAAATTCAATCATCATAAACTCTACATTCAAGTGCATTGGGGTGCAATTCACAATACAACTCTAATGGTGTTGGATCGTGCGAATCTTCTGGATGATGTTCCTTATATATTTTGAGTGCTTCTAATTCTTCTTCTGTATGTCTTCTCGCTTGTGGAGAAGTTTGTGGATTATCCAGAATCTCCTTATCTTTCTGGATATGTTGATCGATTGTATCCATAGTTTTGTATCGTGTTGATATATTTATTTTAAGTGGAAAATAAAAACTCGGTAATATATTTTTGTGAAAAATCTTTTCCAAAGTAAGATTTTAAAATACCGAATGCAGGATTGTTAGATGCCATATGGTAATTATACTTTTGATGCATCGTTTCAAATGATTTTGAAGATTTATTGCAAATAGATATGAGTTTTTTATATTGGTGCAAATAATTTTTAACCCAAATTAGATATTCATTATAGAAATCTTCTCTTTGTTTTTTTATCCACATTTTATTTGAAAAAAATTCTTTTAAGTCATAAAATTTTGAATATTCAATTTTAATATCTGGAAACTCCGAAAGTAACTTCAAATATTCTATATTATCTGAGATGGGATGAAAATCAATGGCAGCTAAATGTCTTTTATTTGATATATTTACATATTCTGTCCCAAATATTGGATAGTCATAGTCCGAATTTGGATATATTACCAATGCTTCCGCTTCAAACTTGTTTTCTATTTGTAATTCACAGAGTCTAATTCTTGTAAAAACATCAGAATCCCACAAATAAGACCTTAAAGTTGCATTTTTAGATTTAATTTCAAAACTTAACCAGTCTGGAAGATTTCTCTGATTTAAAACAAAAAAATCTTTAATTATTTCATTTAATGATATTTTATTCACTTAATGATGAACCTCTCCAGTTTTTTGGTGTGGGTGGATCACACTTACCTTCCAGTGAACGAACCATTAACTCAGCAAACTTTTCCATTTTTTCAGCAGAAACTGACTGTGGATAATACGTGATTGCATCTTTTAGTGCAACAAGTTCATCCCATTCTTCTTTTGTAAGAACTTCAGTGCCAGTTTTTGCTAGTGTCATAGGTGTTTTTGCAATGTGTCCCAATGTTAGCATTCCAATATATGATTATCTATAAACTTAATATTTTCTTTGGGATTGGGTTACATTACTTAATAAAATTATCTAAAGTATCAAGATCATCTTTGAATTCTTTTTCTCTTTTTTATCATGATAATAAGACCAGAGAGCATTGTGAACATCCATAAGTTCACTTATCCAAAAACCAGTGGGATAGATACCAAGTTTATTTTGAAGTCCACGATGACTGGTGCCTTCTTCTTCTGCCTCACACATAATAGTGCAGATTGCTTGAACCATATCAAGTTTATCTTCTTCGGAAAGCATAAAATACTTCCCAACAGCACGTTCTTTTGCTTCTTGATGTGATTTCTGAAGTTGTTTGCAAGCATCAGAATCCCACCACTCTTGCCAGGTGTTTTTCTTTTCAGTCATCTTTTCCAAAGATAGTTCCAAAGAAACCAGAGTCACCTGGTTTACGGTTTTCAAGTTTATCTAGGATAGAATCAGTTGTTTGCAGAGATTCAATACGACTAATTAAATCAGCAATCACACTACAAACCATAGGACGTTCTTGACGTGCAGCGTATGCTAGTGCGTTACGCAGAGATGCTTCTGCTTCTTTCAGGGATTCTTCAACAGATTGTGATAGTGCCATACTTCAGGGTTTTCTAAATCTTTACAACGGGGATAGAAGATGCCATCTTTGTAGCAAGCATCTTTTGGGTCTTGTCTGTCATATTTTAGCACGACTTCAGGTGGTTGTCTAATGTTACAGAGTTCACCTTGCATTTTAACAAAGTTATCAACACATAATCCACCCACAAAAGGTGCAATTGCAGATAATTGCCATAACCAAAAATCTGCCATCAACACTCATCCATTCCAAGAAGTTTTGTTGGTACAATTTTGCGAATTATCCAAGTTCCATCTTCATTATCCACCCACTCAATAAGGTCACCTTCTTTCAGGTTTGCTGCCTCAAGCAAATCATCAGGGAATGATACACAATATACATCTTCATTAGTGTCTTCATCTTTGACTTCTTCAACAGGAAGAATCCACCTCTTTTTGCAGTAAGTGGTGTCCATTCATATCCACCTTGCTTACGAATTTCTTCTATTTCTTTATCAAGATTGACAGATTCTTTATGTTCTTCTGGATAATAGTGTTCTTCCCAGAAGTCATTCCACGCTTTTTGACATTCTGCAGACTTATCATTTTTATCACACGCAAGCACAGATTCATCAGCAACAGGACGATGACCACTCATAAGTTCAAGTAGTCCAAATGCACGTGCAGAATGATCTTTATAATACTGATAATCCTCCTGCACTGCTTCACGAATCGCAGAATAGATTTCGTGTGGTGATGCTTCTCCAACACTTAGAGCATCATGCACCCACTCTTGCAACTTATCAAGAGAATACTTTTTATAATCAGAGGTCATCGAGGTAGTCTTTGATTGCTTGTTCCATAATAACTTGAATTTCTTTCTGTGTCAACCCATTTAACCATTTCCAGTTCGGGTCTTGTGGGTCCCAGTCCATTGTGAACGATCCGTCCTCATTTTGTGTTATTTTAAGAGAGTCACTGTTCTTTTCCATATTGCTTTTTTGCTTTTTTTAGTTCTTTCAGTTCTTCTTTAATTTCTTTATATGCTGACTAAGCATCTATTTTATCACCCATTTCAAGAGCAATAATAATATCTACTCTTGTTCCAAAATGTGCTAATGCTTTTTCAAATGAATCTAACTCATACATTGTAATCAGTCCCATAATGCTCGGTAAGAATATCTATGCGGGCATCCAAAGAATTCTCCATACGATAAAGTTCATTGGTAAGTTCTACATTTTCTTCTTCAAGAACTTTAACTCTTTGTTCCAAATCAACTAATCTTTGGTACAATTCATCAACAAGAACAGGGTCATCAAGTCCCCATTTTCTCTGAAACCAATTTGTTTGAATCATAATACACCAACCTCTTTTAGATAATTTCTATATCTCATAAAACGATTCCAGTTTGGTTGTCCTTGAACGTCTAACTGGTGACAAATTTCACAGTAACATAACCACTCATACCAAGGAGTAGTAGAATCTAAAACGTGATAAGGATAATCAGAGTTTTCCATCTACTGTCCCTGAATGAACTTTGGATTCAGGGAAACCTTCCTGCCGTCCTTTAAGATAAAAGCGCGTCGCTGAGATACACTGCTCTTCAGTGAGAGATGTGACCAGTCCTGTACCATCTTTATCGGTTGAACCCCATAGTCCATACTTTTTTTGTTCGACATAAAAAGCATCATCAATTAGTTTCTTTTCCATTTTTTAAATCTGGATGGGGAGCATACAATGGACCTTCATAATTACCAGCGTGAAGTTGTTTGAGTGCTTCAATAGTTTCAGGAGTTTCCTCCCAAGTCCATTGATTATTATTTTTATCAGTAAAAGTACGTGTTGTCATAGAGTAATCCAGCGTTCGTTTTTAAGAGTCCAATTTGTCACTTCAGAAATACGTTCACGAACTGACTTCTGAGGAACCCATCCCAGTTGTTTCATTTTATCACCATCTAAGGCATAACGCAAATCGTGCCCTGGGCGTGATGAATGAAAATCTACAAGTTGATAATTCAATTCTCTCCCCTGGGATTCAGCAATAATCTGTGCTAACTCCAAGTTGTTGAGTTCTTCCGAACCAACAATGTTAAACTTAGGGCATTTAGCGTTGCCCCACGTGGGCTCAAACTTACCTTCATAATTCAACAGAAAAAGAACGGCAGATGCAACATCTTCAGCGTGAATATAATGTCTAGACCCAGGAATGGTTCTAGTGGAGTCACTATGAATTGTAACTGCTTCACCGTCACGAATTCGTTTAATACACATTGGAATGTACTTTTCAGGATGCTGACGCTCACCAAACACGTTCATTGTATGAGTGATATAAATGGGAAGACCATAAGTATTCTCATACGCCACAGCAAGTTCTTCACCACCTGCTTTCGTTGCACTATAAGGATTGGTGGAATTATACCGATCATTTTCCTTATATTTGATACCATTTGGAGCAGGACCAAATACTTCATCTGTACTGAAATAAACAAATCTTTCCAAATTTTCTTGAATACGTGCGAACTCAAGAATATTGCAAGTTCCTACAACATTATCAAGTACAAACTCCATAGGATACTCAATACTGCGATCAACGTGAGAACCAGCAGCAAGATGGAGAATGTAATCAACCTTACCAATTTCGGAACGGACAAGTGGATTAAGTTCTGCTTTCAAATCGTGATGAACTACTTTTACACGTTTGCGTACTTCAGGATCAAACGAAAGCATCAGATTGTGAAGACGATTTAAGTTACCACTGTAGTCAAGACGATCGAGTGTAATAATGTCCCAATCAGTAGTTTTTAGAACTTGTCCAATAAGATGGTGGGCGATGAATCCTGCGCCACCAGTAATAAGAACTCGTTTAGTCATAGTTATTATTCGTATTTGTAACTAATTTTAATGTCTTTTTTCTTCAGTTTGTATCGATCAATATGCTTTTGACGATGACTTTCGGATTCAAAATAACATTTACGAGTCTCATTGCCATCCTTATAAACAAGTTTCCAAGGAAATTGGTCAAAGGGAAATTCTTCTGTACGGTCCATCAAGTAGGTTGTTCAACTCTCTGAGTATAGACCACATTAAACAATCCGTCAAGGGGTATTATTCTCCAAGAGTATGAATGACTGGTTTTTCGTGTGCAAGAATGTGATAAAGGTCTGGATTCTTTGCTGCTGATACTGGAACAAATTCTGTCTCAGGATTAAACTCTTCATCACGAATTGCCTGATTAATGACAATAGAACCATCAGCACCAGAATATGAACGATGGAAGGTCATCTTAGGGATCACCAGAGCACCAGAAGAACGGTTAAGATGTACGATATGATATGGATAACGCCACTCTGGATTCACCAGTTCAAATGTGCGAAGACCTTGTAAAACGCGATTATGATCGATCTGATGATAATGAATATAAAATTGTTTTGCACCAACAATATCGTCAGGTGGACTGATTGCAGGTCCAGTATGACATACAAGGTCTTGTGCATTAGATCCATCTACCGAAATATCATAAAAGACAACTGCTTCGGTCTCACGAAATACTCTATGTTTCTTAAACTGAACTTCTGACATTTTAATCGTAAGTGTTTTGCTCCTGGTTCAGTCTATCTATATGATGATAAATGGTCGCCTGTGAGTATTTAAATTCTTCAAATCGTTGCGGTTTATTCTTCTGCATTTTTGTGAGCATATTGATCCACTGATAACGACTGTCTACCACCCAACCATAACGACGCTCATCGTGCATCATATCATAAATTGAAATCATTTGAACCCCCTACTTTTCTTTTTGTCTAATACTTCAATGTGACTTAGAAAATTTCCACCACGCTGAAACCATGTGACCTGAACATCTTCATAGTTGTCAAAAACCATTTGGTTACCATCTTCAAAGATTAACTTATAATCGTGAAGAATATAAGGTTCATCTGATGTTTGTTTGAATACTTTAAGTTCGGTCATTTTTCATAATAATAAGTTTACCAGCAAGCATTCCATAAAACATCTCACACACCTTATCCTCACAAGATTTCATTTTCTCTTTGGAGAGAACAATAAGTGCGTTCAGTTCTTCTTCGTTAAGATTCCAATCAGTTAGGTTGTGCTCGGTTACTTTCATTTCATCCATAACATAAAGATTTTGGTTTTTCAGTATCAAATGTTGACCACTTTGCTATTTTAAGGCACATCAGCAAAGTTTGGTGTTCGCGGTTATACAGTTCCCAATCTTGTTTAAGTTTCGCAGCATACCTACGACGATAAGCACAACACCAGACATTGTAGTAGATTTTGTCCTTTTCACTCAGGGACATATCTGCTCTCCATATACCCAACCAGTATCAGTCTTGATAAGTTCCCAATAAGAATCTTCACCAAGTCTTCTAAAAAGATAACGTGTCCCATCTTCACGCTCACAAAGATAATCACACTTGTGAGGAGAATACAAGCGAACTTCAAGTACTTTGTCGTTTTTGTTGAGCATAGGTAATCACATATTTTTTATGTTCAGTATAAAGGTCGGAACAAGTATAGTGTTCCAACTTACCACCAAGTTCTTCTGCAATTTTTTGCAATTGTTTTTCAAGTTCAGTCATTTGGAGCAATGTAAAAAGTAAAAGTAACGTGCTGCATTTGTAGGTCCATATTGTACCACATCACAACCCTTATAAGTATCAACAACCACAAACTTTCTTTCTATTGGAGTTGGTTGCATTTCTAACCAGTTAGCAGCAAAGTTGATACCAAATGCTAGTAATGCGAAACCAGCAAAAATTAGAATAGCATTTTTCATTCTTCATCATCCCAAGGTGCTTTGCGGTTCATAAGTCTTTTAACACTCTCCATCGTTTCTTCACTTGGTAATTCTAGCATCTCTACAAGAGCATCAAAGTCTTTTGCTGGTAAGGTAATCTTTTCTGGTGGATAAGAACCTTTACCCCAATACTTCTCAAACTCATATTTGTATTCCATATCCAAATACCCACCATTCAGAGAAGACCAGAAAATCCCCAGACACCATAATCATCAAAACGGAAACCTTCGTGAGAAATCAAACGATACCACCACCAGAAACTTGAATAACGGAGAAACCTGCTGCCTATGATAAGTTTATGGAAGTTCATTTCTTCGTCCAACAATAAACTTCCATTTGCATCCAACCATCATTTAGTTCTGCCCACATTGCGTGAGGAAGTTTATAAGAATACTTCTTATCTCTCATCCAATGAGACCACGCTTCCCAAGCATACCCTACACTCTGCCATCCCCAGATGAAGTTTCTCCACTTCTTAAGGTCATATACCCAGTCGTTATCAGTATCAAAAATATTAAATTTAAAATGAGGTTTGAAATCGTATTCAAAAAAATGTTTGTTATACTGTTTGCGAGTGTAGTTATCGTATCGTTGGCGGAGATTGATGAGAGTGTTGAGCATAACAATTTGACTTCATAAAGTTATTATACAGCAAAGGGCACCTGATTTCAAGTGCCCCCTGTTCCAGTTCTTCAAGTGTCCTTATGATATTCTTACTCTTTTGGAAGTATCTATTTCTCTTGCTCGTTGATATTGAGTAAGATTTCCAGCATTAGTTATAAATCCAGTTTCAAGACACATCCATTTTTGTGAGGCAACTTTTTTACCAGTTTCACTCATTTGCTTACTCGTCAACGAAAATATTCCTTTTTCTCTTCATAATTTTTCTTGACTATTTGCCGTTTTTCTTCAGTAGTTAAAGAAAATATTCCCTTACCTTCATCACGAAGTTTTTTTCCTTTTTCACTATGGTTCTCAAAAGTTTGTGCGTGAATTCCTTTTCGTTCTTTATAAAGTTTTTGCCCGTTTCTTTTTCCCAATTCACTTCTTTCTTCAAAAGTTTGTGAGTGAATTCCTTTTTTATCTCTATAAAGTTTTTGTCCTCTTTTTCTTCTTTCTTCTGTGGTTTCTGCGTGAATTCCCTTACATTCTTTATATTGATTTTGTCCAGTTTTTCTATTAATATTTAATGAAATAAAACCACCACAATTTTCATTCAAGCACCACTTATCTGTATTGTAAAATGGTTTGATTAATCTTTTTTCAACTTCTTGTGCTTCAATATATCCTTCATCAGTAAAATCAAAAAACTGGAGTATTTGTTTCTTTGGAGTATAAAGTTCCCAACACCATTTATGAGTTATAGGAGAACCCATATAATACTCATTATATGTTTTTTCTTTATGAACACCATAATAGTAATACAAAACTTCCTCAAAGGTAATTTTGTATAAGTATATTCTTGGACTTTGTGAAGTCATTTCTATTCTACAAGAACCGCATTACTATTTATAATAGAAAAGGTGCCCGAAAGCACCTAATCTTTTGTCTGTAGAGATTGCGGTTCCTATAGACATTAATATTTAGTAACGATGCTCTGGAACAATCGTAGGTTCTTCTACATCTGGACCTTTCATATTTCCAGTATTACAAGAATAAAGAGTTGAAAGTTTTTTACCTTTACGGACGATGTTAAAGTGGTCTATTTGTCCATTAGAATGAGTGAAGGAAAACCAAACAGCATCATCTCCCATTACCTCATAATGAACACTCACATTATCCAGGAAGAGTTCATCAACATTTTGTAGTTCGTTCATAAGTCCCTGATTTTCCCATAGTTCAAATAGTCCCAAAACCTATCGTTATAATCCTCAAAGTCCCATTCAGGATCAGTTCCATCATAAGTCATCAAGTCACTCCAATTTTGATATACCCATCTCCACATCAATCTTCGCAACCAGAACTGTTTGATCTTATATGTGAGGTTCATTTTGGTTCCTCATCTTTATTAAAGACTTTATAAGAAGAAGTAGTAGTCATCACAGCAATCAAAAGAAACCAACCCCAACCAGCAATCCCGTGAAGAGCAAGAAAAGTTGCTCCAACCACACAGGCAATAGAAGTTAGTTCAGAACAAAATAAAAGAAGTGCGTGTTTCATTTGATAGTCAAAGTTTGATTTTTGATTTGACAAAGACGGGAAAGATTATCACCAGCAGCAGCAACTTGAAAGAAGTTGTAGTTAGTCCCACACTCTTGATTAAGTGCTTGTTGAGTTGTGATGACTTTTGTAACTGCTATGATAGGAGCAGAAATAAACATAAGAATAACACTACCAACAATCAAAACAGTAAAAGCATCCTCAGGATTAAAGTTTTTGAGTTTCATCAGGTTTCTGTGTGTATGAAGTCATTATAAAGCATCCAGAGACACCCAGAGCATCCCCTGTGCCAGTTCTTCAAGTGTCTTATGCTACACCATCAGCACTATCTTTCCATTCAGTATCTTCTTTATCTCTCAAACTATCCAATACTTGAAGAAGAAAGGCAATAGAGTCAGCATACTCTCGTCCATCTTGCCCACCCATTACCATATAAGCAATCTCTTTCTCAGCAAGTTCAATTCTCTCATTTCTTGTAAGTTCTTCTAGTGTAGGACGATACCATTCACCATTTTCCTTCTTTTTGTAACCAGCAGCAAGTTTTCTGGTTTCTTCCTCTTGTTCCCATCGTTTTACATAAGCAAGTTGTCCGAATTCTTCTTCCTCAATTTCAGCAAGTTTCGTCATCGCATTACCATTCTCTTCATAGAGTTTATCAAGAGCATCAAGAGCCTTCCGTTCTGCTTCTCTTTTTTCTGCTAATTCAAACATTTCATCGGGATATGGTTCAGTCATTTTGATTTCAAGTTTAGTTTCAGGTGCTTTGGTTCCAATAGTAAGGTCTTCAAGAGTAAATTGACCAGTCATACGGGAAGTTTCTTTACCATTAGTCTTGAAGATTAAGTCCTTATCCATAAGTTCTCTCAATTTCTGTTTGCCGTATTCTGTGAGTTCTTTTTTAGATTTGCGGAGATCTTCTACTTCCTTATCAGAAAGATGGAACCCATCAGGAATGTTCCCGTATTCTTCGGTCATTTGAATGTATCCTGAAACTTCTTCCATCCTTCATCTAATTGTTTTTCTGCCCATCCCCAAACACCGTGCTCCATACCATCAATTTTAGCACATTCAATCTCATCTTGAATGAGTCTGCGGAGCATTTCAATTTGTTCTTCAGTCATCTCTCTCCATTTCGTTTTCATAATCACGATAATCCCACTTGAGGTGGTGTTGTATCAGTTTGAGAGCACTTGGAACATCCAGAGCATCTCCATCACAAGTCCATTCACCAACTTTGATATCATAATACACCAGACAATCTGGGGTGTATTGATGTATGTTGATGTCTATGTGGTTAGTCATTTTTTGAATGTCTCCTTGAAGGTTTCCCAAGTATAAGATTTCAGTCGTTCCACATCATTTTCAAGTTCTTCAATTCTAAAATAAAGTGCCTTCAAATGTGATGCGAGTTTATAAATGTTTACCTTATCAATCTCATAACATCCACTATCATCTGTGAGATTCGGTGAAGATATTTCTCCAATCGTCGGTGTGTTCAGTCATTTGAATGTTTCCTTGAAGGTTTCCCAAGCAAGGGTATTGAAGTTATTATGCTCATAAGCAAACTTCTCTCCTCGTTCTTCCCTCAACATATAATCAACCTCACACTGAATAAGTGCCCGAAGTTGGTCAATCTGTTCGTCAGTCATCGCAGTTTCTCCCGCATAAGTTTCAGACACTCATTCCATTTGTAAGAGTTAGTATCGTGAGATGGAGGTATCCATTCGGCAACAATATCTACAAGTCTATCAGTCATCTCATCACAGTCAATACCATATCCAACTTTCTTTCCAACTTCTTCCCAAATCAAGTCATAAAGTGTCTGTGGTTTTGATTCTTCCACTCTCTTATACTTCACACCCATAATGGTTGCATATTCTCCTTCTATGAGAACCTTTGAGATGTCGGTTTCAGTCATACTTTCCTTTCTTTACATCATTAAACCAAAGTCCTTCAAGAAGACGACGAGTTTCAGTATCAGTAATAGCAATCATCATCACCACACCCTCATCAGTAAATTTTCTCTTATACCAATTATGACTTCCATCATTAAATTCATGACGACTATAATTCTCATCATTATAAAGGACAATCTCAAACTTACCACCAAGTTCAAAGTTCATTCTTGGTTGAGATTTATGTGTCTCAATCTCTTTGAGAAGTTCCAGTTTCTTTTGAAGCACTTTGATTTCTGCTTCTGTCTTTTCAATATCAGAATTAAAAGTCATTTGTTTCAGGTAAGGAGTAGCATCCATCACACCATCTTTCATTGCTTGTCTAAAAGCATTACGCAGACCTTCGTCTACTTGTTCTGGTGTTTGTGGAGTTGGTTGAAATTCAGTCATCGGTTCTGGTAAAAATCCTTCACGGATAATTCGTGGTTTTGGAAACTCTGGTTTATTCATCATATCTCCGCATCAATATTCATAAAATTGATCAATTACTTTATAATCTTTATCTCGTACCGTACCAGCATAAGGATAGATAGAACTTACAGTTTCTTCCATATCAGGAACAACTTCATAACGGTAAATGTCATCGGCATTTCCACCACAATCAACAGAGATTACATTTCCGTCAGGTAAAGTACCACTATAAGTAAAAATATACTTATAATAACTTGAAAATTTCACCTTTACTTCACCGTATTTTTCAATAAACTCTTCTTTTGTCATTTGGAGTTGGCAGTGTTGTTTGTGTATGAGAGCATTATACGACAAAAGGCACTCGGTTTCAAGTGCCCGTGTTCCAGTTTGCGAAGTGTCCTTTTCTATTTCATCATAATACTCTGGTTCATCAGGTGGTTCAGGGTACCCATCTTTTAATTGTACTGCTTCATAACCCTTCTGGAAGGCATCCCAACTCACAGCATCCCAATCTCCCATAGCAATACTTGTTTCTGGATAATGTCCATAAACATCTTTATATGCTTCTTCTACTGGAGATTTCATCTTCTCCATTTCTTCCAAGAGTGCAAGTTGCTTTTCCAGCACTTTGATTTCTCCTTCTACTTGTTCAATTAGGTTCATCAGTCTTAGAGCATCTCCCAGTATTATAACCTGTAAGGCACCCGAAATCAAGTGCCCGTATTCCAGTTTATAAAGTGTCCTTATGATACTCTCACTCTTTTAGAAGTATCAATACCTTTTGCTTTTTGATATTTTGATAAACCACCAGAATTAGTGATATAACCAGTTTCAAGGCACATCCATTTTTGTGCGTTATTTTTTCTGGATAATTCACTTCTTTGTTCTGGTGTTAGTGAAAAAATACCAGTTCCATTTTTCATTTGGGTTCTTGCCCCCATTCTACCATATTCACTTCTTACTTCTTTTGGTAATTTTCCAAGTCCGCTTGCATATGCTTTTTTGGCAGAGGCAGATAATTCTTCACTCGTTAGTGTGAATATGCCGAGTTTATTATCTCTTGTATAAGCACCATTTCTTTTTCCAAGTTCAACTCTTTCTTCTGTTGTAAGTTGAAACATTCCTAATTTATTTTTATGTTGATTTTTTCCTTTTCTACTTGCCTCTTCAAAAGATGGTATATAACAAAACTTTGTAGAAGTTTGTTTGGATTTATTAGCAAAGTGTGGATTTTCAACTACTTTATAATACTCTTGTAAAATAATCTTATCAGCATATGCTTCCTCTCTTGTAGCATAATCACTTTTCAAAATTATCTTCTGTGTTGGATTGAATGTCCTATCGTGAAAAGAACCAAAATACTTTACATCTTCTTCTGGTAAGCATTTACAAGTTCTACTACCAATATATCCTCTACCATATTCCTCATAGGAATAATAGGTGTAATGATACTCTTTTTGAGTTTCCATAGTTCTATTCTATTAAGACGGCACTACTATTTATAATAGTTTATAATAGAAAAGGTGCCCGAAAGCACCTAATCTGTCCGTAGAGATTGCCGTCTTAACAGACATTCTTATTTATTATCGTTCTCTACATCTTCTTCCAGTTGTTTATAAAGAGCATATTCATATCCGCACAAAAATGCACTTTCAACCCAAGAAATAAGAATTTGTTTCCTTTGGTTCTCATCTTCAATTCTTATGTCGTCTTCAAAGTATTCATACCGAAATGTAAATCTACCATAAAAATCTCCATAAAACCACTTATTAAATGAAAGTTGAGCATCTTCTTGAGGGTCAAGATATTCATTTGTTGGATGTTTAGTCATTCTTCCAAACTCTTAATACATTTTTGAATAAGGGCATTCCACCTCTTTGGAGTAAGTTTCTCACTCGCATAAGAACTCCTAAAAGGATACTTATACCAAGTCAAACGGAAGTTCTCACTTGGGATTTCAAAGTTAGGTTTATCCATCTCATCTTCTTCATCACCCCAATAATAAGGACGGATGATAAAGAAGTCGTTGGAGAAATGTGGAGTATATCCATAATCTTTTTCTCCTGTTTTTTCTGTAATCGCATCAATCAGGATTTGAAATGGGCCACCCATCCATTTCTCACGAGGAACACTATATTCTTCTGTGGGATTGCCGAATAAGATTTGTCCTAGTTCAAGTTCGTTAGTCATTTCAGGTTCAGTAGTTCTTTTTCTTCATCAGTTAAGGAAGCAAGGTCTTTTTTGAGTTGTTTAAGTTTCCGTTCTTTTGCTTTTGCTTTGACTGCTTTTTCTTTTTCCAGTTGTTTTAGTCGTTTCGCATACTCTTTATCGTTTTCTTCCCGATGCTTATAAAGGTAATATTCAGTGTATTTTTCACCACCATAATCCCACTCATATTCACTTTCAATCCCTTCCCAACCAGCATCTAACTCTGCTTGTAGTGAGGTAATAATACTTTCAAGAGTTCCTTCAAGAATCCCATAATATTTTTGAGTTTCTTTGACTTGAATTCGTTTGATAGTCATTTCATTCACCTTTCAATTGACGAATTTCACTTTCAAGTTCATAAATGCGTTCATTCATTTGGTGAAGAAGCATAATCAACGAACGACCACAGATGGTTTCACCACTATCTTCTGAAATAGCAGAAATAATATCTTCTGCTTCAGAGTTGTTGTAGGGGAAGTATTCCTTTGCGTGTGCTTCGGGATATTGAGTATCCCAAGACCTTTCAGGAATAGTTTTTTCAAAGAGAGTAGTCATTTCAGTTCTCCATAAGAAAGATGTTGGATTTCTTCTTTGGTCAAGGTTTTCATATAACCACGAGGATACTCATTATCATAAGCATTGAAGACAAAAACTGGAATGTTTCTTTCCTTACAGATTTGTTTGAACTTTTCTTCATTCAGTTCAAACTTATGAACATAAACAACGATTGGATAATCATCCCAAAATCCAACAAGACTTTCTGGATAATAATCCCACTCAAACTCATCAAGTTCTTGAATGATTTTTTCTACATCTTGAATATGTTCTGGATTAGTGTAAATGCGTCCGTATCCTTTGTAATTGAAGGCAGTCATTTCAAATCTGGTGTTGTTTAAGGTGAAGTTTGATACAATCCATAACATCATTAAGAGTTAGACATTCTCCTTCATAAGTAAAGTCTCCATTTTCCAGATGTAGAATTTCAAGAGTGTAATAAAACATTCCTTGAGGATGATATTGTTTGATGTCAATGTGGGTTTCGTAGTCCATCAGTTCTTATAGAGTTTGTAGATTGCGTCTGCGAGTGCGAGTGCTTCTTCTTTATCCATACAAATGTAATTAACCCTTTTATCACCTTTCTCTTTATTATAATCAAACTCCCAATAAGAAACAGTGAAACCATCGCATCCTACATCAAGATGAGTGTCTTCGGCAGTGTACCAGAAATCTTGATGTTGTTGAATACGAACTTGATTGGTGATTTTAAGAGTCATTGGTTTGGTTGCGTATAAAAGTATTATATCAAATGGAATAAGAAGAACTCACTTCCGTCCAAGGAAGAGTTTCCAGTTCCTCATCGGTAAATTGAATACCATCATCATAACTTGCTTCATTTTTGTAGAGATAAAACTGCTTAAAATTAACAACAGTCCCTCTCAAATCTCCTTCTTCATCTACTTCATAGACAAGCACATCACAATACTTATTCCTATCATAAGTCAAGATTGTTGCCTTACGAATAGGTGCTGGTTTTCCAGCAACATCACCATAACATTCAATAGGATAATCAGTAAAAGCATCAAGCATTTGGAGTTCCTTTGTGTATGAGTGTATTATAAGGCATCCAGAGGCACCTGTGAAGTGTCCTTGTGCCAGTTCTTCAAGTGTCAGTCAAGGTTTTCAATCTCTTCACATAGTTCCAATAAATCATAACACATAATCACACCAGGAGACACTTGAAGAACATTAATCACCTCACGGAGAGTAGCAGCAAGATGTAGGTTAGGGTCGTGCTGTGGGTCATAATAATAATGAGAAAATACTTTTCTTGCTTTTTCTTTCATAGTAGTCATAGTGCTCCCTCCTCAATCATTTTACGCATCGTTGCTTCACTAATAATGTCTTGTTCCAGTTCGTGTGGTGGTGCTACTTTGAGGTAGATTTCATAATGAAACTCATTCATATCTTTGGAAGGGATATATCCTTTGTAAGAAATCATTTTTTGAATTGCTTTGCGGGCAGGGTCTTCCCAGTCCTCTTTGAAGTTGAACATTACAGAACCTCACATAATGGAAAAACTCTTACACTTGAAATAAATCCTGGTTTTGTGTATTTTTCTTTGTAATCTGCTGCGAACTCTTTTGCTTGAAGTTTAGTTTCAAAAGTCCCAAAGTATCGGTGAAATGCTTCTACACCTTCATATTTGTTATAAAGTCCCACTATCCACTTATGAGAATGTTCTGGGTAGGTGTCGTTTTCTTCTATCCAAGAGTAGTATGCGTCCTTATTCATCACCAACTCCCATACTTGTCTTCAATTTCTTTCACCCGTTCCATAAAACTATCCTCTCCGTGATCGCCAGCATACAACCTATCAATATGATACATCACATCAGACAACTTGTGAAGATAGTGGACTTGTTCTTCCAGATACTCTATGGTTTCTGGACTATAGTTCTTCACATAACCATACTCATCCTCTTTGTTATTGTTGAGGATTTCTTCTTCCAAGTCCCTAGCAAATTGGGAAACTTGGAAGTAGCAGTAATCACCAAAGTGTCCGCCGCTCATTCTTCCTCCTCCTCATAAGGGAACATAGCATCATACTCTTCATCAGTCAGAGTAAGATACTCCACATCAGCATCTTGATGATCTTCGGCATATATTACCTGATAACGCTGGAATTCGTTCCAGTCATTAGCAGCATATTCTATGATGCCGTTCAGAAGACAAAGGTAGTTCATCACAATACCTCCCAATCACATTCCCAATGACAATCGTTGCTTACATTTACCCAGAAGAAGTATTTCTGGTTCTCTGATGCGAGAAACATCATACCATCACCCTTGTCCTGTTCCACAATACAAATAGGATTGTTGTCCATCGTATTACACAGACGGTTCTTGGCTTTGCTGCTTTTGGGTCTTACGGTTACTCTTCTCATTTTGAATCTCCAATTTCAGTTTGCGGATACCAGTAATAAAATAAGCGAAGTCACGGGTTTCTGTGATAGGTTTGATTTCACCACAGACACCACACTTTGACTCATAAACAGAGGAGCATCCTACGGAATACACTCCATACTTTTTCCCGCAGTCAAAGCAGGTATTGGCAGCATTCTCAAGTTTCTTGAGTAGTGCTTTCTTCTCTTTGAGGTTCATAGTAGAGTTCAACTCCATACTTGTTTTTGAGGTTGTCTGTGAGGTAATCATACAGCAGGTCGGCAAACCCGTAATGGGGTCTTGTGCCACTTTCTATACTGGAACTGGTCGCCACTGTCCACATTATATCCAGTGCTTTCTTATCAGGTAGGTTCTTCATCTTCTAATGCCTCATCTAAATCCACACCTTCCAATACTTCATTTGCCCACTTCAACTTATCCATTACTTCATCCATAGGATATGTCTCTACTTTACCAAGCTCAACATCTTCTACCATTTGCATCAGGTGCTCTAAAAAGTGTTTGGGATAAATGTCATCTTCCAAACTATCCCAGAAATAAAGAGCACACTGTTCTAATGGGTCATCACTTATAAGAAGAGCATATTCTTGATAGTTGTCTCCCATCAAGTCACCCCAGTTCTTGAAAGCATACCAACAATTATACCACCCTTGAATGATACAAGAGTGCCAAATATATTCAAACCAAGTTAATTTGGTTTTTTTCTTATCAGTTCCTAAAAGAGGTCGTGAAAACATATGAAACATTCTTTACTTTAACATCATAGCATTTTTGTTGAAAAATATCCATCCTTTGTGTTGTTTTTGTTTTTTATTTAATACTTTAATAAATGCTGATTGGTCTAGATTATATTTTCTACATATTTCACGCATAGTATCATATTCTTCTATTACTTTTCCAGATGGAGAAACTAGAATATAACTTTTTTTAAAGTTATTTTTAAATTTTTCAATAGTTTCCTTTGATACAATTTTTCCTTTATTTAATCTACTTAATTTTTCTCTCGTCTCCAGAGTAATTATTCTATTCTTACTTTTTTCTGCTATTTTTTGTTTTGTTTCTAATGTATGCCTCTTACCATAAAAATTATTTTTTTCTCCAGAGGCAATACGACCACTTACTCCATCACCACCATCAGTTTTGTTATAGAGAATACCTGTTTCTAAATCTTTTCTACCAAACACGGCAATCATATAGATTTCGTGCTTAAATGCTTCTTCTTCTGTTAAATTCTTTTTGAGAAATATTATTCTATCTAGATTTTTTGGTTTCCCAACTTCACCTTTACCCTTATTATATAATCTTCGTCCTTCTCCTTTACCTATGTAATAGGGTGTTCCATCCTCACGCAAATACGCATAAGTATAAAATCTAGGTGAATTTGCCATAGTTCTACTCTTAAACTAACCGCATTAGTATTTATAATACAAAGGAGGAGATTTTTCTCCTCCAACCTTACAGATTGCGGTCAGTTAAGGCATTATTATTTATTCAGCGGTTTCTTCACTCCATTTGTCTAAATCTTTTATAAGGTCTTCATCTACTTCCTTCATATAATCCCAGTTCCAAGTTCTGGAAAGAATATCAATATCAAACCCAAACTTATATCCCCAGAACAGAATACCCAGTACAGTTCCACTGCCAGAAGTAATCTGAATATAGGGCCAAGATGGTTCATCATTCCAACTTACAGAAACTTGAAGCAAACTTCTACGCTTGATGTTTAGGATCTGGACATATACTTCGTGTCCAAAATCGTAACGATGCTTGAATTTAATAAGGTCTATTTGTAGTCGTCTCCATATTCAAGGTTAGAATCTGCATTCATTAGTTCCACAGTTGTCCGATATCCTTGTGCAACTGTGACTTCGTGCTGAATTGCAATATCACGAAGTGCTTCTACATCATATTCAGGGGCAGTAATCCAACTGAAACCTTTACCGAACGTATTATCAGGATTTACAATATACCAGTGACAGGCAGTATCGGGAACAAACACAGAACATTTAGTCCAATCATTGTCCCATTGAGGCACTTGTACAAAAGATAGTGCCGCAAAGATAAATCCTAGAAAACTGAAAATCATTGCTCTTTGATTACACAAGACGTGGTACAGTTCAGGTCTCCAGAAGACCCAGAGACTGTAGAAGTATGTAGTGGTGTTTTTTCTGGTGTAAGGTTATAAGAAATTGCTAGACCTACAACAAAACCAAATAGAACAATAGCGATATTACGAGTCCGCATTAGTATCCTCAAAATCAAACCATTCATACAGAGAGTTCATCGCAGCATCAACCACACAATCAACCACAGCATCTTGGTGTGGATTCTCTACGTGTTTATGAGCACGATTATAACCGAAACGGACACCTTCTTCCAGTGCCATCTCTAATACTTTACGAAAGTTGGGTTTCATATCAATAAGGAAGAGACTTTAGACCAGTCAGTACTTCTTGAAAGCGTTCAGCACGACTTTTGTGATGTTCTGCATTATCCTCAAGAACACTTACAATATCGTCCAGGACAACATCCACAGACGCATCAGTATCAAAGTATTGTTGGATTGCTTCGGCAAGATACCTCCGCCGACTCCATTCCATACTATAGGGTTTGTAGTCCATAATAATGGGTGTATATGGGTGTATTATAGGGTATGTGTCAGGTCTTGTCAAGCACTAAAAACCCCCTTGCGGGGGTGTATAAGGTTTATTTAATATTCGGTTAGCATTGATCTACACAATCGTTTACAAGATTGGGTTTCTTCATCGCACTCAGTTAAACACTTAAAGTATGCGTTCATCAATTCGTGTTCGTCAATGAACTCATCTATGGTCTTTTCTAAACTATTCCAAGCAGCCAGTTGATTGAAAGAAATTAGGTTGTGCATAATAACCTCCATGCACAAAGAATAACATAATAAAGGGAGTTTCGTTCATCCGTATCACCTCGTACAGTATACTATTATCTAGGTGTTTTGTCAGGATATCTTAACAATAATTTATGCCTACGAGTTTATACTTATTCGTTTTCAAGTTCCGCTAGGTAATCTGTCCACCACTGGGGGTCTTTCTCATACTTCCAGTTGGGAACTTCTTTACCGTGCTCAAAATACCAACGCCATATTGCCTTATCAATCACTTCAGCAATCTCAATCCTCCTCATTCTTAGCATCAGTGTCTCCATATGGGTTCTCCACATAGGTTCTGTGTTCTCGTTTGGCATCTTCTCGGACATAATTGACTTCTGATACGCTAGAGGACAACCATAAAGATACTTTCATTATAACGTATATAACTGCCAGTGGAAGAAAACATAAGGAAAGTATGACTGCTTGTTTCATTCCTGCTCCAAACATTTTTCAAATTTATCTCTTAACTCATTCAGTTTCGTTTGATGTTGAAACTCCATAATATGTTCATTTAGTTCTTTTTCCTTATCAGTAAATTGCATACGATACTTTGTCTTAATATCAATCAATCGCACCATATCCATATAGTGCTCTGGACTTTTATTGACAAACTCTTCGTAGGTCAATCTCTTGTTCTCCAATCGTTTTCGTCTTCATCACGCTTAAACCAATCAAGAAGTTCATCTGGATTGTCAAAACCACGACGACCAAAACGTTCGTGTCCCATACCACCAATATCAAGTTGGTTTAGGAAGTCATCCATTTCATCCATATCAGGGTTCTCTGCTCTCCTTCTTGCCTGACGGAGTATTGTAGCGGCAGAGCGGTTTGCTTTTGCAAGTTTTTCTGCCCAAATCATATCTTCAAGACTTACCTCTTCATGAAGTACAATCTTCTCACAGATTGCTTCAAGTCTTAACCGATATTGTGTAGAGAGCATAACCTACTCCAAGTATGAGATTATTTATTTTCGTATTCGTCCATTAACTCCTTTGCGAGTTTCATAGAACGACGCCACATTAGATATTTTACCATAGGATTGCGTGGATTATTCAATAACCACCACTTCTGCTTTTCATAGTTAGACTTTGCTAACTTAAGCATATAATAAAAAGCAGCGGCAACACTTTCATCAGTCACGATGAAATATGCCACCACTGCAAATACGATAAACCAAGCGTAATAAGTCATCGTCTAATAGTTTTTAGATAGTCTAGCACGTGCTCACGAACTGACATGAGTTCGTTGTAACATTTTTGATTGTGAGCACATTGGCGTAGTTCGTGATCTGGTTTATGAACACTTTCTATAAACAAATCCAAACCACGATTCCATTTGACTTCGGGAGTTTCTTCCATAATCAATGATGTAGTTGTACTATTTAACTAGTTAGAAAAACTTGTCTAAACTAGAAACCGATGCGCCTTTTGCAGACTTTTGAATGTAGGTTTTGGCGGATTTGTAGTTGTTGGCAACGTGAACTTGTTGACCATTGTAAATGATTATAAACTTCTTACCAAATGGAACTGCTGCCCACATTCCATCTTTGGTTACATAACCTTCAGGGTCTCCTGGTGTTTCTTTTAAAATACCAGGACGAGGAATAAAAGGTTTCTGAAACTTTTCGCTTATCCGAATACTGCAGTGACACTGATAATTTTAGCCTTAGGATTACGAGCAAGTGCAGTTTCTCTTGCATCTTGATAATCACGTGCCTCTACGATCTCATCAAAGACCTTACCAGCAACAAAAAGTTGAACTTTGCAGCGCATTGGGTGGATTCCTCCTGATGTGTAGGTAGTATAGCAGAAAAATCAGCGTTTGACCACGCTGATGGCAGGGAGACCCTCATTGAAGACGGTATCCACCACCGCTTGGACCTTCCGTGCCGTGCTGATGCCCACAGAGGAGTAGACAGGGATGCAGACCAGACCGAAGGACTTGGTGTAGTCTTGCAGTGCTCCAGGGGCAATACGACCGCTCTGGAGACCCGCTGCGTCGTCCTTATGAAGGCGGATGACCCGTCCAATGGTCTGGGAGATGCCGATATAGTCCATAGAGCGCATAAACAGCACTGCCTCCAGACCAGACACGTTGATGCCCTCGGACAGGATGCTATGGTGCAGAACCACAAACTTCTTAGAGTCATCCTTGCCCCAGGCACTCAGAGTGTCGAAGAACACCTCACGGTTGACCTTTTGACCATCAATTACGGCACCAGTCTTAGACGTGATATACATCCAAGAAAAACCACGATCCTCCAGTTGTTGACAGAAATCAGTCTCAGAAACCAGAGAAACAATCTGTTTGGTTGCCTTAGAGCAAATCAGAACCTTGCCAACTTCTTGGGCATCAATAGTCTGAATCAGATTCTCACAATCGACATCAGCAACAATTTGACCCTTAGAGAGCATCTCAAACTGCTGCACAACAACCTTTGGGGGCACAATGAAACCACCCTCCACCAGTTCAGGAGCAGGGACGTTACAGATGACGTTGCCATAAACGGCAGCGTCGTTCATCCCAGGTTTGGAAACAGTAGCAGAATGCTTAGGAGTAGCAGTGAAGAAATAGCAGCGGTCAGCATTAGTAGCGAAGTGCTCCGTAGCAGGGAAAAAGTGACGCTGGACACTGTTATGCGCTTCATCGAAGTAAATGGTATCAACGTGAATATCTGCCTGTTGCAGGCGTTGCAGGGAGTTATAGGTGGTGAAAATCAGTTGGTGCTTGTATGCACGACGGGACCAGTTGTAAATCTCAGAAGGTTTAGTGGTGCTCTGGTGATGCGTCTCACCACTATGCACGTGCAGAACAGCAGCAGTCGTGATAAACTCCAGAAACTCAGCAGAGAGTTGCTCAGCAAGCAAAATGCGAGGAGCAACAACAACAATGGTCTTAGGAGTATCGGACTGAAACTCACGCAGAGCATCAAAGATAGCAATGTTAGTCTTACCACCGCCAGTCGGAATGATCACCTGACCTTTCAGATACTTAGCAAGGGCATCCAGAGCACGTTGCTGGTGGGGGCGAAGTTGGATCATCATCAACCAATTCAATACAGATATTATAACACCAGAATCGGCAGCACAAAACTCCAGTGTGCCAGTTCTGAAATTGTCCTCTCAACAATAAATAATAAAAAAAACCAAAATGGCGATCAAAGTATACAAAAGAATTGGAATAAGAAGAGATAGAAATCTTGCAGACGTTTCTGATTCGACTGCTGCATTAAACAATCTTTTGGACACTCTGGTTGACGATGCTAATTCTACATTCATATCTGAAGACTTAAATGCTATTCGTAATGTATTTTCCGTAGGATTAACTAATGAAGGATATCGCCAGATTGTAGGAAGTGCAGAAATATATACAGACTCAAATGGAGTTACACAAACATTTTTTCCAAGAATTACATATCAAAATCGCTTAAATCGCTTTGAAACGTTTTCTGGAAAACCTAGAATTAATGGAGGCGGTGGATTAACTGCAAAATATTATAATAAAGAACAAGTTTATGAAAATACAACAGATATCTTTTCTGGAGCACCATTTAAAACTGATAATTTTTGGGAAGCAGGGCAGTTTACATACAGTGGAAAAATTACACCAGAAGCAGTTGACGTAAATGGTGGAGTTGAATGGGAAGGTTATTTTATTCCAACGAGCACTGGACAGCATACTTTTTATGTAGATGGTAGTACATTATTAACATTTGATTTTCAAACTCAGGGTTATGTTTCTGGCATTGGAACCTACACGGAAGTAGCAAGAGTTGGATTATCAAGTATATTTTCTAGTTCTGGTAGTATTAATACAAATACACTTACTCTAGCAAGTGCTACAAATACTAAACATATTGGAATTGGACAGAGTGTTTCTGCTTCTGGTATTGTTGCTGGCACTACAATTGAGTCCTATAATAGGGATAGTGGAGTTATAACACTTTTACCCCCTTCTGGCACTACATATGCTCTGTCTTCAAACGTAAGCGGAAACGTTACTTTTTTCAAAACCATAGGGCAAAGCACTCAAGTATACTATACCACATACGTATTAGAAGCATATCAAAAATATAGAATTAGATTTAGATATTATATTCCACAATCAGTTGATGCTATTGCCGCTCAGAGGAATATTAGTTTTGTTATTTTAAGACCTGGAGGAAGCACTGATGAATTTTTAAGATATCAATATCTTTATGATTTAAATTATGATTTTAGCAATAATGCAAAAGGAACTCTTAACTCATTTCTAGATAACTCAATTATTTCTAGTGGAGGAACTTTAGGAGGAACAGCAAGTTACAACGATTATGTAAAAGTACAAACTTCCAAAAAAGTTGATATTAGATATCAACCAAAATCTTCAGTTAGTGATGTTATCAAAGCAACTACAACTGGAACGACAGTTAACTCTTCAAATGTTGTAACCATTTCAAATACATCTGGAATTGAAGTTGGTAATTATGTATTTGGAACTGGAATTCCTGATAATACAACTGTTAACCAAATTATCATTAATAATTCAATTATTTTAAATAATAGCGCAACTGCTTCTGGATCAGTTACCTTAACTTTCATTGACCACCGTGGACTGGTTAAAAGAGCAGTTGGAAGTGGAAGTGCTGGAACTTTTACATTAAGTAGCGGAAACACTACAGACTTGAAATCTGGAATGGTAATGATTGGTTCTGGAGTTCAGGCATATACTGGAGTTACAACAACTGGTTCAGCATCTGCATTTACAATATCTCCATCGCAAACAATTGGTGCAGGAACAACAGTTTACTTTTATCAATCTAAAGGTCTAATTAATAATGCTCTAGAACCATTTTGCACTCCATCAACTACAACTTGCTTAATTGTTTCATCACTTACAGCATCTGGTTCATCTACAATTTCAGTTAATAGCACCACAGGAATTTCAAATGGTTGGAGTGTTCAAGGGTATCAATTTGATTCTGGTACAACAATTTCTTCCTTCACATCTAGTAGCATCACACTTAACAAACCAACAATTCGCAGTTTAATCGCTGGTGCAAACTTTACCGTTACAAATGCTAGTGGTGACAGGACACTATGCTGTCCACCAACAGATACATCGCCACCGTTTAACCCAACATTAGATGGATTAGAAACAGTTTCTGCTTCTCCAAGTCTTAAAATTCACTCTGGAAATATCGTTTTTGATGCTTTGACTGTTGGAACTGCAAATACAATTACAGCATACAATAGTAGCACTGATGTATCCGCGTGTCGTTTATCTATTCAGACAGCATCAGGGACTTATAAAATCTTATGTACGTAAGAGTAAGTAGTAAGTCTCACCATTAATAACAACTGGTATTTTATGTGTAAATGAAGTAACTGCAACTTGTGTTGCACTTTCAGTTCCAAATCCACTAATTCTTATATCATTTCCAAAATAAAGTTCCCCAACAGAAACAGAGTTACTCATCGTACTCAATGCTGTTCCTACTTGCGTCCAGGGATTATTGTCACTCGAAAAGCTCTTGTATTACCAATGAAAATACCAGGAGACTTTGCATTTGCCAGTCCCGTCGAATCAATGTTCAACTTTGCTGGATCGTTAATTACTACTGAACCTTCATATCTTAAATCATCAGTTGTAGTTGTAGTGTCTTGATTAGATTTATATTTGCAATCAATCAAATAATTTGCAGTATCATTATTTGATTGGACAGTATCAAATACACCAATTCCTGCACCAATAAATGAAAAGTTTTCAGTGTCTTGAATAATTGGTTGAATAAAATTAATTAGATTTTCTTGATAAACAGCATCTTTACGGATAAAATAAAAATTAGTTGTAGAAACAGAAGACACATTAATTGTATTTACACCAACAGATGCTGTTGAAGGATTTGTAGATAACTTAAATTGATTTGTTCCATTAGAATTACAAACATAATAATCAACACCAAAAAATAAAGTTGTTCCCGAACCAACTGTTACAGTTTTACTGACACCTACAACGTCGTCATTAGTAAATACGAATTGATTTGCTGCTCCAAAATAAAAGAATCCACTAGAAAGACTGTTATAAGAAACTGTAGATATATTTCTTAGATTATTTTGAATAATTCTAAGATCATTTGCAATACCAGCACCACCAAGATTATTCAGTGTTGTGGTATCATTTGTATTTTCTTGAAGATTTAAATCTTTTCTAAAACCTTGATTTTGTATTGCCATTTTATTCGTATGTAATAGACCAACCTTTAAATCTTAAAAATTCAATTGTATCCAGAGCTGTGCCACTTGGAAGAGCATTACTACGCAAGTTAACTGTAACTCCACCACGTTTTACTGCATTATAATTCGTAAACAAATCTGCAATAATTGCATTTACTGCCTGTTGAGTTAAAAGATTTCCAGAAAGATCAAGATATCTAAGATTATAAATTTTTGAAAATGCACCAGGAGTATAACTAGATAATTTATTATTAAATAAAATTAAGTAATAAAGTCTTGGGCAGTCACCAAAATCTGGAATTGCACCAGATATTTGATTATTGTGAGCATAAAAATAAACCAGATTTGGTAAGTTTTGAAACTGTTGTAGAGAAGTAAACTGATTATTATAAAGATAAAGATAAGTTAAATTGGAAAGATTTTTATATGCTGGTACAGCACCACTAAAAGCATTATAACTTACATCGACATAATAAATGTTTCTGTTTGCAGCAAAGTTAGGTACTGTTCCAGTAAAATTATTGTAATGAAGTACAAGATAAGTTAAACTTGGACAGGCAGCAAGACTTGGAAAACTTCCTGTTGTTCTTCCATAGGAAATATACCAAAGATAATATAGACTTGGCGTATATGAAAATGCGTTTGGATGAATTGGTGTTGTTAGTAAGTTTCCAGATTGTATGAGGCAATATTGAAGATTCGGAGATAATTCAAAGGTTTTTTCTGGAATAACATAACTTGTATCACCACTAATATCTCCACCAGTCAGTGCAGTATATCTTAATTCAAGATATGATAAACTTGTATTTGTAAACTTTGGCATTGCACCAGTTAATGGTGATGCATAGAAATACAAAGTACTTAGTGAACTGCAACCATTAAACTTATAAACATTACTGCCAGTAAAAATACTTCCAATATTTCTACAATAATAACCATAAAATGTAGTTAGAGATGTTCTAGTACTTAAATCGGGGCATGGTAATCCAGTGCTGTGAATGCTAACATATTGAATTTTAGTGTTAGATGAAGAGATACTAAAAGTTGGATCAGTCAGATAATAATTTCCACCTAAATCTAAAGAAACTAGATTTGTAAGGTCTTTTAAATTATAATTACTGCCACTTGTTGTTCCGAATGCTCTAAAATCATTTCCATAAACATTATAAGTTTCGCAGGTATTTGGAACATTTGGCAATGTACAATTAGCATCTGCATTATCTGGATGGAAATATGGTCCACTACTTCTAGATAAATTTAATGTGGTTAATGTTGTAAATCGGTTGCTAATTAGATTTTCTGGAATTGAACCATAAAAAGTTCCACCAAGAGTTAAATTCTTAAGTCCTGTAGGTATTTTTGTAACAATGTTTGAATTTAAACTTCTTTCAGTTGCAGTTTCACTTAAGTATAATGGATTTTGATTTAAAAATAAGTTTTGTATACTAGGAGCAACGAAAGTAAAATCTGGAAAATTAACAAGACTATTACTTGCAAGATTAAAACTAGTTAAATTCTGAAACTTAACTGCAGGTATACTTGAAATATTTGCAGAATTAATTGTTACAGATGAAATATTATCAGGATTATAATAATACTGAATATATCTTTCTTTTGAAACTGCAGAACGATAACGAATTGTTGTACCTTGATTTGGAAATCTTGTAAATGAATTTGCGTTATCAGTATCTACAATTTTCCAACTTGCTGGAGTATTATTAATTAAAGAAGTAAGTTGAATATTTGCATCTAGGTTTCTAAAGAATCCTGTAAATACGACAGGAATTCCTTTCATTGCATAAAGAGATATTGTTCTTCCATCAATATTACACATTATTTTATGTGTAGGAAATTCTGAAGCAAACTCTTTTGCTTGTGGTGTAAGTGTTGTTTGTAGTCTTGGACCACTTACACTTGGAGATTGTGTTCCAAACTGCAATAGTCCACCAGTAATAATTCCAACTCTTGCACCATAAGAAATTGGTGAAGTGTCTAATACTGGAGAGGCACTTGAACTCCAAGCACTGACTCTTGATGTTGAAATGTCTGCGATTTTAACTGTAGCAGAAGGTCCAGTTCCATCAAGATAACGATAACGAATTGCATTACCACTTAATGCACCGTTTAAAGTTATGTTTCCAAATAAAGTTCTATTGGTTCCTGATTTTGAGTCTAAAATTGAAGAATATAACTGCGAGTCATAATAATAACAATCTAAAGTCTTATAAAGAGGATTTGATAATCTAGACAGACTAATCCAGTCACCTCTTGTTGCACCAGCATTTTGCGATCCTCTGATGATATCAAGAATCAAGTGGTGGAAGATTTAATGAATAAAGAGATGTTGTTCTATCTTGAACATCAGAAAGAAAACTAGTAACGTTTAAACCAAATAACTTCGGATTGGAAAGTGCCATACTAGATGGTCCTCATAATAAATGCAAGCGCATAGTATGGTGGACGGTTCTCGTGGTAATCATCTGCACCTGCTGAATTTGTAGAGTCTGGACCAATATCATTAGTTGTTGCAAGTGCATAACGACCACTTTGACTATTAACGTTATTGTTACCAGAATATCTTGAAAGTTGGTGCGTGTGTGATGGCATCTCAGCAGTTGTTAGTTGGTGTGCAGTCTCGCCACCAGTGTTTCCAGGTGCATATGCTCCACTTACAGCACCAGTATCGGCATTAAATGTGACTCCAGTTCCAGCATCACTACCAGCACCAACGATAAAACGACTTCTTAAGTCTGGTGTTCCACTAGAACCATTACAAAGTGCCCATCCTGTTGGAATAGTTGCAATGGTACCAGACCACATAATAATACCACCAATAGGAATTGTTCCATTCCCTACTAATCCGTCAGAATCAGTTAATTCCTGTATCTGATTCGCAGCAGCATTAACAATTAGAGGTCTACGAGTTGCCATTATAATTTCTTTTTTCTTTATTTATTATTGTTCTTTGAAGTTAAGGCTAACTTCAACAGTTCCACTTCCACCAGCATCAAGTTTTTTAGCAGTAATAAAGGTTGCTTCAAGATTGTTATTGTCTGGTGTAATAACTCGTTTCTCTGGTCCAAATATTTTTTTCATATCAATAGTTTCAGTAGAATTTGCACCAATATAAAGAGTGTCTCTTTCTGTATAGGTTCTTAAACTTTGTTCATTCTGAACATCAATCAAAGCAGATGATAATCTAGAAATTTCTTCAAAGTTAGTTGGTGGAACGCCAGTTGTGTCTGCATTTCCACTCGCGTTTGTAATTTCTATTGCATCGCCAAGAATATACCACTTAGGACTTACAGTTCTTTGGAAATCACCAATTGTTTCTTTAACACTAATATTATTAATTTGTGAATAATCTCTTAGTTTTGCAACTAAGTAAAGTGGATATGGATTGTAATTATAAAGTTTGGTTGAATTGATCGAACCTTCCGCTGTAATATTAATAGGTCTAATTAGAATTGTGAAGTTAGACCCTGCGCTTAAAGTTTGATCAATCTCGATATAAGAATATGTATCTCCACCAGAACTATAACTACTTGTAACACCAACAAATCTTGAATTTGTTATGTTGACAGTTCCACCCGTTTGCAGAATTGCAATCTGCCCGCCATTGTAATCAATTGCTGGAAATGTTCCTTGAATTTGAACATAAAGATTTCCATCTGGAAGACCTGTTTTTGGATTTACATTATATTCATTTACATTTGGAATTTGCAATGGATCTTGAACATTAATAGTTGCTTTTGAACACACACCACCTGCAGGATTTGCAAGTGTTGGAATACGATAATCAATACCCATACGAATAGATGGTTGTAGTGGAGCCCATCCTTCGGCACGTTCTACACCTTCTTCATTGGAAACGGTATAACTATGAGTGTGTTCACCATAAAGAATATCACTATTTGGTAACACTGTTGTTGTGCCAACTCCAGGAATAACAAATCCATTTAAAGTATTTGGAAGACTTGTATCTGGTTGCTTATCAGTGATTCCAATTAGAAAATCTGCAAAGTGACTATAACTATCACCAGCACCAGGATTTACAAACTGCAATTCAATTCTAGAACCAGTAAATCCAAAATCTGATGCTGCATAACAATCATAATTACTTAATCTAATCTGGTGTGGATATGTAACACCAATTCCAATTGTTGTTGTAATTCCAAGAACTTGGTCATAAACTAAATTATCAGAAGATGCAATATTACGGTTCGTTAAAGAAAAACTAGACAATCCTCCGAATCCTTTAATAGTTGCAGTTTGTGTATTCACATTGACGCTTGTAATATAAGCGTTATAAATCGATGGTGCGATAATCTTAGCACCAACATCATCAGCAGTAAAAGAACTTACACCAACAGTTGTGATTGTATTTGCATCACTAAACTGAATATCAAGATATCTTCCACTTTCTGTTTTTGCAATTCCAGGAGTATAAACGTGACCAAATCCAGGGCAGGCAGTACAAGTTACAACTTTAACTTCTGTTAATGAATCTGAAGATATATTTAATTCTGTAGGAATAATCAGTTTTTTGTTTTGAATTGGAACTCCATCACGATTTAAGATAAAATCTTTTGGTGTAATTCCAAGAAGTGATTTAATTTTTGAAGAACTAATTGTTCTTTGCTTAGAACTTGCCGAATAAATTTGTGACGTTCCTTCATCACCACCATCAATATAATATGAAGCACCATACTTATAGATGTATTGTGGTGTTCTAACGTCTCCAGTATTTGCAATGTTCAGCGCATACTTAAATCTAAAGTAAGAGTCTTGTAAACAAGGAGACCCTAAGGAGTTTTCAATCACTAAAGTATGAATAACTACCCATCGAGCATCGCCATTATCGGTTGGAATATAGGCATAGAATCTTGCACCGATTGCACCATACCAACCAAATTCAATCTTATACATTGTAACTTTTTCTGGATTCAACAGATATCCAGAAGGTCCATTTGAATTTAATGGATCTCCATTGAACTTATCTCTTGGAATTTGAATTGTCCAATACAATTCATCATCGAAAGGATCACCACTTTCAATACGTGTTTGATCTGCAAGAGTTAATCCACTTCTTTCTAAAGCACTTCGTTCTAAAGGAATTGTACTTCTACGAACAATATAAAATTGTCCAGCATCAATTCTAAACACATATTGATCTGTTGGATTTGAAATACCCCATTCTAAAGTAATACCAGTTACAGGTTCAGTAGATGATCTTAAACCAAATGTAAATCCACTTATTCTACCAGGTTGATATCTAAAAACTCTTCTTGATTGTAAGTAAGCATATCTTTGGTCTGAATCAGAATATCCTGGTCGTGTTGTTGTAGAATCTACATAATAATTTAAAAGTAAAATAATTTTAGTGAATGTAAATGGATTTCCAGTTACAGGATCAATTAAAATACTATCTTTAATGTCTCTCCAAGTATCAGTCCAGGTATCAATTTGTCTAAATGCAGCCGTAATTCCTGCAACATAATTGATATCACCAGATTCGACATAAGCAAAGCTAGGAGATAAGAATTTATCTTTCCAATCAGAAGGATAAGAAGTTCCTCCAGGACCATTAAAATAATTATACAAATTGTTTCCTAGTTGAATAAAGTTAACATACTGACTAAAAAGTGTGTTATTATAAAGCCCTAGTCTTTCAAACTTTGGTCCAAATGGAAATGAATATGGAGTAGGAAACGCAGTAATTTTAATTGCAGATTCTTGTGTCTCTTCCGTTCTTGTTGCATCATAACGATTTCCATAAACTTCATTTCCTCTATTATCCCAGGATCCAAAACTAGTTCCTTCACTAAAAGAATAAAATTCAAATTCATCAGGATCTAGTCCATATGATGAAACATTAGAAAATAATGCTAGTTGAACTTCAGCACGATTAACACCAAGTAATGTTGTACTAACTTCACTAGATTCTTTAAATTGTTCTTCAATTTTCCAAACAACATCTGACTTTCTTGTTGTCTCTACTGCTCTTTTAATTAAAACTTGAGAAGATTGGACACTTGCCGATGAAATATTATTTGATAAGAATGCTTCATAGGTATTACCGAGACCAACAATTCTAGAAATGAATGTTCCATCAGGAATATCTGGACCATCAACTTGGTCTCCTACTTGTATACCCAAGTTTGATATTGAACTATCAAAATAAATTTTATTTCCCTGTAAGCTAACTTTATCAACAACTCTAACTTCCAAATATGGATATTGTGCAAGTGTGACGGCAACACCAACTACATCCGCAACTGTGGTCCCAAACCCTACTGTACCGCCGCCAGTTGTACCAACACCTGTAGAAACATCAACATCCAAATCACCATATACTGCAGTTACAATACCAATTTGTTGAAACTGAAGTCGATTATAAGCAGCATCACGATCATTAAAAACAATAGAAGTCGAATCTCTTTTTACTTGCGTCTAAAGTATAAAAAGTATCAACTTCCGTAATGAGAGGGTTGCCAAATTCGTCAGTTAAAAGTTCTCCATTTGAAATATTATATAAATTTTGTTCACTAGCGGGGACAATTGAAACCCGACGTTTATCATCCCCAAACTTTATATCTTTCCCCCCTGCCATAAATCACTGCTCCTCCCAGGTAATACTTGCAGAAATATCCGCTGCTGATGCTCCGCTATTGTATGTTGTTTGTGATGAAGCACATAGATATAAACTATCTACTTTATTTGTGAGAGGGAAAGAAAGATACTCTTTGTTGTAATCAAAGTATGGTGATAAATCATACTGTGCTCCAGATGCAGGTATGAAAATACTTGCCACAACAGTACCAGTTCCAGGAATTGGACTTCTTACTTGAGGATTAACTTTAATTGAAGATAATGCTGCAAGAGTAAATTCGGTTGTAATGCCAGAAACTCCATTTCCAGTTGGATCACTATTTTCTTCTTTCAGGAAACTATTTGTGGTCGTCAGAACAATATTATCAGATGTTGAATTCAGGGCATAGAAATAATAACCACTAACTGTTCCTCTATTTTCAAGGTAACCTAAAACTGAAATTGGTTTTTGAGTTACATCATTCTGATAATATCCTCTAAAGTATCCATAAACTCCAGTATTATCTGAGAGATAAGATGAATTACTTACACCAACCTGTGTTGGATTTCCAGTCTTTCCAATATTTGCACTTGCAGAAAGAGAAAGAGTTCCTGTTGTTGAAGCAGTTGTTTGGAAAATAGGAGTTTTTAGGAGATTTAATTTAACAACTCCAGTAGATCCAGAAGAAAGACGAGTTGGATAAACTTGAGTTCTATTTCTTACATTTCTTCCAGTGCTGCTTTGAATAAAATCTCTACACTTCAGACCAATCAATGGAGTAAGTCTATCTGGAATTACTGTAATTGTAGATAATGATGTTGTATTCAATGGAGCATTCAGATAAAGTCTTCTATTCGTTGTATCTACAAAATTAACTTGAATATTTTGGTCTAAGGGATTTGAAGTAACAACTTTGGCACCAACATAGAAAGATGTTGAAAGTCCTGCAGATGTTCCAGCAGTGATATATGGATCTGATGTGGAAACTCCTGCATTTGTAAGTACAACTTCTGTTCCACCAGCACCGACAGTGTATAGTCTCTTTGAACCATAAACACTTAGAGTTGATGGAGTTGAATAACTAAAGAGTTTTACAGTTCCTCTATCTCCACCATCAATATAGTATGAAGCACCATACTTAACAATATGTTCAGAGGATGAACCATAAGAGAACGTAGATGCAAGTCTCTTATTGTTCGCATATCCAAAACGATTTGCTCCACCACCACCATAAACAAGATAAGTAATTGGAAGAGTAGCATTTCCAAGAGATGAAACTTTCAGTTGATTAGATGCTCTAAGGTGATGAACTCTTACCCATCTTGCTTCACCATTGCTTACAGGAACATAAGCAAGGAATAGAGCACCAACAGCACCATACCAGGAGAATTCAATCTTATACATTGTAACCTTGGTTAGGTCAATGTCCCAGATGCTGGTATCAGTTAATATTTCTCCTGTATCAGGATCAACTACAGGTTCCCCTGCCCTCTTATCACTTACAACATCACTATAAAGTAGGTCTTCAGTCTCTCCATCAAGACAATCACCACTAAATCTAAATCTTGGAATACGATATTCATAAACGTTCCAGTATTCTTTCTTTACGTTTTGATTAACCCACTTATCATAATAAGTATTAACTGCATCAATTTGATCTTTAAGAGTTGATGTATCAGAAACTCCGAGAGAAGTGTCAACATATCCTTCATTGTTTCCATCACCATCTTCATACAGATATGGAAACATTCCAGTTGGTTTAACTGTAGTATATTTCGTTCTCGATGCATTAATCAGAGCACCACTCGTTGGTTGTACAAAAGGAACTGGAGTAATTAAAACGTGTGATGAAATTCCAGTAACATTTGTAATTCCAGTTAAGGAACTTCCATCTAAATTATTCAGTGTCAGTGTTCCTCTACCAGTCGAACTATTGACAGAAACAGATGCGAGTCTATAAATCTTAGTATCTGTAAATCCAGTAATGACTCCAACATTTGTCCCTTTGGAGTATGATACGTATTGCCCAGTGGAAAGACCAACTGCCATTCCACCAGATTGATAATAAGTAGGAACCGTCGAAATACCAATATTAACGGTAAATGAAGTGCTTGAATTAACTTGTAGAACATTATATCCAAAAGTTCTATTTGGATAATATTTTGGAGTAACTGGATCAAGATAACAAGTCATCCCAATGCCACTTAGAGTTACATACTTACCAGCATCAAAACCGTGAGCAGCAGAGGTCGTAATGACCATTAAACCTGTGCTTATATCATACGTTGCATTTGTAATGGTTTTACCAAGACCAGCAACTGAAATCGTATTTCCACCAGTAACTGATGTAATTCCAACTTGTGATTCACTTTGAAGTAGTGATGGATCATAAACTGCTGCATGAGTCATCAGCAGATTATCTCTTAAAATTACAAGGTCACCAAACTTTTTAGGTGTTGCTACTGGATTTTGAAGCGCAGTTGAATTACTTTGTGACTCTGAACCTCTTGCCGACAGGGGATTTAAAGGATTCGTTCTTCCATAGTCTTGAGTTTGCTGACCTGCGCCAGTTCCAAATGTAAGAGGGTTTTCATAAATGATGGATTGTGTTCTTCTTACAACACTAAAGTTATCTCCTGTTCCATCATTTCTAGATTCCCAATAATATCCATCATAGTTATCAAAAATACCATACTTACGAACCGCAGGGTTTTGGACTGATGCACCATCATCATTGATTAGAGATGTTTTAACACCAAAAGTCGCTGCTGATACACGTCCTGGTTGGTATCTAAAGAATCTCTTTGATGTTAGGATGGCAGTTCTATCTGCTGGACCTTCAATCAGTGCTCCAGACTCTTCAGGGACGTGAGTTAGACCCCATCCCATCGTTTGACCCACACCAGAATAAACACCAGTTCCAGCGACTGTGGAGTATTGTTCAGGAGATGGTGACCATTCTGTAGGGTTTACATCATAAGTGTTTACGTCAGCAAAGATACCAAGAGCAACTTCGGAACGAGGAATACCAAGAAGAGAGAGTGCAACTTCGGATTGAACCTTATTTTGTTCAGCAACTGGAATTGTTGTTTGGTCACTTGCAATAACAACAGGAATAGACTTTTCAGACGTTTGCTGACCAGGAGGTACAGGAGCAGTTCTACCTACAACAACAACTGCTGCGTTATTATTGACGTTAGTATTATCTGGCATTTTAAATAACTCCTACTCTTCCTTTAGCGATTGTAAAGATATTCCTTATAGATATATATCCAGTCTGCGCTCCGTTAGTTACTGAAGTTGTTGTAATTCCAGTGAGTCGGAGTCTCTTTGTTGTGGCACTAACATCAATCTTTTGAGCAACTGTAAATTCAACTGTGGATAAGTCAGGTGATACTGAGTGATTTACTAGTTTTACAATGTCTCCTGTTGAGATTCCACTGAATTGAGTGTAATCATCAAGAGTTACTGTGTATTGTGTTGCACCAGCACCGATTGTATTCCACGTGCCAGTACCAATACCAATATATGTAGTAAATCCTGCTGGTTGAGTCAGAAACTCTTTGGCAATAATATCATAACCAAGTGATGAAGTCAGTCCAAGAGTATTGGTTTGTGTTGATGTTAGACTGAGTTGAATGTATCCATTTTGTCTTCCAAAAGTTCCCGAATCAGGAGTTGTAATGTTAAAGTTTAGGAATCTTGTACCAAGAGTTTCATTTGTAGTTCCTTGACCAACAACTGTACCAATACCAGCAGAAGTAATTGATACTTTAGTGCTACTAATGTCCTTAGCATCTCCATCTTCAACATAAAGAAGAACAGGACTATTAAATGTAACTCCTCTTTGAATTGTGAAGTTGACAGAATTATAATCACTATCATAAATGTCTGGTGATGGAATCCATTCATCAGATGGTCCCAGAATAATATTATTTGTGGTTGTAATCTTACCAGAAGCATAAGTTCTAAGACCAGTTCCACAGTTGCGAATAATGTTACCTCCAGTTGAAACAACTGAAGTTACAGACAGATCAACAGGTCCTGGATAATTTTCAAATAAACAATCATTAATTCTTAGTGTTTGTGATTGTTGAGCATTTAATGGTTGGAATGAAAATCTATCCGTAATACAACCGTCAACAAAAGATGAATCTTCGATTGAAAGTCTTCTAGAATCATAAACATATAGTCCGTGACCAGAAGAATTACGGATTTCAATTCCTTTAATTAATGAAGAATTGATTTCTGGAAGATACATCAAGTAATTATCAAGATCTGAATCGTATAGAATATTGTTTCCAGAGTTTCCATCAATTGTTAAATTAGAAATTGTAATATCAGATATACTTGTTGTTGCAATGCCAACTAGATTGCCATTGAAAGACATAGAGTTTCCACCACCGTCTGTCAGATCATTTGCAAAATATTGCATCTTAATTACAGTGTTCTTACCATTACCTCTTAACGTAAATCCAGATGGAATTGTAACGTTATTTGTTAGATAAGTTCCACTTGGAAGATCAAGATAATTTCCACCAGCAGCAGCAACAGATGCAACTGCCTGAGACAATGCATAAGTGTTATCATGAGCAACTTTGACTGCATTATCAGGGTTAATTCTATATTGACCATTCAGAGTGATAAAGCTTGCTCCTGACTCCAACAATTCTATCAATTGCCCATCCTCTTCTGCTTGTCGTTACACCAACGTTCGGGAAGTGAATTTGATTAGTTGTGTATTCGTTTGAAGTTCCTTTTGTTGACCACTCTGGTTGTTCATAAACTCCATAATCTATCCAAGTAATTCCTGAAGTAGAAGAACTAAGTTCTTTTGGACCAAGAATTCCTACAAGTTTTGCATTGCTAATATTTGCAGTTCCACTTGTTCCAACACTATCCTGACGATAAACCAATATACCGTAGTTTGTATTGGTTCTAGCAAGTGTTAGTGTAATATTATTTAAATCGTTCCAATCTCCAATTGCAACCTGACCAATTCCTGCAAGTGGTGTAATTTGTGCTGCAGGACCTACTTTACCGTTTCTAAAGTGATACTGTGCAACCCAGTAGAAATAAGTATAAGCAGTTGCTCCTGTTCCAACTTTTACAGCGTTACAAGATGCTGTAACAGGACTTTCAATTAAAGTGGTGTCACTAAAATCAGTTGCACCAAAAACTTTAACTCTTTGGTTAACTGCAAACTTAGCAGTAGAAATTCCACTAATCTGTAAACGATTGCTTACTGTAGAACCAATACCAGCATAAACTGTAGGATCATTGCTGACACCAAAGCTTCTAAGTTTATAAAGTTCTAATTCATGACTATCAGTTAATTCATAACCAGTTGCAGCATCATTAACTCTTAGAACACGATCTTGAGCAAAAGTTGGTTCATCTGTTGTAGGAAGATCACTGAGTTTAAAATTCTCGTAAGTTTTTGCACGAATTGATTCAGCAACATCAATGTTCTTTGCTCTGACTTGCTTGTTAAAGGAGACTGGACCATCAAATTGTGATAAGACAGTTCCAGATGGTCCACCTTCTACCCAAAGTCTATTTCTAATCGTAACGTTATCAAAGATAACATTTACTGCTTCAGGATCTTCTCCAGTTTCAGTTGGTCTTGGAATATCAAATTTAGTCTTGCCGCTGAAGATTTCTCCAGCGTTATTCATACCACTATAAACTACAATACCTGCAGAACGTTTTTGACCTTGTGCTAAGAGATTTTCATCTTCGTTAAGTGTCTTAAGTTGAACCTGAGGAAGACCTGTTGAGTAGTTACCAGGACCATATCCAAGATATTCAAATGTATGTCCAGAAGCACGAAGAATTGATGGTCTACGAAGTTCAATTGCTAATGGTTCAATCTTACGAATTAGAGAGTTTGCATCATGACTTTCTTGACGAGTTCCAAGAGATCCACGAATTACAGTTGCAGTAGAATTATTGTTACTACTGATAACTCGCATAACTTCATTATCAATTTGGATATAAGATCCAAGTGGAAGTCTTGCTGCAGTTCCAATTCCAGTGCTCTGAATACTAATTGACGTTCCAGTTGTAATTGCAGAACTTAAAGTAAACTTATCATTTCCATAGAAAGATACATGCCTAATTCCATAATTTTCTTGTGAACTATCTGACACACCTTCATTTGCAGATAATCCATGCTTCATAACAAATCCATTGGTGATGGATAATTGTTTGTTTGTTGTGACTGTAAATTGATTGTAATCTAGTTTTTCTTTTACAACATATTCACCAACTTTATTGTAAGAAGAATCTAGAATTTGGAATTTATTTCCTGACAACAATCCATGTGCAGCAGTTGTTCTAACTGTTGTAATTCCAGATGTATTATCATAATAAGTCAATAGAACACGTGAAGATGGTCCAACAACAAACGCATATTGTGTTGGTAAAATATCAGGATCACCTGCAGTCTTTGCAACTGCAACTTGAGTTGAAGAAGGTATTGAGGTAATTAAATAGTGATTACTTGCGGTTGTTCCTATACCAGTCATTTGAACAACATCGCCAACATTTGTTGAAATTCCTGTTGTGGCGATTGTATATCTTGCAGCACCGTTTCCTGCACCGATTACAGTCTGATCAAAATACAATCCTGCTGCACTGTAACCAGATCCTGGTGCAATAATATCAACTGTTGTAACTGCACCACCAGAAATAACAACTTTTGCTGTTGCACCATTCCAAGTTCCAGTTTGAGAACTGTTCAGAAGTTTTACATTGTAATAAGTTCCGTTGTTATATCCACTACCACCAGTAACTGTTCCTGTTGCAATTCCGGAAAGACCATGGAATCTAGGGAAAGTGATTGTTGCTGTGCCACCACCAGTCGAAACAGAAGAAATCGTAAGACCAAGACCAACGGATTTTAGAAGAAGATCTGCACTTTCTCTAGTAATGCTATTCTTCAGATCGTTTGTAACGATTGCACCGATTGGAGAACGCTTTGCAAATGTTTTTGCTGCTGGTGGATTTGAGTTAACATTATCTCTATCTAATTCAGGATAAAGATTTGTTGCTAACTGACTGAATTCAAGATTTGTGAATTCAGCATTCATTGCATTGCTTGCATTTAACACATAAACGTGATAAATGCCATCTTGCTGATTGTAAATGTATGGAGAAATTGTATCATAATCATAGATATACAGATTGCTTTGGAAATCATTTCTTTCAAATCTTGGCAGATTTGTACTTCTAATTCCAACATTGTTTGCAAAGGTTCCTACAAGATGTGAAGTTCCATTAATATCAGTCTGCCCATACTGGAATGAATAAGAGTTTGGAATTCCCGTAACCACGAATGAACCATTATATCCACTGTTTCCAGCCCCAGTTGCATTTGTACTGGATTGAACATTCTTAATGTTAATGATATCACCAACTTGAACATTGTGAGGAAGTTCTGTCAATACTGTGATTGTTCCAGAACTTGATGAACACGTTGCAATAAATCTTGGATTTTTATTGTATTCATAATCTGTACTTGCAATGCTAGTTCTGGTAAAATCAAAGTTATTTCTTGCACCAGTTGTACTGGATTCTTGAATTACAAAACCTATTTCAGGGTTTCTAGCATTTTCTTGCTCTTTTGGAATAACAACACGAACCTTATAAAGTCTTTCGTCCAAACTTCTTTGGTCAATAACTCTCTTAAGATATCCAAGTTCTCTGGTTGAAGAGTATGAAGGAATTGAATCATTTACAAATGCATTATAAATTTCATTGCTTGCATTAACGTGAACAAACCAATTTCTATTCAGAGCATCATATTGAATTGGAGAACCAAGATCACCAGAATCTTTATCAGATACTCGACTTAAAATATGAAGTTTTGTTCCACCATATAAAGTAATTGCTTGTCCTTGAGTTGCGTTTGTAAATGAAGATGCTAGTTTAACAGTGTTATTGTCACCATTATTGATGGCATAATATGTTACGTGTTCGTTGATGTTTTCAGGAAGATCGCCATCGTCACTGATGATTTTAACTTTTTCACCAGTTAATAGATTGTTCGCGCCAATTGTGAATGAATTTGATGATGGAGCAGAGGTAACATCATAAATTTTTACTGCGCTTGTAGTTCCAATTGCTGTTGTAATTCCACTAGTGCTGATTGCGTTATCGCACATGTGAATGGATGCTGAATATGTTGATCCAGCAGATACTAAGTATAAGGTGTCATTTGTCTTTGCACCAACTCTACATCCTTGTGCTTGAGATGGTGGTGGAACATCTACTGAATTAAATCCAAAGAGATAAAGATGACTTGAAATTCCAACAGACTTGGTTAATGCATCATCAAATGATAACCACTGAACTTCTGTCTCTGTTTCCGAAACTGCTCTTGGAGGTAAAACTGAAGTAATAAAAGCTTTATTATCTTTTCCAAATGCTTCTCTTTTAAAACCAGTTGCAGTCAATGAAATCTGACCGAAGTTGGAGTTAGAGTTTGTAATTGATCCATCACCACCAGATGTTGCATCAAAGTGACGATTAAATCCAATTGCAAAAACAGAAACGATTTGAATGAAACTATCGTTTGAAATCTTGATATGACTGGTTTCCCATCCACTGCGATAAACAGCATCAGGATCTAAGTGATAAACTTTCGTAGAATCTGTTTGTGATGCACCATCTGGTAATGATGATCCATAAACAGTGGTATAATTTACACCTTGATATGTTCTAGAAGATTTGTCATATTTTACAAAAGCACGATCATCTTTTTGAAGAGAAATTGCCGTGAATTGTGCAACAACTGTACTTCTAAATCCAGCAGACTTATTACCATCGGCATGAAGTCCATTCATACCCCATACTGAACGTAAGGAGCAGTTGAAGATATATGGAGATGCTCCAGAAACAGTGTCAGTTTCAACAGTAACAGTTGCCGAAGCAGCACTGGGACTTGGATTGATATTTGGATATGAGGAAAGTGATGGTAAAAGGTAAGTAAAAGTTGTGGCATCTACAACGTTCTGAACGATTGTAGAAATATTGTATGGAGCAACCACACCAGAACCACTAACTCCTTTAATCTTAATTGGAGTGCCTTGGTTAAGATTATGAGGAACAGCAGTAGTGACAGTTACAACACTGGTTGGTGTTGCACCGTTTCCAGAAATAATTGATGAAATACTGATTGGATTCTGAAGCAAACGCACCAACAATTTGCCATTCTGGATTTCTTTTATTAAATCCACGTGGAGAACTTGGAAACTTTTGATCAATATCACGATATGAATTATAAGCATTGGATACTTTACTATAATACATATCAAGGTCTGTCAGACCAGTTGTAGCACCATTTGATAATGTAATTTGATTTACACCATCACAGAATTCAAAACACGTTAGTTTATGGTGAGAAAAGTTTGGTGTTGAACGATAATTTGACGCAAAGTTATCAGGATTTGTATAAACTACATCTGTTGAATCGGCATCAAAGAATGAAAACTGCCAGAAATAACAAGCACCAGTAATTCTAAAAATTGCAGAGTTTTCTACTGTTGCATCAGTAGGATTTGGAACATATTTTGGACGAAGTTTTGTTTTACGGAGATTTAATCCAACAATCGAAGTTCCTCTTGGAACTACAACACCACCATAAATACTATTAAACTTATAGAGAATATTATCTTCTTGAGTTAAATCAAAATTTGAATCAAGACCTAAAGAAAGAACAGAAGCTGCAATGGATCCTACACCACCAGATCTTGGAACTGCATATGCCGTTCCACTATTATCATAAACAGCATATCCAGGTCTGTTATCAACAATATATTCTCCAGGGAAAAGGAGAATTGTTGTTTTTTCAACTAAATCGTTATTATCTCCCTTTACATATGAAAATCTTGCTGCTTCTAATAAAGCACGTTGAATTGTTTTAAATGGTTGAGCAAGAGAATTTCCCTGATTTGTGATCGCATCAGTTGCATCAAGGTCATTTGGATTGACGTAGAGAATGCGACCTTCAGTGTTCTTGATAAAATTGTCTAATTTATTCAAGGGCACGGTAATATTACTCCCTAAATTTCTTCTTATATCCTTTATTTATTAAGTCAAATCTTCCCTATCATATTCAAATTCAAGATCATCAGGAAGGTCTTCAGGGTTTTCTAACTCTACAGGAAAAAAGCAAGGATAAGCTTCTTCATCTATCAAATAAAACGAATTTCGGTATAAGTCTTCGGGTTCATATGTACGATTCTTATCTGCTTCTCTACAAAGGTCTTGGTCGTATAAGTGCCCTTCTGGAAGTTCATCAAAAGTGAAAGGAACGTGATTGATAAAGTACATCTTCACGATCATACTGCCATCAAGATACCAGCAGTATGCGGTGTCGATACGATAAGACATAGGGGTGTGCCCGATATCTTATATTTATTTTTATGCGAGTAGGGAGACTTGAACTCCCACGGGCATACGCCCAACAGATTTTAAGTCTGGTGTGTCTACCGATTCCACCATACTCGCTTGTGGGACCATTATAACTCTTAGAGTCTTAATGGTCAAGTGCTGGTTGCGAGGATCGAACTCGCCTCCCATCGATTATGAGTCGATTGCATTCGCCAGATTGCTAAACCAGCATTCGCTATTCGCAAATAGAGAATAGCAATAGGGACACCTGGATTCGAACCAGGACCTCGCGGTAATCTGCCGCTAATACAAGGTATAAGCTTGCTGTTCTAACCGTTGAACTATGCCCCCGTACTATTATGATGCTTCGTCGTGGTCTGTGTATATTCGTAAGAGCTCTTCTTCATCATACTTTACGAGAACTACATTGCCACTTTTGTTCTCGATAAGGTAAGACTCTCCTTGTTCTACCTTATCAAGATACTCTTCAAAATTGTTCTCTAGTTCTTCAATCGTGAGTCGTTTCATAGATTGCAAGATCGGCGTACTCGATTTGGTCTGGTTCAAGATTGCTGGTTACAACTTCCAGCACATTCATAAATTCTTCGGTGGTGTCACACTGAACGTGCTTTTCGTTACCTTGGTCACTGATAAGCAGAAAGGACTTGGTGCATACATCAATAACAATGCCCAGGACGCATTCAGTATTCATAATGTGGTTTGTTTGATTACCCCCATATTATAGGGCAGGTTAGAGCGGGTGTCAAGGGTTTTAAGAATTACTTTGGATTGAGGTAATTGCCAGAGAAATTCTTGTATTTTCTTCACCCAAAATGCGAATGCTATAATTTTCACCATATCTTTGAATTTCATAATCAACTCGTTCACCTTTAATTTTATTTGATGATGAAACTAAATCAGTTAATTGTGTTCTGAGTGTTGTAATTTCAGTTTGTTTTGCAGTAATTGACGCTGCAAAACCAGCACAAACTCCACTATTACATCCAGAAGCAGGTCTAAAACACGTATTTATTGTCCCAAAAAGACTTCCAATACCAGACTGAGATGTATCATTCTGAGTATACACCAATAAAGTTCCAATTCCAGCGTTGGAAAGACTTAAAGTACTTATAGTCACATCATAAGGACTATTTCCATCATAAGAGGAAGTACAAAGATTATAACGGTGATTTTTAACAGTGTCTGGAAAAATATTTGTTACTCCTCCAGTCGTTCCACATCCAACAGCAAAAGCACTGGTCGATAAAGTTACAACTTCATTTTGAAGTGTTACAATGCTAGCAGCGAATCGAAACAATTCTCGTATCAATGTTTGAAGTAATACCAGAAAAAAGTCCAATATTGTTTTGAGTTTCTGGTTGCCTATCTTTTATTGATTGAATAGCATCACTATTACCAGATATTTTCTTTGAAAGAAGATCAGTTAATTCAACATTCATTTATTTTCTCCCATTTTTCTTTCAGTTCATCAATTTGTTTTTGTTGTTCTTTAATTGCTTCAATCAGTAGTCCAACAAGATTTCCATATTGAACACCTTTATAACCATCTGGATTTTCTCCAACAACTTCTGGTATGACTTGTTCGACTTCTTGAGCAATGACTCCGATTTGTTTCTTTTTATCTTTGGTAAAATCAAAAGACACTCCACGAAGAGAACAAACTTTTGAAATTGGATCTGTAATGGTATGTATATTCTCTTTTAGGCGTTCGTCTGATGAAGGAAGTGCTTTTGCTTGAATAATTTCTGCTGCAACATCTCCACATCCTGCAAGAATAATTCTTCCGTTTACAATTAGGTTTCGATTCATCGTCACCATATTGTTAAACAAAGAAATGTTGGTAACTGTTAAATTTCTTCCTAAGAAAGTATTACCAGAAACAAAAAGATTTGGTGGTTTTGGATTTTTTTCAAGTGCATTCAGAGCAAGAGTAACATCTCCACAGATAATTGTTTCACCTAGAATAAAAGACCCACCATAGGTAATACTATCTCCACATACGGTTAGGTTCTTATTAAAAGTAGAACTATCGTGATAATATTTCTGTTTACCAATTTCAGGTGTTAAGAAGTCAAAACTAAATGCCATTATGCGATACCTATATTCACACCAACGTTACCAACATATACATCTCTAATATATTCTGCACCAATTGGAACCTTAGAAAAGCAACGGACACCAAATGTATTTTCAATTGCATTTCCAGTTAATGCTTTTTGGTCTATCTTATTTGCTTTCATTAATATTCTTCCCGAACCACACGATGCTGTGATATTTCTTCCTGCTTTCAAATCCAAATCTTCAACTGCTTCAATCATTACACTCTTCCCTTTGATACGAATTGCACCATTTCCTTGAGCAGTGATTGTAACGTCACCATTTCTACCAACGATTACAATATCTACACTCTTACCTGAATTTTTTTCTCCAGCAGAAATTTCAATTGTTCGGTCATTGATAATTCTAAATGTACCAGATTCACTAAATGACATTAAATTAACGTCATTATTATCATTATAAGAGTAATAAGTATAAACTTGCTTTCCATCAGCACCAACTTGAAAGTCGTTGGTTGTAATTCTAAACTTTGGTCCTAGACTAAAAATATCTCTCAGCTTCGTAATTTGTTGCCATATTATGTGATACAATCTATTTGTGTTTTAAGTTCTTTATTTGGAATGCTTAAGGAAAGACCAAGAATTGGTTTTAGAATTGCACCAGTGCCAGTTGCAGAATTGATTTCAATTGTAACGTCTTCTGCCACTTCAATTTTATTTATTGGTGTAGCAGAAATCACAGCGCCATCATCAATCGTTAATGCATACTGGTTTCCAAGATTATCTGTTGCGGTATCTCCATTTGAATAACCATATCCAGGAGACTGAACATAGACATCAGTGACTGCATAAGAATCAGTGTCACCAACTGGATAATTCTCTCCAGAAGAAACCATATAAACTGAAGTAACTTGCCCTTGGTCGTTGATTAATGCTCTTCCAACAGCACCATATCCCAACCCACAACTATCAACAAACTCTACAAATGGTGGTACAGTGTAACCAGAACCACCATCGGTAACAATTGTACCAATAATACTTGCAGTTCGATTAACATTATTAATTAATTCATTCGGAACGATTGAACCAAAGAGAGGAACCGCAGAAGCACCTGTTCCACCACCACCAAAAATATTTACAACTGGTGGTCCACAGGTAAATGGAATTCCTGCATAACATCCTTCTAGTCCAGATAATGCATTGTTCAAAGCAGTTTCTGGATTAAAGATATCTAAAGTCTGAGTGATATTTTCAAAACTTCCAATGTATCCTTGAGCCTGACCAGCAAGGTCTCCTGCCTGAGCAACCATATTGTTTAGATTATTGTAGATATTTTCAAATGTAGAAATTGCATTAACACTTTGTTTTGGTCCCTGTCCAATTACATATTCCTTGGTAAGACCAGAACACTTATTTTGATTTTGGTTACAATCAAAAAGACCACCGATTGACTTAATCAAATCACTTGTACTACGTAGGAAGTCAGCAACATCTAACGCTGTTCCCAGAATACTTGCAACACCATCTAGTGCAGTTGTTAATCCCGTTGCAATTGCATCAACAACAGCATTTAAAAGAGCACCAACAAATTGCTCTGCAGCGCAGGATACAAAGTTTTTAACATTATCAATCAAAGATTGAAGCAGAGCTTTAACAAGTGCTTTAAGTCCATTAATGACTTGTGCAGCAACACAGGAGATTGCTTCTTCTAAAGTCTTAACAGCAGGAACAAAAGGTTCGAGTGCTGCAACACCAGCTTGTTGTGCAACTCCTGGATTTCCAGTTGCCGCTAATGTCGCACCAAATACAGTCTTGTATAACTTATCTAATCCTTCTGTGATTAATCCTGGTTTAGGTGGTGTTGCAGTTTCATCTCCACATAATAAAGTGAATAGACCATCAAACATCTGACCAACTTGCCATTCAATACACGATACAATAATATCTACAACTGCATCTGCCTTTTGCTTATAATCACTTACTTTATTTTTTGCATCTTGAATATCTTTTAGAAGATTATTAATTTCATTCTTAATCGTTTTAATTGATGTATCTTCACACGTGTCTGCAAATACAACTTCCTTTCCAATACTTGTGGATGCAGAAACCTTATTTGCTGGAGTCTTATCTGGAGGTAATAATACAGGAGATGGATTTGATTTAACGTTAGACTCACTTGTTTGGTCTGGTATTAATCGTCCATTTGGTTTTTTAATATTATCGGTATATCCAGTAAATGGAACAAATGGAGTTGTGAATTGACTATTCAGAGTTGCAATCTGTGATGTGTTGCCCAAAGCTCCCATAATGACCGGAACTTGAGCATTATCACCATCTAGGAAAAATCCAATTACAACATCACCTGGACTTACTTTTGGATTAACTGCATAATTTGCTGCACCAGTTCCTGCCGTTGTAGGCAGCATAACCTGTGCCCAAGGTAAGTCATCATTTGGAAGATCTTCTAGACTATAAGGATGATAACCAATAATTCTAACCTTATATCTGTGACCCCAACCCTGCCCCTCAGAAACTTGCCCCTTCATAGTAGATATTGGAGCAATCTGCCCTATCCACCAACGGAAACCATCTCTTCCTATAAAATTACTTTGGAGTAGTGATTGATTTAACATTTATTTTTTAATTCCAAATGTATCTCTAATTAATTTAAGTGATGTATATGAATTCCTAGTATCAAAATGATGACACACTTCTTTAATCATATATAGACCACCTTTTTGAGTGTCATCATATTCTCTTGCATCACCTCTTGTAATTTTTGGAAACTGGCATTCAATCAAATCACCTGCTCTTAAATTTGTATTTGAAGGAATCATTACACTTAATGATTGAGTGAATAAAGTATTATATCTCATTAATGCTTGAGATTGATATTTTGATTGGTCGGAATTAATTGCTGTCGAAACTCCTGGATCTAGTGTCCCAATATCATAAACAGCAGTGATAATTCTAGAAGGAACATCTGCTAATGTCTTATCTGACCCTTTTGTAACAGGAGGTAAGTCTATTTTTTCAGTTCCTAATCTTGTTGCCTTTCCCTTGTAATTATTTTGATCATAAATTGGATTAGAAAATGTATGACGTAATGGATCAAAGAACATTCGATTACTTGAATATGTTCCTAATCTTAGTTTTTCAATTAGGTTTTGATTTTTTTCTGTTCTATAGCTTAAAATTTTAAAATCATTATCTACTTTATTTAAATCTGTATCATAAGATTGTGTTGCTTCACTGTAAATAAGAACAATTGGATTACCATTTATATCCTTTCTTGGTTTTTGCTGATTTAAATTATCAATACCACGAAACTGAAATCCATCTACAGTTTGATAAAAGAAAAATCCAGCAGTAGCATCACCAGTTTCAGGAATGTATGGAACAGATTTGGATGCTAACCAGGTTAAAACTGTAAATGGTTTTCTTAAATTGCCAATAAAAGAATATTTGTTTGAAGTCTGATCAATTTTACCAATTGTATTTGCCTTTAAGACATCGGTAAGAATTTTATTGACTGACTCATTAATTGGTAAATTTGAATACTTTTTAGAAACTCTAGATGTTTCATTTGTAATTGCTTCTCGTGAAACTAGATTTAAAGTAAAACTTTCTCGATTGTTTTCAGAAATTACATCAGTAATGCTTGAAACATACAAATATTTTTTGAATTTGTGGAAAAATCTAGTCCTGGATTTTTATTTGAATTTGGAGCAATTTTAATCGAAACTCTTTCCCCACCTCTTAAAGGAAGTCCTTCATAAAGAGATTGTTTCTGTGCTGTTTTGCTGTCTGCACCAACAATCGTACTACCAGTATTAATAACTCTTATCTTTGCAGTAATCGTAGGAGAAAATACATCTTCATAATAATCAATCATTGCAGATCCAGAGGTAATATCTACTGTCCTCTGACCATCTGTTGACTCGATTAGTATTTCTTCAAATATTGACTGCTTAATTGACATTATACGTAGCTTAAGTCTAAGAGGAATCTATTCTTGATAAGACTATTTAATATAGAAGATTCATCTACTGATATATCACTAATTATACTATTATCACTGGAAGGAATCATCATTGTACTAGAAGGTTGTCTATCATCAACAACAACTACTTTTCTACCTTCTCTTTCTTAAGATAACCCTCCAAGTAAAACTTGCAGTGCAATAGTAGATTCCATATTAACTTCGGGTGCTTGTTGAGTAGAAATTGATGGTGCTCCAGGAACTAATGGTGTTGTTCCAGAGAATGCTTTACCAACTGCAGTGCTTGTAAGATATAATAGTCTTACATATGCCTCTGGATTTCCAGCACCACCTCCAGTCATTCTTCCTTTTTTGTATCATATTCAAAGTGAATATGTGGACCAGTTGCATTTCCTGTTGCACCAACTCTAGCAAAAGAAGTTCCTGCTGGTATTTTTCCAGTTTTAATTAGAACAGCACTTAGGTGTGCCATTCTTAACTGAACTCCATATGCAGGAACCCAAACATCCATTACCAATCCATAATCTCCATAAGTTCCTTGTCCTACAACTTCACAGTCTGCTCTTAAGGAAATATAAGTTCCACTTGGTATTAGAATATCAATTCCACCGTGCTTTCCACCTCTAGAACCATATAAATCACCAATTTGAATATAATCAACATTTTTTCCTAAAGATTTTGTAAAAATATCACCTTTTTGAAGGCGTCTTTGTCCTGTTGGAGTTACTGATGGAGTTTGTCCTGTGGGTGATGGTGTTACTTTTGCTGTTGATGGCGTTGATTTTACTTTTTTAAAATTGGTTTTAATTTATCGAATCCAATACTTCCTGTATTTCCAGGTAAAACATATCCACTGGCACTCCTAAAAGCTCCCCATTTTCCGGCAAGATACTCACTAAATTCCTCATCCGTAATTTTTCCACTCAACCAATATTTACCTTTCCTTTTACCTTCAATAATATTAATTGCCATTCTATCTTGATTTTCTGGACTAAATGTGTCTTTATCTGGATTTAATCCAGCAGCCTTTGCCTGTGCTTTAACTGTTGTAAATTGATATCTACCAACAGCATAATTTCTACCATCTCCAGGATCTCCAGCATATCTACTTGCCTGACTGATTGTCATTTTGGAGACTGGTTTACCTTCCTTTTTAGTGTTTCTGCCAGGATACATTGCATCATAACCACCAGAGGAACTAGACTCTCCACTAGCAATCAAATCTAATAATGGTTTCCATTTTCCACCACTACCTCCACTAGGAGGTGGTTCTGGTCCATCAAATCCTGGTAAAATTGAAGGTAATTTATCATAAGCGTCAGGAATTTTTTCAATTGCACTAAAAGGTTGAATTAAAACCTGAAATGCTTGACTAATACCATCACCTAAACTATCAATTGAAAGTTTTAATTCATTCAATGAACTTCTAACAAGATATGAACTATCAGAAAAATCAAATCTAGATAAGTTTTGTACAACGGATGAAAAAACATCACCAACGTCAGTAATTACTTTTAACAATTCATCACCATAATTACCTAAAATAGATGTTGCAATTGTAATTCTAGTTACAAATTGTTCGCCTAATCCAATCCAAGTAGGTAAATTTGATAACGCCCATCCAGCAGTTAAATATCCAACAAATCCAAGAAGACGATTTACAACACTTGTACCAGAATCAGAAGCAGATAATATTCTTGGACCCGTTGGTTTAATTGCAATCAAAGGTGCAGACATTCTATCAATTAAAATATTTCTTTTTTCTCTTTGAATTCTTCTGCTTTTTAAAGACTTAATATCAGAAGATATATTTCTTTTATCACTTATATTTTTATTTAAAAGTTTAGAAATTCTAATTGTTGTTTTACCAGTCTCTGCTGCCACAGATTTTGTCTTTGAAACTGAATCTGATATTCTTTTAAATGAAATTCCAGATGATATTGCCATACTATGTCACCACACTATAACTGACCTGAGCATATAATGCATAGAAATTATCAGGATTTGATGATGGAATTAAAGGAACGTCCGTAAGAGTTTCTACTCCACCAGACACAACTGCATTATTATTTTGTTGACTATTTTGTAAATAAACAACATCAGGTGATGGTTCTGGAAGTGCTCCAATTTTTGGTGGTTGTTTAACTGGTTGATATGGAACTGTATCTAATTTAATTGGTGTCGGAGTTGTTTTTGGAGTTTCTACTTTACCTTGAACTTCTTTTGCAGGTGCGTCAAGATTTGTTTCTCCAGACCCAAAAAGATTTTTTCCCAGTTCGGAAAAATTAATATTCATTGGGTTTAATTGATTAATATTAAAATTATATTTTTGCATTGCACCTTTACCCTGAGATAACATTTTTCCAATATCAACTCCACCACCAGTAAAAGTTTCATATGCAAGACTTCCCAATGCTGCTGGAAATTGTACAGGTGATGGAATTGTTGCTACACCACTTAAAGCAGCTCCAGCAATATCACCTTCTTTGATATTCTGTGCTGTTGCAACTGCACCTACAACACTTGTGCCTGCTTTGCCAATAGTTTGAAGAATTTTTAATAGACCAGATTCTGATGCAGTTGCAGCAGCTCCAGCCGCTGCGGCGCCAGACTTTCCACCCAAGTTAAATAAGTTCTTAAAAATGTCAGAAATTGCTTTAAATGGAGACGATGCTAATTTAATTGCACTTTTTGCAATTTTTGATGTAATTGACTGAACTCCACTAATCAGTGAAGAAAAACCATTTTTCAACAAAGAAAATCCTGATCCAATAAATCCAAAAGCATTTCTAACAATGCTTCCGATTGAACTTATTGCTTGAACACTTTTGGTGGTACCTGCTTTTAAAATACCTAATATATTCTTTCCTAAAAATCCAACAAATAAGAATTTTAGAGCATTTGTAATTCTTTCAAATAATGGAGTAATCTTATTTTCAAGTTTAACTACAGGTTGAACTAGAGATGCAGAAACTCTTTGTTGTAACTGTTCTTCCTGTCCAAGTCTTATTTCTCTTTCGTTTAATATTCTTTGCTGCTCTCTCTCATCACGAAGTTTCTGTTGATCAAGAAAACTATCAGTCTGAATTAACCCCGCTATGTTCTGAAGTCCAGAATTAATCGTAAAGACTTCCGAACGTACAGTATTTAATTGATCTTGGAGACCTACAAGTGCTGCGGTGTTTCCGTTAGCCATTAGATGAATTCTTTAAGTTTTCTTCTTCAATATATTGATGAAGTAATCCAATATAAATTTCCCTTTCCCAAGGGATCATATTTTCCAGTTCATTCAAAGAATATTTATGGTGCTGAATCAACGCAAAATTAGTTTTATAGTATGACGCAAGATCAACGTGCGCCATTCCTAACCAAAAAGATGTTAGTCCCTCCAAGAGAATTTCATTTTCAACACCAGTATTTGGATTTGTTACAGTCACAGTGTGTGAAAGTTTAGGCATTGTTTCAAAGAATTTTTCAATCTGCTTAAACTGTTTTGAACTAAGTTGTTCTAAAAATTCATTCAGTTCTTTTTTAGTTACATCAGAAGATGTCCAAGACTCTTCTTCGCTGTAAATTTGCTCAACGCAAGAAGAAATCATACTAAAAGTATCATCAACAGTCATATCACCTTCATTTGAAAAATTACTCTTAACAAATTCTTGCATTGAAGGATATTTCATTCTTAATGTAAGTTCATCATCAAGTTTAATATCTCTCTTATGTTCTGGTTTTACTTGAACTGTAATTTCATCTAAATTGATTGCTATTGGAACCTGTGTTACTCCATCATCGGGGCAGGTGATAATTACTTCTACTTCTTCTCCTACAGACTTTCCACGAATGTTTAGGAAAAGATATTCGATATCAAATGTAGATAATTGTTCAATCTTAATTCCCCTAGTTAAAATACAGTTTCCAATTACTGTTTTAACTGCTTCTGCAATTTGCTTTGGATCCTCACTCTCCATTGCAATAATCAGAATTTTTTCTTCTTTAACTAGAAAGGGGCGATATTTGATTACTTTTTTTAATGAAGGAATTTCCAACTCATAAGTTGGTGTAACGATTTTTGGTAAAGGCATAATAACTTATTCAGATAAAAATATTTATCTAGTATCCGTTAATGATTGTACGTCCTTGTGAGTCAGTAAAACTATTTGAAACTGTTGCTTCAGCCTGTGTTTGAGTGCTGGATCTAAAAACAACTCCACTATTTCCGCGAACAGGAGTTAATGATTGCTGTTCAACATTTGCAGGTTGTGTTGGTGGTGCAGATGGATCAATATTATTAAAATCACCATTAAGTGTATTAACACTTAAAGCACGTCCAGCAATATAACGATCATACTGAAATGATGCTGACACTTTTAATACATCAGATTGAACATATGAAACTGTTGGAGCACTCATAGATACTGGCCATAATCCAATAAAAGTATATTCAATCTCTGCCTGATAATTTCGGTCAAATTTAATAATCTTAGTAGAATTACACTTATAATTTTCAGGATATTGCATTCTCATAAAATAATTTGCGTTTCCCTGACTTACAAATCCAGCAGAGGGATTATCAATTGGATTATGAGATCCACTTGCAATAAACTCCATCCAGTGCTCTAAGAATTTTAAATTATAATAGTTATTATCAACATAAAAATCTAAACCAATTTCACTGTATAATCTTGCAACCGCAAACTTCTCCTGAATTCCTGTAAAGTTGCCATCAACAGTTTTAGTGTTATAAGATGTTGTAGGTAAAGACGCAGAGTAGCAAAGAAGTCCTGCATTTTCAGCAATAAAAAACGAATTAACCCCTCTACGACTTAAATAAGATATTAAAGCCGTAGGTAACCCACCAAATATTACTTGGTAATGAGAGGTCTGAGCAAGATTTGTAAATAGTGGCTTGATATCAGATATTCTACGTGGTGTAGCGGTCACTCTAAATACCTTATATGATTTGAATAGTATAAGTATTTAGATGTCGTATAAGGGAAAATACAAACCATCGTTTCCAGAAAAATACTCTGGAGACCCAACCAATATCATTTATCGTTCTTTATGGGAACGTAAGTTCTGTGTTTATTGCGATTTAAACGAAAACATTTTATCTTGGTCCTCAGAAGAAAAAGCAATCGCGTATCGTTCACCAATAGATGGTAAAGTACATCGGTATTTTCCAGACTTTCTTATTAAAGTAAAAGAATCTAACGGGTCTATTAAGAAGTATGTGATTGAAATAAAACCAAAAAAACAAACGGTTCCTCCAACAAAACCCCAAAGGCAAACTAAAAAATATATTAGTGAGGTTTATGAATACGCTAAAAATCAAGCAAAATGGGAAGCAGCAAAAGAGTGGTGTGCAGACCGTGGTTATGAGTTTAAAGTTATTACAGAAAAAGAACTTTTTTAAATAATGCCTAGAAAAACAATTCAACAGAGAGGAAAAATAAATCGTATTGCTCCATTAGTTAAGAGACTAATTGGAACAGAAAGTTCTGATGATTTAATGATTGAACTAATGAATATTTTACCAGAAACTAGAACTCGTCCTGTTGCTGGTAAGTTTTATATCTTTGTTTACAATGCTAAAACAGCAGGAATTCAATACGATCAAAATCCATTAGTTGCTGTGACTGATGTTTATACCTGGGGATTTAAAGGTGTTAATTTCCACTGGGGAGAAACTAGACAGTATACTTGGGATGAAGTTGCAGGAGGACTGTATGAAGTTTATCAACAAGAACTTCAAGACTTAAGAAGACTGCCTTTTAGCAATATTCGTTCTAAATAATTAGAAAAGGATAAATGGCAGAGTTTAACTACAGATATCCATTAACAAAACTTACATCATCTGACGATTATTTGAAAATTGATATTGTTGAATATATTCCTCCAGGATTTATTCCCGAAGAAGGGACTTTTGCACTTCCTTCTTCAGATGATGTTGGTTATATTGATAAACTCAGTGGAGACACTGCTAATATAGTAGGAACAATTATTCTTCCAATACCTGACGACGTAAAAGATAATAATAATGTTCAATGGGGCACTAGTTCTCTTAATCCACTACAAGCAGGAGTAGCATCTGCCATTGAGGGTTTGTACAAAACTAAATCGGGAGACGATTTTAAAAATAAAATTAGCACTACTTTGCAAAAATTTTCAGGAACTGCAAAATCCGGAACAACACAAAAAGCAATTCAAGCAATATCAATTGAACTTGCACAAAACTTAATTCTTGGAAAAAGTGATTCCAACAATATTCTTCCAAGATTTGCAGGTGTTGTAGCAAACTCTAATATAGAACTAGTTTTTACTGGTGTTAATCTTAGAGATGGATTTTCTTTTGGATTTGATATGACTCCTCGTTCACAGAAAGAAGCAGAAGTCATCAAACAAATTATTAGAAAATTTAAAATTCATAGTGCTGGTAAAAAAGGAAAAACAGGTAAAGGGTCTGCAGGGTTGTTTCTACAAGCGCCCGAAGTTTTTAGAATTCAATATATGAGTGGGTCTAAACCACATCCATATCTGAATAAATTTAAAATTTGTGCTCTTAAGGGAATGTCAGTTAGTTACACTCCTGGTGGAACTTATGCAACATATACCGATGGAGCACCAGTTAATATTCAATTAGCATTAGGATTTCAAGAACTCACACCAATTTACGCTGAAGATTATAATACTACAGTTGGTTCAGAAGGAGTTGGATACTAATGTCTTACTTTAGAGAATTACCAAATCTAGAATACCAATCATTTTTATCAGACAGTAGATCATCTGATGATTACTTGTTGGTAAAAAACGTATTTCGTCGCGTTAAACTTCGTGATGATTTACAAAATGTCTTCACTATTTTTGATAAGTATCAGATTGTTGATGGTGCGCGTCCAGAAACAGTTGCACAAGAACTTTATGGAAGTGTTCAGTATGATTGGATTGTTTTAGTCTGTGCTGGAATTACAAGAGTTAGAGATCAATGGCCCCTTTCAGATAAGCAAATTTATGATTATGCCTATGAAATTTATGGAAACGATTTAAACTCTGTACATCATTATGAAACAACAGAAGTTAAAGATTCTCAGGACCGTTTAATTCTTCCTGCTGGGAAAATTGTTGATTCTAATTTTACAATTCCAAATCCAAGTTCTCCAACTGCAACATTAAATCCTGTAGTTGGTATTAGCAATTATGAATACGAAATTAGAAAAAATAATGATAAAAGGGGAATTTACGTTCTTAAACCAAGGTATCTTCAACAAGTACTTTTAGACACAAGAAAGAGATGAATTATGATAAGTCATCTCAGTATGTTAATGAAAGATTAATTAAAACTGAAAATACTAAAGCATCAAACCCATAAGAGTTCTAGACTCTTATCAAACATCATTACATATCGGTGTTTGCGGGAGCGGTCTTTCCATTCTCCTTCAGCACCTTTAATTTTGCCTCTAGAGTGCTTAGTTCCGTCTGCATAGTAGAAATCTTTCTTTGGGTCTGTGAGTCCGCAATATTTAAAATTACAAGCGCGATAGATTGTGCCAGTATGAAAATCGTTATCAGCGTAAGAGATGATTGCTTTGACTTCAGTATCCTTTCGTAACTGTTTAATCGCTCTTGAAACGAACCAAGAAGTGATATTATATTCTCGTTGTTGGGTTTCAGGGTGTATGCAAAGTCGTGAAAGTTCAAATAATCCTTCTTGTTCATTCCTCTCTAAACCAAATGCTCCTTGTGCGACTTCAGGAACAGGGAGTCCAGTGAAAACACAGACTCCCTGAATACCTCCAATATTCAATGGGCAAAAGTCATTATTCTTATAAAGACCATAATTATACCCAGATTTAAAACTTTTAGAAAAGTCCTTAAGATAATGAAACCGCAGAAGTAACTCTGCGGCTTCGGACTTGCTTACACGATCAATGGTGTAATCAGACTTCACTCTTCGGCAAGACGGGCAAAGTAGGACAGGGCATCATCATCCTCATCTTCTACAGGTGCGGCAGCACGACGAGTAGGTTGAAGGTTGCTGAGTTCAGAACGAAGGTCTTCAGTCAGTTCACGAGTAGAACCACGGGTATCATCTTCATCCTCAACTTCAGGGTCAACACGACGGGAACCTTTAGAACCAAGCACATAGTCAAGACGCTTCTTCAGTTCATCATAAGATTTAAACTGGTCAGCAGCGGTAAGTTCGGCAAGCGAATACTGCTTCTTCCAGATTGCTTCCATCGCATCATCATCGTCCAGAAGTGCCTCAGAACGGGCAAACTCACTAGAGTCATAGTTACGATAACCAGCAACATTCTTTGCCTTCAGTTTGAAGTTGGCACCTTGCCAGAAGTCAAACGGATCGATTGCTTCCTCATCTTCAAACTCAGGTTGCATCGCAGCAGTCAGTTTGTCAAAGATCTTCTTACCATACTTGAACAGGAAGACTTTGCCTTCGTTGGCGGGGTTGGCAGGATCCTTCACCACGTAGATATTAGACACATAAGTCAGTTTGCGCTTCTGCTTACGTGCCACTTCTTTGCCAGCATCAGTACCGTTATTCCACAGTTCGGAATTCAGTTCGGACACAGGATCCTTCTGACCCAGAGTGGTAAGCGAATTTTCGATGAACCAACCACCAGGACCTTGGAATGCGTGACTGTAGAGTTTCACGAACGGCAGGTCTTCACCGTTGGGAGCAGGAAGGAAACGGATAACGGCATAACCATTGCCGCTCTTATCTACATCCAGTTTCCATACGCGGTCATCACTAGAACCGCTACTCGTATTCATTTTTTCAACTTCTTTGACCAGTTTAGCGGTCAGATTACCAAGTTTAGATTGTTTTTTAAGGTCGGAAAACGACATTAGATTACCTCGGATTAATTGGATTCGGGGGATTACTCGGATATTATAGCAGGGATAACCTTAACGGTCAACGTACTGCTTTAAAGATTCGATTGTTTTGTCCATACTGCTGAACAGAATGCTCATATCAGTCTCTGGTGGGAAACCCATCAGAGCAACTGACTTACGAAGATTCTCTTTCATCTCAACCGCTTCAGGGTCATCAGAAAGAGACAGACGTGTGTACATTACACGCTGCTTTTCAAGGAGCACTTGTAGTTTTTCAATGTGTTTCAGTTTTGTTTCACGGTCCATTGCACCAAAAGTAAGAATACTTCCGTAAATCTCCTCTTGCAACTTATTGATTTCTTTCAGTTCTTCTTGAATAATATCGGAGTCAAAAAAGCTACTCATTTACAATTTCCCGTAAAATTTTCTTGTAAGAAAACACATCAATATTTAGAAACGGATTATACTTCTTAATTTTCAAACTGACGGTTTCCCACACTGGGTCCAAAAGTTTCTTATCAAAATCCTTTGAAAAAGAAAAGATTTTGTCGTAGATTACGAATGTTTCTGGAGATAATCTCCCGCTTAGAAACCTTTTTAGGACTGGTGGATGACCTCTGGAACAACTCAGCGCATCCTCTAATTTTGTCTCCGAGAACAATTCGTTGCTTTGCTCCTTGAACAAGTAAGTCAAACTCTGTTGTCTCCGCATCCAATCTGCGTATGTTCTTTCTCCAGAATTGATAATTTCTCCAATCCATAAGTTACTCGGTGAATCTACTGCTACAAAATTTGCTAATAGAAAATCTACTACTTCTTTATCTGAATATTTGCGACTGGTTTTCTCGAACCAGTATTTGTCCTTGCGTTTATTAAACGAAGTGACTGTTGCTCTAGACTTACCTCCATACTTAAAAAAGTCATATTTACTATTCGTAAAATGACTTTTCATCGAAAGATAAGTTTGATATGTCTCAAATGGACTCATAACGGAAGTTTTGCTTTCGAAGTTCGTTTCATAAAGTTAAGACGGGTTGCGTCCCACTTTAATCGCTCTTTTAAAGGTTTTGAAATTAACTTTGTTACTGATTCTACTTCAAGACTATTAATTTCGCAATAGTGGACAATTGCGTCGATATAGTTGAAGTTTTCTTCTGCAACAATCTTTTCGATTTCCAGAGCAAACTTGGAAGGCGTTAGAAACTTATTCTCAATGACTTGTTCTAGTTCTTTATTTGGTTCCATAGAGCTCCAGTTTATCTCCAACAAACTTTCTAATGTATTTGCCGAGTAGTTTGATGTACTTTGATTTGTCTCTTTCTTCATAAACGACGCATTCTCCATTTTCACAAGCCATAATGATTACAAGTTTTTTGACTGAAATACCAGTCAACTCGTATAGCATACAACCGTAGGCCATACATTGAACAAAATAATGTTCAATCCACTCACGTGGTTTTGGTTTTTTAGAAGTTTTAAAGTCGATTATTGATAACTCGCCATCATATTCAGCGATACAGTCAACAGTCCCAGCAATACCTAGTTGCTTACTATATAGGGACCCTTCAAGGGCGTAAATATTATTTATACGATTTAATTCTGTTTTTGAGATTTTAAACAGAAAATCTGAAAGAGGTTGAACAGGAGGAAGGTCACGATTATAAAGATAGTTCTCTACAAGCGTGTGCATATCAGTTCCACGACTTGTTGCCTGTCGTGTAATCTTTTCTGCTTCTTCCTCTCCGACTTTTTTACGCCAGTTAATAAAGATTTCTTTATTAAAGTGACTGGTAATTGAAGTGATTGAAACTAATTTAATTAGTTCTTCTTCATCTGGTACAGAGTAATAACGGACACCATCAATGGTTTCACGCTCCAACTGAGGGAGTTCAATATCAATATGATTAAACATTAAAAACCAGATTCTATTTTTGCAAGGATGTATTCTTTAACAAGTCCAGAACGAACAATATCTTCTACACCAAACTCAATTATATCAAAAGAAGGCATTTTACGCAATACCGTCATAAAATCTACAATACCATTGCGCTCATTTGTTTTCTGTAAGTCCGACTGTGATGCATCACCACAGAAGACAATTCTGGTATTTTCACCAACACGAGTAATAATAGAATCTAATTCGTGGAAGTTAAGGTTTTGAAATTCGTCTACGATAATAATTGAGTTGTCAAGAGTCGTTCCACGAAGGAAAGAAGTGCTCCAGAACTTGATTGTCTCTTGTGACTTTAAGTTACCATAGAGCATCTCAAAGTCTGCATCAGAAGGCATCTGGAACATATACTTTACCATATTCTTATAAGGAATCTGGTAGATATCTGCCTTATCATCGTGTGTACCAGGTAAGAAACCAATCTCTCTTGTAGCAACTAATGAACGAACAAGATAGATTCTTTCATAAGGAGTTCTTTCATCAAGAACATCTTTTAGAGCATTATAAAGAGTAATAAACGTTTTACCAGTTCCAGCGCATCCATAAGCAACTAAATGCTTTTGGTCGGCATAAGATTCAAAAAGTTTTTTCTGATTTTCTGTAAGAGGATCAATATCAACTAGATAATCAGAACTTAATGGTTTTTTACGCTTCATTTGACGAGTAGTAAGACCAACCCCGATAGGTTGTTCTGCTCTTCTGTTTCTTCTAGCCATATTAGAGTTTTTTAACGGTTGAACCTGGTGCCTTACTGAGCTTTTCTAGTACATCATTCCACCCTGGATTACGATTAATCAGTTTGTTTCTCCACTCACCAACTTCTCCAGGAGATGGGCAAGTTGAAGGATCAGACCAATCACGAATCCAGTCTTCGTTATCTTTTTTCCACTGGTCCCAGTCGTGGATACTCATTTCCACTTCTTTCTGTTCACCAGTTTTTGTATTCACTACGGGGTACGTTGGCATTGTTAAAAATTCAAGATAATTTATTTAGACCCACTCCAGAGCTTCGGCAACTGTTGGAAACTGTTCGGTAAACACCTTCTTACATTCCAGAGCAATGTCCATATGCTCTTTCTGAGTACCGTTTGCGGAACGAAGATTGATGTAATGAATCCAGGAACGGCAAGAATCCTGTCATGTAAATGCGCGTAGGGGTCGCCAGAGGCAGTACAAACCTTGCACACTCCTTAGCAACTCCGTGGTCTAGAAGTTCCTTGTAGAGGCGCATAGAGTGTGCAAAATGCTCTTGAATCTTGCTCTGGAGACCCAGTTTCTCATACTCACCAATATCGTCAATCGAGTTCTGACGATTCTTAGTGTCCTGACGGCGAAGGTCAGGCACAGGAATATATTCACTCAACAGGGAAGAATCAGCATAACGCTGTGAAAACTCTTGGAACGTGAAACTACGATGGCGCAGAATCTGTGCTGCAATACCACGGTTCGTTTCAATCTCAAGACTCATAGACGACTGCTCAAAAACAGACCAATGATTGTGCTTAATACAATAACGTAGCAGACCTGCATAGTTTTCAGAATCTTGATTTGCTGGATTAGAAACCCTAGCAATATACGCCATTGTTTGTTCTGCATCGGGAGTTACACTGATAAGTTTTACAGTCATTTACCAAATCCTTTTGATGTTTTCTTTTCTAGTTCTGCGAGTTCTTGTTTTACAACTCGCAGTTGTTTTTTCATTTCAATCAATTTTTCAGGAGGATAAAGGTGCTCCTGCTTTGCCATTCTTTCTAAAAGTTTTACTAATTCTCTTGCCCTATTAGTCATCTAAATCGGAATCCTCGAAAATTTCATCGTAATCTAAAATTGGTCTTTTTCTAACTTCTGGATTAGTATAAGAATAAACAGAAACATCAGAATAGACTTCTGCTTTCAATGAGTCAACCAAGAGTTCAAGATTACGAACAAGAAGTTTTAGTTTGTCTTTGTCCATAAAATACTTTTCTCTTTTAGTATCTTAGCATAAAAAAAGGGGGGAATCAACCCCCCGACTTTAATTGAATAAAAACTGAATATAAAGCGATAATAGCATAATTGCAACTGCACAACCTGCGGTAATTTGTAATATCGCAAACATCACTTTGCACCAACTAGTTGTGCTAATTGTGCTTGATGACGACGCTCTTCTTTTTGTTTTTGTTCTTTAATTAATTGAAGGAAGTTAAGTTTCTTCATTTCCCACCTCCCTTGGATTTTTCCATTAGAGAGTTTGTTTCCATTTTCATCCACCCAGAACATTGCTCCGCGATAGATTTCTACGTGTGGTTGAATCTTGAACGTTTGATTTGGACGTTCAGTAGTGTCATATTCGACACCACGATATACGACTTTAGACATTAGGTTTTCTCCTTAATTTTGAGGCTAAAGAGCGTTCCTTCAGTCGGCTTTTGCGTCTAATGGAAAGTTATCCCACCTACAAGTTTTTGGCGAAACATCTTTGATTTGTTGTACGAGTTCTTTTTTAACTTCCAAAGGAAGATTTTAAGAACCAATATTTGAAATCAAGACATTTGCTTGAAAACAAGTTAATAGCAGAGTTTCCATAGATGAACGATTCCGTTCCGAGTCGGCTTACTTCCGTCCTATTGAATTGTTCAGCACTTAAGTCTCACAACATCCTTTCGGAGTTCTAATAGCAATCGGTCTTCTCTTCTTTGGTCTACTACATCGTCGTTTTTAACGATGTCCATTAGTTCCCAAGCTGCACCACAACTTATCGTCACTTGAGTATCAGATTTGGTAAGTTGTGGAGTAGAGATAGAAAGAAGTGGAACCCATGCTAAAAGCAAAAGTGCTTTAGTCATAGGATGAACGTTAGAGGGATATTATACCTCTATTCATTGATATTTAGGGAGTTTTGTGTGTATTTCCTGATACAATTTTAAAAACCTTCACACAGGAAAATTTTGCCGGGAAATTTTCCGCCGATTATGGAAATTACTTCCGCTTTTTCCTTTCAGGTGCTTTGTATCCCCAGGTCTTTGGATTATAACGCCCATATCCAAAGTCGATACTCTTCAAATTTTCACGAAACTTATCCCAATACATATCAAACAATTTAATTCTAGAGCCTCTAGTTAAATCGAAACAAAGTTTTTCATCAACCATATACTTGACAATATAAGCATCATTAGGTGCTTCTTTGGTACAGACATCAGCATACGAACCATTCTCAATCATAATTTCACAACCGTAACGTGACTTACAGGTTTCTTTTTCTGCTGATGTCCAATAATCCATATCTGTTTCCTTTACTTCATCAACAACTGAACTCACGAACGCCCACCCCAATGAATATCAGGATATGCTTCTGCAACAATTTCTTTGGTGATTTTATACTTTTCTCCAAGTTTCTTATCCTTAACTAGAATTAAAATCTCCGCTTCAAAAGGATGCAAACCTTGTAAAATATTAATGAACATTGTTTCTCTGCGAAGAGAACTTAGTCCATCATTACCACCTTTTACAAAATTATAAAACTTAGAATATTCTTTGCGAATGGAAGAACGCCCTTGGTCTTGTGACCCTAGAGAATTACTTTGAATTTCTCCCATTTTAGAAACTGCATCATTAATCTTGCCTGAAAGAGTTCCACTAAATGAGGTTTGTTCATTTGTAGCGGCATAAGGAACATCTCCAGGAGGGAGCATAGAAACTATAGTCTCATCAAAGTTCCAAATGAAAAGTGCTTTCAGAGAAGGATGATTAAATTTTTGAAGTACTTCAACTTTTTTAGCACTAGACCTTTGTTTTGAAGCAAGTTGAAGAACTTCAAAAGCAAATGGATTTCCAGGAAGGTCTGGAATTGGTTGGTCTACTGGTTTTGCTTTTACTGCTTTTGGAGCAGTAGTTTTTGTACTAGTCTTCTGCGCTGTCGTCTTCTTCGTCGTAGTCATGATAGTTTTCAAAGTTAAATGCAATTACTTCGTCAGGTATAAGATTACCTTGTTGGTCAAACATTTCGGGATAAGGTCTTGGAATTTCCCGATAATTCATCATATATTCTCTCGCAACCCAACCTGCCATTACTCCCACTATAAGAAATAATACTGTTAGAAAGGAACCAAATACTAAGCTAACTGCTAACATTTCTTTTTCTCCGGGAAACTACTCTTTTCTTTCTTGAGTGAAAGGAAAATTCAAAGTAGATGGTTACTTCCCGATTTAGAAAGCAAATCATCTTCTCAAAAATGATGTGGAACGGTTAAGTTTGCTTTCTTTTACCTCCATTAAGAATAAATTCAACACCACGGTTTCGGTGGTCTTCTTTTTTATTTAGGTCAGGATTTGATGATTTGGTGTTCTTTGAGGAATTTGATTGTGTCAACAGAACCTCCTAACTTTTTATCATTACATATAACTTGTGGAAACGTAGCACCCTGACCAAATTCAGAATAGAATTCTTCTCTATTAAAGTGCTCTCCCAAATTATAAACCACAAAGTTACTTCCTGTCAACTCCAATACTTGTTTGACTTTATAGCAATATGGACAGTCCTCTTTGCTGTATACAGTGAAATTCATAAGGTTTATAAGATTTATATTAATTTATATAAGAAAAAGGAGGGTATAAAACCCCCCTTAGTAACCACCAACTCACCTCTTCACACCACTGAAGAGGGTCTTCATTCCCAAAGATACAAGGATGTTGAAGACCTTGATATTATAAGGGATTTTTTGAAAGGTGTCAAGCAGGTACTTCAGTCTCTTCTACAGGTTCTTCAGTTACTTCTGGTTCTGGAAGAGTTACTCCAGTTTGCTGTAGATATTCAATAATACCCTGAAGCTTAACTGCCATCTCTCTCTTTTCAACGACTTTAGTATTCAACTCTTGAATTTCTTGAATTAAGTCGCTTTGTTGTTGAATTGCAGACTGTAGGTGTAGTTGTTGTTCGTTCATTGTTCTGTTTAAATTCTTATAGAATAACTTAAAAAATTAATTAAGTCAAGTCTTGACAGAATGCCAAAACTTGACTAGACTAGGTTTGTCGCCTTTGAAGATATAACTTTAGCTATTTTCTGCAACAAAAGCTTTACCAGCTTCAATTGCTGCTTCAACATCAGAAAGGTCATCATCTGAACCAGTGATATGCTCACTGGTCATTTGAAGTTCTAAGTGTGCAACATTTCTGCCAACAGCATCAACAACTTCTTTGGTGACTTCTTCTTTTTCCATCTCACTCGGTAATTACCCAGACACTATCTCTCATTGCGGAAATTGCACCAGCAATTTCTTCAGCAGTAGGAACTCTATTTTCTTCAGGCATTGTTTAACTCCTTTTTGATATTTAGTAATTAACCACCAATTAGGTCAGTGGTGTCATCCGAACTTTCATCAACTGCAGTGACTTCTTCGGTTTCAGTTTCCTCTTGACTTGTTTCACCAAGAACTCTCCAGAACTCAGTGTTCTTGCACTTCTCTAGAATTTCTTCGGAAAGAATTTCTTCAGGAGCAGGTGCAGTAGACTTTACAACTGGACGAACTTCATGCATATCAGCAAAGCCATAGACCTTACCATCATTTTCACGGTTCTCGTTTTTCAGATTATCAAACGTATGTTCAAAAGGTTCTTCACCTAAGAACTCATACAGTTTCTGCATTGTCTCTGCAGGATTGTTTACTAGGTCTTGATACTCTACAAAGTGTAGGGACTGGTCATAACCCTCCATCAGCGCCTTCTGGAGACCCTCTACGGACTGTCCAAGGATACCTGCGGGGCTTGCTAGCAGTTCGCAGCGATTGTCGTCTGTCAGGGGGATATTGTTCTTAATCAACATCTCATCAACAAAGTTGATTTTTCCATCCACCTGATAAGGATTGCGACGAAGCATCGAAATAAACGAAGTCAGGATTTCTGCAGTGTCTCTGACAGGGCAGATAACCTTTGGTGCAATATCAAAGTACCCAGGAATATATTCCATACGAACAGTCCAAGAACGGTTCTTATCGAAGATGACAGGTTCTGAACGGTCACCATAATACTGTGGCAGAACTGATGCAATGATTTCTTTTGCCTGTTGTGGTTTTGGATAACCAAGGAACAGTTCGTCATTTGCCAGACTATTCTCCAGTGCAATCATTGTAGGAACGACTGGTGAACTAGGACCAGAATAGAACCTAGGGTTTTGGTTCAGAATAGATGACAGCAGCGTGCTTCCCGAACGTGGAAGTCCTGCCATAAAGTAGAATGTTTTGTTCAATCTGCTCATCTCTTCACGGATAATTTCTTTAATCATTTCTTTCATTGGTTTTTAATCCTCCTATTGTTTGTCGATGGATGCAATGATTTTGTCAAAATCATAAAGTTCTTCTTGTTCTCCAAATGGATACTCTACTTCACTTCCGTTGAAATCAAAATCAAAGAAGTAACTACCTGGAAGTTTAAAGTCATATGGAATTTCAGTGCAGATATTATCGTGCATTGCATAACCAAAAACTTTCGGACTTGTGCCGTTCCAAAGAACTGTAGATGGCAGTCTTAATGCTGCAGCTGCGTGTTGTACGCAACTGTCAATTAAAACTCTCTTCTTACTATGTAGTAGAATACTGAACAACTCCATCAGCGATAATGAACTTTCTGGAGTTGCAAAAATTGGATATGTATCTTCCAGTTTTGGAGAGTTCAGTTTTGTGATTTGGTAAATATGGTATTTGTCTTTATAATGGTCTACAATACGCTGTGCAAGGTCTTCAGGCATATCCCGTGTCCAGGAATATGGTTTTGCATCAGTCGTCATCATACCGCCATTGGTATGAAGAACCATTATAGGTTTCTTACCTTTTGCCCATACTTCTCTAGAAATATTCTTCTGGAGATTGTTGAACTTTAATTCTGGTTTTTCGTTATTAAATTTTAAATTGTATAACTTGCACCAATTTTCAATTAGGGGCAGTTTCTTATGAATGTGTTCTGTGGTATAATATGGTTCGTGATAAAAGATTAAACTATCCTTGTCCCGAACATAGTTCTGATAAAAATAACTCGTGTTTCCAAGTTGATATACTCTATCAACAAAAGAAACATTAATGTAAACTTCCGTGTAAACACAGACAACAATTAGTTTTCTATCAGGATAATTATTCTTGATACACTTTGCAACAGCAATTGAAGCAATGTGTTTTCCAATTCCACCTTGGACGTGGAATATACAATACTTTGATTTTGAACTCATAAAAGATATCAACTCATTATCTATTATATATCATTTTTACAAAAAGTTAAAGCTGGAAAGTAGTCTTGATTTCATCAATCAATTCTTGGTCTTTTGATGCAACACCAAGACCATGCGAGCAGGTAAAGTTTGTCTTCGGCAAATCTTAATTCAGCAAAAAACTTATTTACTTCATAACCTGGACGTTCTACAATCGTATCGTGAAATAAAATCACACCATCATCTTTAACAAACTTATTCCAGGTATCATAATCATTCTTGACTGCCTGATAAGTGTGAAAACCATCAATATGTAGAATATCAATCGGGTGCTTCCATTGTTTTGCAACCAGTCCAAAATATCCTTTGATAAACTGAATATTGTTCAGTTGTAGTTCTTGTTTCTTTTGCTTGACGTATTCATAGGTATTCTTCACACCTGCCATTGCATCACCAGCAAAACTATCAACACCATAAACAGTACCGATTTGTGGAAGTGCAAAACAGAATGTAGAGTAACCATAATCTACACCTAAGTCTACAACGACTTTTGGTTGTTTTCTATTCACTATCCACTGTGCAAATGTAATGTGGTCAGTCCAACCCGTTGGAATTGTTTTAAGTAATTCCAGTTTATCGTTTAATTCCATAAAAATATAAGTCCTTAATTTTTGTATTGACAGAAAACTTGTACTTGCTAAAGTGTGAAGAGAAATCTACCTTCTCTGTGAAGTCTTGTTCAGTCAGGTTTTGGTAATAGTCCCATCCCAAATCAATGGTCAGTGGACTATCTTGCACTGATGTTCGTCGTGTTCCGTGCTCTTGTCTTCCCGTTGTTGCACAGGTGAAGAATACAAGACCGTCTTTCTTGCATAGACGTATCATATTCATAAAGGTTTCATACCAATAAGGGTTATGTTCAAAACATTCTAAGGAACAAACCACATCATAACTTTCATCAGGTGCGTCATAGTCCTGCCCTTCACAGACGATATCAACATTTTCACCGTATCCAACATCAATTCCAGTGTAATCACAGTTCTTAAAGTGCTTCTTGACTGAACCATTGATGTCTAAACTTCCAATATCCAATACTTTTTGATTTGCAAAGTAATATTGGTGTTTATTCTTTAGGTCCATTACAAAGAAGTCTTGTTCAGGATGTGCCATATTAATATCCAAAAATGTTTGTTTTAGGTTTTAAAGTGTGCTTAATGATGTCCCATTGCTTTGCACCTTTAAAATGATTGTATTGATAAGCATTATGAGTATCCAAATCAATTCGTTTTTGTATTGGACCCTTTTTGTTTCCAAGAGTTTTTGAAATTTCTCCTGTGATTTTATTGGTCTTCAGAGCGTAGATATGTTCACAGTTTTGAATTAAATAATCATCTCCATACCAGACTTTATAAAGACTTGGAATTGGTTTGTAGACGGAGCGTTTGATGAACATACAGACACCAAACGCATAACTCTGACTACCAATTGGTCTGTTTTTTAGGATGTTCAGTTTGATTAATTCATCCCCTTCAATTGATTGATGTGCAATATGAAAATTATCAATACTTCCTTTTAAGTATGAACCAATAATATCAATATTTGACATATCTAATGTGGAGATATAATTGAAAATATCTTCTTCTACAAAAACATCATCATTCAGAATACCAAGTACGTCTGCATTGGAACGATAATATCCTTCGTTCCAAGCAGGATTAACATAAATGTTCTTATTATAACACACCAATTTAATTTTAGGATGATTTAGAATATCATCCTGTGGTCTATTGGACTTCTGATTATCTACAAGAATAATTGAATTGATTGAAGAATAATCGCAGTATTGTTTTAAGTATTGAATGAAATTATCAACACACCACATCGTTGGTATGACTATATCAATGCTGTTCATAGGTTATACGACTTCTGAAAATCTCCTTTAAATTTCTTTGTTCCCATATGTGTCACAGTATGAACTGGATTTAACCAAATCTGATAACCAAGTTCTTTAATCTTTTCACATAAAACAATATCTTCTCCGTGGAAGCTGTCGTTAATCACCGTGTACTCGCAGATATACTTTAACTGTCTGCCTCTGAATTCACACACAGGGTTGCTTTCCCATAGGTCTTTAATCACCTTTTGTGATAACTTTAGAAAACCAGTACCACACCGACCAATCTTTAAGTACCCGTCTGTGTCTGGTTCTTTCTGAACATCATAGACATTATACTGGATTTTTTTATCACCTTTATTCACCACTGGAACTGCAACAACGTCTTTGGAAGAGTTGACGATGTTAAGTAATACTGTAGGGTCCCATTCTTCATCATCATCAATAAAGACCATTGCATCATAACGTTCCCGATATGCTAGATTAAGCAGTTCATTTCTTGCCATCGGGAGGATGCTTTCATTTGCAAGAAACACTGGTTGGAACATTACATTGTTCGCAAGACCAAGTTTTGTGCTTTCATATAATGAATTGACGAACCAAGCATCAACCTTGCCGTCTAAGCACGGGGTTGCAATTAATACTCTTTTCATTTGGACTAATGATGTATTTTAAGTATTTAGTTTGTTCTCCAATGCCTCTATTCTTGCCTTAAGGTCTTGGTTTTCTTGGTCTAGTTCTTTAATCGCATTAACGAGTACTGGTATCATATAGTCGTGAGTGATACCAAGATTATCAGGGTCAGAATTATTAACAATGATTGGTTCATCACCTTCTAGAGACATTACCTCCTGAGCACTAAATCCATATCTCTTTCTAGGGTCTTTGACTTCACCAGTTTCTTTATCTTTAAAGGAATACTTAATCGGATTGACGCCTCTTAAGAAGTCACGTCCATAAGGAACTGCACCATAAACACACTTGTATCTAATGTCTGATGCAACACCCCACGCAATTTGGATACAGACCGTGGTATGGTTTGCATTACCCATAACAATGCAGTTGGAACCAGTGATGGCGATAAGTCCACTAGGACTTCCACCTGACCCTGCATTAAATCCTATAGCAATATTATTACTTCCAGTAACATTAGAAAGACCTGCATTTGTACCTAAGAAAAGATTACAGGCTCCACTGGTAATACACCAACCAGTTGCTTCCCCCATTAATATATTATAATTAGCAGTACTATTTCTTCCTGTTTGGTTTCCAATCATAATATTGGAAAGTCCTATGATATTGGAACATCCAGTACCAGGTCCTATGAAAACGTTGTTGGACCCTGTTGTATTATTAAGTCCTGAATCTCCACCCAAAGAAGTTATTATAAGAACCAGTAGTATTATTGACACCTGTATAATAACCAAACATAACATTATGATTTCCTGTGGTGTTGCTACATCCAGTACGATATCCACCAAAGAAGTTATCAGTTCCAATGGTATTAGAACATCCTGCACGACGACCAATGAACGTATTAGAACATCCAGTGGTGTTACAACGTCCAGCAAGAGGACCAAAGAAGTTATTATTTACTCCTGTGGTGTTGGATTGTCCTGCAAATCTTCCAAAAAAGTTGTTGTAATTTCCAGATGTATTGGCACATCCAGCATAACGACCAAAGAAGTTATTATCAATTCCAAAAGTATTAGAATATCCAGCACATTGCCCTATGAAGTTGTTGTTGTTTCCTGTAGTGTTGCAATAACCAACACGTTTACCAAAAAAGTTGTTATTAGTTCCAGTTGTATTAGAATACCCAGTAAGACGACCTAAAAAGTTATTGTATTCACCAGTTGTATTTGAATATCCAGAAAGACGACCAAAGAAGTTATTGTATGCACCAAAAGTATTATTATACCCAGCGCATCTTCCTATAAAACTATTATTACCTCCTGTGGTGTTGCAGTATCCTGTTTCTGTTCCAAAGAAGTTATTATTACTTCCTGTGGTATTATAACGTCCAGCAAAACATCCAAAGAAATTATTAGAACTTCCAGTCGTTGTGGAACTACCAGCACCAACACCAGCAAAGAAGTTATTGGTACCACTGGTAATACTTGCACCAGTTGTGGTATCACCAATCTTGATATTCGTATCACTAAAACCAATTACACCACCAGAACCAATTCTAACAGTGCTATCAGTAATTCTAAGTCTTTCATTCGCTGCTAATGTACCACCAGTGAAGAATGAAAGGGTCTTACCAATTCCAGCAACACCAATACTTAAACTACCATCACTGGTGTATAAGTAAGCATCATTTGCTCCATTGATTGTCCAAGTAGACGTTGAAAATCCACTGTTGTTAATTCCTAAGTCTACAAAGTTCGTTGTATCACTACCATTATCTGCAGTTATAACAAGGTCAGCAGAAGCAGTGTTACCAGTGTTTGCGTTACGAATATTAACTTGAGTATAATTATTCGCAAATGCTGTGAAGTCTGCAACACAGGAAGTCAGTCCAGATAATGCAGGAGTTCCAGTTGGTGAAACTGTTAGATTATACGTTGGATTTGTAATTCCTATTCCAAAATTACCAGAAACATAAGAACCACCAACGACTTGTAGTGTTTGATTTGCAGTTCCAGAAGACGTTGCAGTACCGACTAGAAGAGTACCAACATTAACAACATCATTGGTTGTCAGTCCAACGTTACCAGTTCTTCCATAGAACCCAGTAACTGCACTGGACGTAGCACCAGCAAAACCAATGTGTCTTACTTGAATTAAACTACCATTTCCAGGTGCTTCAACAAACGTTAGAATGTTTCCAGTAACACTATATGCTCTAACGTTCGTTGCGTCATTTGGATACTGAACAACACCGTTGATTGTAACTAATACGTTCTGATTGTTTGGTGGTGTTTTGGATAATGCAAAGTTTGTTGTGGACCCATCACCAGTGAAACTATCAACGGTGTTGTCACTGGTATCAAACGTTGGATAATTATTTGCAATGACATTACCCCAGAAGACATCTGTGTTAACTGGAGGTGTTGAAAATACAATGGTGCTGTCTGCATCAATTCCAAAACCATCTGAAGGTGAAGAGGTATCACTTGGTTGTTGGAGAACACCATTAATCGAAATCGTTAACTGCGCTGCTCTGGTGACTTGTGCTTTGGTGCCGTTGTTATAAGTCGCTTTGAACTTGGTGTTAATCCCATCAAAAGCAACGTTGATTGTATGAGTTGCTCCAGTTCCTAATGCTGTAAGAGTAATATATGTACTACTATTTGCGTTTGAAAGAGATGTTGCAAGTTGAATTGTATTTTGGTCTTGCTTGATAATATAATAATATGTACCCGACGTTAAACCACCAATTGCAGTTCCAGTGGTTGAATAAAGAACTCTCTGACCGGTAATAAAACGGTGACCAGTTAGAGAAATCGTTGAACCACTTGTAGACACAGAGGCAGAAGAAGACCCATCAAACGTCTGTGTGAACGTTGATATTTGGTCTAAAATCCGGAAACTGTTGTCTCCTGTTACAGGTTGGTTGCCGATATAGGAAGCCATATATGGTTTTTTAGGTATTTATAGACCCGCAGCATCTAAACGAGCACGGATTTCTTGATTTTCATTTTGAAGAGTTTGTACAGTTTCTTTGAGTTCTGTGTTCTCTTGGTCTAATTCTTTAATCGCATTAACAAGAACTGGTATCATATAATCGTGAGTGATACCAAGATTATCAGGGTCAGAGTTATTGACGATAATTGGTTCATCACTTTCCAGCGCAAGAACTTCTTGAGCACTGAAACCATATCTCTTTCTAGGGTCTTTGATTTCTCCAGTTTCCTTGTCCTTAAAGGAGTACTTAATTGGATTTACATTTTTCAGGAAATCTCTGCCGTGTGGTACAGTTCCATAGACGCACTTGTATCTGATGTCTGATGCAACACCCCAAGCAATTTGGATGCAAGCTGTTGTGTGGTTTGCATTACCCATAACAATTTGGTTACCAGTGGTGGTGAAATTGATAAGACCACTTGGAGTTCCACCTGTTGTTCCTGCACGATGTCCAATTGCAATATTGTTGACTGCTGTTGTGTTATTAACTCCCGAAAGACCGCCGATAAAAACATTACAAGTTCCTGTAGTGTTATTAGAACCAGCACTATCTCCAAAAAATGAATTATAGCATCCAGTTGTAGTTTTGCAACCTGCATCGGCACCAAAGAAGTTGTTATTAGTTGCTGTGGTGTTACAACGTCCAGCATTATTACCAAAGAAGTTGTTATTAACACCAATAGTATTTGCAAGTCCTGCATATTTTCCAATAAAATTATTAAAGCATCCTGTCGTATTACTAGACCCTGCATAAACTCCAATAAAAACATTGCAAGAAGCAGTGGTATTGCAACGTCCAGCAGCTTGACCAACAAAAATATTTCTAGTTCCAGTAGTATTTGCACATCCTGCAAGATATCCAAAGAAGTTATTATAACATCCAGTGGTATTGCAAAATCCTGCAAGATTACCAAAGAAATTATTAAGTCTACCAGTAGTATTAGAATATCCAGCACATTGCCCTATGAAGTTATTGTTGTCTCCTGTGGTGTTTGAGTATCCTGCATAACGACCGAAGAAATTATTATTGGACCCTGTGGTATTTTTCCACCCAGAACGATATGCAAGAAAAAGATTATTATTTCCAAAAGTGTTACAAAATCCTGCTTGATATCCTATAAAAGTGTTGCAAGTTCCAGTAGTACTACTATATCCAGCACTATCACCTATAATAATATTTCCGCTTCCTGTAGTATTAGATTTACCTGCTTCACGACCAATAAAAGTATTATAACCACCAAAAGTATTAGAACATCCCGCGATGTTACCTATGAAGGTGTTGTTGTTTCCTGTGGTGTTTGATTGTCCTGCTTGCAATCCAAAGAAGTTATTATGAGTTCCTGTAGTGTTGCTTCTACCTGCATAATAACCAAAGAAGTTATTATGAGTTCCAGTGGTATTACACCATCCAGATTGAGCACCAAAGAAGTTATTATAACATCCTGTTGTATTAGCGCATCCTGCACCATACCCAATAAAGTTATTATATCTACCAAACGTATTAACACGTCCCGATATTTGACCTATAAAATTATTATTGTTTCCTGTGGTATTACAACAACCTGCAAGAGAACCAAAGAAGTTATTGTTTGACCCAGTGGTGTTATTTTGCCCTGCACGTAATCCAATAAAGTTATTATATCCACCAAAAGTATTAGAACATCCAGCACGATTACCTATGAAATTGTTATTATTTCCTGTGGTGTTTGAGTATCCTGCAGCATATCCGCCAAAGAAATTAAAAATACCAAAAGTATTGGAATATCCAGCACATTGCCCTATGAAGTTGTTGTTGGACCCTGTGGTGTTTTGATTACCTGCACTTAATCCAATAAAGTTATTATGATTTCCTGTAGTATTAACACATCCAGCACCAAGTCCAAAGAAGTTATTATGGCATCCAGTAGTATTATTACGCCCCGCATTAGCACCAAAGAAGTTATTATAACATCCAGTAGTGTTATATTTTCCTGCTCCAGTTCCAGAGAAATTATTAAAGTTTCCAAAAGTATTAGAATATCCAGCACATCTTCCTATGAAGTTGTTGTTGTTTCCTGTGGTATTCGAGTACCCTGCTTGATATCCACCAAAGAAGTTATTAGACCCTGTGGTGTTGCTTCTGCCTGCAGCATAACCACCAAAGAAATTATGACTTCCTGTAGTATTAAAACGTCCTGCATAAAAACCAAAGAAATTATTACAACTTCCCGTGGTATTTTCTTGTCCAGCACGACCACCAATAAAGTTATTAAAACCTCCTGTAGTATTACAACATCCAGCATTAACACCAAAGAAATTATTATAGCAACCAGTAGTGTTAAACCTTCCTGCACTAAGACCAAAGAAGTTATTAAAAAATCCAGTAGTATTACACCATCCAGCACCACATCCAAAGAAATTATTATGACATCCAAAAGTATTAGAATATCCAGCACATTGCCCTATGAAGTTGTTGTTGGAACCGGTGGTGTTATAATATCCCGTAAGTTCTCCAAAAAAGTTATTGTCTGTACCAATAGTATTAAAATATCCAGCACATTTTCCTATAAAGTTGTTATCGTTTCCTGTGGTGTTGCAACGACCTGCATTAAATCCTAAGAAGTTGTTAAAAGACCCTGTAGTATTTTCACGTCCTGCAGTATTTCCTAAAAAGTTATTATGACATCCTCCAGTATTGCACTGTCCAGCATTTAAACCAATAAAATTATTTCTAGAACCAGAAACATTATTTTGTCCAGCATAAGCACCAATAAAGTTATTAAATATTCCTATTGTATTGCAACGTCCAGCATAAGCACCAATAAAGTTATTAAAACAACCAGTTGTAACATTTGCACCGGTGAAACTATTACCAATGCTGATATTCGTGTCATTAAACCCAATGGTTCCACCGACTTGTAACTTAACCAGTGGATTTGTGGTTCCTATACCGACAGAACCAGAAACATAAGCACCACCAACAACCTGTAAGTCTTGATTGGCAGTATTAGTACTTGAACCCGTACCAATCAATACAGGTCCATTCACGAATGTACCTACACCAGTAACTTGTAGGTCTGCAAAAGTATTAGGACCAACTGATATAACACTCTCTATGGTCGCTGCAGTAACGGCATCAAGAGAAGCAATGTTTTGAAGTTCTCTGGCACCTGAAACAACTTGTGTCGAACCAACACTTAACGCAGAGATTGTGGTAACACCTGATAAAGAAATACCAGTTGCTATACCAAGACTTGTAATCTGAGTGAGACCTTCAAGTGCCATTTTTGTTTTTTAAGTATTTATAGACGTGTTCTTTCAGTTTATTTTATTTTCTAAAGCTTCAATTCTGCTTCTTAAGTCTTGGTTTTCTTGTTTGACTTCTGTGAGTTCAGTGTCGAGTTCTTTGATTGCATTAATCAAGTACCAAGTTAGATTAGAAGTATCAACACTATAAACACCAGTGCTTTCTTGCTTAACAATTTCTGGTAATACTTCTAGTGCCTCTTGAGCGATTAGACCAATTTGTACTCCTTCTTTGTTGATTGCAGTGTGCTCTGGAAGTTCAGTAATTTCTTCTGGTTTTCTATATTCGAAATTACGAACTCGGAATGCATTAATGATTTCTAAACCAACAGTGTTATCTACAATGTTCTTTTTAATTCTTTCATCTGATGTAGTAGACCAAGTGGAACTATTATTACCTTGATAAATTCCACCACCACCAGCATTGATAAAACCGGTTTGTGATCCCTTGCCCACTATCCAAGCGCCATTATGAGCAGCGATAACCATTTCACAATTCACACCTGTACCCGAAGCACAAGATGCATAACCTATAAAAGTATTACCCTGTCCTGTTGAGGCAACCTGACCTGCTTGAAATCCTAAGAAAGTATTTTGAGCTCCAGTGGTAAGGTTTTGACCCGCTTGAGCACCTAAAAAGACATTATTACTTCCAGCGGTAAGGGAATATCCAGCATTACATCCTAAAGCTGTATTGCAAGTTCCAACTGTATTGTAACGTCCCGCATTACATCCTAAAAAGACATTATGAGATCCACATGTGTTTGTAACTCCTGCTTCTCTACCAATAAAAACGTTATGAGTTCCAACAGTATTGCTAAATCCTGCAGCATAACCAATAAAGACATTGCAAGTACCTGTAGTATTTCTTTCTCCAGCAGAAGTTCCAAAAAATATATTATAAGATCCAGTGGTATTACAACGTCCAGCATTCTGTCCCATAAAGGCGTTGTTAGATCCTGTGGTGTTGTTAAGTCCAGCAAGAAAACCGAAGAAAGTGTTGTGGTTTCCTGTGGTATTTGCACATCCTGCACGACATCCAAAGAAGTTATTGCTGTTTCCAGTGGTGTTGCAAAGCCCTGCAAGATATCCAAAGAAATTGTTGTAACATCCAGTGGTATTATAACGTCCTGCCTGAGAACCCATAAAGACATTATAGGAACCATAACTATTGCATTGACCTGCTCTTCTTCCTATAAAAGTATTATGACTTCCAGTGGAATTAAAGCATCCTGCATAGAAACCAAAGAAGTTGTTGTTGCCTCCTGTAGTGTTAGATTGTCCTGCACTCTGTCCAATAAAGTTATTATTTGCACCAAAAGTATTAGCGTATCCAGCACATTGCCCTATGAAGTTGTTGTTGTTTCCTGTGGTGTTTGAGTATCCAGTATAACGACCGAAGAAATTATTATTAGACCCTGTGGTATTTAATTGTCCTGCACGTACTCCAAAGAAGTTATTGCAACCTCCTGTGGTCGTGAAATATCCAGCATATTTTCCAAAGTAATTATTATAAGCACCAGTGGTGTTAGCAAGACCAGCAGCTCTACCTAAGAAGTTATTATATGCACCAAAGGTATTGCATCTACCTGCACTACTTCCAATAAAGTTATTAAATGAACCAGTCGTATTACACCATCCTGTAAGAGGACCAATGAAATTATTATTATCACCAAAAGTATTAGCAAATCCAGAACATTGCCCTATGAAGGTGTTGTTGGACCCTGTGGTGTTTGAGTATCCAGTATTAAATCCAAAGAAGTTATTATTACTACCAAAAGTATTAGCGTATCCAGCAAAAACACCAATAAAATTATTACTATTTCCAGTAGTATTGAGCCAACCTGTACCACGACCAAAGAAGGTATTATAAGAACCAGTGGTGTTACAGTATCCGGCAAAACATCCAAAAAAGTTATTAGCAATTCCAGTCAGATTATAACGACCTGCAGCATAACCTATAAATTGATTATATCTACCAAAACTATTTGTTGTTCCTGTTAAAGCTCCGATAAAAGTATTAAAACCTCCTGTAGTATTAGAACGTCCAGCAGCCCATCCTAAGAAAGTATTATAGTTTCCAAAAGTATTATTACATCCTGCCCTATCACCAATAAAAATATTTCCATTTCCAGTTGTATTTTTATACCCACCTAAACAACCAGCAAAGAAATTACACCCACCAAAAGTATTAAACTGACCGGCAGCGTATCCAATAAAAGTATTATGATTTCCAGTGGTGTTGCAATATCCACTAGTGTACCCAAAGAAGTTGTTATGACATCCTGTAGTATTATTAATTCCAGCAAGAGGACCAAAGAAGTTATTGCAATTTCCAGTAGTATTACATCTACCTGCGGAAGAACCAAAGAAATTATTGGAAGTCCCTGTAGTGTTACAATACCCAGCAAGAGGACCAAAGAAGTTATTGTTTCCACCAAAAGTATTAGAAAATCCAGCACATTGCCCTATAAAAATATTATCGCTTCCTGTTGTGTTTGAATATCCAGCATTAACACCAAAAAAGTTGTTAGTATATCCAGTAGTATTGCTATAACCTGCTTGATATCCAAAGAAGTTATTATTACTTCCCGATGTATTTGCAATTCCAGAAAAACGACCTAAGAAGTTATTATAAGCACCAAAAGTATTAGAATATCCAGCACATTGCCCTATGAAGTTGTTGTTGTTTCCTGTGGTGTTACTTGCACCTGCTTGATATCCACCGAAGAAATTAAAACTTCCAGTAGTATTACATACACCTGCAACACGACCAAAGAAGTTGTTATGACATCCAAAAGTATTAGCAAATCCAGCAGAAGAACCAATAAAATTATTACAACCTCCAGTGGTGTTATTACATCCTGAACGTTCACCAATAAAAATATTGCAACAACCAAAAGTATTACAAAATCCAGAACATCTTCCTATAAAGACATTATCGTTTCCTGTAGTATTACTTCTACCAGAACTTATACCAAAGAAGTTATTATTTGACCCTGTAGTATTATAACGTCCTGCAGCAAGACCAAAGAAGTTATTATAATTTCCAGTGGTATTACAACGACCTGCAAAACGACCAATGAAGTTATTATAACCACCAAAAGTATTAGCAAATCCCGCACAGGTACCTATAAATGTGTTGTAGTTTCCTGTAGTATTACAACGTCCTGCCTGGTTTCCAAAGAAATTATTGTTACAACCAGTTGTATTTTCTCTTCCAGCATTAACTCCTAAGAAATTATTAGAACTACCAGTAGTAGTTTTATAACCACCATAACGTCCAAAGAAGTTATTATAACACCCAGTGGTGCTAAAATACCCAGCAAATTGCCCTAAGAAATTATTACAAGAACCAAAAGTATTGCAATAACCAGCCCAGAACCAATAAAATTATTATTACTTCCTGTGGTATTATAACGTCCTGCACCAGAACCAAAGAAGTTATTGTATCCTCCAAAAGTATTGCATAGTCCTGCAGATACTCCTATAAAGTTATTACGAACGCCTGTTGTATTGCAGAAACCAGCACGTAATCCTAAGAAATTATTATATTGTCCAAAAGTATTAGAAAATCCAGCACATTGCCCTATGAAGTTGTTGTTGTTTCCTGTGGTGTTGTTTCTACCAGCAGAAGAACCAAAGAAGTTATTGTTGCTTCCAGTGGTATTACAAAGTCCAGAATTAAGACCAAAGAAATTATTATATGAACCTGTAGTATTATACCTACCTGCACTACGACCCATCAAATTATTAAAACATCCTGTAGTATTACGATATCCAGCAGAGCATCCTATAAAATTGTTACTACTACCAAAAGTGTTGATACATCCAGCACATTGCCCTATAAAAGTGTTGTAGTTTCCTGTGGTGTTGCAGAAACCTGCAAAGTATCCAAAGAAATTATTAGATTGTCCAAAAGTATTAAAATACCCAGCACATTGCCCTATGAAGGTGTTGTTGGACCCTGTGGTGTTTGAGTAACCACCAGCAAATCCAATAAAGTTATTATAATTACCAAAAGTATTTCTGTATCCTGCAGATACACCTATAAAGTTATTAGCATTTCCAGTTGTATTTAATTGCCCTGCAAACGCTCCAAAGAAGTTGTTGTATTTTCCTGTCGTATTAGAATATCCAGCACATTGCCCTATAAAAATATTATTGGTTCCTGTAGTATTTTGATTTCCTGCAGCACTTCCGATGAAATTATTATTACAACCAATAGTATTAAAACGTCCAGCACCTCTTCCTATAAAGTTGTTATTAGACCCTGTGGTGTTGTTTCTACCTGCATAGAAACCAAAGAAGTTATTATAGCAACCAGTAGTATTAGAACATCCAGCAAATATACCAAAGAAGTTGTTATAAGTACCAAAGGTATTAGAAAATCCAGCACATTGCCCTATGAAGGTGTTGTGGTTTCCTGTGGTGTTGCAAAATCCAGCACGTGATCCAAAGAAATTATTGCAACTTCCATAAACATTAGAAAAACCTGCATAACGACCTATAAAATTATTATCATTTCCAGTAGTATTTTGACATCCAGCACCACGCCCAAAGAAATTATTACCAAATCCAGTGGTATTAAGAACTCCTGTAGCAACACCAAAGAAGTTATTAAAACAACCTGTAGTATTACATAATCCTGAACTTTGTCCAAAAAAGTTATTATAAGAACCAAAAGTATTATTTGCTCCAGCATTGGAACCTATAAAGGTGTTGTGGTTTCCTGTGGTGTTACAACGACCTGCATTAAACCCGAAGAAGTTATTATTTCCACCAAAAGTATTAGAATATCCAGCACATCTTCCTATGAAGTTGTTGTTGTTTCCTGTGGTATTAAATCTTCCACTGTAAGCACCAAAGAAGTTATTATAAGAACCACTAATATTACATAAACCAGCAGTTGTACTTAAAAAGATATTTCCATTTCCAATGGAATTATTTTTCCCTGCGTTTAAACCTATAAAAATATTTCTAATTCCAATTGTATTATAATATCCAGCACAGGTTCCTATGAAGGTGTTATCAGTTCCTGTGGTGTTACAAAATCCTGCACTAAATCCAAAGAAGTTATTAAAACAACCAGAAGTATTAAAAGCACCAGCACTATTTCCTACAAAGAAATTACTACATCCAAATGTATTACAAACTCCAGCGGTACGACCAATAAAAGTATTATTAGACCCAGTAGTATTTGCTTGTCCAGCACCACTTCCTATAAAGACATTACGGGTTCCAGTGGTATTACATTGTCCAGCATTTTGTCCAATAAAAGTATTATAAACTCCAATTGTATTAGAATATCCAGCACATTGTCCTATAAAAATATTATGATTACCAGTCGTTGTGGAACTACCAGCACCAACACCAGCAAAGAAGTTATTTTGCCCACCACTTAAACTACTTCCAGTTGTGGTATCACCAATTCTTATATTCGCTGTAGAACCAAAAGATACCTGAGTAAACGTAGAAACACCAGTGATATTCAGGTCTGCAAACGTGTTAGGACCAGTTGATATAGCACTTTCAATTGTTGCCGCTGTTGTAGCGTCTAGCGACGTAATGTTTTGAAGTTGTCTTGCAGAACTGATAACTTGTGTTGAACCAATGGATAAGGTTCTTACGCTTGTAATACCAACACTAAAATTATCGTCTTGTACGTTATCTCCGCTAATTCTAGTTAGTGGCATATCAGGTCATCTCCAGAATTGATAAACTTGCGTCTAAACTTGAATTTGTATCACTAATTGCAGTAATGCTATCATTCGCTTCCATAATAATTTTGTTCCCCTGCATTACTTCTAATGAGGAACCTTGTGGAATTGGAACATTCTTAACTAAACTTACACTATCAGAACTCGTTCTTGAAATTCCAACCGTGACATTAATACTTCCACCAGAAATATTTGCTAATGTCAGACCAATCACTGTGGTCATAGTAGCAGATGGAACTGTATAAATTCCAACGGTCGTAACACCGATGTTTGTTTTTGTGCGTAGCTTGAAAACGTTCGCCATTTATAGTTTATCCAAATGCTATTGAGAGACGTAGTGCTTCATCAAGAATATTAACTCCACCCACTTTAAGCGCGGTTGAACTATTTATATCACCCACCACATCCAGTTTATAATTTGGTACTGAGGTTCCTATACCGACGCTGCGAGTTTGAGTATCAAATACAAACGGGTCAGTGGATGTTGAAATACCGATAATGGAGGTTGTAGCACTTCCAACAAACGCAATACTCTGATAACGTGGATTGGTGACTGTGGAGATACTTAAGGCACCAGCGGCAGCAGAGAGTTGTGTGAAATCAACAACAACTGTGCTTCCGTATCCAGCGATTGTAATTCCACTTCCAACAATATTAATGTCAGTGAACCCAACACCAATTCTGCGGTTGATAACACCAGATTGTGGATTAACACTTGTGGAACCAATACCAATTCCAGAAGTGAATAACTGACCACTTTGATACAATGCACCACTGAAGTTAATGTTTCCACCAACGTCTAAGGTGTATCCAGGAGCAGTGGAATTAATACCAACTCTTGGTCCGTTGGTTGTGGTAAGAATTGTTCCACCAACACCAACGTTTAGAAGTCCCGTTGTTGTAGCAGCACTGACACTGAGATTGGTTGCGTTCAGTGCTGCAATTGTTCCAACACCAGTGTAGTTAAGATAAGTTCCAGAAATATATGGAAGTGATGCAGTTCCACTGACTGTTAGATTATTCAGTGTTCCAACAGAAGTCAGTGAAGAGTTTGTTACACCAGTCCCAAGTGATGTTGAAGATAAGACATCTATACCATTAATCTTATAAGTCTTACCTGTCGGAATATTTAAATTTTCACTAGATTTTAGTGAATTATTAACATAATCATAAGTGAAAGTCTTACGAATATTCGTAGAACCAATTCCAATTCCAGCACCATCAAGAAGAACATTGCTTGCAACACTTGTAGCAATACCAACAATAAAGTCCCCAAGAGCAATGGCAGTTGAATTAACTACAACCTGACTACCATCAACATAAAGGTCACCCTTAATTCGAACTGCTCCACTATTGTCTCCAATGGCAGCAGGGTCGATAACAATACTTGAAGGTCCAGTGATTGTATCAGTGGTAATATTAATTCCAGTACCAATTGCACCCGTTGAAAGGCGAGTTGCAGTTACAATTCCCGTTAAGTTTAGATTTGTAATTGAAGCTGCAGTGCTATTGAAGTTGGTGATTGTACCAACTCCAGTGTAGTTCAGATTAGTACCACTGATTGTTGTAACGACACCAGTTACAAGATTGCCTCTATTTGCGTTAAGAGTAGAAGCATCTATGTTCGTATAATTTGCAGTTGTACCAGTGATTGAAGTTACAACACCAGAAGTAATATAAGCATTATCAAAGTCTGCAAATGTATAAGTAAGATTTGTACCGCTTAAAGTATCAACCGTACCAATACCAGTGTAATTTAAGAAAATACCTGTTGCACTGGTTATAATACCAGTAACGATATTTGCACGATTAAAGTTACCAGTTGCATATGTTAAATTAGTTCCACTGAGAGTTGTAATTGAACCAGTAGTGCTATTCAGTGTTGCAATTGTACCAACACCAGTATAGTTAAGGTTTGTACCAGTTAAGTTGGTTGCGACACCAGTAACAATGTTTGCAGTTCCAAAGTTTCCAGTACCATACGTTAAGTTAGTACCACTAAGAGTTGCAATTGTACCGATACCAGTGTAATTCAGTGTTGTACCAGTGATTGAAGTTACAACACCAGTGACTACATTTGCGGTCCCAAAATTACCAGTGGTATAGGTTGCACTTGTACCACTAATCGTTGAGATACTTCCAGTGGTACTATTAAGTGTTGTAATCGTACCAACACCAGTGTAGTTAAGATTTGTACCACTAATGGTCGTAACTACACCAGCAACAACGTTTGCTGTACCAAAATTACCAGTGGTGTATGTGGCATTAGTACCAGAAATCGTGGTAACAACACCAGTTACAATATTGCCAGTTGTAAGATTGCCAGTACCATAAGTCAGATTAGTACCACTAAGTGTCGTAACAACACCTGTTACAATATTACCAGTTCCTAAGTTACCTGTGGTATAAGTTAAGTTGGTTCCACTGAGAGTTGTAATTGAACCCGTAGTACTGTTAAGCGTTGTAATTGTACCAACACCAGTATAATTTAAATTACTACCTGAAATCGTGGTAACAACGCCAGTAACGATATTACCAGTTGTAATGTTTGCAGTTCCAAGATTACCTGTGGTATAAGTAAGATTAGTACCACTAATTGTTGTGACGACACCAGTAACGATATTACCAGTTGTAAGATTACCAGTACCATAAGTCAGATTAGTACCACTAAGTGTCGTAACAACACCTGTAACTACATTAGCAGTGCCTAAGTTACCTGTAGTATAGGTAAGATTAGTACCACTTAAAGTTACGATACTACCTGTAGTGCTATTCAGTGTTGCAATCGTACCAATACCACTATAAGTTAAGTTAGTACCACTAAGTGTCGTAACTACACCAGTAACAATATTACCAGTAGTAATATTTGCAGTTCCTAAGTTACCAGTCGTATAAGTTAAGTCAGTACCTGAAATCGTGGTAACAACACCAGTAACGATATTTCCAGTTGTGAAGTTACCGTTACCATACGTTAAGTTAGTGCCACTAAGAGTAGTAACAACACCAGTTACAATATTTCCTGTAGCAGCATTGAGTGTTGTAAGAGTTCCTGTTGTACCAGTTAGATTGGTAATTGTACCAACACCAGTGTAATTCAGATAAGTACCACTGATATTGGTAACAATACCAGTTACAACATTTGCATTTGTAATGTTTGCAGTTGTAATAATAGCAGTTGGTGCCGTGATAATACCAGAAGCATTGATATTTCTAACAACTGCTAAATCTCTTTCAGTGAATTGAACACTTCCAGCAGCAAGTCTTGTACCAACTGGAAACTGAGTTGAACCAATACCAACAGCATAGTTTGTTAACCAAGCATCAGTTCCTAAACCAGAGAAGGAACCTGCCTTAAACCACATAATTTTCTTATATGTGGCAGGAGTGGTTTCAATTCCAGCAATGAATAGTTGAGTTAATGGTGTTCCTTCTGTCGATGCAACTGCAATACCACCATGATTTGCTGTTGTATCTGTAGAAACATCATTATTATAAGCATCTGTAGTGAAACCAAGAACAATATCTGCGTCTTTAACTCTAAAGTCTTGTGCAACAATATAAGCACTTGTACCACCAATCGTGATATTGCCAGTTACATTCAGATTGTTATTAACCTGTAAGTCATTTGCAATCGTGACATTTCCAGGTAACGTTGGATTGTTTGCAATTGCAACAACTGGTGTTGAGCTCTCTCCAGTTCCACCAGTAATTGTAATTTGATTTGTAGTTCCAGAAATATTCTGAACATAATCACCAGTTGTATCAGAACCAAGTGCAACAGAGTTAGGTTGAATTGTTGCAGCAAGAGAAACATTACCCGTTCCATCAAAGAAGATTGGTGAAGCAACAACATCACCAGTAATTTCAAATGTTCTTCTAGTTACAAGTTGAGTTGCAGATGCTGCAATACCTGTAAGAGCACCTACAAATCCACCAGTTGAAGTTGTAACACCAGATATTAATAGATTGCTTCCACTGATATTTCCTGCAACTGTTAGATTTCCAGTACCACCAAGTCGCATAACTTGAGTGGTGTTTCCATACCATTTAAATCCAACAGCATCAATATTATCATCAACTCCAAACCAAACATTATTTCCTTCAACACCAATTGCATAATTGGTTTTGGTGTTATTAGTAAAGTCATATAAACGAAGTCTTTCACCACTATAGTTACCAGCAGTTGGTGCTAAGAGTGATGTACTGGTCGAAATAAAAGCGTTCCGAGTTGTTACAAACCCAAGAGCATTTAAATTATTTTGAACTGTAACTGTTGGAGTTGTGCTTCCAGTAAATTCAAGTGCCTTATATCCCCCAGCACTATTAATCTGCCCAACACCAATCGTTCCTTGGAAAGCAACGTTTCCAGTACCGCTATAAATGTAGAATGAATTAGTTCCGTCTGCTGCTTGAATATATCCTGTGCTTGGACGGAATGTGGAACCAGTTACAATACCTGATGAATTAATACTCTGAGCAGTCAGGTGTGTTACAGAAGTAACTCCAAGAGTGCTAATTCCAGTATAATTTAAATATGTACCAGTTAAATTAGTTGCGATACCAGTTACAATGTTCGCAGTACCAAAATTACCAGTTGTGTAAGTTAAGTTACTACCAGAAATCGTGGTAACGACACCTGTTACAGCGTTAGCGGTCGTGAAGTTACCATTACCATACGTCAGGTTAGTACCAGAAATCGTGGTAACAACTCCAGTAACGACATTTGCTGTTCCTAAGTTACCAGTAGTATAAGTGAGATTAGTACCACTTAGAGTTGCAATAGTACCAATGCCACTGTAATTCAGAGTGGTACCAGAAATCGTGGTGACGATACCTGCGACTACATTAGCAGTACCTAAGTTACCCGTAGTATAAGTGAGATTAGTACCACTTAATGTGTTAATCGTACCAATGCCACTATAATTTAAAGTAGTACCAGAAATTGTGGTTACAATACCACTAACAATGTTCGCGTTTGTATAATTAACTGTTGTACCATTGAGTGTTGCAATTGTACCAACACCAGTATAATTTAAGTTGGTACCTGAGATTGTGGTAACAACACCAGTTACAATATTCCCTGTTCCTAAATTACCAGTTGTATAGGTTAAATTGGTACCACTTAATGTTGCAACGGTACCAATGCCTGTGACATTTAAATTTGTGCCGGTAATATTTGTAAGAGTTGCAATACCAGCATTAATATTTCCGTTAAAAGTAGTGGCTGTAACTACACCAGTAACTAATACATCTCCAATTACGTGTAGAGCAGAAGTTGGATTTGTTGTCCCTATTCCAGTATTAGTCTTAAGTAGAGCCATCTTCTTCCTTTATATAAGGTTATTTATTTCCTAGTAATTAACATTATATCCAGTATAAATCGTCCAACTCGTACCATCACTATTTCCTTCAAAAACATAACTTTGATTTTGCGATAATGTATAAGTTGCATATTGTGTTGTAGCACTTGCAACCATTCTTGCACCAGTAATCCTAGAATGATTACCAACTAATAATTCCAAGACATTTTTTCCACCCATAATGCTTGGATTGAATAATGTAATCTCCAGAACAATGTTAGGAGACCCAACAGTTCCTGAAGTCGCTGCAGTTCCTTCATAACGAATTCTCTGATAATTCGTTCCACTTGCAAATCTAGAAACTCTTTGGTATGAGTTATCAGCAGAACCAAAATGGAACTTAGGAACTGGTGGACGAGTTGCACCCAGTGCTCCAAGATTTCCATATTCACTTGCACCTGCACTAAAAGTTAGATACGTATTAGAACCCATATAGGTTGTTGTATATCCACTTCCAGCAATATAGAATGTAAATGGAAGAGTAATCGTTAAGAAACTATCATCGACAGAAGCATTTTGAATACTTGTCCACCCAGAAGGTGGATGTGGAGATGCCGCTCCAGCACCATAAGTAGGTGCTTTTGTTCCTGATACAATCGAATAAGAACCAGCAGGTGGTGGAGGTGTTACATCACTTACACCAGTCAATTCATCAAAATAATTATAAACTCTTAAGTCCTTATTACTTACAATTCGCATTGGAACACTGCTGGTTAAGTCAGAAAACGTTCCTTCTTGCATTGTATTGGAGTAAAAAACTCCATACTGGTCTACACTTACATTTCTACTTGGTGCAGAAAATTCATCAAACAAGTTTGTAAATAAAACTCCATCTGAACGTAATCTTGCTACAGTATTCATTAGATAAAGATAAAGTCTAAGGAATTTAATGTAGAATTATGTTGAATTTCAAAACGATTTGTTGAACCACTTGCCTGAACACCAACAGTACCAATCACGTCCAAGGTTTCTCTTGGTACTGCTGTTCCAATTCCAACTTCACCACTTACGTAAGCACCACCAGTAACTTGCAATCTTTGACTTGCAGTTCCAGTGCTTGTACCACTACCAATGAGTACTGGTCCATTGGTGAATGTCGAAACACCAGTAACACGAAGTTGTGTAAGTGTTCCAACAGAAGTCAGTGAAGAGTTAACAACTCCAGCACCTAAAGTTGTTGCAGATAATACATCAGTACCATTAATCTTATAGGTCTTTCCGGAAGGAAGATTGAAGTTTTCACTAGACTTCAGAGCATCATTTGTGAAATCATAAGTGAAGGTCTTACGAATATTCGTAGAACCAATTCCAATTCCAGCACCATCAAGAAGAGTATTTGATGCAACTGTGGTCGCAATACCAACATTGAAGTCAGCAAGTTCAATTGTTGATGAATTAACAATAAACTGAGTACCGTCTACATAAAGGTCTCCCTTAATTCTAACTGCCCCAGTATTATCACCAACTCCAGCAGGGTCGATGGTAATCGTTGATGGTCCAGTAATTGAACCACTTGTAATATTAATTCCAGTACCAGAAGCGCCAGTTGAAAACTGAGTTGCAGTAATAATTCCTGATGAATTAATATAAGTAGCATTCAGATTGGTAATCGTACCGACACCAGTATAATTTAAGTTGGTACCACTGATTGTCGTAACAACACCAGTAACAATATTACCAGTTGTAAAATTGCCTGTTGTGTATGATACATTTACACCATTGAGAGTAGTGATACTTCCAAGAGTGCTATTCAGTGTTGCAATTGTACCAACACCAGTATAGTTTAAGTTAGTACCACTGATTGTGGTAACAACACCAGTGACGACATTTGCAGTTCCTAAGTTACCAGTCGTGTATGTTAAGTTAGTACCACTTAATGTGGCAATCGTACCAATACCACTGTAGTTCAGAGTGGTACCAGAAATTGTGGTAACAATACCAGTAACAATATTTGCAGTTCCTAAGTTACCAGTTGTATAAGTGAGATTGGTACCACTTAAAGTTGCGACAGTACCAATGCCACTATAACTAATATCAGTTCCTCTTAAGGTGGTAACAACACCAACTACAACGTTTGCTGTTCCTAAGTTGCCAGTTGTATACGTTAAGTTAGTACCACTTAATGTAGCAATCGTACCAATGCCACTATAATTTAAAGTAGTACCAGTAATACTTGTTACTAGACCACTAACAATATTAGCAGTGCCCAAGTTACCAGTGGTGTATGTTAAGTTAGTACCACCTACCGTAGCAATCGTACCAATACCACTGTAGTTTAGATTAGTACCAGTAATACTTGTAACAACACCAGTTACAATATTTCCAGTTGTAAAATTACCATTGTTAAAGGTAAGATTTGTACCACTGGCAGTAATCAGTACACTATTAACACTATTGAAGTTGGTAATACTACCAGTTCCAGTGTAGTTTAAATTAACACCTCTTACGGTGTCAATCGTACCATCAGCATAAAAGAGTTCTGAACCATATAGAATTGCAATCGTACCAACACCAGAACTGACCTGTCCACTGAATGTTCTAGCAGTTACAACTCCAGTAAAAAGTCCATCACCAACAACAGACAATTTTGAAGTTGGAATTGTTGTACCAATTCCAAGATTGCGATCAATATAAACGTCACCAAAAACATCTAAAGAAGTGCTTGCATTTGTTGTTGCAATACCAACTCTTCCAGTTACATCAAGTACTGTCTGATTTTCGGTATAAGAACTAATACCAACTTTAATTTTTTGTTGTCTGCCGCTGGTATATTTTGCCATTGTTAGTTAAGAGTTTCTAGAATACTTCCTAAGAACTTAATGTCTGTTGCGTTACTTGCAGAAAGAACAAGCACGTCACCGGATTCAAGAACAAGTTTTCCTGCAAGAAGATTTGCAGTGTCACTTGAAGAAATTGGAAAGTTCTTTAAGATTTCTGTTGTAACTGCAATTCCAGAGGTTGTTCTCTTATGAGAAAATGAAATTGTTTGAGTATTGCTTCCAATGTTTGCTGCTTGTGCTAAAAGAACAACACCCGTGTATCCAACGGGTGCTGTATAAATTCCTACTGCACTTGTTGTTGCAACTTTTGTAACCGTCTTAAATACATTTAATGGTAATGCCATTCTATTAATCTCCTCCTAATGCTAGAATGAATGGTGTCATTGTGGCGAACAAACTCTTCGAATAGAATGTTCCAGATATGGTTCCAGTGTTTTGATTAACTATGACACCATCACCAATTCTAAAGTTACCAGACTGGTCAGTACTTGTGAAAACAACAAGACCACCATTACGAGCATCAGTTTCATTATCTTGAATTGGAACTCCACCTTGAGCAGGAAGAGCAGAACCAATGTTTGTTCCAGAACCAATGTATTCAAACGAATGCCCAGAAGCTAAAACTCTACTTTGCTTATAAAATGGAACTGTCGAACCAACACCAACTGCATAAGGTACATTTTCAGAAACTGTAATTGTAGAAATTCCAGCAGAAATTGGAGTTGCTTGAGTGATTGAATAATATGTTGGAAGTAATTCTAAAGTCGCTGTTGCTGTATTTATTCCAACATCAGGACCAGCGATTGTGATTGTTGGAGTTGTTGTATATCCTCTTCCACTTGAAACAATATCAATTGCAATCACACTTCCATTTCTAATTTCTGCGACTGCGGTTGCTTGAACACCCCAATCAGTACTTGGTGCTGAAGATTGTAACAGTTGGAGTTGAAGTATATCCAGTCCCTCCAGCACCAACTGTAATCTTATTTACAGTACTATACAAACTATCAAAATAAACAACCTGCCCATCAAATGGACGAGTAACATTAATCTTAACTGTTCCTCCAGAAGAATAAGTATGTGATAATGTTGAAGGACCTACATTGACCACCAATTGATTTGCTGCAGGAACTGATTTAACTTCAAAGATATAACCATAATTACCGCTTGGATACGTTACAATTCCTGGACCAGAGGAACAAGTAAATCCAAGTCCAGCAAGTGTTACTCCCATTCCAACAGCAAAATTATGATTAGAGGAAGTTGTAATCGTTGCAACTCCGCTTACATTATCATACAGTGCGTTGGATACATTATACGTTGGAACATTTAAATCTAAAACAAAAGTATCACTATTTACTGCTGCTGCTTCTGTAATAATTCCAGTGTACTTTCTAGGTCCTACACCATCTGCAATCAATCCATAATTACCAAAAGAAGAGTTGCTGTTTGTTAGGTCGCAAGCAGCACCAGTTCCACAGTAAACAGCAGTATCAGGGCAAATTGTAAATAAAGAAACTAACTGTGCATATCCTTCATTTGTAATCGATACCCCAACACCAGAAGCATTGTATTGTGTATAACTATCCAGAACCATCGACTTTGTAGGTCCAATTGAGTGCCTACCATCAATTTTCATTCCAATACTATTTGGAATAAAGTTGGTGCAATTCTGAATATAAGGTGATTGATTATTATAAACTGCTTTGTTTGGATTGAACGCTACAATTGCTCCAGTGTTTGCAGAACCAACAAAAGACATTTCTGCAATGTAGTTTCCATTCCCAACATAAAAGAGGTCTCCTTGATTTTGTGGAGATACAGAAACCTCTCTTAAACTTGAACCAACAATACTTACTTGGTCTGGTACTGCAATTGGATTATTTTCTAGATAAGTCCCAGCACTAACTTTAATAACAGTTCCTGCTGTTGCTGTTGTGACTGCTGCTCCGATTGTTCTTTTTGCGTCTCCGAGTTTAAGTCCTGTATTGGTGTCTTTTCCATCTGGTGTTACGTAAATAATATTGGTAACTGTTGCACCTGCAGCAACACGTACCACTTCTGAACCGATACCCGCTCTATTTCTAACTGCATAGAGTTCAGCATCATTAAGGTTATAAGCTAATTCGCCGTATTGTAACGCTCCTTGTGCTGGAATTTTTCCAGGTACGGCAGAACGTTTGATCCGAATAGGAGTTGCCATTTATAATATTCGGTATGTACCAGAAGAACAGTATATACTGCCTTTCATCTATTTATTCAAGTACAATTATTCCTTCTAGGACGATAAGCAAATAGATTGGTTGGAGGGTCTGGTTTCATCCATTCTTCTATCTTATCAAATCGTTCTTCACTATAAAAATCTTGTTGAACGTACCATAACTTCCAGTGCTCGTGCCCCTTTGACTGGTTACAATCATGGCAGCAGCAGACTACGTTCTTTGTAAAGTCTGTTCCACCTTTTGCTTGAGGAATAATATGGTCAATTGTAAGGTTCTCTTCTGACCCACAATAAGCACATTGATGTCCCCATTCTTCTTTTATATTTTGTCTCCACATTCGTTTCGCTTCTCCTGGACTTGTTGTTCGTAGATTGAACAAGTACTCTGAAGGCGAACGGAGGAGATCCATAAGCGACTGCGATTTGAATTATTTAGTGTGTTTTACCTTACAAGCACCTCTCCCCCAAGCACGACTTAAACTATTGATATAGGAACAAATCTTTCCACTCTCCCCACAATAAGGACACTTAGCATCTGGTGGATCATTTGCATAAGGATTATAAACTTCCTTCTTTGGTCTTCTGGCGTTTTCTGCTTGTTTGTGTTTACGGTGGTTCATACAATCACAGGTTCCCCTTGACCTTGTGGAAGTTTTTCCAGTTCACGAACTTCCCAAGAACCACCGACTCCACCATCCATATTCACAACGATTTCATTGGTCGGCAGTGCCTTTGGCATTTCAATATCAATCACAGGACTCATCAGAAACTTATTACGAGTGATGGTCCTGTTATTGGAATCAAAGGAAACCAGATGAAGAGCATCAAGTTCATCACCACAGTCAGCAATCTTTCTTCCAGTTCTTTTATCAATCACCGAAAAATATTCATCTTGATACTTCTTCATCTTCTGATTTCTTTTCTTCATTATAAGACACTTGTGGTTTCCTGTAAAGACCAGGCCAAGTGTCTCTAATGATTTCTGCGAGTTTATAAGGTGTTTCCGAACTAATCACGGATTATGATTCTTATTTTCTTTAATTTTAGTATAACCCCAGACTGCTAGGGTTCCGATTCCAATTCCAGCAAGGCAACAGAGAAACATATGAATTAAGTGAATACAAGTGTTATGGTCGTGAGAGTGCATACTATGAAACGTGAATGTGTCCAATCATTCCTGCCCCTTTATGAGGAGCACACCAGAAAGTATAGTCCCCTGGTTCTGGAAAGGCGATATCAAAATTTTCTCCTGGAGCAAATGCAAGACCTTCGTGTGAGAGTTCTGGATGGTCTTCTACAACAACGTTATGTGGAGGTAACATATTGTTGACAAAGTGAACTGATTCACCAGCAGCAATACTAATGTCTGATGGTTCAAATACTAGGTTGCCATTGGAACCCATTTGAACATCTACTGCCCATGCAGGAAGGGCAAAGAAAAGTGTAGCAAAAAGTGCGAGAAGAAACTTCATATAAGTTTACGCAACTTCATTATATATCTAAAAAAAGAAGGGGTCAAGCCCCTCCTTGTGAATATACAGGTTGTAAGATTCCTCCATCTTGGTCATCATCGTCATCGTGATCTTCAGTGAAAATAACGATAAGTGCGAATGCGAAGATAACCAAGTATAGAAGATACTGTGCGGTCATAATGGATTGCCTCTTTATGAATAAGATTTAAGATTTTCTACCAGTGTTTGGAGTTCTTGTAGGGATGCGTCACACTTTAACCAGTTTGCTCTTGATGATACTACCCATATATTATCAGGAGTATATCCCTTTCCAGGTTCCTTTTGATCTAAACTTGGATTTCTTGCATCTCTTTTATTATTTGTAGATACAAGAGGTATTCCAAGCAAAGGACAAGTTTCTGGAATAACAATATCATCTATAGTTATAGTAAAAGGTATTCCCTTTCTTTTTGCTCTATGTTGAGCATTATGAAACATTTTATATCTTCTATCGTCTTCTTTGCGAGTTCCTTTCGGTTTTCTTTTAGTTTTGTTAAAAGCAATAGTAGTTTCTTTTCTAACACATCCGCAACTTGTAGTTTTTCCAGATACAAGACCATATCTTTCACAAATTTTTTGACCTCCACACTCACATTTATTAGTTGTATACACTCTACTTTTACCACTTTTAAAAATAATTTCTTCTTTTAAGACAGTAAGTTTTCCAAATTTTTGCCCAACCAAAGCACCACAAGGTTTTGATTTACTATTTAATCCCATTACCCCAAGTTTGAATACCTATTATTATTTATATTTTATCATACTTTGGGTCTTATGTAAATAAAAAAGACCCCAATAATGAGGTCTTTATAATCAAAGAGCATTTCCACGAGGCAATACCTCTTCTGGAAAAACGAAATTTTCGTGTGGTTGATCTACTGTCGCCATCCACGCTCTTATGCCCTCATTAAGAAGAACATTTTTCGTTGTGAATGTTTCGTATTCAGGATCTTCAGCGGCACGAATTTCTTGAGATACAAACTCATAAGCCCTCAAGTTCAAACCCAAACCAATAATGCCAATAGAACTAGTCCAGAGACCCATAACGGGAACAAAAAGCATGAAAAAATGTAACCAACGCTTATTAGAAAAAGCAATTCCAAAAATCTGCGACCAGAAGCGGTTTGCAGTAACCATCGAATAGGTTTCTTCTTCCTGAGTCGGTTCAAATGCTTTGAACGTATTTGCTTGATCACTGTCTTCAAATAGTGTGTTTTCTACAGTTGCTCCGTGAATCGCACAGAGCAGTGCTCCTCCCAGTATACCAGCAACTCCCATCATATGGAAGGGGTTGAGTGTCCAGTTGTGGAAACCCTGAAGAAACAGAAGGAACCTGAAGATAGCAGCAACACCAAACGATGGTGCGAAGAACCAACTGGACTGACCCAGTGGATACATCAGGAACACAGATACAAATACTGCAATAGGACCAGAGAATGCGATTGCGTTATAGGGTCTGATACCTACAAGACGAGCAATCTCAAACTGACGAAGCATAAATCCAATCAGACTAAAGGCGCCGTGGAGCGCCACAAAAGTCCAGAGTCCCCCAAGTTGGAACCACCTGACGATATCCCCTTGAGCCTCAGGACCCCAGAGCAGAAGAAGAGAATGACCCATAGCGTCTGCTGGGGTACTCACCGCAGATGTTAAAAAATTACAACCTTCCAAATAACTGGAAGCAATACCGTGTGTATACCAACTTGTAACAAATGTCGTTCCAGTCAACCATCCACCAAGAGCAAGATAAGCAGTTGGAAAAAGCAGCAACCCACTCCATCCAACAAACACAAACCTATCCCTTTTCAACCAATCATCTAATAAATCAAACCAACCTTTTTGTTGATTTGGTAGTGAAAGTGTAGAAGAAGTCATAACCTCCTATGTATTTCTCATATTTAGTTTACAATACTTTACAAAATAGGTCAATAGGGATTTCTACTTATTGAACCTTTTATCAATAGGTTTATCTGGATCAAGTCCTTTTGCTTCTCTATATTTTCTCCATCTTTCTTTTGTTGCTTCACTTCTCCTCTTTCTTTCTTCCTTACTAACATTAGGATTTGAAGACCACCTTTTATTTCCTTCAAGTGATTTACTTATTTTTTTCTTTGTATCCTCACTTAACTTTTTACCAACCATATAAGTGTTACCTTCCAAACTTTTTGATATTTTTGCTTTATGTTCCTCACTTAACTTCATACCAGTTCTAAACTGTCTCAACTTCTCCTTACTCTCTTCTGTATGTTTTGATTTACCTTTATGAGATTGACTGATTTTCTGTTTGGTTTCTTCTGTATGAATTCTTCCAGTTGGGTCCATCAACAACTTTACAATCTCTTCTTTACCAATAGTTCCTTCTAAACCTTTCCAAGCACAGTAATCTTTGATATTACCATATTCCTCCCACAACTTTCTGTGTGCCTCTGCGTGTTCTTCCACAGTCAGTTCAATAAGATTTGATGGGTCATCACTACCACCCATATGTCTTGGAATAATATGATGTTTATGTTTCATTCTTACTGCTGCTGTGTCTACTACATTATTTATACATTATAGCATAAAAAAAGAGACCCGAAGGTCTCTTTTAAACAATATTCAGTTTTTACTTTATCAACCGATGGCAGGAGCAGTGAGAGCAACAGGAGTGCTTTCAGCGGCAGCAAGGTCCAACGGAAAGTTGTGGGCGTTACGTTCATGCATAACTTCCATCCCCAGTCCAGCACGGTTCAGGACATCAGCCCAGGTATTGATTACCTTGCCCTGACTATCAACAATAGACTGGTTGAAATTAAAACCATTGAGATTAAAAGCCATGGTGCTCACACCAAGAGCGGTGAACCAAATACCGACAACGGGCCACGCCGCTAAAAAGAAGTGCAGCGAACGTGAGTTATTGAAGGAAGCGTATTGAAAAATAAGGCGTCCAAAGTAACCGTGTGCAGCAACAATGTTGTAGGTCTCTTCTTCTTGACCGAACTTGTAACCATAGTTCTGGGACTCGGACTCAGTGGTTTCACGAACCAGTGAGGAAGTAACCAGAGAACCGTGCATAGCACTGAACAGAGAACCACCGAAGACACCAGCAACTCCAAGCATGTGGAAGGGGTGCATCAGGATGTTGTGCTCTGCCTGGAACACAAGCATGTAGTTAAAAGTACCAGAGATACCCAGAGGCATCGCATCAGAGAAAGAACCTTGACCGAAAGGATAGACCAGGAACACTGCACTCGCAGCAGCAACAGGTGCGCTATAAGCAACACAGATCCAAGGGCGCATACCCAGACGATAAGAGAGTTCCCACTCACGACCCATGTAGGCGTAGATACCAATCAGGAAGTGGAACACAACCAGTTGGAAAGGACCACCGTTGTATAGCCACTCATCTAGGGAAGCAGCTTCCCAGATGGGGTAAAAGTGCAGTCCAATAGCATTGGACGAAGGAATCACAGCACCAGAGATGATGTTGTTTCCGTACATGAGTGAACCAGCAACGGGTTCACGGATGCCATCGATGTCCACAGGAGGAGCAGCGATAAAGGCAACGATGAAGCAGATGGTAGCAGCAAGCAGGCAGGGAATCATCAGAACGCCGAACCAACCCACATAAAGGCGGTTATCGGTGCTGGTGACCCACTGGCAAAACTGTTCCCAAGTATTCGATTGTTTTTGACGTGAAAGTGTAGCAGTCATTTTGATTAAAAGAGTAGTAAGACCATCAGGGAAATGGTGGAGTTACTATGCTCCCCGCACCCTTAGCGGGGATATGAGAGACTGTGTTTAACCTCCCCATAGGTCTCGGTTAGGAAGAGGAACTCGTTACAGAAAGTTAACGTTCCGTAACATTTGTTTACCTATTTATCATACTACGGTCTGGTTCTGGTGTCAAGCCCTGTATTCTTCTATTTTATCCAAAACTTTATTAAGATACTGATGCGCCAACCATTTTGGATTATACCCAGACTTATTCATCCACTCTTTGTCTAGGTCTGCCTTAATTCTAAGAACTTCATACTTCATAATATCTTTAGTCAATTGATTGCGTGGCATAATACAAAAAAACTCTGCCCTATATTTAGAGCAGAGTTTCATATTATGTCTTATTACTTCAAACAGTAGAACCAACTTTTACATTTGCTGACACATACTCTAGAACATTCTCAGGTGTCGATACTTCATATGGGTCTGTGTCCGCATTGTCACGCAAACCCTCTTCCAAGAAGAGTTTCTCGATGACTCCGTTATCCACGACCGCAGCATAACGCCAAGACCGATCACCGAAACCAAGGTTAGACTTGCTGACAAGCATTCCCATAGAACGTGTGAAGTAAGCATTTCCGTCTGGAATAAGTTTTACGTTCTCAATGTTCTGGTCCTGTGCCCAGGCATTCATAACAAAACCGTCATTAACAGAGATACAATAAATGTCATCAATACCAAGTCCAATAAAATCTTGATACTTCTCTTCAAATCCAGGCAACTGATAAGCACTGCAAGTAGGAGTGAATGCACCAGGCAGACTGAAAATAACCACACGCTTACCATCAAAGAGATCGGCAACCGTGCGAGTAACAAACTCTCCATTCTCTCTAAAGGTAAATTGAACCTGTGGAACTTGATATCCTTCTCTACGCATACTTACCTCCATCTCACCATACTCCAGGAATGATTTGTCCGGTGGCGGCATAGGAACCCATTGCTGCAATAATCCCAATCATTGCAGACCGAACCGTTAATACGTTCTGCTCTTTCGTTCATTGTTTTTCTCCTTGATAAGGGTGTTGTTGTTTAAGTTCGGGGTTTGGTTGTGAGAAAACCATAGGACTTCTGGTTTTATTTTTGATCACAATGAAAGCATCATTCTGATAAGTTACTGTTCCAAATGGTTTTGCCCACTTTGGATTTGCATCTGGATGAGTTGCAGTTCCAGTTACTGCTACACCACCAATCTCAACAGAGAGTTCATCGTTGGTGTCCCATCCTAGTTTTTCAAGGGCAAGTGCAAACTGCCCAAGCATCCCAGCGGTCACAGATTTTCCTCTTGTTCGGTGAGGATTACACAGTCGCTGGTAGGGTATGCCACACAGGTAAGCACCCAACCCTCAGCAAGTTGGTCATCATCAAGGAACGATTGCTCCTCGTTATCTACAGTGCCGCTGATCAATTTACCAGCGCAAGCGGAGCAAGCACCAGCTTTGCACGACGAAGGAAGGTCAACACCTGCCTCTTCTGCTGCTTCAAGAATGTATTGATCATCAGGACACTGAATAGTAGTCTCAGTACCATCAGGGGATTGAAGGGTAACGCTATAAACAGTCATTAGTAAGTTTCGGAAAGTTGATTTACGGAGTGTGCCAGTAAAACGAAAAAGGCAACACTAGTAATTGTAAAGATAATTGAAGTCATTGTCAAGTATCAGAAGAGTCCGAAGAAGAGTTTTCCTGTTGCTGCGTAAGAGATAAAACCAGCCACAATCCCAAGCATAGCCCAGCGACCATTAGCGGATTCGGCGCGTTCAGCATAACTCTTCATCCCATACTTTTTTGCGTCTTCATCGGAAATATAAACGGGGGGTTCAATTGCCCACATATTCTGTTGTCCACGATCATTAGTCGTAACAGTCATTGTAGTTTTGTTAAGAAACGTTACATAATTATATAGGAAATATAAAGAGGCGTCAAGCCCTTTATTGTAAGCATTTATACTTATTTTGTTAGGATTTACTGACTTGGTTGCTGAGATGCTTCGGTTACACGTCCCAAATAAGGATTCATAATTCATTAAATCATCAATCTTTATATCAGAACCCTGAAGTTCCCAAAACTGTAAAAGTCCATCGTGATTGTTACGATGAAAAGCATCAATGTGTTCTGGGTGAATTGAAGACCCCAAGGCAATGCGATATAAGAATAATGGTATTGAAAAAGTATTACCAGAATTATAGATTAAATCATCAGCAACTGCTCTTGGTTTTACGCCTTGATCCAACTTATACTTATCATCACGAATATGAAACTTCAACAACTTTTCTGCGTGATGGCGAGTAATCATATATGCAGCAGTAGAAAAATCATTTACAAATCTTTTATGAAGTTTTACGTGTAAATCTCCAGTACAAATGATTGCCATTTGAACTACATCATAATCATATGGAACTTTTGCAACAAAATCCGCCCAAGTGAAATCCCAATACTTAACTAATTGCAAATCTACATCATCTTCCATAATGACCGCATAAGGAGAATCTGATGTCTCATACCAGTGCTTAATTGCTTTAAGGTGTGATGTGGTGCAACCTATTTCTCCAGAAGTCATCATTTCTGGATAACGTCCTTTGATAATATCACTCAAGTCATCTTCTCTACCATCATAAGCAGAAATGCGAGTATAGTTTTCAATTTCCCAGTACTTAAACTGCTCCTCCATATACTCACGCCTTTCGGGTTGCCCATCCAAATTAAGATAATAAATGGGACCAATTCCTTTCAGTTTATAAGCAGATTTATTTTTATCCATTATTCAATAATAATCCAATTTTCGGGAAGTAAATCTTTTGTGTCTTTATCAGCATTATTTGGACCAAACCATTTAGATGGTGAAATTACCTTATCACTTTCAGATAACCAGGCTCCCCACCAACTAAATGAACTGTTTGCAATAATATGAGATTTGCAAAAGGTCATCAAACATAAATCAACCTTATTATCATTAGACTCTGATACTAAGAATCTATCATCAGAAAATAATGGTTGTTCTTTACACCATTCTGAATCGTCAGAGAATATAATTACTTGACGGTCAGGAAAATGTTCTAATGCTTTTTCATAATAATCTAATTGTAGATTAAAATGATTTTGATGATTTGTCAAGTAATCTGTTCTACGAACGTGAAGAGAAACTGGATTATCAAAGTTTTCTGCAATTTCTTTACAAGGTTCTAGAATATGAGACTTAAATGTGAAATCTTCTTTGATGCTTTCTTCTATATGTTTAAAGTATTTTTCCGATTGAAAGAACCCCAATAATGAAATATCGTTAGGACATTGATCAAATAATAGTTGATCAAAATGAAAATGCTTTTCATTCGCAATAGGAGCATAACCAACATCAAGATAACGAATATTTTGTTTTGGTAAATTATACAATTCAAAAACTTCAAATAGTTGATGACTTCTCCATTCATCATCAAATTTAGAAGGAGGAATACCAAAGTCATATCCCCTACGAGAAGCAATACCTCTTAAAGAAGCATACTGAAACATTTGATTTCCAAGTCTTCCTAATTGCCCTAAATGATTAAACGCTAGCATCTTGGAACCTCTCTTTCAAATACTCTTGGATATTCATATATTTTACTATATTTTCTTTCGGTTGATTGCGAATCCATTGCCATAAGTTATGATTATCCATAAACTTTGGATTATGATAATGAGAGTTATGAGTTCTTGAATGTTCAAAGTGCCATATCCAATCATTCACACGACCGACACGATATCCAAGAACATTAAATCGAAAATAAAACTCACAGTCTTCTGCACCCCAAGACAAAAAGTTTTCATTCCACATTCCACCTTTAATGACCTTTTCCCTATCGTAAAACTGAGTCCATCCAATTGTTGATGATTCAGTTCTACATCGTGGTTGTATGATACTCATATCAAATCCACTTTGAAGAAATGATTGAAAAACTTCTGCAGGATAATCAACTTGATATTGATAAACACCACACCCATAAGGATAAATGACATCAAACTGATTTTCTTTAATTAACTGATAAGCGTATTGATGACTTGTAACAGGATAAATGACATCAACATCGTGACTACAAATAACCTTAGTTTTTGCCATCAAAATAAGGTCATTTAAAATTCTTGTTTTATGAAATAATTGGTCTGTGCTTTCTTCAAAAAAATACTGAAGATTATTGGTACTTACATACTTTTGAATTTCAGGAAGTGCTCTAAATTTAAAAGTCGCTCTTTCACTGACTTCTTTTATCAGAACTTTTGCTTCTGGAAAATTTTTAAGGAGATAAGTAACTGAAGTAATAATATTTTTTAATCTATCTTCAGATTCAATTCGCGTAGGAAGAATATAAGTTAAATCATTCATAGTTCAATCCACCCTTCAGGAATTAAATCGGACATAATATAATGATTGAACTGAGGACCAAACCAGTTCTTAGGTGCAACAACAGTTTTATCTGGATTGTTAATTAACCAAGCACCCCACCAACTAAATGAACTATTTGCGATAATTGCATCAGTGCATAAAGACATTAAACACAAATCTGTCCAGGGAACACGTTGTCCATCAGAAAACTCATCTTTTGTTTCTGAAAGAATAAATCGATCTGGTTTGAAAAAATCTTGCTCTTTACACCATTCAATCACGTCAGAAAACACAATCACAGGAACATCATCAGGAAAATGTTTTAATGCTGCCTCATAATATTCCCAAGTTTGAACGGGATGAGCGTTTTGCAGATTAACATATGCCCAAGGAAGTTTTGGATCTCCTCTGCGAATATGCAAAAATATTTTTCTACCTTCACCTAAACTATCAACCATTTCTTTACAAGGTTGATAAACATCATCTTGAAACTGAAAGTCTTCACGAATTTCTTTTTCAATATTTTTAAAATATTTTTCAGTCTGAAAATATCCATCAAGATTTACGTTGTCTGGACAATTATTAAAAAGTTCTTCGTTGAAATGAAACTCTTTCCAAATCGCCCAAGGAAATTCCATTGAAACTCCTTGATGCTCTTTTGTTGCATAAGGAAGTTTAAATGTATCAAACATACAATAGTTGTTCTCACATCCAAACTCATCTACTCCTGAAGTTCCTGCAGGTGGTACAGCCCAATCAAAACCACGATTTGCAGAAATACCTCTTAGTGCAGCATACTGAAACATTTGATTTCCAAGTCTTCCAGACTTACCAAGTTTATTAAATGTCAGCATTAAATCTTCTCCCAAGTTTCAGGAATTAAATCATCCATAATATAATGTGAATATGCGCTGCCAAACCAAAGATTAGGAGCAATGACTTTTCCTGCTCCATTCTGTAACCAGGCACCCCACCAACTCATACTACTGTTAGCAATTATAGCACCTTTGCACATACTCATCAAGCACAAATCCCAATAAGGAACCAGAGACTGCTGAATCAATCCATCACCAAGTTTAATTCTATTTGGATACTTGACGTGATTTTCAGAGATCAAAAATCTATCATCGTCAAATAACTTCTGTTCCTTTACCCAATCAAGAGAATCGGAAAATACTAAAATAGGAAAACTAGGATCAAACTTTGTAAGTGCCTGCTCATAGTATTCAATAGGCAACGTAGGGTGATAATCTGGTGTTGCTACATAATCTCCACGGCGAATATGAATAAAAATAGCATCTCCCACCTCATTCATAATTTCCTTACAAGACTCTATAATTTCATCATTAAAACTAAAATCTTCTCTGATTTGATTTTCAATATGTTTGAAATATTTCTCTGTCTGAAAATAAGAATTAAGATTTATATTATCGGGACAGTTGGAAAATAACTCTCCATCAAAATGAAAGATTTTGCTATCAATTGTTTTCCAGTTAGAAAGTCCAAATCCTTTATTATGCTCTTTTACGTGAGTCATTTTAAAGCATTCAAATAATCCATAATTGCAGGTTGATTCAGCATCCTCTGGAGGAATCAACCATTCATATCCGCGATTTTCTGCAATACCACGAAAACCAGCATATTGAAACATCTGATTTCCAAGTCTACCATTTGAACCTAAACGATTATAAGAGATTGTCATAATACTCTTTCATGTCATTGAAAACTTTTTTAATACCAACTTCAATAGTTGTTTTTGGTTGCCACCATTTTAGCAAATATGAATCTGCTTTATTTCTTTTATCCATTTGAACTGTATCTTTTTGTTCTGATGGAATTACTTTTACATCCTTACCAAGAATATTAAACTGCCCTAAAATAATGGAAGCAATATCTATAACCTTAGTTGAATTAAAACTTGTAATATGGAGATTGTCCTCTGGAGTGAAATCATTAAAGTTTTCCATAATCATTTCAAGTGCTTCACAACAATCTTCAGCATATAAGAATTCACGTTCTTCTTGACCATCTGTAAGCATATCAATGACACCTGTTTCAAATCCTTTACGAATAAAGTCAGTGATTACGTGTGCCTTATCATAATCCTTTTCAATCCCATAGACATTCCAAAACTTGACGATTAATCCATTCAATGACTTAGTATAAAGTTCTCCAACATTCTTAAGAACACCATATGGAGAATAACTCATATTACTCATCTGTGAAGATGCAAATATAAATCTCTTATTATACTTTTTAAGTAGTCCAAAAGCATTAGCCATCAAACGAGTATTGTTGTCAATGAATTGAAATGTATGTTGGTATTTTTTCAGATACCTTGAACCACCAACATCAAATGCAAGAAAATATACAAAATCTGACTCAGATATAACCCATTCCAATTTAGAATTTGGAATTGTAGTCATATCTTCATCGGGTCCATTTACAATATCAAATTGATATACAGTATGACCCCCTACACTGAGATACTCAGTAAGATAAGCACCAATCTGCCCGCTTGAACCAAGAATTGCAATTTTCATTAGTCGCCTCTAATAATCCTATAACTATCTTCATCAAAATGCTGAGTAGAAAATTCAAATAATTCAGTATCTTCCAGTGCAATCATTTGATGTCTTAATCCTGTGTAGATATGAAACTTATCCCCCCGAGATAAAATAACTTCTAAGGCATTAGCAATGTCATCTTCATCACTGTAAAGAAGTTTTATTTTTCCAGATTGAATATAAAAAGTTTCATCTTTAAGTTTATGATAATGCCAGGAACATTTTCTGCCTTTTACAAAGTAAAGAAGTTTTCCACAGTATTCTTTACAATTTACAATCCACTTTTCAAATCCCCATCCTTTAGGAACAAACTTAATTTCCGAAGAATTCATTTGAATTAATTCCTTTGTCGTCAATGTAGTAATCACCAGATGGTTTTCCAAGCATTAATTTATGATACTTACATCCCCAACGATCTAATTGATGACGTGTAAGTTCATAAAACATTCTTGTTGCTAGATCCGAGTTATCTCCCGACCTACCCATACCTCTGGCGGTAAGATAAATGATTTGGTTTCCTTCATCATACAACTTATTTATTTTCTCTATGCGAGAGGCAATTGGAGTCGCATTCTCATACTTTCCATCAGAAACTGAATCACAGATTGTACCGTCAATGTCAATAACATATTTCATTCGAAACACCTCCGATAAGCATTCCAATAATCAACAGTCTCCTTAGGAACAATCTCTTGCCATTCGGAAAGACCACGAATTAGATCAGTCGTGTATCGATATCCAATAATTTCTTTTTCAAGATTGGTCACAAGGTCCTGAACGTTCCTATCTTGAAACACAGATGCTTTATTATAAACAAGACTGTTTGGAAAATAATGTTGAAGAACATATCCACCCCAAATGTCATCCATACGACCAACGTGTGGAAATACAGAATAATATGGAATCACTTCCCGAGCAAGAAATGTATTCTGACTATTAAATGGTGAAATAGATGTAGAACCATAAGGACCTTGGATCTTATCATACTTAACAATAGGACGAATAGAAAGTCGTGCCATTGCGTCAATATCAGGATCACCATCCCAAAGATCTGCCTGTACCAGAACTCTACGTTTTAATTTTCCACCATAAAAAACTCTATCTCTATAAGGAACTAAGATCAATTGGATATCCACGGTGCCATACTTGATTGTGTTCTGTAACTGAAAGAGGATCAAATACCCCAAGATCAGTATTATAAAAATCAATCTCTACAGTTTCACCAACAACAACATTTGTTCCCCAACTATCATACGGTATATTGTCATCATCAACAGTCGCTACAATATCAGCACCACGATTATATGCCTCAACAAACCCAATATTACGACGTTGAATAGATTTCCATCCAATCGTCTCACTCAATTCTGGGTACGTCTTTTCCTGATATTCTGGAGAAAGATAAATGCAGTTTAAATTTTCATAGTCGTAGTGTGGTGTTTTGGTATCACCAACCACGATCAAAGTCCAATCTTCCTTTCTTGAATACTTAATTGTAGCAAGAGTAGGGTGATTAATTGTTGTCGTTACAATATACTTATTCACATCAAATACTTTTCAACGAAATGTTTAGTAGTGTAGTTGTTCACTGCCTTATTATAAGCGTTTTTTCTCATATAGTCAAATTCATTATAATGACTGATGATATGCGATAATTTTTTGTCCAAATCTGCCTCATCATCAAAATACATAAAATCTTTATTTGGTTCAAAGAAATACTCAATTGGATTCCAAGGATCTCTCTGACAAAGAATTACACATTTGGCAAAAGCTGCTTCAAACATTCTCGATTTGACTTGTGGCGCCATTCCTCTATCAAGATGTGTAAATGCGTTATTTTCTCTCCCTTTTGGAAAATTATAATAGTTTTCAGCAGTAGGTGGGTCTATATTACAAAGACCGTGAACAACAGCAACCTTAGTCTCTGATAACATTTTTATTTTATCAGCATAGGAGCATCTAGGAACATTACCCATACTATAGTGACCAAATCTAAAGTTATATTTGGTAAACACATGTTCAATATAACTTTGCCAGGGAACTAATCTTGGAAGACTTCCAAAATAAGAAACATCAATTGTCTTTTCTCTTTCTTCTGGAATCCAATCCTCACTGAAAGGAAAAAATACAAGAGTTCGATTATCAAACAATTCTGCAGTGTAAGGACAAAGTGTTAAGATTGTATCTGCCTTTTCGTGAAGAATTGATTTAGGACCTTGAACAACACAAAAGTTTGGTTCTTCTAATGTTAAAGCAACCTTTTCTTTATCATCATAATTTCCAGAATAAAGGTCATTATAAAAATCTGCCATAAAAAGATAACAATCCCTAGCAGTATTTTCATACTTTTCAAAATTCATGTAATATAATGGATCTTCAGTAAGACCATTTTCTGGTCTTAAAAAATTTAAAACTTTCATAGAACCTCATTAATGTCTTCTTGGGTAAGAATATAAACCCCCATATGTTGAACCGATTTGGAAGCAAGATAAACTGCTTTTGGAATCGCAATATTTAAATCTCTAGTATGTAGATAAAAATAACAAAGAGTTGCTAGAAAAACATCTCCAGCGCCAGTTACATCAAATACATCAACCTGAGGAGACCGATAAACATTATCTCTCCACTTTGCCCCCATTTTACCCAGCGTAACAACTAATTCACAATCATCTGGTAAACTTTTCATCTTATTCTCTTCATCATTATTAATTTTGATGATGGAGTTATTAAAATATTTTAGATCTGGATTTTTACTATCAACAAAAACTGGACCTCCAAACTTATTACATAACTCAGAAATTTTTTCAAAGTCAACTATTCCCTTACAATAATCAGATATGACTACAGCATCATATCGTTTACAATCTGGGATTTCTACAGCATCAACTTGATGTCCAAGATCTTCTCTTAGAAGAAGCTGATTTGATTTGGTATCAACAAATCTTCTTTTAATTAACTGATCTGGATCATTGGTAATAAAATCAACATCCAACCCATAAGCAAGTAAGTTTTCTCTTACGTTTGCTGCCATTCCTGGACGGACTTCTTCTGCCCTGTAATCAAATACAGGAACGGGTGCCTCCGCACATAACCTGTCGCAGACACCATAATGATAAATGTCTTTACAAGACTCACCGATAAGCAATACCTTGAATTGTTCTTGTTGTTGAATATTCTCCAATTCTGTTAAAGAACTGAACTGATTTAGCATAATGCCCACCTACAACCTCTTTACCTTTCCAATCAGAACCAACAATCATTATATCAGGATTAATTGTTTTTATCAATTCTTCAAGTTCTTCTTTAGTATTAAAGATATGAACAACATCAATATAACGAATTGATTCTAAAACTGAAGAACGATCTTTCTGATTAAAAATAGGTCTATCTGGACCTTTCATTCCTGCAACTTTTTCGTCAGAATCAATTGCAACAATTAGATAATCACCAAGAGACCTAGCATATTTAAATAATTCAATATGCCCAGGGTGAAGAACATCAAAACAACCATTTACAAAAATTACTTTCATTTTTCCCCCATTGCCATAAAAGAATTGTTTAGATCAATACCAGAAACAAATAGATTTTTATATCCACGATCGCTCATATAAGTACTAATTATTTCTGGAGTGAAAGAATGTTTATGCTTTCTGTTATTCCAGGGTCTCCAATACTTTTGACTAAAATCTGGAAGATACAAAAACAACACCCCACCATCCACAAGACAATCATACCAATAATTCATCGTATCAACCCAATCATCAACGTGTTCTAAACAATGACTGGAAAAAATATAATCTGGATCTTTTTCTGGAAGATGATTAGCATCCCAAGGATCATCAAAACTTAAATCAATTGGAGTTGAACCTGGTAAAGACCATTCTTGTTTCATACACCCAATATCATACCCAAAACCAAAACACACTTTCTTAGCAAAAGGAATAGCAAACTGAGATGCGTTTCCGATTGTTTGAAAGTGTGGATATTTAGTTCCTTGATAATGAATTGTTTTAATCATTGATAATTCCAAGGTAAATTAAATAAGTATCTTGTTTGTGACCAATCACCCCAACGATGATGAAGGAACATTGGTTTATCTTTTACTTTATCAAATAACTCAGAACTTTCAAAAAGATAATTCCAAGAAGTCTCTATAAAATTATATGCAGATGCATTTTCAATAACTTTACACCAATCAAATAATGAGTACCCTTCAATATGACTCACTTCAACAACTTTTGCTCCACCATAATCTGCAGGATTTACAGATATTCTATCACATATTTCAATTTGTGGTCTTGTACACCAATAGCGATTTACAAGAACATAAGTATCATCGTCTGTTAATCCAAGTACATCATAAAAAAGTTTATGCTCTTTTTCTTGATTACGAACAAACTTAATATAATCTCTCCAGTCTCTCCAATCTAGACCAATACTATCATACTTTCCTGCCATAATAGGATTTACTGATATGAATCCTTGAAAATAAAATAGTTTATCAGTAATTTCAGTTTGTTTTTCTGGAAGATAATACTCCACACCAGGGAAATTAACATGCTCTGGTAATGGTGGACGAGTTAATTTTGCTTGTTTATCATCCCAAGAAACAAAATTAAAATCTGGGATGTAATCATTTAACCATTCAAATTCATAAACAACTGGCAGTAAACTTCATAACCAAGATTTTTGATATGATATGCTAGTTTTTGAAGAAATAAAATATCTCCAAGACCACAAGGTTGATAAATTAATCCTGTTTTCATTCTCCCTCCATTGGAGTCATTTCTTTCCATTCATCTCTAGTATATTGTATCCACTGCCAGGGTTTTTTCAAAATTCCATCATAAACTCTTTCAGCGTATTTGTAATGTCTTGGATGAATTGTAAGTCTAGTTGCTTTAAGATTTAAAGTTTCTATTATATAATGTATTGAAGTATCTACTGAATGAATTTCTTCAGCATTTTCAAATATCCAACACCAATCAAATACTTTACCATCTGGAACATTTGCATCCATTACAATAACTTTACCATCATATCCTTCTGGAACCTGTTTAAAGACTCCATTCATTGGTTTATAAACACTATAGTAAGGATTGATAAAAATAAAAGGTTCTCCTTTTTCAATTCCCAGACTCTTTCTTAAATTTTCTTCTCTCTCTACATTTCTATTATACTTAAAATAATCTTGCCAGTCATCATAAGAAATTCCTAATCCCTCATATTTTGTTCCCATTACATCCCAATGTCCTCTAGGTTTAGGAAAGTTTGAAAGATTTACAACTCCAACATCATTAAAGGGAATTTGGAGATGACCTTGAGGACCAATGTAAGAATCAGTAATCATTTGATCAACTCCAGAAGTCCAACAAGAATAATTTACTGGATGATAAACTGTATGTTGCTAAGATAAAACTGAAACTATCTTTTGAATAAAAAAGATATCTCCCAATCCACCTGCTTGCTCAATGATAATATTCATCAGTTAATCTTATCGTACCAATACTTAATAAGGTCATTCAGAGTGGTTTCAATATCATACTCTTCTTTAAATCCAGTCAGTTCTACAAGGTTTGTAGAATCTCCGTGTTGATAATAAATTTCGTGTGGACGCCAGAAAGGTTCGTGAATTTTCTGTTCAACATGATTCAATCCAGAAAGTTCAATCAATTTATCAGTGAAAAACTGCATCTTACGAGGAGTATCTCCACAGATATTAAAGATATGATTAGTCACTTCAGGATGAATCATTGCAAGATAATATGCTCTTACAGTGTCACGAACATCCATTACAACACGAGTCGTACTTAGATTACCAACAAGAAGAACAGGATCTTGAAGACCTTTCATCATCCGTGCAATCTGATAAGCATCCGATGAGATTGAAAAGATTTTACCTCTACGAGGTCCAGTGTGTGAAAAAGCACGAGTGATGAATCCTTTTACGAATCCATTTTGCATACGTTCCTGAAGGTAAACATCAGTTGCTGCTTTAGAGGCGCCATAAGGATTTGCAGGAAGAATTATATCTTCCCAATGAATCTTACGACCATCCTGTCCTACGTTCCCATAAACTTCAGATGTGGAACAGAACATTAACTTACAATCTGACTGGTGATCTACAATCACTTGAATCAGATTTGCACTTCCCATCACATTTGTTTCCATTGTTCCAATTGGATCAATGAAACTAGAAGGTGGGTGAGACTGTGCTGCTAGATGAAAAACACCATCAAACTGATACTTTTCAAATACATTTCTCAGTGACCGATAATTGCAAAGATTTGCATAGAGAAAGGTAATTGAATTATAAACTTCATCAGGAACTACGTCACGAATATCGGTCTCCATTCCATTGGTACGACGAATCAAACCATAAACTTCATGCCCTTCGGAATGAAGAAGATTTGCTAGGTGAGGACCAGCAAATCCAGTAATACCAGTAATTAAAAACTTTGCCATATCAGTTTGGAATAAATTTTGGATTTTTAGAGAAAGGTATGTATTGAACGTCTGAATGATGTAGACCTTGATACATATAATATTTTGTTGCTTTTAAATTTAACTTATCAAGTATGTAATTAATGCCAGTATGTACTGTATGAATTTCTCTGGCATTTTCAAAAACTTTGCACCAATCAAATAATGTGAATCCTTCAATAATTTTTAATTCAACTATAGAAGAATCAAAAGTAAGATTATCTAAAACATTAGAATATTTTGGGTCTACACTAGCCATTTTGTTAATAAAAACAAAATCAGTATTATCAGTTAATCCTAGTACATTATAATAAAGTTCATTCTCTTTGTCAATGTTTCTTTCGAAACAAAAATAATCGAACCAATCACTATCGCTACTATCAATTAAAAGATACTTAGATTCCATAATTCTTTTTCCAGGAAGTTGAAATCCATCTGGAGATAAAAATAAAAAATTATCTTTTTCCATTGCAAACTGTCCACTATAATAATATTCTTTTCCAGGAAAATCATCACTTAATTTGCAAAAGGAAACACCCTTTACATAGTCACTTATCCAAAAAACATCATCGCGTAGTGGCAGAATAACTTGATATCCATTTTCTTTTAGAATGGAAGCAAACTTTTGGAGGTAAAAAACATCACCCAATCCTACAGGTTGTTTTATAAGTGCGGTCTTCATTGTTCTTTTACAAAAACCGCATCTCCCCAATTTTTATCACCACTTAATTCAGTTTCAATATGTACAAAACTAAATGGTTTTAAATAATCATAAATCTCATCAAATAGAGGATTATTATGATAAGGAGCATTGTATAAAGTTACTTCAGAATTAATGTACGAAACAGATTTGAGCAACTTAGACGCACCTTTGCAAATCATAAGTTCCGCACCCTGAGTGTCCATATTCAAAAGATCAAAACCATATCCTAATTGATTTCTTTCAAGAAAAGTATCTAAAGTAAGTGAATTTAGTTTGATTGTTCCACGATAACATTCAGAACCCCACCAAGAATTTTTAGCTTTAAGAATAGATGACATTCCTTTATTGCCAATAAGATGCCCAGCATCCCACCCATAATAAAGATGAAAGTCTGTTTCAACATCATCTTTATCTGATACCAAACAATTAAATGGTAAACTCTTTACTTGATTGATATTCATAATTTTAAGATTCTCCAAAAGTTCTTCATAAACTTCTGGATTTGCTTCAACCCAAACAACTTCTTCTACACCCATTTCAAGATATTGTGGAAGTTCTCCACCTCTATCTGCACCAACGTGAAGTACTTTTTTAATTGATTTAGATTTAAAATATTCAGATTTAAATGACATTCAAAACTCCTTATTCGCCTATAATTGTAGAACGAATTTTAGATTCTTCGGAATCTATTGGATACGCAAGCATATAACCTTGGTCCGCATAATGTTCTACAAGAACGTGAGTTTTTCCAATTAATTCTTCAATGAAATCGCAGTTTTTTGCACCTGCAGTTGCTCTAAATTCCCAAGAACCAGCTTCATATGGACCATCTTTATAAACACGAAGATCGTCTATAACAAATACATCTTTAGATATATCTCTATTCTCAGAAAGAATTTTTAATTCAACTTCTAAAGGAATTCTTTTAGAGTCATCTTTTTCTGCATCATATTTTTGCCCTTTGTAATCTGCTCCGGGAAAGTGAGCATCTAACCAGTATAAAGTAGGATGATTATTTAATTCATCAACTACTTTAAACATTTCATCTTTCGAATATCCATTATAAAATTTTACTTTATTATCTAAAAATAGTTTTAAAAGTCGATTATAAAGTTCTTCATCTAATTCTATACCATACAGATCTTCAAACAAATTAGAATCAAGAGCAATTTTCATACTCGATCCGTCACCTGTTCCAGTTTCAACAAAGTTTTTAATTTCATATTCTTGTACAAGAATATCTAATTTGATTGGATGATTAATGATTCCCATTTTAGTTAAAATAGTTAAGGTAAATAAAGTCTTCTAGGATTTCCATCTCCTTTGCTTTTTCAAGATTTTCTTGAATAGCATTCATTTTCGAATAATAAATTTTTTCAGAAACTTCAAATTCTTCCGATAAGTCTATTATACCATCTTTATTGAAGAGTTTACCAATATCAGGTGCTCCAAGATAAACTGGTATAGTTCCTGTAGCAAAACAATCTAAAAGTTTTTCAGTGAAGTAAGTTTCATACTGACCGTTTTCAATTGCAACTGAAAACATATAATCGCAGAGTCCTTCTTCCTTTAAATCAATTTCTTTGAATCCACGACCATAAAGATCTACTTGGTCTCCAATTCTTTCAATCCATTCAAGTCTTTTGAGATGCCCCTCACACATTCTTTTGTTTGAAGAAATCATAGAAATCATTTTTGATTTCTCATAAATTTTTGGTTCTTGAATCCAAAATCCCTGTGCAGGTACCCACTTAAACTTATCACCCAAAGAAAGAAGTCTTTGGTCGTGAGTGAAAATAATTTCATAAGTATTTTCAACTAACTCACGATTTTCAATAATACTCTCAACAAGACCCTGTTTAATAAATTTTGATTCTAATAACCAAAGATATTTGGTTCCTGTTCTGGTATCATTGATTCCTTCTGCGATTGTATTATCAATATAGAAGGTGGCATCACCACCCCGCTTTACCCACTCTATGTACTTTGATACTTTTCCGTGAACAGAATAACCTTTGTTACCACCAGTTAAATGTGTGAAAGTATCTCCAACCAGATTAAACTTTTTTCGCATTGATTTGCTCACTAATCCATGCATAAGTCTTGGCAATTCCTTCTTCAAGAGTTTGCGAATAATCCCAACCAAGTTCTCTACGAACTACATCATTATTAGAGTTACGTCCACGAACTCCAAGAGGAGCATCAAGTTTATATTGTTTCTGTACTTCTTTACCTGCAACCTTAGCAGCGGTATCCACCAGTTGATTAATGGTTACCATTTCTTCTGAACCAATATTTACTGGTCCGATAAACTCAGAATCCATCATACGACGGGTTGCTTCAATACACTCATCAATATAAAGGAATGAACGAGTCTGTTTTCCATCACCCCAAACTTCTATGGTCCCACCCTCTACGGGCAAATAGGCAACCTTACGGCAGATTGCTGCAGGGGCTTTCTCACGTCCCCCTTGCCAGGTTCCCTCAGGTCCAAAAATATTGTGATACCGAGCAACCCTAACAGGGATGCCATAATTACGGTGGTAAGCAAAGTATAGACGTTCAGAGAAGAGTTTTTCCCATCCATATTCAGAATCTGGGTTAGCAGGATAAGCGGATTCTTCACGACAATCAGGATTATCAGGATCTAGTTGATTATGCTCTGGATACATACAGGCAGAACCAGAATAGAAAATCTTGGTAGTGTTTTTACCATACTGTTCATTCATTTTATGCTGCATCTCAAGAACATTAAGATTGATGGTTGCAGAATTATGCATAATATCTGCATCATTTTCACCAGTAAAGACAAATCCTGCACCACCCATATCAGCGGCAAACTGATAGATTTCATCAAAGGTTTGAATATAACGATAGGGAACTGATTGATAGAAGTTACCTCTGTCACCCTTATATTCAAGGACACGACGAACGAAATTTACATCTCGAAGATCTCCAAGAATAAATTCATTTGCTTCGTGTTGAGAAAATTCTGGATACTTAAGGTCTACACCACGAACCCAATATCCTTCGGATCGTAATCTACGAACCATATGACTTCCAATGAAACCACCAGCACCAAGTACAAGTGCTTTCTTAATATACTGACTCATAAAATCATAAACTCTATAGTATGTATTATACTAAAAAAGGTGGGTTTATGCAACCCACCTTCCGTATTTTAGGTTCGCCATGCACGCCACCAATTCTTTAACTGGAAATTGGAAACCAGGCGGGAGAGAGTCCCATCCGCACCACTTGCTTTTAAGGGAAAGCAAGAAACCAAATAGGGTCATATTTGACTCCACCAGTATAAGTTTTAAGTCATTCCAGGACTAATATAAAGTTGGATTAACTTTGATATTTCGGTAATACCAAAGAACGCACATAAAATTAGCACGTCCCAAAGTTTAAGTTTGATAGCAAAGGGAACTGTAAGTAGTCCACCAATAAGTTTTATTATCAAACCATATTTAAAATCTCCCCATAACATAGTTTGATAACCAATTATAAGGAGAAGGTTCCCAAGATATCTTAGGATACTTATTTTAGACATAAGGGGTTTGCTCCCGACCAGTGCTGTTATAGACCATCCGTGTCTTCTTCATCATCTCTTACGTAACAAGGAACTCGATCTGGATCTAACCATCTGCAATACTGATGATCTTCCATTGCAGTAGAACATTGTAGCACATTATCAAAAAGATAAATGTCATTCCAGCGTTTAGTATAGTAATTCTGCTTTTGTAGGCGGTAATCAGGTTTACCGTTAATTTCAAGAATACCTGCTTCAACAAAGCGATATCCCTCACGTTCCAGAAGAACCTTTGTCACGCTTCAACAACCTCAAGATCACTGGCGATATACTCCATAAGCATTTCGTAATCGTCAAGGGGTCACCAGAAAATACGACGCCTTCATTTTCATAGAAGCGGCGAACCTTTTTATAAAGTTTCGGACTCTTTACATCAAGGTAGATTTCCCCGTTAGCAGCAAGACGAAGAGTGCTAACATCTTTCTTGAATTTTTGGATCAGAGACATTGTTTTGTTTGTTGACCTAGTTATTATAAGTGGTTTAGACTTGTGTGTCAAGTGTGCCAGTGAAGTAACTGGCAATCGGAGTACCCGGATTTGAACCGAGATTATTCCTGCTCCCAAAGCAGGTGCCATGACCAAGTTAGGCGATACTCCGTTGAAGGCAGGTGCGGTATCCCCTTTCGGTTCCCATGCTCCTTTTGCTTTCCTTACCTTACCTACTAATTATACTACTTCTTGTGCCCCCTGTCAAACGGCGCCCAGTGTTGCCAGTTGTATTTGTGAATTGCCCAGATACCCATAATAGGCAGAACAATCAGAATGTATCCAAGAAACCCAAGTGTAACTGGATTTTCCAATATCCAGCGTGAAAAATGTGATAGTTGTTGCATCAATATCCTCTCCAAGTCTTAAACTCATAGTAAAAGTATTGATCCACATCACCACTCAAGGGGCATTATCTTCTCTATGTGCCCACACCTCACAAAACTCTACAATACGATAATCGTGTAATGAACTGTGCCCCCACATTCTTACAAATGCTGATGCGACAAAATGATACCGCTGTCTAATGTGCGGTTCCGTTGCCTTTGTAATCTTCTGAATCATAGTATCCTCCTCTTGTACCGAAATATAAGGTTGTTAATACGAAAGGAACTGAAACAAATAAAAGTGCTTTTGCTAATAACATAAGGTTTATTGTGGATAGGCATTGTGAAGTCCCCAATAAACAAAGGACCCAATAGAACTAAAAAGTAAAAGTGAGGATATAAGTGTTCTAGTCATTTTCATCCTCATAAGTAGATGGTTCTTCAAATAACTCATTCATCTTTTGTCTTAAAACTATTTCTTGTAGTTCTTGTAAGTCTTCTTCTGTGATTGTTATCATTTGTCCTTAAGTAGGTCTTCTATTCGTTTACGCATATTTGAACTGTCTTGTTTCATGTAGTCACATGTAGTCACGTAAAGAATAACCACGTTGATTTCTCATAATACAAGTGCCTTGATAAAACATTGTTGCGGCAAATACCAACAACAATGCAATCCCAATTATTTCAGGGTAATGTTGAGCCACGGTAATACTGGTGGAATAACGCCTATTAATCGGAGGAGTCCTTCAGCAAATAAAGCCAGAACCACCCAACCGACGCACATACTAATGATAGAAGCATTACGGTTGTGTTGTCGTATTGCTGCATCAATCATCTCCTGAACTTCGGAACGGGTAATAAACTCGTCTTGTGGTTCCATCACTTTTCATCTCCAAGAAACTTCGCCAAAGGATCTTTGCGGGTTTTAGATATTTCAACTGCTCTCTTATAGAACATATTATCTGTGTTCCCAGAGGCTTCAAACGTTTCCTTAATCTTCACCCAGTTTTCGTAGGTGTGTTGATCCATAAGGTTTTAGGTTGAATACTACTAATTATATTAATCAGTATTTTAAAAACGTCAAGTTTGTGTTGATACACAAATATAGATTAAGACAATCTTAAATTTTGCAATTTATGTAAACGGAAGCGACTGGATTCGAACCAGTGGAGGTCTTACCCTCATTTGTTTTCAAGACAAACGCAATAAACCGGACTCTGCCACGCTTCCAAATAAGTCCTCAACGGACTTCAAAGTCTAAACGTCTAACTTTACGCTGACGCCTTGCTTCCTGAAAAGCAAGATCTTCATTCGTAAGAACACCAGACTTTGATTTATTATGATAAGAGTTTAACATAATAATAGAGGATAAGTCAACTGCCGAAATCTTATCCCCACGAATAGTCGCCATATTTGGACAACCACACGTCACCATTTTACTTTGATGCCCCTCTAACTCCTTACCACAGGAGCGGCATCTGATTCTTAAATTTTCCATTTCTCATTACCAGTTTATTCTAATACAGAACGAAGCATCCAATGGAACTTACCATGTGTTTCCATTATAGTTTGAACAAGATTTGAAGTTGCAAATTGTTTTTGTGCATCTGCTTCTTCAGAAACATCAGCAAATAGTTCAACGATTTTTTTATTATCGTCTCTTAACTGTTTAACCATCTCTTTTGCATCAATATCTTGTGCGCTATTGGATGCCTGGTCAATGTGTGATACTTCTGTGATTCTTGAAAGAGTACTTACGGGTTTCATATCCAAGTATCTCATATGTTCAGTCAGAGTATCAATCTCTTCAAACATTGTTTCATACTGCCCACCAAAAAGAGTATGCAGTTGCTGAAAATCAGGACCAACTACATCCCAGTGATAAATCCAAGTTTTTTGGAATAGAACAAAAAGTGACGCCTGGGCATCACTCAATAGTTTAAAGAGCTTTTCCATTATACCAGTTTTTTAGGTATTTATAATGGGCAATATCGGATTCGAACCAATGACCGTCTGCGTGTAAAGCAGCTGCGCTACCGCTGCGCCAATCGCCCGTTCAATTTAATGTTTTTCCATTAAATATTCTACGGTATTTGCTACATCATTCATAGCATCTCGCAAATAAGTTTGTTGTCCAGATTCTTGACGAACAATCGGGCGATGGTCATCGGTAAGTGTCCACCGCCAAAGGTTCATATCTTTACAATACCAAAGATTAATTTTCATTCTTATACTGCTCCAAACGTACCCAGTTGATAAGTGTATTCAGTTCATACAACTCTTGTTTGTATGTAGCATATCTGGATAGTTCGGGTCATCAACTAGTTGCGAATCTTCAATAAAAGAAATTTCACTTTTCAGAAAATCAGCATAATGCTCAAAGGCAGTAATGGCAAGTTGCCTGTCTAGTTGGGAAAGAAGGGACATAAAACCTTTAACTCGTTACCTAGTATAGACTAAAAAGGGGGTTGTGTCAACCCCCTGTATATCAATTCTCTCCTAGACCAACTTGCTTGACCTTCAGGCGGGCACGGTTCAGAACTGAACCAGCAAGAGGAACATAACCCAGGTCATCAGCGATAGACTGCGCTTTGCCACTCAGAGCATAGTTCAGAGCATCACGGACTGCCTGTGCCTTACCAGGAGCATAACCACTCTTATAGGCAATAATCCAGGTCAGAGTGGAGATAGGATATGCCTGAAGCACCTGCGGGGTTAGGGTCTTCACCAGCAAGAGTTACGGGATCCAGTTTGATTCCGTTCAGAGCAGCGGCACCAGTCACGGCAGAAGGTCCAACGAACTTACCTGCCTTGTTCTGAATAACTGCTGCTTGGAGTTTGTTGGCACGGACAAATCCAGTGTTCACATAACCAATACCACCAACAGTGTTCTTAATGGTTCCAGCAACACCTTCATTGCCCTTAGAACCAACACCAGTAGGCCAGTTGATAGACTTACCTACACCAGGAGCCCAACCACCAAAAGCATCCAGAGAGTTGGTGAAGGCAAAGGTGGTTCCAGAACCATCAGAACGATGAACAACCATCATCTTACCAGCAGCACAACCAACTTGCTTGTAATCGTTAATGCGACCAGAGAAAATATCAACAACTTGTTTCTGCGTCAGTTTCAGTTTGCAACCAGGCTTGTTATAAGCAATCGCAATCGTTCCACCGACCATAGGAATCTGAACGACACCACGCTTTACCTTTGCCGCTTCCTTTGCCTTGATAGGTTCATCAGAAGCACCGAAGTCAACGGTTCCAGCAACGAACTGACGGATACCAGCACCAGAACCAACGGACTGATAGTTTACACGGTCACCAGAAGACACAGAGTAGTCTTGGAACCAGCGTTGGTAGATAGGTGCGGGGAAGGTGGCACCAGCACCATTAATGACAGGTCCAGCAAGTGCGGTAGTGGGAGCAAGGGCAAGACCGATTGTAGCAATGTGTTTAAGTTTCATAAAAATTAAAAACTTCGTAGTAATTTTACTTGATTTAGATTAAGAGAAGGTTAAATATGTCCAAACACCAAAAAACCTCCCCGAAAGGAGGTTTAGAGGTATCTAAGATATTATCAGAAACGGAAGGTAGTCTGAATCACACCACCATAGTTAGAAGAAGCATTCTTCAGACCTTGGTTGTTGGACACATAGAACACCGCAGGGGTGATGCTGATGTTATCGCTAACCTTGTAACGATAGAAGGTTTCCCACATAATAGCATCCTTACACAGAGTCTCTGCGTTACCAGGAGCACCGATGGCAAAACCAGCAGCATTACCCTTAGCAAAAACATCGCTCCACTGAACACCGGCCATCCAAGTCTGCGAATTGGTAGCAGCATTAGGAGTTGCGGGACCACTTACATAGTTCCAACCGTAAGCAGCACTCACAGAAGGAATGATACCAGAGGTCTTAGGCTGCCAGTAAGCATTCAGAGCATAACCGTTAGAGGTTTGGTTAGCAGCAAGAGTACCAGCATTACCAGCAACACCGTTAAAGGTGCGAATACGGGTTCCTTCAGTACCATTACGATAACCGAAAGCAATGCCATACTGAGGAGCACGATAACCAAATTGTGCCAGAGTATTCAGAGCACCAGAGGCATCAAATTCACCTTTGGTTGAATCGTTACCATTCTGAGCAACATAGTTGATACCAGCAACGAATCCACCCTTACCTTTCTTGGTAGGTTGTGACCATTGAGCACCGAAACCAGCACCAGTTGCCTTGTTATAGACACCAGGAGCACCAGCAACTTGGAAGAAGTCAAGAATATCCGACTTATATGCAGAAGGAATCCAAGCGATTTCAGTGTTACGAACCTGAGCACCGGCGGTAAGCATTACACCCTTTGCAAGTCCAGGGAAGGTGTAATACAAACGATCCAGAGTCATCGTGTTCGCATAGGTTTCTGCCTTGTCCAGTTTGAACAGGGAAGAAGAGGAACCGAATGGTTGACTGGAGAAGTTACCAGAACGCAAACGGGTCTTGAGCAAATCCTTACCTGTGAAGGAAGTATCAAAACTCAGGCGGAGGTCATAGTTGAAAGCGGTATTTCCGACATTGCTGCTGTTAGCAAGACGAGCACCGTCTACACCACCAAGAACGAAAGTTGCTTCACCCTTAAGTTTGGTAGTCGTGGAGAACTGTTGTGCTTGAAGAGTACCAACTTGAGTTTCAAGTTTAGCAACACGACCTTTGATGACTGCAAGTTCCTTAGCAAACTCATTCGCAAGACGATTGAGTTCATCGGTAACTTCAGTCACGCGATCTAGACAAGCATTCAGAAGTGCAGCTGCTTCAAAACGGGTCATTGCCTGACCACCACGGAAGGTTCCGTTTTCATAACCAGCAACACAACCATAACGCTCAACAAGATTGCTGAGTGCCTGATAAGCCCAGTCAGTGGGTTTTACATCAGACAGTTGGTTGATGCTCGTGACTTGTTCCGTGCTGGCATATTGGTTGACTGCTGCCATATTAAGATCTGCGGCATTCGCAGCAACAGGAGCAACCATTCCCAGAGCAACAGGTGCAAGCATCAGTTGTTTGAGTTTCATAAAAAGTTTTTTGTATGTACTAAACGACAAATAAAGGGTTTTAAAGAAAACCGCAATATTTAGAGCGACTTAACCAATTCTTAAAAGAATATTAAGTCAACGGTATCATAGCATAACCGTATCTGTTGTGTCAATTAAGACTAGGTTAAGAAGCGGAGTATCGGATTCGAACCGACGACATCTAACTTGGAAGGATAGCGTTCTACCACTGAACTAACTCCGCAATGGTGGGGATTTACCCGACCTCAGGTTTCCCTTCATAGGCACGGAACCCCACGCACTTCACTTCACACGGACATATGAAGTATAAGACATAATCGAGTATTATGTCAAGAGCCCCGACAAGATTCGAACTTGCGACCAGCGGTTTACAAAACCGCTGCTCTACCACTGAGCTACAGAGGCGAAACAGGGAGGCCATCCCCCTGACCTAAAAATATTCTAGGTTTTAGTTGGAAGGAGTGCTCTTGAAGGTTATCGCAGGATCACTTCCAACTCCCCCACCTGGACTCGAACCAGGAACCCCAGAGTTAACAGCTCCGTGCTCTGCCAATTAAGACTATAAGGGAATGATGGTAGGAGGGATTTCTATGTGCAGACAGAATCACCTTTCACATCATCCAGTCTAAACCAGCGAGAGGTGTTGCACTTCCTACATTTGATGGATTAAGTGTGATATACCTCAGAGAGTATAACAGGGACTTAACCTCCAACAATTTATATAGTAACAAACTTTTGTAAGTTTGTCAAGCGTCCTCTGAGAGATTCGAACTCCCGACACATAGGTTCGTAACCTACTGCTCTGTTCCGCTGAGCTAAAAGGACAAGGCGAAGGGCAAGAGACTTGAACTCTGAACTTTGGTTTTGGAGACCAAGATGTTACCAATTACACCAACCCGACATGGTTCTGAGAGTAGGATTCGAACCCACGAATGGCGGGACCAAAACCCGCTGCCTTACCGCTTGGCGACCTCAGAGTGGGGTGACGTATGGGAATTGAACCCATCTAGGTGGTTCCACAAACCACTGCCTTACCACTAGGCTAACGTCACATAGCAGTAGGTAGATTTGAACTACCGACCATAGGCGTATGAAACCCGTGCTCTGCCAGACTGAGCTATACTGCTAAGGCGGAAGATGTTGGGATCGAACCAACGGAGGTGTTACCCTCACGGTTTAGCAAACCGCTGCATTAACCACTCTGCCAATCTTCCAAATGGAAACAACTGGACTTGAACCAGTGGTCTTTCGATTATCAGTCGAATGCTTTACCAACTAAGCTATGTTTCCAAATAGTCTCAACGGGACTTGAACCCGTGTCTACACTGTGAAAGAGTGTTGTCCTAACCACTAGACGATAAGACCATAAGATGAAGGCAGGTGCGGTATCTCCTCCCAATAGTACAAAACTAATATTGGAAGGTTCCCATGCTCCTTTTACTTTCCTTACCTTCAACGACCCATACGGGATTTGAACCCGTGATCTCCACCGTGACAGGGTGGCGTGATAGACCGCTACACTAATGGGTCAAGGTGGGAGGAACAGGATTCGAACCTGTGAAGGCAGAGCCGTCTGATTTACAGTCAGATTCCTTTAACCACTCGGAAATCCTCCCACGATGGGTCTGGTCGGGTTCGAACCGACGACTTACAGGTTAAAAGCCGCTACTCTACCAACTGAGTTACAGACCCACATAATATGGATAAATATTCGGTTGTCTAGGTTCTGGTCTCTCGACCACTTGATTAGAATACCACCGTTTGGTCTCTGGGGAGGGACTGGTGGACACTTAGGAAACCGTCACAGGCAACAAAAAAGGGGAGGAAACTTTTGGTTTCTCTCCCCTTCTTTTGCTTTTATGGATTACATCTTACATATGTCTTTCCATATTTGCAAACAGGGGAGTACCCTCAATATGCCAATAACGGCAATCGAGAATACTAAACTGTTTGTTCATTTGGTTAGACATTGTTTTCGACCTAAGTGTGTTTATTTATAAACGTAATATAGCATTTTTTATTTTAGTTGTCAAGTCCAAAGATTATGGTCATATTCCCAATGGCAGTTTGGACATAACGGCATTATATTTTCTTTTGAGTTTATAATGCTAATCATAACATCTTCACTAAAAGAAGAAATAGGTTTTATATGTGCAACTTCGATATGTTTATCGTATCCGCATCTAACACATTCAATAAAACCAAGTTTTTTAGCAACTACTCTTGCGCGAGTTCTTACTAAAGCAAAGGCGGAAGACTTATGATGTTTTTCGTAAATTGCTTCTTTAAGTGTCATATCACCTAAAAACCCAGAACAGTTTATACATCTTTTGCTTCTATAATCAATTTCTTTATCACATAATTCACAATTATTTGGAAAATTAATTTTTTTTCTTTTTGGGTGATGAGTATTAGTCCATTTAGCAGAGCAACTTCTACTACAAAATTTAGGATTATTATGTTGTTTTCCGCAGGTTACACATTCCATATTATTAATGGATATTACATTACTATTTATATTTTTTAGTTGTTTTATTCGAAAACACCCCGTGTAGGATTCGCACCCACGACCGATTCTTTAGAAGAGAATTGCTCTGTCTCCTGAGCTAACGGGGCATAAGGGACCTCCCATCTTTATCGACCCAGTGGGCAGGGAGGGGCAGGACTTACACAAGGTTTGGACCCCCGCTGCCTATGAGAGTATTATACTACTCCTTAGGGCAGTCGTCAACCCACACAGCACAGATTCTCATTTCTCCACCAAGCAGTCTCTGCGCCTCACTACCGTCTGGTGCTTTCTCAACATAACGTGGTTTGTATTTCTTATTAGATTCTTCAATGATGCGATTATACTCTGGAGTTACTTGGTCGATTGCACGACTTACATCACGCTTGACTCTACGCTCTACTTTGTGAGGATCTTGAAGTATAACTTGCCCAGCAATAGTACCTGGGAAATACTTTCTCTGAATCTCATCAAATAAGTCCCAAAGTCCATCTTCTGATGCTCCAGTACATTGTGAGAGTGCTGCGATAATAGAAGATAATACAATACTGATTATTATGAGTTGTTTTTTATCTGGTTTTTTATTTCCAAAATTAAAGTTAATCATAAGAAAGGGGAGGTCTGCAGCACTCCCCTTATATATTAAACTTCTACCGTGATCAGTTTGGAAGCATACTCATGTGCATAAGATGTACGAGCACCATGATGCCCCCATCCAATCCAATCATACGCATAGACCATATAACGTCCGATTGATTTACCAGGAGTTTTCATCTTCTCCTCAATCTTTTGCCACTGGACCTCGTTTGTAAGATAACGAAGTTGCGTATCAAGTGATGATGGTGAACCACCATACTTTCTAGCAAAATCACCCAATCCATAATAACGGTTGGCAGATGTCCACTGAATCAGTCCATACCCACCCCAACAGGATGAATAAGACCTTCTACTACCACCTTCACAAATGTTAGGAACAAAAGTTGATTCCTGACGAATATTACCCATGATGGTAGCAAGGGCGTTTCTGTCTTTAATACCAAGACCCTGAAAATATGCCAGGGTAGCATTTTCATTTTCATTACACCCTTTACAAATTAACCTTGTCTCTTTAGGTTTTACGGGAGCAACCTCTCTGGTCGCTGTCTCTTCAACTACGGGCGGAGGAGGACCGTCCATCGTGTAGTTTACGAATGGCAGTGTTGCCGTCGATGTTGTAACCGATGCCAGAAGAGGCAGGGCTACTGTAAAGAAATTTTGCATTAAATTTGATTGAACTCTACATCCGTATAGGGAAAGCGCACTTCCCTCTTCTCAGAGGGCAGACCCCACGGCTCTAATTTTCACATCAATGACTCATAGTGAAAAACCCATCTTTTGAATGGGTCTCTTCATAATAAGTTAATATTTATGATTTGTCAAGATGACAGTTGAAGAAGTGTCTCGCTAAATACAAATATAGTTCATCCACCAGAACAATGAAAAGATTAGCATTTATCTTTTCGTTATTCCTTACTACCCCAACTTTTGCAGGTGAAATCACAAACAAAATCGTTGACTCCGTACAACTAGGTGTTCAGGGTGCAGCGGTACAATCAACTAGAGTCGGGGGTCAATACTCCGTCTCAGGTACAAATATTAACGTTACAACTCTTGGAGGAGTTGGAACTGCTGGTTCTTATGATATCAATACGAATGGTGCAGCATTTAGTTTTTCTGAAACATCAGTCACTGCAGATACTGTTGTCACCAATCAGTCGGCAGCTTCTGGAACAATTGCTTCTCCCAACCTTTATAGCGACTCTACTACTCAATTAGGTGGTTCGGCAGGATCCCTTGCTGGTACACTTTCTCCAACTGGTGTTCCTACCATCACTGCTGGTGGTCCTGGAAGCACAGGAACCGCTCAAAGAACCGTTGAGTTAAGCGTATTCAAGTGAAACACATAACTCCCGTTCTGCTAGCAGCAGCGGGACTTATATCTCCCTGCTATGCTGGCCCTGTCACTCCCAACTTCACAAGTGGCACAATTACTTCTGAAACTAAAACTAGAACTGAAGTGGTTGAAGTTATCAAACAAATAGAATATTCAACTGGGACATCTTATACTGTCACTGGTACTAATATTAACATCCCTGCCAATCCAGGTCCAGGAGCGAACTATACAATTCAGACGCAAGGTGCTCCGTTCCAGTTTAGTGAGACCTATCTGACTCCTGGTATTGCGAAAGAAACATGGATAGATCGCAAAACGGTAGAAGAATCTACCACAAATTCATTATCGGTCTTTACACAATAAGTGCCGTACTTTGTGGATCCGCAGTCGCTCAAACTGCTCCGTCAAACACTAACATCGCTGGTCCTAGCGCCAGTGCTACTGGTAATGTTACAAACCAGGCTGTACAGGTATTACAAGGTCCTTTTGCCGTCAACACCTACGGTTCTGGAGTATCCTGCCAAGGTCCAACGCTGAACCTTCAGACCTTCGGATATAACAACTTGAATTTAAATAAAGACCCAGAGAGTTATCAATCTGGTTCAATTAATGCAGGAGTCTCTGCAGGATTCTCTGTGCCTCTTGATGGTTCTTTTCAGGAACTTTGTAAGGCAAGAGTTCGTACTGAAATCACAAGGCAACAGGCAGAGGCAGATAAGGCACGACTTGACTTTGAATTGGTAAGACTCTTGAAATGTGGTGAAGCACTGAAGAGTGGAATATCATTTCACCCAGAAAGTCCTTATGCAAAGATATGTGCTGATGTGGTTGTGAAGTATCCAAAAGTTCAGGATGTAGCAAATGGAAATCAAACCAATTCAAATAAGAAGTGAAGCACCGCCTATCATTCCAACGATAGAACCTCCTGTAACTCGTAGAGCAGAAAGAACTGCGGTTTATGGATTGGAACTTCCGATTGTGAATATTCCTAACCCAACTCTGAACTATCCAGTCATTGATGTTCCAACTCAAGAAGAGTTTGATGCTGCAGTTAGAGCAGAACAACAAAAGAAACAAGAAGAGAAAGAAGAAAAGACCAGAGGACTTCCAGATTCTCAACCAGTCTTACCACAAGTTCAGGTTCCTCAAGAGTCAGTTCAGGACAAAATACTTAAGGAAACCAATCAACCAACAAACTTAGGAGTGCCCGTCATTGAAGTACCAATCGTCGGGGAGGTTCCAGTTCCTCCAAAAGAACAGGTTATTCTTGCTGGGACTACTGCTACTGCCTCCGTTGCTGCGGCTCTTGTTGGCAAATCTCTGGTGGAATGGATGGTAGGTAAAATGAAACCTATCGTACAACAGATATTTGTAAGGGGTAAGAAACTCTTGAGTAGAGATCTTACCCCATATGAACTTCAAATTTATTTTGCCTTTGAGAAAAGTCAGTCTCTTAAGAAAGTTAATAAGTTATTGAAGAAAGAACACAAAAACGAAAAGAAAGAACAATACAAGAAGTTTCACTCAAAGTGATTACTTCTTACGCTTCGCATCCAGTTCAGCAAAGTTCTTAACTTTTGTGCCCCCTTGATACTCCCAAGCCATGCCTTCGGCAATCATCTGGTCATTCAATGAAGTTGCCTCACCATTAATAAACAGGTGCCCGATAATACGACCATACTTCTCTGTGCTGTCTGGAAGTTCGGTCTTGATTAGAATGTCTTTAGCACCTTCACAACGATGCTTTAACCATTCTTTTGATTCAAGTCCGTACTTCTTTTCATTCGCATCAGAAGTGCGACTTTCAGGAGTGTCCACCCCAGCAAGGCGAATGCGTTTAGTGAGACTAATATCAAACCCTAAATCTATTGCCGCATCTATCGTATCACCATCAACTACTTTATAAATTTCTTTAATTCTATAAATGTATGGGTCTCTGTCCGCCATTTATTTAATTTTATATACTCTTACTATATATTCTTCCCAACACCCACTCTGGACTTAGAGTTTCTTGATTACCAAACAACTTTTCTTCTTTACCATTATTCCACCACTTTCTTCCAGTCATATATTCTCTTCTTTTTTCCTTAAAGTCTTGCGAACGAATTGCTCCTTTTTTATTTTGTGGTAAGTTCTCTATATGTTCTTTTGACTTTTTCTTTCCAGATAAAGCATTACTTATATTTTGTTTATGTGATTTGGAGGCAGGTTTTCCATAAAATGGGTGATTTTCTCCACTCATCTTTAAACTTTGAATTTCTTTTTGTTCTTCACTTACAATCCTACCAGAAGTTCCTTCACCACCATCGGTAAGATTTCTCAAAATTCCAGTTCCATTATCTTTTCTACCAAGAACAGCAATCATATAAACTTCGTGCTTGATTGCTTCTTGTTCTGTTAAATTTCTTTTTAGATATATTATTCTATCTTTACTTGGTAAAGGAACAATTCTTTTCTTCACATACAATCTATATCCTTTACCTTTACCAATATAGTAGGGTGTTCCATCTTCACGCAAATATGCGTAGGTGTAGTATTCCATCTGCTTTGTTTGTGGTTATAGTTATTTATACAAGAAAGGAGCATTTCTGCTCCCAATCTCTTTGCTTGAATAACCACAAACAAGCACTAATATTTAGTTATTCAATAAGACAAATCACTTCTCTTTACTCTATCTTTCATAGCCCTTTGTCTTTGATCGTGTCTTGCTGCTGCATCAAAATCACCCTTTTTAGATGCTTCTTTTGATGACTTTTTAGCAGCAGTCATTTGTTTTTTGATACGACTTTCTTTCTCTTTACTGATTGCCTGATAAGACATTCCCTCAACAAACTCTTGAAAGGTTTTCATTTTTAAAATGGAAGTTTGAAGTTATTAGTATTTAGTTTCGGAATGGGTAATTTTTCAATAGCTTTGTTGACTTGATTCTCTACAACTCTACCAACAAACTCTTCTGGATTATCTAGAATCTTTTGTGCTTTTTGGTAAGTTACATAAGCACCATAACAAAGCACAGCACTAATGCTCAGACTTGCTGCTGACAGAATGATCGCTAGGTTCTTCATCTTTCATTTCCTCAAATGCTAACTTCATTATGTAGTAAATTACATAAGCAGTAAATGCAAGACCACAACCAAGAATTATTATTACACCCCAGGGAAAATCTTGTGGCATCAGTATTTACCTTCTACACAATAATCTGCTTTCTTATTTGGATTATATTCTTTATATCCTTCCTGTGGTTTCATCCATCCACAACCAATCAACCATTCCATTGTTAATGGTGTTGGACGAATCTGTTCCCATAAGGGTCCCTTTGCACACATTTCAAGTTTTTGTGCTGTTACATTAGATTGTTCTTCTGCCCAGTTAGCATCTGCCTCCCATGGTACAGCACGACCCTGACCCATACTCTCATAAGAAAGTTTAGTCATCTTCATTACCCAGGCAGGTATTTCTGAATCCTGGTGGACTTGTGCCATGAAAGCAGTTTTTACTCCACCACCCATACAATCTTGAACAACATGCCAACCTTCATGACGCATCGTTCCTAGAAACTCTCTGGGATCTTTGAGTAGTTCTTCATTCACAAAAAAGCGATTATATTCTGGTTTGTATAAACCTACCGTTCTTGGTGTAAAGTATCTTGAAGGTCCAACATAAACTGGTACATTGAGTTTGTTGAGACCTGTTAAAATAGATTTAATTTCTTCTCGAAATGCTTCAAACTCTTTACCAGATATTAGTATAGACTCTGGTGTAAGTTGTTCTACTCCTTCTGTACATTCTCTGAGTATCATACAACCCATTGCTGCTAAACTATAAGCAGGTACAGTGGGTTGTTTTTTCTCTATAGAATTGGCAATTGCTGGAAATACTAGTGTTAATGATAAACTAAATGCTGTAAGAAGTTTTTTCATTCGCGTCCCTCTTGTTTATGAATCCAGGTTTTCAACGTTCTTACATAATTTCTTAATATTTTTGCTTGTGTAGAATGCCACTCATCTCCTGTTTCAAGATACATTCGCGTGTGTAAATCCACCGCATTGAGACATTTTTTAATTACAGGATTCCAAGGTTCCCTGATAGGAGTATTCCATTCGCGTGGCATAATGCCTCACTTTTTCTTACCGCCGTTCTTTGCTTTCTTAGCAGTTGCATTACCTTGGTTTTGCTTTTTATTATTAGAAGAACCTTTTTTACCTTTGTTAGCAGACTTTGCCATTGTACCCTCAGGTGCGTGGTTGAACTTGACCTTCTAGAACTTCAACTCTTGCCTCAAGAGAAGTTGCCTCTGCTTCAGGAGCAGGTGGTTCTGGTGGAGCCTCCACAACGACCTCTTCTCTCTTAGGTTCTTCCTTATGCTCCTCGTCACCACCTTTTTTCATGGTATTAATCCCAAAAGTAGCAGCAGAGGCAGTAAAAACAGTAGCGATAAAGGTTGGGTCCATCTTAGCAAGCATACCAGCATATGATGCAGTCAGAAGAGCGGCAGACCAACTCAGAATAGCAATACGAATCACTTGTCCCATAGCTTTTTCCTTAGTGTTTCCCATCAGTCCGTGTGATGAAGTCTGTTATATTTAGTTGAAGATATATTTTATTCCCATTCCAAAACGACCATTTGAAAAATCATCAGCAGCAGTAATATACTCACCAAATACCTTTACATTTTTACCACCAGTCTCTCCACCCAATATAACAATTGGATTGTTCATTTTAGTTCTTGTAGAATCTAAATCTGGGTGATGCAAAGAAAGACCGGCATATAAATTACTTGTTTTATCTACGGGAAAAAGAAACTTAACTCCAGTGTGATTAAATCCAAGTCCATCATCTTTCTCAGGAATACTACTTTGATGTTCCACAAATAATCGCACATTTTTAGTCACATCATATTGGACACCAAAAACTCCAATAGGTTCTTTCAGATTAATTTGTTTTTTGGTCGTCTTTCTATTTTCACTTGCATTCCACATTGGATTATTAAAATTTGGATTTATACTAAATCCAACATATGACTGCAAAGGAGTTGTTATTCCTATTAAAGGAGTTATAAGAGAAACTGCAATCGCTGCTGGAGTAATGCCTATTTCCACTAGTTAGAATCTAAATTTTACTTTACCCGCAATAGAATTGTTGGTAACGCCACTATTTACACCGTGGGATGCTTCTACGATTAACATTTCTTTATAATCTAACGAACCCCCCACAGAATAAGAACCGTCAGTCCCATAAGAACCATCAACACTGATACCAAAGATATCATGTTTCTTGCCTCCAAATCTAGTTTCTAACTTAAGTCCTGCTTCACCAACATGAGATGTTTTACTATATGCATCAACTGTTCTTATTGATTCCGATGAACCGGTTTCGGTATATGCGTTTCTAGTTACGTTAGAAACAGTATAACCTAAAAATGGTTTAAACCATCCAGAGTTGTTGGCATATAATCTGTTGGAAATCCACCACTGTTGCCCCTCAGTTTTACCCCAATTACCAAACTGATACTCAAGTGTTCTAGCATAATCATAATTATCTTGCGATGCACCAGCATTAGTTACAAGTGCTAAATCTCTGCCATGGAAACTATTGAATACACCAACATGCTGTCTCTTTAGATGTGAAATACTATCTACACCTTTCATTTCAGTATAAAGATCATTATAATGTGCTCCAGCGGTCCATCCTTTTGTCAAATCATATTCAAATCCACCGCCAAGTATTGTTGTAGAAGATTCATATCCATCAGCATTATAAGAATGAGCAAATCTGGTATTTTCAAATACTCTAAATCTTTTCTTGTGATTAGTGATTGGTTCGTGATTAAGAAGACCATTAATACCATCACTAATACTATCAAAAACTTCTAGTTGGTCAATACGACCAGAATAATTTGCATATTCGTGTGAGACTGCATCTTGATTTGCAGAACTTGTAGTAATGACTGGTGTTCCGTTAGTTACAACAGTTGAGTTATCACTATAAGTATCAGTTGTGACTGGTGTAGTTGTGGTGGTTGTTACGGTTGTGGCAGTAACAGTTGTGGCAGAATCAAAGTTCAGAGTCTGCTTTCCACCACTCTCAGAAGTTGTATGAGTAACAACAGTATTTGAGGTGTAAGTAGGATTTGCGACACTTACACTTACATTGTTTACAGTGCTTGAACTTACCAGAGTTGGTGGTGGTGGAGTTCCGCCAGTTTCGTAAATATCAAGAATACCATTCTGGTTAGCATCACCAGAGAGTGCTGCAGCAGAAAGACTCACTGTGCTGGAAAGGATAACACTATCCATAGGCATCCAGTTTACAGTTGGAGAACCAGCAGCATTATAGGTAAACTGATAATCACCAGCGGCAAGTCCAGTAAAGGTTACACCCTGCCAAGTGGATGATACCTGACTATTACTTCCATAAGGAACTAGTGTTGAACCATTAGAAGTAAAATAGTTTGTTCCATCAATCAATCCATCAGGTTTAGTTGCTGAAAGTAAAGTCCAGTTGACAGTTGTTGCTGAAAAGTTAGTTCCGTTGATACCTTGTAGAGTTAAAGTACCTTCATTAAACGTAGTTCCAGGGTGCCAGTTACCATACCAGAATGTAACTGATCCACCCCCGCCACCAACATATCCAATAGAGTTGGTGTGAGATAATGCTGCTGTTGGCACTCCAAGAAGAAGCGCAGACGCTGCAGCCAGCGCCTTTTGCGTGTTAGACATAAAAATAAGGTGAGTTGGTGGTGTAAGATTCTCTAGAACCTACAAAACCAACTCACCTTATAGTGAAGTTGCGTCAACTCAATGGTTGAAACTATTTAGTTATCCTTTCTTCCACGCTTCGCCTTCTGCCTTACGGCGTCTAGCGAGTCCTGCTTCTACATTTGAACCAGGATTACGATAAAGGAATAAAGCATCGGGCACCAAGTCCCACTCCTTATTCTTTAGGCGTTTAGTAATAGTATTAAAGTTATCACCACCGTAAAAACCGGCACCAAGATTATAAGCAAAGCTGAGCAGAGCTCCTCTTTTTCCATCTGACATTTCACTCCAATGTGGGATTTTGCGTAGTGCTGGAAGGAACATATGTTTGCACTCTTCAATCAGAAGTTCATCTGCTTCTGCTTGAGTGATCTTATCACCCATCTTAAATGGTGATCCATCTTTCTTACGGGTGCATCCCCAACCGATTGTGATTGGAAGATTGCCAGAAAGAGGGTCAGGATAAGCATTCAATCTGCATCCTTCAAACTCTTTAATTAACTTGATGCCCATCATTGGAACATCATCACCACTTGTTACAGGAGCTGCAGCAGCGGCAGGGCTGGTGCAGCACTAGTCTTTTTTCCTCTGAAAATCTCCGCCCAATCAACATTATCTTCTAGATACTTGACTGGTAAATTATCTTCTAACCACTGAACTGCCTTAACGTGATTGGGATTTCTTTCATCATAAAACTGAAAGAAATTATGAAGGTCGATTTTTGCCATTGTTGTCTCCGAAATAAACTTGATAAAGTTGTTGTGCTTCTACATGCTTACCATGATTTGTCAAATCTTTAATTCTTTGTAAGATTTTTCTCTTAAAATTAATCGAAGATTCTTCCCCATCCATCATTTCCTCCTGGACACCAGCGGTGCTTAAGCATTGCTTTGGTATAAATGGTCTTATTACCATTTGTTACTGGTCCAGTGTAGTTATCATTACATGAGCCATATGGATCATTGCAATAATATCCCTTACCATCTGGAGTCTTACCAATCACTACAACCATGTGCCCACCAGTAGGAGCAGATAAAGGGCCACGGTGCAGGATACCAATAACGACAGGCTTCCCAGCATCAAGACTTTTATCAACATCAGCAAAAGAAAGATTGTAACTAAAGTGTGACTTAACTCCATAACCTGCCAGAACTTTTGTCTGAACTGCGTGGTCGGTTGTGTCGCCAATTGCAAATACTTTCTTAACATACTCATCATCACCTTTAATACTTCCTGGCTTGAGGAAAGCAAGACACATAGCACACGATGAAGAGTTACAAGTTCTATGTGCATCTCTGTAGTTATCTACTTGGTTAAAGTATGGAACTGCAAGAACTTCTGGAGTTGGTGGTTTTGTTCTAAAGATACCAATCCAGTCGGTCTCTGCGTCATCTAGAAAATTAGCAGGAAGGTTGTCTTCTAACCATTGAACTGCTGCTACGTGATTTGAATTCTTTTCGTCGTAAAACTTGAAAAAGTTGTGTAGATCAAGTGTCATCTTCTTCTCCTATGAACTCTAATGAAAATACATCATGCTCTAGAATATCTGGATTCAACCATTCACCAAATTCGGATTGAATCGCATGGGCATTTTCAATACATTCTTTCTCACATAGGATATGAATACGATCAACTGCCCAGTCATGTGAGTGTTTTAAGGTCTTTTCCAAAGTTTCCATAATCTTTTCGCATATAACGTCCTAAGATATTACTATTGTAATATGCTGGACTTCCATCGTCAAGTGACTCTATCAACACATTATTTAGAAAAAGTTGTTTCGTTTCTTCATAATTACACTCACCTTTGGTCTTATGAAGACTTAAAATTACTCTACTAAATCTTTCCTTCCCCCAAAGGTTAACGTCCCGTTTAAGTTCTGGGCATGATCCGTAGTACTTTTTCCAGTCAGATTCCATCTTAGTTCGTCTACTCTTTCCTCCTTGCTTGCGGAAAGACCAGAAATATTTTCTACCAATATAACTGCGATTAGTTTCGTTGCAGTGAATATGATAAACAAAACCAAAATAATCTTGAATATCAGAAGACTTAAAAATTTCCCCATTGAATCTCCAAGGGTTTTCATAACTCATACTAAGAATCTTTATGAGCTATTATTTATCTTCAACCCTAGCAAAGCGATTCTAGCAATAAAAAGGGGGTTTGTCAACCCCCGAGTGTTATGTTAAACTGTTATCAACCAGAATAATCTCCTTTATTCATTCTCCCCTGTCTTTCAACTTGTCCAACGCTTATTCCAGTTTTTAATTTTGCCTTTCCACCACCAGCACCAAAATCAGTTAGTTTTCCACTATCATCTTTTGAAGGAGGAACAGCAGGTGGTCTATTAGGTCCTGTTTGTCTTGTTGGAACGTTTACTCTACCTGTAGGAAGATTTCCACTGAACACTGCACGTGCGGCGCCAGCAAGAGGTCCTACTGTGCGACCGTCGCCAACAGCAGTGCGTCCAGATTCACCCTCAACAATACTTTGTACACATTCAACATTCATCTCCATCATTACATAAAGAGCCTCTTCTAAGGTATCTACGTGCCCCTAGAGAGGAGATACTCAAGAACGATATCATATGCCTCTTTTCTTGTACCTAAAATGTTTCTAGTTCTTTGTGACATTTGAGCGGTTGCAGCGGGAGAATAATCACCACCAGGAAGTTTTGAAATTGCTTGAGGACCAGTTCCTGGTGACATATCTGTTTTTAATTTTTGCCCCAACTGTCTCAATTCGTCAGATTGTTTCGCCATAGTGCTCTGACCAGTGCCTTTCTGTGTACCTGCCGAAGTTACTCTAGCAGCAAGTTGTGGGTTTGCTTTTGCCCACGTTGCCATATCTGCTGCCTTATTACCAGTTTGTGCTGCTGGTACTGGGCGTGCAGGTGCTGGTTTTGTAGTAGCAGGTGGTCTTGTATCAGGAGTTCTTGTTGGAGGAGTAGGAGGTCTATAAAATTCAGGATCTTTACCAGGTGGAGTTGTTGCAATTTGTCTGTTCATAGCAGCAACGTCTTTGTTTAACTGAATATCAGTCTTAATTTGTTCAGCACCTCTTGTTGTTTTGTATCTCTGTACCTCTGCTTGAGTCCAAGCTCTTGGTTTAAATCCTTTACCAACACCTGTTCCAGTTCTACCACCAGATACAGTTAATGCAGGTTGTGCTTTTTCATAAAGTTTTGATGTTGTCGATGCATCTGGGGTTGCTGGTGAAGGTGTTTGTTTATCTTTAACTTGCTGAGTTAGTTTTTTTGCGAGTGCTTGAGACTTCTCCCATTTTGCCGTTCTTGCCTGAAGTGCTTGAGCAGTTTCTCCTGTTTGTGCAGTTGGTTTTGGCATTTTGGAAACAAAACCTGCTTGACCACCTTGTACAACTTGAAGATCTTTTCTTTCTTGTGTTGGATTATATGGTTTTGGTGTAGATGGTGCATTTGTAGCAGTTGCTGGTTTTTGTTGAGAAGAATTATTGCCATATGCAGTTTGAATTGCTTTTTGTCCTTGTTGAGCAATCCAAGAAGTACCTTGACGAACTTTTGACTTTTCTCCAGCAAGACCTGCCTCTAATCCAGCAAGAGTTGCTACAGTAGCTCCAGCTTTTGTCCTTAAAGGTGCTAATGCACCCTTAACAATTGTCTTTGCTCCCGTAACTGGAATTTCACCAACTGCTTTAAGACCTTTTTTACCAAGTTCAAGTGCTTTTCCACCATATTTTGTTGCAGTCTTAAGTGCATATTGTCCTAATTTTTCTTTCCAACCTTCATTTACATAATACTCATAAAGATCTTCATAAGTACATTCGCTTAAGTCATAACCTTCATCAATTAAAAAATTGATGAAGTTATTAAACTCATTTATTTCTTTTTCTTCTTCCAGTTTAGTTCTAATGTCAGTATCATAAACAGCATTATATGCTTCGATTAAAGATTTACACATACTTCCTGTAAGTTTTTCCATTTTAATTTTTTTTATTTTAGATACTAAACTAATCTTATATTATTTATCTGCCTGGAAGTTTTTGTGCGGTCGCTTGTTTTGAAGTAATTCCAAGTTGTTTTTGATATGTTTGAGTATTCTTAAGGGCAGTTCTATATTCTTGTTTTGCTGCTTGTTGCTTAGACCCCTTAGAATATCTACCAATATTAAGTGCTCTTCCAAGTCTTGCTGCAAGACTTGTATCTCTTGATGCTACTGAAGGTCTTGCAAGATAAACTGCTTTACCACCCTTATAAGCAAGATCTCCAACTCTTTGTTGACCAGATTTAGGGTCACGAACCAATTGAGTTGAGGCAAGATTTGCAGTTCTTCCTTGCGAAGTTACAGTTGCTGCTTTTTGATTAAAAGATGTTCTAGGTCCAATACCAGTAATTGCAGATCCCTGTCTAGCACCATAGGTTCCAGATTGTGCTGCAACTTGTCTTCCACCTCTTGTATCAACGGTCTGTTGCGCTCTTCTAATTCCAGATAATCCAGAACCAGGTTTAATTAATACATTTTTCTGTTGAAACTTATCAAATCCAGTCGCTTTAGAAACTGCCTGTCTTGCTGGACGACTTTTATCCGCTGCATAATCGTATACTTGCTGCGCTTTCTGCGCTCCTAACATACCTCCTCCAAGTGCAGCAACTCCTTTAACAATAGGTGGTCCAGGAACCATAGCACCAAATTTTGCTCCAGCAGCAAATCCGGCAAGAGAACTTGCAGCACCACCTGCTGCCCTTGGTCTAGATTGACCCGCTGCTCTTCTTTCTTTATAATCCATAGCAGCACTAGCAACATTTGCTGCTGGACCCAAAACTCTCCCCAAACCACTACGAAGACCAGAACCTTTTGGTGCAGGTGGTTTTACTGATGTTGAAGGAACATTTCTTGACGGTGTACTTGGGGGTGGTGGAGTAGAAGCAGAAGGTGGTTTCGGTGCTGCTGGCGATGTTTGTCCAGGTGGAGTTTGAGTTCTTACTGAAGATTGTTTAGGTTTAGGTGCTTGTGCAGATGTTTTTGCACTTTCAACGTCTTTTGTAAATTGTGCCCATTCTGGAGGTTTTCCAGTTTTCATATAAGTTTTCATAAACTCTTTAGAGGCTTGGGCTGTTTTTAAGCTGCCTCCTCTCTCATAAAATTTTCCACCTTTAGAAAATTCTTTCAGGATTGGCATTCATCCAATCTTGCCACGCTTTTTGTGCTTTTACTGCGTCTTCATTAAGAAATTCTCTAAAGGTTTTCATTATCTACAAATTCTTTTTAGATATTTATGATTACAAAGGCATTCTTGATCCAGGCTTCCCTTTTTGTTTCCGGCAGGTTGACTACGGGCAGGAGGAAGTGGAGTAGTTCTCTTCATGCCATATTTAAGTTCATCTGCTCTTCTTTGTTCTGGTGTAACAAGAGTATTAGATTGTTCAATAATACTTTTCTTCCAATCTTCACTCATATTTGCCATAATGACAAGAGCTGCTTCTTCGGTGTCAGCATAACCCTCACCAATAAGATGACCTTTTACAAGATCAAATAAATCTACACTTTGATTTTGTTGAATTCTCTTTTCCTGTTCTGCCTTGGTTACAGTTCCACGACCCTTACCAACAGGAGCAATAACACTACCAATTGCTTTGATAACTGGATTTTTGGCGGCAGCATCAAGTGCTTGACCTACTTTTTGCTGAAGATCTTCTGAAATAACTTCTTCTTCTTGTTGAGGAGCATAAACAGCATTATATGCTTCCATCAAATTCGCAGCATCAGTGCCTGTAAGTCTAAACATTTTTTACTTTTCGTTTCTTTATAATTTTATTTATAAAAAAAGGGTCCGAAGACCCTCACTTTACATCGTCATTACATTTACCTAACCACTCTTTTGAATAGTCATAGTCTCCAAAGAGAAACTCATCACACTCTGCAGCATCTTGATATGCGTTCAGGATTTCCTGTTCGCACCATTCATCATAGTTGGAATCCTGAGAAAGTATCTTTGGTAACATCTTGTTTGATTCCTCCAACAATGTACGATTCTACTTCGGTTTCTTGTGGGGCAACTTGAAGACCCTTAGAACTAATCCAATGCTCAGTCCAAGGAAGTGGATTATTCTTTGCAGAAATATCATAAAGTGGTTTGAGACCAATCGCTTTCATTCTACGGTTTGCAATCCATTCGACATACTGCTGTAATAGTTTGTCATTCAGACCAATCATCGAACCATCCTTGAACAAATACTCTGCCCAAAGTTTTTCCTGATTCACAGCGTTCTCAAAGGTCTTGTAGAACCATTGTTCTTCTTCTTTAGAGATACGTGCCATATCAGGATCATCACCTTCTTTCCATTTGTTCAAGATATTTTGAGTAATTACAAGATGCTGATTCTCATCACGAGCAATTAGAGAGATGATTTTTGCACTTCCTTCCATAAGTTTGAGCTCGCCAAATGCAAAACTACAAGCGAAGCTGACGTAAAAGCGAATACCTTCAAGAATATTAACGTTTGCAACTGCTCTGAATAGTTTTCTCTTAAGTTCATACCTTGCCTCTTGTGCGTATGGTACTTGTTCTAATGCATGAATCCATTCATTAGTTGAACCATAATGCTAAGCACTATTGATGAAGTCATTGTATGCCTCAGTCACACTGACAGCACGTTCCATAATACGATCCTCTTTCAGAATCGTATCAAAAATCTCAGATGGGTCCGAATAAACATTTTTGATAATATA